TGAGATGATAGTGAAGGCTGTAGCTGTACAGAGATGTACAGCAAACATAGACATGCACAACGAATGGATTTGCCATATAACTGAGAAACTGGAAAAGCTAGATGTTATAAAACTTCACTGTATAAAAATTTCGGGATACACTGAAGAGGAGGGAGATACAGATGTTGATATTCCTTTAAGCATAGAGGAAGAGGTAATAGAACTTATAAAAGAAAAACTCAAAAAGGAATTATCAACCTAAATCCACTAGACTAAAGATTAGGTAACAGAATACCAAAGAGTGAGTAGCGCGTAGCGGCTACCACAATGTAGACTTAGGGTAACAATAACCACAGTGAGAGTAGCGCAGCGCAGCAAGCGCTCTAGAACTCTCCTAGAGACATTCTAACCATTAAGACTAGATAACCACTCTACTTCACTTCTAAACTCAATCCTAGATCAATCTAGAGTCTATTAAGACTAGTCCTTAATCCAATACCATTATTCCCAATACTAACCAATAGACTCTACTAGTCTAACTAAGACTACTTACCAGAGATCCCTTAGTAGATTCTAACCAAATACCTATACCACAAAGTGCATATCTCGTTTTAAATCACCAATATCGATTACAGAGCCATAGAAGCGATTTTAGAGGGGTTTAACCTCAATGATGATAAATGTCCTTACTCGAAAAAGAAAATCAATCTGAGAGCATTCTAGAGGGCTTTAAACACTATGCCTATTTTTCAGATTTTAGAATTCAGATCTAAAACTACCCTAGGAGAGTTCCTATAGTAGCTTAGTGTGGATCAAGATGGGTTAAGTGATTAGTAACGGTTTATAGTGTAGGAAATTTTCTAGATAGAAATTTTTCTAAGTTACCACTCTTGTATGAAACGATTAACACGTTTCGTATTGTTATCTTTTTTCTTTTTTGTTCTTATTATTATTTTTCTCAGGGCTGCTCGGGGCGACTCGGGTGGTCTTGGGAGTATTTTTGCCTTAGAATTATTTTTCAAGTTTACACTCTGTATGAAGAAGTACTGATTCAACTTAGTTTCAATGTTTCTTCTCATTGTTTTCGTTTTGTTTTTATTAAGCCAATTGGCTAAGAACCACCCAGTCTAGTCTTAATCGTCATTCTAAACATCTTCATGGGAGCTTATTAATCCCACCCCGACGATAAAAGGTCTAGATTGGGATCTTTTTAGAAAGGAATTTATTTCTGTAAGTTAGTTATGTATGAAAGGAAGTAGTGACGACTTTATAATAGAGTGATAATTTTCCAAAGTTAGTACTCTATTATGAACTGTTTAGAGAATGAAATCTCCCCACTACTACCACCAACCACTAACTACTACAACTAAAAATAATACTACTAATAATAAATCTAAATACAATAATACTAATAATAATCTTAATAAATACTACAAAATCAATACTTCTAATAACACTTTTTAAACTTTTCACAACTTCTATATTTTCTTTTTTACTACTTTTTTTACTACTTTTTTATCTTTATTTACATTGTTTTAAAACTGAGAATAAAAGTTTATAGTGTTTAGTTGATTTAGATAGTTTGGACCTATACATTCTTATCGAATGTTATAGGAATGTATAGGCTAACTGGCTATATTAGCTAGACCTATATCCACTAATAGATTGGTTAGTATTTCGTATTCTATACGATTGTAAACCTAACCTTTCTAGGGTATAGATCCTATTAAGATCCCTGGTATTTAGATTTCGGTATTTGCTTTACGTTGGTATGGTGTTGGTCGTTAATGTTGGTTTGGTTTCAATCTAGGCTTTTCTGGCTAATGTAAAAATGTATGCGCTGTTAGCAGTGTGTTGATCTTCTCTCACGAGGGGTGATATGCTTTGTTATCGTTCGATCATGTCTGCGATGGGTCTGAAACATGGCTTCTCTCCAGCTTTTCGGCTCGCAAGAGTTGAACCTGTGTAGTAATGCACCAGGGCGAACAGGCGGTACCTCGTTCGACTTAGTAGGCGGGTAGGCTAGTAGAAATACTGGTTTACGGCACGAACTGTAGAGAGGTGTGCAATATCCCAAGAGAGTCCGCTATACGGTCTATCCGGTTCGGCTAGGTAGGGTTTCAGCTAGAGGCAGTCTATTTCTCTGTATCCCGTTGGGTGTTGTTTCCGCAAGGAAATAATATTCAATGCGTAATCCAAAAGATTCTTGATTATCTATTTAGGTGTTCATGTCTTTTCGATTTGGATATTTAAACTGATTTTCAGGAGTCTTTTGAGCTTACGAGTTCCGAATGGAGCTGGGTATCGAGAGATAGGCGGCTTTTAGTCGTCACTTTACTTGGTCGAGCTGTGCGGTTGCTATGCAAGGTCAGGACTTGAGGGTGCGTATGCATTCTCTGCAGGGACTGTTAGGCGCTTCGGTCGAACGGGACTTGTCAGAAGGCTTAGGTTGAAGCTAAACTGATGTTAACGGCTAACGCTGTGCTGACGTAAGGTGAATGCTGAAGTCTATTTACCAGGGAGGGCTGATGGCGAAAGCTTGACGTTCGTTCTTGGGCCGGCTAGTGATGATCCTGCCTCGTCGCCGAAAGGCGGCGGGGTAGGGGAGCTGGTCGGTAATCGGAGGAAAGGAATTGAAATATATCGTGTTTAAATCAAAAAAAAAGAAAATACCTCTCTACCCTTAGTAGGTAGAGAGGCTATAGACTTTAGTCTACGTAGTTGTGGAAGAACCGGTATGCATCACCCAAGGTATTGAAGAAATTAATACCGCTATTAGTGACTACAATAGAATTAGCACTGTCTGCGACAAATTCAGTACCGATAGGTTTTACCACTGGTTCAGGCTCAATACCTTCAACAGAATGGCGATAAGTCTTCATGTCACTAGCTACAGTGAAAGATACACGATCTTTTTCTACTTTAATGTTAGACACTTTAACATCAGTCGAAGAACCGTATGCTTCCATTAGGCTTTTTGCTTTATCCATAGCCCATTCGGTATCGGTATCGTAATGACCTTCTTCAGCATCCATTTCAGGATTATTACCTAACAACAGATAACTTTCTGCCAATTCAGAAACTAACATAGTTTTCCTTTCTAATTTAAGATAAAATTTTACCAAGCAATTCGTCACGCTTAGTCAAATGATATTCGACACACTCGTCTGCATCATCAAAGGTAGCTATGGCGCCATCTACACTGATTACCGTATATTTAGCCGTACCAATGAGTAACGCATCATGAATCGTTAAGAAGAAAGGTTTACCATTTACAGTAACGTTAGGATCATTACAGGTAATGAAAACACCGTGTAATGGTTTCTCGTTAGCATCACGATTAATCGTGATTTCTTCTACAAAGCGATAAGATCTCAATACTTCAATGGTATTGTCTAAACCTTTATAGAAGCTACCTACATTTGTGTAATACTCTTTATCACTGCTTAAAGTAATAACAGAGATCAAAGATTCGTTTAATGTTTTTAACATGATCTCATTCCTAAAAAGATAGATTAAACAGAATAGAAAATACACTACTCCTCTAACAAGGAGTAGTGTATTCAATTTACTTATGGTTCACTAAGTTCGTTTTAAACTTAGTAATCTCACAAACCATGGACATAGCCAGAGATTCCATCTCTTTGCTATTAGTGCGAGGAATCCAAATGGTTTGATTCAATTTAGATTCCTTACCGAGATTGAGGTATTCTACTTTCGTTTTAATAACGACAGCAGATACCCCATGACGGATCATCAGGTTATTGAGATCTTTAGACGATAATAGAAGTTTATCTAAAGCTTCATGATCGGCAGTATTCACAGCTTTCTCAAAATACTCTAGATATTCGTTCGCTTTTTTATTCAGCGAATTATCACCTTCCAGTACCACTAAGTCAGCAGTGTACTTTTCAGAATACACCATGGATTTAGAGATGTCCTTGAGAACGATATTAGAGACGTTCTCGAACTTTACAGATTCATCAAACATCTCTATTACTCCGTTATCAGGTTATCGATGTAATCACCTACGTAGAACAGCATTACGTAGATAAAGATTACAGTAACCATCGCTATAGCGGCAGCAATCATGGTTTCTTTACGTTCTTTAGTTAATTTCATTTACATTACCTTTCGTGGTGAGTTTAGATACAGTGTTATAGTACTGTTTACCGATCATTAATAATTCCCCATCGGTATAAGGGAGCAATTTTTCATCAGAAGTGTTATGGTAAGTAACACCATTGGTTACGATAAACTTCAGATTCAGTTTATCCAACATTTCGTTGATCGCATGACGGTTACGACGAACATGACGTTCTGATTCGCAGCTCGCCAAAATACCATGGTTAAACTCATGACCACCGTCCTTCATGAATGAAACATCGCCTAGATGATTACCGTATTCAGTTAACAACATTTCCACACTTGTACGGTACAGCTTAATGTGGTCATTTAATACTTTACGAAACACTTTATTTTTAGTGGTACTGAATTTGTACCATTCGGTAATTGCCAGATATAAAGCAGCAGAACCAAGAATACCAACACAAGACAAGAAGATAATTTTAAACATAATCAGTTTTCCTTTATACAAAAGTTAGAATAGAATAGAATAAATTTCAGAAGAGGGAATTATATATGAGATGTGTGAATTAAAGAAGAGAGATTGAGATCAGGCAACCTCTCTTCCACTTAGTGTCCTGATTCACTAGGGCTAAATAGAGTAGTTATGGTTAGTATACAGCTTCTAACCAATCTTCAAACAAGTCATCATTGGCTTGTTCGTATCTATCGAGGTAATCTTGCTCCTCTTTAGACAACGTTTTCTCATTCAGTTTTTTATTCTGAAGATACTGCACGTAGTACAAGTTCACATCTTTCACCTCCTTTCTACGACAAGAATATTACTCTAGGATAACGTGAGTATCCTAGAGTAATGTCGTTTATGTTTACCACTAATAAAGCAAAAGATTATTCATCTAGATAAGATATTGAACATCTCTTACTAAAGTTTGAACTCGTTTAAAATCAGGAAAGGTTCAATCTAATGATATATATTTATTTTAATCTAAATTATAGACAAAAAGTTTGAATGGAAAATGGAACTTGAAGATAAAGAATATAAACAGATTGAATCATTCTTAGAGAAACAAAAACCTAAGGTAAGAGCCAATGCTAAAATCATTGAGGCAGAAGAAGATTATCCTTACATGCTCCATGGTTCAATTAATGATAACATTAAAGTATTTACCCCTCGTCTAGCAGAGCGTTATGCCAAAGGTCAAGAAGATAGAACAGTAGATCGTGTCCATGTATCGGAGACATTGGTCGGGTGTATCATGGGTATGGATGAGTTAACTGGTTACTTGCAATACAATACTGGCGAAGAAGAAGCTGAGGTCTTTAAAGGATGTTGGTATATTTACGCCCTTCCTTACAAATACGCATTACAACCTAATGTCAATCTAGTACACGATGCAAATCGATCTTCCGAAGTCTGGTTAGTCCCTTACTCTAAAGAAACCAAAGAGTATAAAGGTGAAATCATCGCTAAAGTATTTTTAGAAACTATGTCTTATGCTAATTTAGGATTGGATGAGAATAAGAATACTTTAAGAAAATACATTACAACTTACATTGTAGAAGTCTTAAATAAATCCATTAAGATTGATCAGTCTTCTAATAAGCAATATCCGAAAGGCTGTTATAAAGTAGAGATTACCCGTACTACAGATAAAGGTCATCACGTCAACTATTCTTTCAATGAAGACTTAGTAAGAGTAGGGAAGATAGACAGAGAGGAGTACAATAAGAAGAAGAAAGTCATGGCACCTAAGATGCTTTACAAGAACAAAACTTTTTTCAACTGGTAGTACTTATATATGAAAAGTTAACAACAATCTGTTTATACTCCTTAGCAAAAACAATTGTTTGACTCGGTTCCCTTGATGTTTACATGACGCTCTCCTTATGTAAAACACAAACCTAATGCCAATGTCTTTACTGATCTGATTTCATCGTGTTCGTTAGTAAAGTTTAGATAATCGGGAGATGAACTTGTGATTAATTGGCAACTCCACGAACAAGTAATTTGATTTGGGTTATTTGTTCCTAGTTATGTTTGATGGCATAATTAGTCTCCATAATAGTTCTGGGTTATCCTCTCTACTCCTCATCGGGGTAGAGAGGCTCTAGCTTTTATTTTTGGCTATTCTATTTTACATGAAACATTACATTCTAAACCCGTAAACAGAAAAGGAAATACTATTATGGCTGAATTAACCATTACTCGCGCTTTGTCTCGTGCTAAAGTAATTAAGAAACGTTTGGACGAATTGTCTCGTGAAGCATTTGTAGGTTATGTACGTAAAGCTGGAGCTGAGAAATTAGGCGCTCAACAATACGCTAAGAATTCTCAATCTAGTTTTGATGAATACCAATCACTCTTGAAAGAGTATGTAGCGATTAAAACAGCTATTCACCAATTCAACGACACTAAAAAAGTCACCATTACTGAATTCGGTACTTTCACTGTAGCTCAACTCTTGGTAGAGAAATCTATCTTGGAAGAGCGTCGTAAAGTATATCGCAATATTCGTGAGCAAAACAATGTTGCTTTGAATACTATTAACAATGCTCAAGAAACCATTGCTCGTGAAGTATCTAAATACCTAGCGACTCAAAACAAAGAATTGAATACTGAAGTAATGAATAAAGAATTCTTGGATGACTTGGCTAAGAAGTTTGAAGAAGCCAAACAAAAAGAATTGGAAGTCATTACTGTATCTGGTTTTGACCATTTGAAATACCTGGAAGAAGAAGGTAAACGTATTGAACTCTTTACTAATGAGATTGATACTATTCTTTCAGAAGTCAATGCTACAAACATCATCAACGTAACTTTCTAAATAAAATAATTTAGAGTTACCTCTTTTATTTGAGAGGAATATTCAGTATTGTTCTAATAAGTACGTATCCATCCATTTTATTTATCTTTGAGTGTGTTTAGGGCTTTTGGTGAAATAACGTACTTATAGAATAGTTTATTGTATTTCTCTCAACCTAGTGCGAGTGACGGAATTCGGTAGACGTATCGATGGATAAAAAAATTATATTGTAAAGTTTGTGGTTTCGAAAGAAATCCTGGTAGGAGACTATGTGTTGACTGTAATTTAAAAAGACACAGACAATATCCTAGATACACATGGAAGAAGACATGTTTAGCATGTGGAGAAGAATACGAATCTTTAAGAAAGGATGGAAAATTTTGTAAATGCTGTTATAATTTACAAAAGGAACTAATAAAAGAAAATATAGCTAACAACAACTATGTAAAAAAAAAGAATAAGACGTCTAAAAATTTACATCGTGAAATTGCAATAGAGTCACTAGGTCGTAACTTGAAAAGTGACTAAGTAGTGCATCATCTTGACTGTAACCATTTAAATAATGAAAAGAGTAATTTAATAGTTATGAAATTAAATGACCATGCTAAATTACATCGCTATTTAAATGATCAGAAACTAATTATTTATAAGACAATTGGTGCCGAATATAATGAATACTGGTGTCGTTTGTTACCAGTGTTTACTAACACATGGATAGAATTAACCAACGCTAAGATTTTAAGACTTATATAAATTAAAATCCGAAGCCTTTGGGCATGTGGGTTCGACTCCCACCTTGCACACCACATTGGAGGAATCCCCTAGCGGCAATGGGATCTGACTGTAAATCAGACGCGAAAGCTTCGAAGGTTCGAGTCCTTCTTCCTCCACCAGTTTTTAAAGATATGTTAATCACTTACCGAATATCAGTAAAGTGAAGACCCTTGAGAAGATATGTGAAGAGTCAGCAAGCAAACTAGACTACGTCCTAAATACTTATATACATGTATTTTAATCTAGGAATGATTAAAGATTCGCATACTCGCCAATAATGAGTAAAGCGCTATTGTTAACACTAACATAGAGGTTAGTCACTTAACAATTAAACTTAAAGTTCTAAAGATCAAAGTTCTAAATACATAAAGTTCAAAGTTTTAAAACGGTAGCGGAATAGATTAAGAGAAAGGCTACCACTGAAAAGCTTTAAACCTATATAAGTTAAAAGTTCTATCAAATCCTACTGTTGTGGTTGATTAAGACATTCACCCTTTCTGATTCCCGTAGGCTGGTTTGATGGTTAACATATCTCCCCTACCCCCGCCTCTACTTAGTGAAGACCAGGCTAAGTAATGTATTGATAAATTGCTCTGCGACTCCTGCCCTTCCATCGACCCACTGGAGCAATTTATCACTGGCACTTCTTACGAGACCGTAATGTCAAAACGTGTCCTAATGGCTATTTGGATTGGGAATGTGAACGATATGGGTATAGAAAGTCCTTTTTAGGATGGATAGTACTCTGGACATTACTATGAGATTACGGTCTCAACCCAATGCTTCTGTATATTGAATCAATATAGAATGCGTTACTTTCAATTTCATGATGACTACTTCGATGCACTCTCTACCTATTCGGGTAGAGAGTGTACCTTTTTATGTCTTTATAAAATCAAAAAAAATACTCTCCCTTTTACAGGAGAGTATTTTTCATTTTAACCAAATAACGGAGGAGGTCTTTTGACAACCTTCTCTTTCAGTATATAAGCAAAATTTATCACGGTTGGTTCGGCAATTTGATCGATGATGACTTTGAATAGACTTCCATTAGGAGCAACCAAAAACCAATCAAAGCTTTTCATAATGCCAAAATCAACAGAGAAATACAAACCAGCTAAATTAATAGCGATTTCTCTTTTGTCATTATACCGACTAAGAAGATTAGCCTCATTCATGATTTGATAATAGAGAACGGATGCTTCGTAAGTTAGACATGTTCGTTCGTGCGTGTCTTTAACTTCGTCGCATTCAATAATCTTGAATAGTTTCCTTTCCAGATCTTTAATCAACTCATCGAGTTTACCTTCTCTTACTTTGGGTTCTACTTCTTCTAATTTAGATTTGTTAGCTATTTCTACCGAATCTAAATCGAACGTATAAGCTTTAGACATGATTCTTCCTTAAGATACTTGGTAAGCAATACCGCCTTTATCACCAATGAACTGAACACTGAATATCTTAGATAGAACAAAGATATTCCAAATAGCTGACTCGTCTTTAAAATCAGCAGTATTAACGGATAAAGACAAGTAACCTTTATTCCAGATATACTGAGGTGCTGAGTTTTTAAGAGAGCTTAACGCCACACATTTGTGTAAGTCATTAGGCAAGTAAAGAATCTCTTGAATATCAGTATTACCTTCGTAGTAGTAATTGATAATCTTGATTAACTCTTCAATGTCTTTATTTTGTTTCAAGACAAAATGTTCAGACATTTTGTTGCTACGAGTAAGAACCAATCCTACACCCTTAACTTTAGTCAAGCGGATAGAATACCCACAACCATTACAGAATTCCAAGAATATTGCAGATTCAGTTTTACTGATACTGACAAATCCTTCTTTCAATATCGTGAAGGTTGCTTCGGCTAAAGTCAGTTTTTTGAATTTAATATTTTTCAACATGATTATACTCCTGCACGTTTTCTTCTAATTGCCATAGAAGCCATTTTGTGCTGTTTGATTAGTTTAGCGTAGAACGATTGCATTTGGTGACAATATTGTCTACGATCCTCAATATTAGTAACCGTACCAAATCCTACTGGTGGTTGACCGTCACTAGTCTCTGGGATAGGATAGAGTTCTTTAATCTTATCCAAGATGTATTTACCATCACCCATGATCCGAGTACCAGCATCGAAGTTGTGAAGACACATGTAGTCAATGGTAGTACTTGCTGTAATGATGTGTCCTGAATGGTAAGGATTCTTATAGATGATAAAGTTATCTTTGCTTTCAATATTGAAACCAATATCTGCTTTACCTTCGATTTCTACATCGCCAGAAATGGTACCAGTACCATAGACACGAATCTCACCATCTAAAGAAGCATCTCCAGTGATATAGGCGTGGTCTGTTACGACAACTTTACCATTCAGTTTAGCATTGTCTGCCACAATGGCATTTTGCATGACAAAACAGTTACCATTGATTTCAGCATTACCAGTAACTACCGCACCATCTTTAACCGTAGAGTTACCGGCAATGATAACATAGTCAGTTACATGAGCATGTCCCAATATAGAAGCATTATCCATCACTACAGCTTCTTTACCTACCCATGCCCAGCTATCTTCTTTAAAAGAGAGATTGCTTTCTTTAGCAATGTATCCACCTAAAGTACCTTTCTTAACCGTACCAAAGTCTTCCAATGCTTTAATACGAAATACTTTCTGACCTTTGACTGTAATCGTATCATTAGCCAGCATGACATATTTCTGGTTATGTGGAGACATCTTCAGCTTAGTGGGTGTTTTAGGTTTCTTAGCTTTAGCCTTTTTACTAGGAAGAATACTGTGTATGTTAGTGCTAGTAATTTCACAAATAGCAAACATGACATATACGGAAACAGTAGTGTTCTTAGTAGGACTTAAGATTTGGCTTAAGTTACCTTGAGTCATTCCCAGTTTATTAGCTACCTTAGTGATGTTCAAACCACTTTTGTAGATAGCTTCTCGCAGATTATTTTTGATTTCAAAAGTATCTTTTTCAGATTTAGCAAAAGTTTTCATTATACAAATTCCTTTAAAGTTAGATTAAGAAAATTAGTTTAGCAGTTAGGAATATATGAATGGGATTCGAAAAAGGAGAAGTGCGCTTACACCTCTCCTTTACTTAGTATCTTAAGTTTCATTTAAGGCACTAGGGCTAGAATGATTAGAATCAGTAAACAGTCTCTAACCATTCTGCGAACAGTTCATCGTTCGCTTGGTTATACCAGGCTAAGAATTCCTGTTCGTCTTTAGTTAACCGTTCTCCGCAGAGCTTTTTATTCTCTAGGATCTGGGCTAAGTAAGATTCCACACAATACACCTCCTCTCTGCTATAAGATTAATCCTCTTATCAGCGAAGCTTAACAAGAGAACGATAGCTACAAACATATTTCGTTGATGTTTGCACTTTAATGATATATATTTAAAACATATTAGAATGCTCCTCTCTACCCGCAAAGGTAGAGAGGGGCGATATGTTTTATGTTATCAGATTTTGCCAATCCAGTTTAATACTGTCTTTAGCAGAGGTATGCATACCTTTCATGGAAATCAACATGATCTTAGAACCAGGCAATGCATTTACAGAAGCAATACCATTAGGATAACTAGAGATGTTAGGCCCTGCACAATGTTCGCAATAACTATTGTTTTTGCTTACACACATACGAGGAGATCGCATCATTACTTCTTTACCTGCTAATGAAGCAATGTTCTCTTCCGTAATCTTAATAGTCGTACCATTCTGAATAAAGTAGTAGTCTAAGTACTTCTCATTCTTTTTAGAATCTTCATCGAAAAGAATAGGTTCACCGTATTTAGTACCACACTCTTTTCCATCGACTTTTAAGTTAGCAGCAGAACGCACAGCATTCTTAACGTCTACACCACCTTCTTGTGTCTCTAGGCCACGTCCAATAGAGCCTGAGTAAGCGTCATTGACATAGGTAGAAAGATTCTTAGGGTCTACCCCTTTATTCAAAGGACGATTAATGTAAGTAGGCTCTTTCGTATCGTCCAGACCTTTAGCAAAACCAAAGTGATAAGTCAAACGTTTACGAGCATCATTAAAGACCTTACCTGAAATCGCAAATCCCATGAAGTCATCGTCTTTCAAGTAATCTTTATCGATCTTCTTCAACTCATCATCAATCATGGTTTGAATAATCGGATCGTCTAACTTATCCTTATATTCTTCAAACAATTCTTTCTTACGTTTCTCTACAGCAGGATTAGAAATAATCGCTTTCTTCGTAATAGAAGGAACAACTGTTTGAGTAAAGTTAGAAAGATAGATTGCGTTCTCAGCGAACTGTAAATACTCTTCAGTAAAGACTTCGCCTTCTACCAAATCATTCTTTACATCATCACGAGAACGTTTCCATTTACGGATAAACAATTTTTCTACATCAGAAGGAAAGAATCGTTTATTAATGTAAGGGACTTTACCTTTAAAAGGATCAATAATCAATAAGTAGTTTTGTAAGAGATTACCTACTGAAGTTTTGATTTCTCCCCAATTAGGAAAGATAAAACCGTTGGGTACAGTAATCAATTCTTTAAAATCCAATAAAGGTTTAGAAGTATCTTGACCATCATCAATATACTCTTTAGTGCCAGTATCTTCATTTAAGTAGTAATAGCCATTAGCATCTGCTCTAACCAGATAATGTTCTTTTTCATCTGTACGGAAAATGGATAAACAACTCTTTACCCAATAGGCATCTTTATACCATTCTCTTTTCATTCCGGTTAACCAGAATTCGTGTTTTGTCATTTCACACCTCTTGTTTTGATTTGGATCTCTTGTACTGCACGCATGATGATGTCGTGAGATTGAGAGTCGAAGATGTAGTTATCCAAATGAGATTCAATGGCTTTTACTGTGTCGTTAGACCCATCTGAAGACATCAGTGCAAAGATGTAAAGATTATAAGCCATCTCTTTCAAATCCATCTCAAAGACTTCTTTACCGTAAATTGATAAATAGCTTTTTAAACTCATCCCTAGATTGACACCATTACGAATCAATTGAATCGCATAGAAGCTATCATCTCGCACTACAGACATAAATTCCTTAATCCGTTGAGAAGCACCCATGATATCAAACTCATGCTTCTCTTGAACTTCTACTTGTTTCTTACCTCGTAAAGTATTCACCAATCGTTCACGAGTAAACTTAGAGATTTTCTCAATGGTTTGACCAAATTCAGATTCATCAATGGTTAATCCTCCTACTGTATTTAATAGTTCGTAGAAGGTAATCACATTGTCTCGATCTGCTTCTAAAATAGATAAAGCAAAATCGACTTGTTCATTGTTTTCAATATCAATAGCTTCAGAATAGATTCGATATAAAGTAATCGGATCATGTACAAACTCTTCTGAAACAATAAATCCAATTTCACCCAAGAGTTCTTCAAACTGCACACGAATAAAGTCTTTAACCCTTAGTGTTAATTCATTAACCGTAACATCATCATTACTACCACGGATGATGATTTCTAAATTGTCTGTCCAATCTTCATGAATTCCATCGATAAAATCAATGGCTTCTTTATACTCTTTCGCTTCCTCTGGAGTCCAGTAGTCATCGATAAAGTTTAGAATAATATTCGCCATAACTCTTTGTTCCTAATAATTAGAATTTAAATATAGCGTTAACTATATATGTGATGATTTCTATTTTCATAGCTATGGAAACAATAATAGAAATAATCTAAGAATATTCTGATTGAATCAAAAAAAACCTTTCCTAACCCCATTAGCTAATGGAGAATTTATTAAAATGTCAAAAATGGATAACCGCATTAGTTTGCACACAGGTATCCCCAGCTTCGATAAACTCACGATTGAAGCCAAAGGTATTAACCTAGCCCCGAACTTAGAAACCAAGTTTAAAAAGGCAAAGCGTCAAAAAGTACTCGATATCGATCCTTCTCGTCCTTACGTAAAATCACGCGATGGCGAAGCTAAAGTCATTGAGCGTGTTTCTGCTATTCCTGAAGAATTGAAAGATCAATTCTCTCAAGATGAGTGGGATGCGTTGCATGACTATACTTTCGAATCTTTGGAATCGACTTACAAAACCATTAAGTTGATGATTGAAGCTCCTACTAAAGCATTCAAAGAACTCTTGACTCAAGATGAGAAATACAAACCTTATGTTCAAGAAGTTGAGAAACTGAAAACCATGCTCGCCATGAATACATCAGATACTCGTGATCTGGTGAAAGAAGTCAACTCTATTCGTAAACTCTACGAAAACTTCTTGAATGAAGATGGAACAGTAAAAGCAGATGTCCCTACTCTGGATGCTTACATCATTGAGAAGATCATCGACATTAAAGCTCGTTATCTCGTCTGTACTAACCGAGTACGTGCCATTACTGAACCTTTGACGAAACATGTGTCTGATTTCTTCTCAGCCATGAAGTTTGGTTATTACTTAGACCATCCTGATGAAGCACCTGAAGATGTGAAGAAATTTATTGACGAACGTCTCTACCAATACACCAATACTACCCCACCTACCCAAGACCACATTGAGGAAGCCAATCATGTCGGACAATGAAATTAACGAAATCAAACAAGAAGACATTCAGCCTTCTGTACAAGAAGAAGGTGTATTGCCTCTGTCTGATCATGTAGAGGTCACTGAATCTACATTAGCTCCTTCTACATTAGAAGAAGATGAAGATGATGTAGCAGTCTTCAACCCACCTACTGAAGAAAAACCAGAAGAAGCTAAAGAAGAGAAAGATGAATATACTTCTTTAGAAGATGAATTACCTGTATTAGGTACCATTCAAGCCGAACCTGAAAAGAAAGAGACTAAAGACGCTAAAGAAGTTTCTAAAGAAGAAGTCGTACAAAAACTCTTGAAGATTGTCGGTAACGATAAAGACGACTTGAATCTTTGGACACCTTCTATTCGAGTACTGGATGAAGAAAACAAACCCGTATCTAAAGATGTCCTTTTGGATCCTAAACGTCGTATCTTGACTGATATTGAAAAGATTGATTACACTGATCCGAAACAGTTGGAAGAAATGATTCAATCTATTTCTATTCCTGCTGAATCACCGGACAACATGGTACGTTACTTGGTAGAGAATCCAACTAACTTGGAAGAAGAAAATCCTACCATGATTGTTCAATCCATGTCGGATGCTCGTGAACTCGTTTCCACAGACTATCGTATGTCTGAGAAGATGCTCAATGAAGACGACATTGAATTGACTCAAGCTGTTTACTTGGATGTGGATCCAACTCAACGTACTCGTTCACGTCGTACCAGTATTAAGAACACCGGTGGTAACTTAACAGGATTGCGTGCTAAAGCCGCCATTATGGACGCACTAGGCATGTCTACGCTCTTTACCTTGGTTCTGCCTCACTCAGGTCTGGTAGCTATTGTGTCGCCTCCTGTAGCCGCAGAAATCATTGACTTCCAATACATCTTGGATACCTCTAAGATTAATATTGGTCGCTCTATTGGTGGTTCTAACTACGGTACAGCAACATGGTATATTAACGATAAGTTAGTAGATTTGTTTATCAGCAAATTGTCTTACATTAACTTGAAAGACTCTTCACCTGAAAACATTCGTACCTTGTTAGACCCAATGGATATTCCTACCATTGCCTGGGGTCTGGCTTGTACCATGTATCCTGATGGTTATGTCTTTAACCGTACGGCTCTTTTAGATAATGGTAAAGCAGAACACGTACGTGGACGTATCTGGTTGCCTGATATGGCGATTTACACTAACTCTCGTCTCTCTACTCGTCAGAAACAACATCTGATTAAAGCAGAGAATACAGCCATGTCTAATGAGGAAATCCTCTCCTATCGTCGTGACTGGAAGAAAGAGGAAGAAGTGCCTAAGTTTGAACGTTTGATCCATACTCGTAAGATCACGCGTAAAGCGGGTACAGAAATCCAAGACATGTATGTAGAATTGGGACAAAGCAACATGGAGAACTATGTAGAACATGGTTCTGCATGGGATGTCTACATTAAAGATGCTGTAACGGAAACACTCTCTATGGCGTCCGATGAAAACATTCGTTCTCGTTACTTGTCGGATAAAATCCAAACTACTGCTTTGCGTGAGTATTCTCACTTCATTCGTAAGATTCGTATTGAGCGTTATTTGGAAGGTTCTGATAAATCAGAAACCATTACCATTGACATCGATTCTCAAGAATCTTTGACTGAAACCTTGGACAGTCTCTCTAACGTACCTGAATTGCGTAATAAGCTGATTGAGATTGTAGTGGAATACATCAATAAACAAATCAAAGTGGTTTATGGTGTACCTACAATTTCCGAGTATGAAGAGAAACACAATGCTTCTCCAGTAAGCAATAAGATCGTACCAATCAATACGGTTATTGCTTTTTTTACACTGACCGCTCGGATTTATCAAACACTCGGGATCCGGTAACGGGTAACGTATCCACTGTAGTAGAGGGATCCATTAAGGATCCCCTATTCGGTGTGTCTTATGTCAAACGTTCAGAAGTCTATCCTGAATTAGAAGGAACAGATGAAGGCGAAGAAACTGTACCCATTAATGTAAACAATGAAGACTTCTTAAGAGTCTTAGTGAGTTCAGGTGCTAAACCCATTAAAGACGATGGGGAAATGCATCTCTCTTTATTATCGTTACATGATGCGTGTTATGGTTTAGATACTCATTCGGAATATGGAATAGAGAATCCTGATGGATCTTACCAGCTCTCTCATGATTCCTTACGTCCCATGACGATGAAGAAGCCTTATGATTTAGTCGGAGAAGGTTCTTACTTAGCTTTACTCTCTGAAGAATTTGTACTCTTTGAAGTTTACCAGAATACGGGTATTACTTTACCCCAATGGCTACAGATGACTCGAGTAGAACACAAGGTAATTAAGAAAGCAGTCGATCGTAAGAAAAAGCTGCAGACTTCGATTAACGAACAGACTAATCAAGAACTGAATGAAATGGCAAAAGAAGTTAAAAAATAAATCTGAAGTGGTAACTAAAAAAGAAGGTACTCTCTACTCCTTACGGGGTAGAGAGCGTTTCTGAATTTATGTCTTATATTATGCGAAGATACTCTTGTCCTTGGTTCTTTGCAACATAGCAAAATCTAGTCAGAAAAAATGTTGCTTAGCATTAAGCAACGGAAGAGGCGGAGACGACTACACTAGGTAGGGTCTCTAGCCAATTCCATATACTCGTCTACCACTTACTTACTACTCTACTCCTAATTAGGAGTAGAGTAGAGTGGTTTTATGTTTTATGCTAGATCTTTCATCAACATAGGTGCTGCGTGAAAGAAGTCAGTTTGAGTAATTCGACAAACTGTATAGACCACCCCAATAGGAATAATCAAGTTACGTTCTTCAGAGAAGTAACTCACAATCGTCGAATAATTCGCACCCATGTATTTTGCCACATCTTTCAAAGTCTTGTTATTACGACCCAAGATGACTTTCAAGTTCTTACGCAATTCACGATTCATTTCGTGAATGTATTGGTTATTAGACTTCTTAACCTTTACTTCACCAGCTTCGGTTTCAATGAACATATTCTTTTCCTTCCCTTCTTGCTTTCTCAAAAGCCAACATGTCTTTCATTAATCCATATCCTTCACGAATACGGAAATACTTAATATCCGGATCACCTCGATAATCACGATCACCCAAACGAGCAATCGTTAATCGACATGCTTTCTGAAAGATCCCTACATCGACATATTGGAACAATGTATCTGTTTGTTCCAAGTAATCTTTAGAGATCTTAATAGCCGGTATTTCCACAGAGTTAACGAAGTAGAGTACTTCTTTCATCTCTACTGCTTGTTTATAAAGATCCTTACAAATGGCAGTCATGCCTTTTAAGGTTTCTTTCAATAAGCTGTTATTGAGATTAATCAATACTTGTGCTTCTTCGTCTTCTGCTTGAATCTCTTTCTCTGCTAATTCTAACATTACCTTAGTTAAGTAAATGTTTTCCGTTAAGAAAGCAAAGTCGGAAATGGCAGACTCTTTAGGCGTACCTTTATAGAACTTCTCTATATTAGCTTGGATTTGAGAAATGAGTTGTTTCCGGTTATTCGGATCAATGGGTTGCGTTTCTTGTTCGTTCAAGATATCAGTCATGATGGTACCAGATACCGAACCACGATGGATGACATCTAATCCTTTAGAACACTTATTGTGCACCATCATGTTCTTAGGATTGATATTAGAACCTGTCTTAATACGACGATTCTTTAGAACTGCTTGACGCTTTTTAGCTTTAGCAGCTTTACGTTGGTCTTGTTTAGACATGAATAATTTCCTTAAATAAAGTTAGAATAGAAAGATAGGATATTAAATTAAAATCCTATTGCACGTAAATAGTATATATTTATTTTAAAATAGAAAACATAAAAAAGAACACTCTCCTCTACCCTTTCGGGAGAGGAGAGTAAAACGAGTAAAGGAACTATGTGGAATTGCCACGCCGCCATAGTCAATTGAAAAAGCAAATAAAAAATGTTGAACGGGATTAAATACGTCCGTCAGTAAATAACCCCGCACAGATTACTCCGAAGAATAATCTGTACGTGATTATTTAAATCACAATGGAACAAACATACATCAGGAAGTGAAGGAGTAAACCAGATATACCCGAGAACCAGTTGATTACTCCTTCATAACTAGATGTCGTCTGTATTTTTCTTATTAAGAGTCTCTAAGTGCGAATACTTGATCCTCATGCGTGCGATACGTTTATTAGTTTTGTATTTAGAGGATGTGTCTACATCTCTCAAAATACGGTCGTAATGCATTTGTGCCTTGCGGTCATTCTCCATTCGGAGTTGACGATTACTTAGTAATTTTCCCATTTTAAAAACAAGTGAAGTAAGATTTGATTTAATAACAAACATTACCTAATCACTTATTGTTTAAAATAGAACCAAGGACTAGTATCTATTTCAAGGTATTCTTGACCAGGTAACATTTCCGCAAGAATGAACTGTCCGTCACCTAGGTATTGTTCTACCACTAAACTATAATAAAGGGTAGGACTATTGCCTAATAAATTAGCAACTTCTTGTCCACTCATAACTTCATGCACATTGATTAAAAAATGGTACATGCAATCAATGTAACAGTTACATATAGATATTGCCAATTCGTCAAGAATATACGCTTCGTGCACTAACTTACTGTATAAAGTATCTGCAGTTAATTTAATCGCCACTTGATCTTTAAACATGGGTTCATGCGTATTGATGTGGTTATAATGACGATTGATTTCTCGTTTACCTACATTCAAGAGTAATTCATTAATCACTTGAGTGTGGTTAATCGTAAATCGATTTTGTACCAAGGTATCCACGACCCTAAACGTAGGACCGATGTTCACCATGATTCTCAGTCTAGGTTTATTCATTGTACTATTCTTTCGTATAAACAGTATAAAGCGTATTCGCTATTACCATTAATTGTCTAGGTGTCAAGTCAGGACTAATTTCCTGTTTAAAGAAAATTTTACGAGTCATCCCAAACTTAACAATCCCTAAACTTTGTAAGTATCCAATCAAGTAACTGATAAAGGTTTTCACAATGACTACGTCTATCTTGTTACCTGTATTAGTTGTTCTGAAAGCAAACTCTAATACTAAGCTATCAATTAACTGCACAGGATCCATTCCAATAGGGATATTGAATTCCTGCAAGATATCTAAGATATAGTTTAGGGATTGTATTCCACCAATATTGTTAACATCGATGCTATTAGCAGTATCGTAGAATACTTCTTGTAAATTGACATAATGAGAATAGTCAGCTCCCCATTTAGGAAAGCTGACGAAATCCATGTGTCCTAGTATAAGATCGTTTTGCATACGACGTCGTACTCCATTTCGACATTGTTCACTTCTTCATTCACCAATATACAAGGATCACCAATTCTTTTGTTTCGTTTACCAAATTGAGAATTCGCACTAATGTCTCTAGGGATTAATTCAATATCCAGTTTAGGATTCTGAAGAATATAGTTAAAGAACTGAGGAAAGAGATTTCCTAAGTAGTTTATAAACTTCAAGAAGAATAAAGCAATAAAGATCCCTTCATCCTGTTCTAATCCAAACTTTAAAGTAATGATGTTACCAAAACAATCTCTAATGACTCGATCATCAGTAACATCTTTATCTTCGAATATAAACTCATTGTCTACATAAGCATCTTCAGGACTGTAGTCAAAATAGTTTACAAAGAACCCATCCCAAAGTCTTACAGCAGTATGCTTGACAATCTCTTCATTAACCGGTAAAGAAGCAAAGTAGATATCCTGATAAGTAATAGGTGTAGATACGAGCAGAGAATAAATGGTTTCATTTAATCCTTCAACACTGATCACTTTCTTTGGATCGTATCCTTTAATGGAAGGATAGTTAATTCTTCTAGAGAAAGGCTCGTATCCGAATAGTAAGATACATTCCTGAGTGACTTCTCCTAAGTTGATATTCAAGAGTAAGTCATTAGGCAGTAAATACTCGGCTCTCTTCGGTACCATCATTATCCTCCCAAGGTGGAACATCTACAGGCAATACTTTACCCGTCGTGATAAACAAAAGATTCAAACTCATGATGTTATTGGTTTGTTCAAAATCCAAAGCCACTTGACATTCAATCTCTTTTCCAAACCAAGACTTATCTACCACAATCTTAGCTTTACGAATAAACAATCGAGCAATGAATGCTAAGTAATCTTCTTCTAAACCCGTTTGTACATCATCCCAAACATGAGCAGGATTACCTTCAGAATCTACAAAGATTTTCTTTTGTTGCTCTAAAGGTAAAGCCAAGTAATTACGAATAAAGTTTTCTACATACTCGTAATAATTATCCGATAAGAATCCATCCATTCCATCAATCAAGTATTTAATGATTAATGAAATATGGATTTCAAATTCTTTCTCCAAATACTCACGAGCTTCTTGAAACTCTTTTTCTTCACTAGGTGTTTCAGGTAGAGAATCAATCTCTATTGTAGAAGTACTCACTAATACCATAAAACATTTCCTTCAAAATTAGATTAATTTCAATTTAATAGTATAGGTTTATAATTTAGATAAAAGTTTACCTAAGTAATTCCTACCTGCCCAAATGTCTCTATCCGCAATACTACGATGGGATAAATCGACATTAATCCCAATAATAGCAGGAAAGTCGTAACCACAATAAGCAAAGAAGACATTAGCTTCATTCAACTGATCTAGATAATCTTTAAACTCTTTATCTTGATAGTAATGTTCTTTCTTACCTTCTACCATTTTCTCAATAATCACTCGTCTAAAGTCTATTCCATTCCTGTTAATAAAACCATAACGATTAAATTGATCTAATAGAGCTTCTTTAATCTCTTTAATCATTTTCTCTTCTGTCTTATAAACAGAAACATCAATTTCTAAATAGTGAGCGATCCACTCTATCATGAAACACAAGACATTAGGATAGGTTTTCATGACTCCTTTAGGACTTAATAGATTTAAATCAAATCGATAAGTAATCCCGAAGATGTGATCACCTTTAAAGAATAGATGATTATCAATAAATCTCTCTGCTGCTCTATTAGGTCTATGTTTACTTTCAATACAGAAAACATATTCTACTTGAGAATCTTTTAATTCCTCTACTAATTTATCTTCGATTTCTTCCCAAGATAAATTCCCACAGCCACAACCAATTGCAGGTAATCTTAGTTTAGTGACCCAATGAAATCCTTCTGTCTTATCGTAATCATTTTCAAATGCTCTTAATCCTTCTAGCATTAAGTCAATACACGAATCATCGTAAGGAGAGATTTTAGTCGGTAAACTCACTAGTGTTTCAGTAGCAGTAGAGTATAAGTGATACTTAGCCTTATTGATTTCACCATTCTTACAAGCTTCTCTGTATTCGTTATACCACCTAGGATACTTTTGTTTAAAATATAGAGCTAATCCTTTCCCAGCAATGCCTTGTGTGTTAACAGGAACACAATAAGCACTTTCTTTATCTAAGAATAAATCTTCTTCTACAATGCGTACAGGCATGTCTTGATTCCTTCTTTTATACTTAATCAGAGAATAAATTAAACATAAAAGAATACTCCATTCCCCAATAAAGGAGAATGGAGTAGTAATTCTTTATTTAGGTAAGTAACGAATAATCGTATACTTCTCACGATCTGGCATGTACAAAGAAGTATAGACATCTGCATGTTCTTCCTCAGGAACGTACTTAGCCAATACTTTATCCATAGGGAAATAAACGACATTATCTGATTCGTTTTCAGGTGTAATCTCACGCAAGATATTGGTGACGTGGATTTCATCAAACTCTAAACAATCTAATGCTAGATTGTAGATAGAAGCCCCACCAATAATCCATACGTCTTTATACTTTTCTTCTAAAGAAGCAATCTTCTTCACAAAGTCTTCAGGGGTTTCAATACCATAAGCATGAATAATTGACATGTTATCGTATTCATCATCAGACAAGAATCCACGAGACTGACGATTGCTGACAATCACATTCGTACGATCAGGTAATGGACGCTTGGGTAAGCTCATCCAAGTATTCTTACCCATGACAATCGCACAACCCTTGGTTTGTTCTCGAAAGTAGTTTAAGTCTTCAGGTAAATTCCAAGGCATGGGATTATTAATCCCAATGACATTATTACTGCTTTTGCAGACGATCAGTTTGAGAGACATGTATGTTTTCCTTTAATGAATAAGTCATATGTTTTTGTATGGCGTTAAAGAGATTATCCAATTCTTTTGTAACATAGCACAATTCAGATCTGGATAAATGAATGCCTTTAATGACTGAAGTGTAAGAACCAAAAGTGAATAAACCTTTTTGACGATACAAGAGCTTAATCACTTTCTTTCCTTCTCCAATTTCAATCCAGAATGTACCATTGTATTTAAATGGATTGAATCGTTTTCTACGATTAGATTCAGTATTCTCAATCTTAATCGGAAAAGGAAAAGTGTTTTGATTATTTAAGAAACATTGGGTAAGTAAATGTAAATCCCCAATGAATCGTTTAGCAGTATCAGATAAGTCTAATTTCATTTCTATTTAATTTCCAGTGTTAATTACATCAGAAATAATAGATAGAAATTCTTGTTTACGATTCAGTATTGTACCTTTATTAGTTTTATGGAACAATACTAAGCTTTTAGCTCTTTCCATTAGCTTATCTACAAACTTATATTCTTCTCGTTCCGTCAAAGAAGCTAAGAAGTAATAAGCGATTTTATAATTTGGATTACCCGACAGACAATCAGTAGTACCACTATCCTGTTTCATGTAAATAGTAACGTCGTAATTAGCAAAGTTTTTGCTGTCGGCATTTTTAACTAGCATGGTATATCGATTGCCATCTTTGGAAAAAGAAACTGTAAAGAAAAATTCCTTTTGATGACGTTCCGTCCACTCGGCAGTTTCTATATCTTCAGGATAGTAGATATTGATACTGTAACAAAGAGAACGACCATTATGTTTGATATGGTTTATATCATTGATTCGATGTTTGGCTCTGTTATCAAAAACATTATAGCTAGTCCCTTCTTCTGCTTTTTCAAAACTAATTTTATCCGTCGATAATTTTTCAGTTTTACTGATGACCTCTTTTAAGAACTTCTTCAGTTCTACTTCTAATTTATCTTGCGCTTTTACAGTGTACTCACCTAACATAATCACATTCCTTTTAAAATAAATCTAAGACTTCAAATCCACTAGGGGATTCTACATCAAAACGTTCGTTTAATAAATCACATAAAGCTCTGGCTTGGTTAATCTCAGAAGTACCAAACATATCCGAAACAGTATTATTACACTTCTCTACATTGACTTTTAGTTCTGTCCAAAGCCATGGTTTACTATCTAAATATTTACGCCAGAGTTCTTTATACAAATAATAGGTTTCTTCTATAGGCATTTCTCTTAAAGGTGGATTTCCTTTTCCTTCTTCAATAGAAGGATAACCTTTAATGAAACACTGGAAATGATGCTCAATTGAGAGACCATCGTTTAAACGCGCGTAGAACGCGCTGTAGCGCTTATCTCCTTTGGATGAGCATTCGTATCCACCAAACCTAGACCACGTGTATTTGCTCATTATCGTGCCTTTACGACCCCTTCCTGATGCTGGTACTTACCATCGTAAGGATTTAATGAAGATTCTGTGTGTTCTGCAAAGTAAATCGTGCCAATTCCACATCCTTCGTAAATCGTCATGATCATGTTGGTTTGATTATAGATTTCCAATACCAATTGACCAGACCAGCCTGACTTCAAAACAGTAGGTGCCATGTTCATGCCTAAACGAGCATAGCTACTTTTACAGAATAGTAATCCAGTAATGTTATCAGGAATATTAAAAGATTCTAATGAATGTGCTAAAACAAATTCACCAGGATAAATCTTCCAACACTTTACTTTTTTCTCTACAATGTTCCCATCTCGATTCTTAAGATAAACAGTTTTAGTTTCAGAAGGCTTTTCTACATTAGTAGGATCAACTACATCCCCACCTAAAGGATCTAAACCACATGTTAAACCTTTAGTCAAATCGACTCTAAAGAACTCTACACTACCACCTAAACGAATATCGTATCCATTTTGGGATAAACCATGAGAGATCTCTTTAGCAGAACCATCGAAGAGATTAGATAGAGAACATGATTCTTTACTGGAGATAAATGGACTGATCAAAGGTTTCTTTTGATGACACAAGTTAATAATGTCTTTATCGGATAAATACATTGTTTAATCCTTTTTTACACACTAAAAAATAAATATTCAAAAAATAGATTTAAACCAAAAAAAGAAACCCCACCCCATATAGGGGAAGAGTTTCTTTTGTACCTTGGTTAGAATTTCCACCAAGGTTTCGGCGCAACGGCAGGGATCACTTTGCCAATGCGTTTTCGAGCAGACTTAACTGCCTTGTTTACTTTCTTGTGGTTGTGGGCACCAGCCACTACCAAGCCGCCACCTACTACAGCGCCTGCCAATGCTTTACCCAGAATGATTGCTACTTTCTTAGCAACCACTTTGGTGTTAGATTCAGCAACGGCTACAGCGGCAGTTTCAGTTACAACGTTCAGAGTTTCTTGAGCTTGAGCTTGAGTGTTCATTTCAGTTTCCTTTTCAGTTTGGATTGATTGGTTAGATTGGGGTTGTTGGTTGGATTGTTGGTTGGATTGTTTGGATTGGTTTTTGCTGTCGAGCTTTGCAAACTCAGCAGCAATTTGTGCATCGATTACAGCTTCGTACTCTTCCTCGGCCATGCCGATGTTATCTGGAATAGCTGCATCAATTGCTTTTTCGAAGTCTTCGAAGTTTCCGTCAAATACGTTTTCCATTTTTAGTCTCCCTTATACAAAGGTTAATAGGAATACTCTAGTACCCATGGATAGGTACTAGAGTATCAGGAATGATTACTTGGAAGCTTTCTTAGCTTTCAAGCATTCGTTGTACATCGCTACTTCTTCCACGATGACGTCCCACAGGGCGTCATCAGTTAAGAAGCCGATGTCTTCACCTGTTGCCAGGCAGTTGCGGGTGATAACTTCATCACCCAGGTCACGGGGCATCAACTCCGCCAACCTCCGGCGTGCACCAATGGCAGCCGGTTTGAGAATCTCAGAAGGATCCTTTGCGTAGATCCTTCTGAACATGTCGTAGCGGTTGAATTCCTTCAACCACTCCGCTACCTCTGCCTTAGCTTCCGCTTTGGCTTCGGCCTTAGCCTCGGCTTTTTCAGCCTTGGCTTCTTCGCGCTTAGCGGCGCGATCGTCTTTGTCTGATTTCTCAGACATGGCTTTTTCTAAGGCGTAGCCTACGCCAGTTAATACTGCTGCGCCCAAAAGGGTAAGAATGATTTTGTTCATGACGAACTCCTTTATACAAAAGGTTGATAAAAATGTAGATAGGGAATGATTCTTCTATCAGGTTCACGTAAATAGTATATATCTGAAATATTCTAGAATATAAAAAAAGAATTACACTCTTTAGTAATGTATGACAAGCACAGACTAAAAAAGAAAGAGAGACAATGCTTGGAACACTGTCTCTCTATTGGTTTATTTAATAATAGAAGTTATCTACCCATTCATCTAGTAGGTCATTAGCCTGGCTTGTCAACTCTAAGAGGAGTTCTTCTTCCTCTCTAGTTAAAACATAATCATTGGCTTGCTTCCATTGAAGCATTTGTAGACAATCATTATTCATTGTCAATATGCCTTTATTCTAATATAATAAACGAATATCCCTATGACATTCCTGATAATGCTATATATCTGAATTATATTAGATTTAAAGGTAAAAAAGAATACTACTCTCTACTCCTTTTTACGGGAGTAGAGAGTAGTATCTATTATTTAAGCTTTAAAGTAAAGATCCCGATGGAACTTCACTAAAGCTTTCATGAATTCTAATTCACCAGGAATACGGTGGTGGTCTTCTACTCGTTCAAACATATCGATAAACTCTTCAGCAGTACCTGTAAAGAATCGATAGTTCCAAACATCGATCTTAGTAGAAGTCGTAATGAAACCAGAATTGACACAAGGATTACGGTAGAAAGTCCAATCATCTTTCTCAGACACATCAAAATTGATTTCACCAATACCAAATAGAATTACACTATTACTGATTGTACCTTGAGCGACCATCATGTGTCCAGAAACCATGGCATAGTCTTTAACGATGGTCTCGCCATAGACACGAGTATTTTCAGATACCGTGGCGTTATCTTGTACGATAGCAAATCCATTTACTCTAGCGTGATCAAAAACATTACCATTGTCTTTAACACGAGCATTACCAAAAACATACGATTCTCCAAATACACGAGCATGACCTTCTACGATAGCATTTTGTAATACTTTAGATTCACCATACACATGAACATAATCACGTACAATGGCATTGTCTTTGACTTTGGCTTTATGGTAAACCATGGCATCACCATAAATCCAGCATGGACCTTCGTGAGATAAGTTTTCCTCACTTGCTACGAACCCACCCAAGTCACCTGCTTTGACATCACCAAAATCTTTCAAAGCACGAATGCGGTAGATCGATGAACCATTCATGGTGATTGCTTGATCTTTTAAGATCTCGTATTTTTTATCAGACATTTTTAGCTCCAGTATTTAGATTTCAGATTGTTATGGTACTCGACCATTTCTTCATTAGCTTTACCATTAGTGTCAGTCAACGAATATCCGTATTCGATAAATTCTTTAGCAGTACAGGAGAGATCACCAATATTCCAGATGTCTTCATGAATAGAAGCAGTGACAATCACATGTGGTAGAGAAGGATCACGATAAGTAAAGTAATCACTAGCCTGAGCTACTTTAAAATTGATCTTGGCACCGCCATTAATAAATGAGTCGCCACTAATATCGGCACCTTCTGAAATCAAGACATCACCTTTTATAGTTACATTAGTGCCATTAATTTTACCACCTAAGATGACACAATCGTATATTTCAAAATCACCATCGATATCGGTATTGCCACCGATATAAGCACCATCGCAGATAAAACCTTCACCTTTAATAGAAGCATTACCACAGATATAGGAACTTTCGGAAACGTCTACTTCACCACCTACTACCGCATCTTCATTAACAGAAGCTATACCGCGAATCATGGCATGATTGCAGACAACAGCTCCATCGCAAATATAAGCTGATTCCATGATAATGGCTCGATCTTTAACAACGGCAACATCATCAACAATAGCGTTCTCTCTTACAGAAGCGTCGCCATACACTTTAGCTTCATTGGCAACCCAACAGTTACCGTTGTGGGAAAGATTTTCTTCTTTCTCAGTATAGCCACCCAGTGTACCGGCTTTTACATGACCTAAGTCTTTCAATAAACGAATACGATGAAGTGTGTGACCTTCTACTTCGATAGTATCGTCTTTCAACAATTCGTATTTCTTATCCATTATACTATTCCTTTAAAATTAGATTAAAAATAAAAGACACTCCTCTACCCTTTACAGGTAGAGGAGCATTACTTTTAAAGATTATTTGCCGAGTTTCTCAGCACCCAATTCGTACATGGCGTCACGAATGTGTTTGTGTTGACCGCCACGAGATTTGGCGTCTTTAGAATCGGCAATAGTCAGCGTAGATTCAATACGACCAAACTTGGTTACTTCAGTAGCTTCACCACCTTTTTCTTTAGGAGGCGTACGACTGATGTATTCACGAGTCACCAGATGCTCGGCAGATACGCCTTTAGAAATATGGAAGTTAGCAGACAATGATTGCAGATTCTTGTCTTTAGCCATTGCACCAATCGCTACTTCACCAGTAGCCAGTGCAGAAGCGGCAGTGAATGCATTAGTCACTTTGAATACAGCTTCCATTTGTTTTGCATCTACGTTAGCACCATGGTCTGCCATGTAAACCATAGCGGCATCGATTGCTTCTTTTTTGGTTTCCAAAGCTTGAGACTCTGGATTGTATACCAGATGGTCTTTAGCGATGATATCGGCCAATTCACGTGTTTGTTGATTAATAGGCATTTTGATTTCCTTTTTAAAAGATTGAAAAGATATAAATAAAAGATTACTTCTACATGTAGAAGGATAACTTAAAGAACAGATTCTCGTATTACCTTCATGTTAATAGTATATTGTTGTAATATTTTAGAATATCTTTTCTTTCTAAGAAATCAAGGTAAATACCCATCAAAACCATCTAGTGTTTCAGGTGCAAAAGAAATGGGTTTGTAGATAACGTCAAACTCTTGCATTCCAATATAGAGTAAAGAGTTATCAATCGGACGAATACGAATCCTCCCCGTATCGTACTGGAATCCATTATCTTGGAAATCTAGTACTTCTACTTTTAAAGATTCTTTTCTGTATCGAACAATATTCAAAACAGAAGCATCAAGTTCTTCAGGAGTAGGGACAGGATTTAAATAAGTATTCGTAGTAACCACATAGTTACCATCTTGAGTCAATACTCTGTCAGCATAGACCCACCATTGAGCACCTAAGTGTACTCGTCGATAAGGCTGAATGAAAGTCTGACCTTTCCATCTTTTAGAGTTAGGAGAGACTTTCAGATTCACTCGTGTATTCTTTAAGTCTACATCGAAAACCTTATCACGAATATCTTCTTTAGTAACCTTAACACTTTGTCTTACTAAAGTCTCAGGTTTACCAATAATCAAATCACTTACTTCCATTGGGAATTCACTTCTTTCATTCACATGTCGAAGTAAGTTCTCTTCTTCAGTCAGATTAGGATCAATCTTCATTTAAGATCCTTTCTCTATACTCAATTACCAATTCATGAATACATTGGATTTAACAGGTTTCTTATCCATCTTAGCAATCTCTGCTAAAATAGAAGCTGTACCTGATTCTACAGATACGGTTTCATTAGCCAAGAGCTTACGAGCAGCTTTAGGAGAAACTTCTACATCCAAACCACCATGAGACACAATAGCGTCTTCCGCAGACATAGGCAGAGCAGGTTGGTTAGATTCTAAAGAAGGAGAAACCAGTTTTTCAGCACAGCTAATACCAGGTTCATTCACGTAGTCAAACGTAATTACTGTATGCAATACTTTACAGTTTTTACCATTGATGACTTGACGAGTCGTCAGAGAACGAATACTGAAGCAAACATTTGCACCTTTAGTCTCTAAGTCTTTCTTCAGGAATTCACCATAAGGGCCAGTAGGACGAACCTTAGCCATGATACCGACACATTTCTCACCAGTTAAAGGATCAATGTATCCAGGTACCAACCAGATTTCACCAAAGACTGCACAAACGAGTTTTTCATCAATACGGATATTACGCTCTAAAAACTCCATGTCAGTTTGACCAGGGACTTTAGAAGGATGACCGTATTCGGCTTTAATGAAACCACCAGCAATTCGTTGATTAAATAAAGTGCCAGGTGCAAAGAACTTCTCAGCACCTAGAGAAGAGTAGTATTCATTCTCTCCGGTTTTAGGATTGATGTTTTTAGATTTGTGATCCAAAGCACCTACACAAATGGTGTAATAACCGTTTTCATCCGGAGTGAGAATACCTTGTTTATCAGTACCGTCTAAACGAGTACAGCGGTAAACAAAATTAGACATGTCTAATACTTTCTTGTTTTAGTATCTTAATACGTAATCAATCAGTTCTGTCTGAGTTGTCGGATTACAGAGAGACGATACGACCCCAGTGTAGAAGTAACTACCGGTTAACTTAGTCAATGCAGAAGAAGCAGAGAAGTTAACAGAAGACGCAGGTACAAAGACAGGCATCACTTTATCAGGATCAATATCGTTCAGTATTTCACGATAGTACTGATTGATGTTATTGGGATTACGAGCAATAATGCTAATCGGAATAGCCAAGGATTCAAAAGTATCACCAATCGACTTACCTGCATATTTACCCGTTTGGGAGAATACTCGTCCCATGTCAGCATAAGAGATAAAGAAAGGGACTTTACCTTTCGTGACAAACTCTTTATAGGATTTACCAATCAGTTTGTCTTCTCTTACGACCACTAAACTTTTAATCAAAACACTACCAGGCTCGTAAGTGAGTTCGTAGTATTTTTCATCATTAATCGTAATGGTGTTAATCGCATCAGGATCTGAATGTACACTCGCCATACAGTTAAAGATGGCATAGTGTGTTTCCTCAGGATTGGTAATCAGAAACAAGCTATAAAAGCTAGTGTCACTACCCACACGAGCAAGACCTACCATTTCGTAACGAACGGGAAATATAATCTTACATCCTGTGGTCGTAATCAGTTGGTTATTGACTTCTTTTAAAGAAGCCATGATTTTATCTTTATTACGAATACCGTATCTCATGGTAGGTCTATTCCTTTAATTACTCTTTGACAATTTCAATTTGTCCTGCTACCCATTCAATCAAGATATTGATAATAGCAGTAGAAACGATAGTCGCTGTATCCAATTCTGCTTTCGCATTTTCAGCTTGAATCAAGTGTTTCAGAATCAGACTAGCCATGGTGTCTTTGAAGAACAATTCACAAACCACATCAGAAACCACGATAGGCAATTCAGTTTCCAAAATACGAACGCCAGGATAGTAGGCATTCAGGTATTTAGAAATAATACCACGATATTCCAAAGTCGGTTTGTCTTCAATGAATGCTTTCAGTTCAGCATGCTCATCATTCTTCGTATTGTCAATCAAAGTCAATACAGCAGAAACAATGGCATCAAATGTACGTGCGGCACGACGAGTATTATCAATCGCATTAGCAGTAGTCAAGATCAATTGACCACGACGAGCCAAGTCTTCAGCATTTTCATTAATGGCATCCAATTGACGATAAGCCATCGGATTACCACTGTTCATGATACCTACCAAGATATCCGCTTTATTAGCGACTTCAAAAGCAGCATAAACGTCGTAGAAGACATTAATGGTTTTGGTTTCTACTGATACAGAAGAAATCATGGTTTTAGCAGAAACAGCACTAGAGTACATATTTGCAAAAGCAAATACCACACGAGTACAAGCCACTTTAAAGAACAAGCACCAAGTTTTCAATTCAGCTTCAGAAATTTGCAAACCACGAATCGGCTCTTTTTCCAATTTCTCAACAGCCAACAAAGCAGTCAAGTACAGAATAAAGTTTTTGTAAGTACCGGCAGCATCATTGATGGTGTGGTTAGGTTGTTTCAGTAAGCTCCAAACATCTTGGAACAAATCACCACCAAATTGTTTCGTATAGACTTCAGACAAAGTCATGATACCTTCATTGGTTTCATCATCTTCAGTACGAATCAATTCTACCAACAAACTGTTTTCAGGATTTTCAAAAGTCGGCTGAGTAGCTGGTCCACGTTGACCTGGGTTGTACAAAGACATCAGGTTTTGAATACGAGGCAAGATTTTCTCGTAGACAAAGCTTGGTACTTCAATTTGATTGATTTTGAATTGAGAGAAAGGATCTACTCGTACAGAGAGTCGTTCACTTACATCAGCCACGACATCACGAATAATAGGGCTGACTGTATTACGAGTAAAACTCAATTGGTTTTTAAGAGGATTGATGCATTGCTCTTCAATCGCATCGTAAGCTTGATAAATCGCTGCACCTTCAGTAAAACCAAATTCAGTATAGCATTTATCAATCACACTACCCAAAGAATGTTCTAAACACTCCTGAGAAGCAATCAAGCTTTCACTAGGCATAGCGTTTTGTACCAAAGCATCCAATGCAGTACCTGCTACAGCCTTCAATTTAGTACCAGGCAATAAAGTACTTTGTGCAACATCATTTGCCAAGTTGATTAAGTTTGGTCCAAACATTTTAATTATTCTCCCTTAGCAATAATCCGACGTTGCAGTTCTGCTAACGCCATTTCTTCCAGAATAGGTTGATTAATCAGTTCACCTTCTACAGAGCCAGACACTCCAGTGACATCACGAATTAAGCGCTGTGCAAAAGTACTGACTAATGAAGCTGCTGCAGCCAGTACAGTAGCATTTTCAGTATCTTTAACCATTTGATCCATAGTTACGTTTCCTAGATCTAAAAAACAAAAATAGTAAAGCTTAGAAATAATAGAGTGCTCTATTGACTAGAGCACTCTTATATTCCTAATCAGGTAAAGTAATCTTTATTTATTCGACAGGTATTCCTGTCCAATGCGTTTAGACATTTCCACCAGAATGCTGTTGGACATACCCATTAAGAATGGACTGTTTACAATACGATTATAAACCGATTGACTACCAAAGACAGCATCAATCTCTTCACCTGGTTGATTACCCTCAATATTGATCCGAGGAGATTCTTCAAAGACATGTGCAATAGTGGCCTTTAACTGGGCGCCAAAAACCAATTTCGTAATATTCACATGATTCGCTACATCACGCAGTGTGCTAAGACACATCCCTAGCTTTCACTAGGATACTAGACTATATCTACACCCTAATCAATATTAGGGGCTTCTTGTTTCCATTTAAAGCTTTCGCTACCCGCTTGGGCCGTACACGGAGGCTAACCCGTTAGTCGTTGAACGTTCCTATTATAAAATAGGCTTCGCTGCTGACTACCCATTGTATCATCCATTACGATTGTCACTGTATTCTTAATAAATACGAGTACGTAAGGCTTTAGGGCTTCCCAGCAATTAAAGAAGAGATCACTTACCAATTACTCAGTAAGCGGACAATTAATTTCATCGCCTTGTGATAAATAGTTTTTGCTCGTAATGGTAAACTTAATTACAGCAGTATCGAGTAATAAGGGATTACCATTGACTCGATAAGTATCGTCTACCATTCCAGTATAAGGCATCTTACCTAATGCCTTTTGTCTGGCTACAATCTTAGAGTCAGATAAGTTTGCAATCTTCCTCAAAGATTCACTCATGTCTTCTTTATCACCATTATAGAATACTTCTACTTTATCGACTACACCTTTTACACTACTCTTAGGCACATTAGCAGAAATACTCTTTAAGAGATCTAAAGATTCTTCATCAAAGAGTTTCGTATCATTTGTTAAAGCATCCTCAATAAAGCACAATGGATCATCTACCATTACCTGAGTACCAGGCTTAGCCAATCGATGAATACTTTGTTCAAAGTTTACGACCACTTCTTTAACTACAGTGGTTTGAATTTCAGTGTCTAAACTCAATCGTTTTGAAATAGCAGTCGAGTCTTCATACGTATAAGGACTCTCCATTAATGCCACTCGTACTAATTTACCAGGCTTGTAAGCAATGCCTTTGGGATTTAATGGATCCTTAGTAAAGAATCCAGAGTGATAAGCAATCACATCACCTGCATCTAATTTATCTCCTACTTTTACATTAGAGACAACATCATGAGGCATGGTGAATCCACCACTACTACCGAACTTACGACCAATCTCTACATGACGTAAAGTACCATCTTCGTATTGTACCGTAACAGCATAGTCATTGACTTCAATGACTTTACCTGGTTTATCAGCAGTCGCAGCAAAAGTATCTCCAGCTCTTTGTACCAGTTTATTATCATAGCCCGTACGAGTAGGCATTATATGATACCCTGTTGCTGCAATCGTGTGCAATTGCTGCGTCCCAATAAATACTGCTCTTTTTGGCTTTCATTAAATAACACAAGCACTATATGCATTTCTGCATATTCTTGTATTATTACAATAATTAGACTATATCTTACTATAAGCTGGTTAGGCTTACAGTCCGTCCGCTTCAGGAGTCCGCACTAAGCAGACTCCCTACTCTACTCACTTCCACTCGTTAATCCTTATTTACTAACAAGCGTGTTTTCGATAGTCGTTGAACCTTATTCTACTTTATATTCAGGAACAGTAACGAATATAGAGTTTTCTCGACTGTGGTATTCATTAAACACTCTCCCGTCTTTCTTGACGTTCAATTTTAATTTAATTCTACCAAAGAAGAAATCTCTTTCGTTATAACCAGGAAGATGAGTAATGTCGTGGAAGAAGGTATCAAAGTCATTCCAATAATCAGGCATCCTTTCGGAATCCATCTTATAGAATTGTTGTTTAATTCTTCTTCTAATTACACTATCTATCTTATTTCTAGGTAATTGCTCAAAAGCAGAATCTTGGCTGCGGATTTTCTCTATTACTTTGCTTTTTACCGTATCGGTTTGATTAGAACCGCCCTCAGGTATATTGCTATCCTGAGTTGGTACAAAGTACTTGGCGAGAGGTCCCCGCAATTCAAACGGTTTAAGGACGACCCAATCTCTATAAAAGAGCCATTTATAACCCATTACATCAAGCTTGTTCCTACACCGATACGAAATAGTTGTCTTTCCTACATTAAAGAATCTGCCTGCATCAGATACTGATAAGAACAACATTGGTTTTTCGTTTTCATTGTAAACCAATATTGGTTCTAATTCAGTTTTCTTATCAATCAATTCTTTTAACGGATCCATTACCAATCTCCAAGGATTGGGATTGTCTCGGAATTTAACTAAATGCGAATCTGGAACAAATGGCTGTTCTTCTTTAGATAGCCAAAGCCACAGTGTAGATAACGGTAAGTTTAAATACTCAGCCGTATCGCTTAATGTATCAAAATCGTACTCTTGCGTAGTTAAAATATTCTTAACAGAAACAGGTCTTTCTTTCTCAGTTAGAAAGATTAGACCTTCATTAGGAAACTCTTGATCTGGTCGACAGTATTGCCATCCTTCTGGGTAAACCTTGTGAGGATTATCCATACGTCCAGAACCAGTAATTAAATCCTTGCAAATACCTATGTGTTTCTCACAAGCATTACAGCTTTCAAACAAGATAACTTCTTTAGTTTCCCAATTTCTAGCTTTTACAGGGATATACCTATTGATATATCCGCCTTTATCGAAAGCTCTTCTTAAGTTTTCCTGGTTAGTCACTAATTCTAAATTCTCTAAACGGTTATCACTTTTGTTTCCGTTTAAATGATCAGTAACCATTCCTTTAGGCCATTCGGTAGATTCAAGAATATAAGTCAACATGAGTAATCGGTGGATAAAATTCAGTTTAGACTTATTTCCATCGGAAAGATTAACAAATAGATACCCGTCGTTATTCTTAGTAAGTTTAAGCTCTTTGACTTTATCGAATAGGGTGGAAATGACTTTACCATTTTTACTGATAAAATATCTTCCATTATAACCAGGAATTTCTTTAAATGTTTCATTGTTAAACTGCATTGTTTTTAACATCTTCAATTCTCCAAAATAAGAGTGATTAACCTCAGATGTTTTACAACGCTATAAATATTTTACAATATGCAGTAGACGCATAACTTCTTGTGAGTTTAAATAGCTCAGCTCAATCAATCGTCCATATCGCAACAAGGCATCATCATGATCGTAGCACTAAAGACATTCTCTGGTTTCAGATCAGGATTCATTTCACCTGTACCTGTATTCTCAGGAATGCCGTAAAGATTTGTAAACTTAGGATTAGCTGACATGTAGGTACTAATACCTGCATCTGAGCTATCCTTCGTTGCTTCAGAGACGATACCAATAGCGTTTAAGTGGTGTTGTCGTGTTCTTTTCACCATGGATTGTTTAGAACGACCACCATTACCTGTAAAGGTAATTTCTTCACTTTGCTTCAATTCTTGCAAAGGATTCAGTGTTTCCACAATACGTTTTGTGGTGTCTTTATTAATAGCCATCCAAACGGCTTCAGGATTCAATTCTACTGGGTAGTTGGCTTTGATACCGTGACGATTGTGTTCACGCAGTGCTCGTACTAAATGCGTATACACTTCACCTGCCATTCTTTCAAAACCACGAATCCTTTGTTCGGACATGTCGACTTCATCTTTGTGCTTATAATCCACTAACATTTCTACACAGCGAATCAATAAACCACCAAAGTCTACAGGCTCTTTCATGTCAATCAAAATCCGCTCAGTAATTGGATCGACAAACATGTTATAATAAAGATCAATTTCTTTTAAGTAACGACCAGGAATCTTAATAGATTCTAAAAGGTTAAAGAATTGCTCTTTTTCATTCAGGTCGTAAATAGACAGACGATTCAAATCTGGAATCTTACTCAAGCCTGCCATGATCAAGCTTGTAATTCTATCTCGTTTAGAGAGGACTAGATTAAAGTCATTAAAGAGAATAGCATATTCATGACTTTCTAGTTTCAATCGTTTTCCTACTGGTTCAGTACGATAGTATTTAGGTTCTAAAGAAGCTAGTAACTTAGTAATGCCTAATCGGTAGCAGAGTACCAACCCAATCGGAATGGTTTTACCCATGATATCGATATTAACGGTTTCAGTAGGTGCTTTAACAGGATCTAATCCACACAATGTTTCAATCGACCCTAATTCTACTAAATTACCATCTTGAATAGAGTAGAAGTTATTGTCTGGATCAATAGCTACAGGATATTTCTTCTTGTGTGTACCCACGAATACCATATTCGTCGTTTCAGCTTTAATGACAAAGTCTCGACCAAAACGCTCTTCAGCACTCTTGCGATCGAAATACAAGAAACACTCTTTAGTGGTAATCGCTTTAAAGTTACGAGACAATACTGAATAAACATAAGGTGCTTTTAAGTGATTGTCGAACATGTCACCAGAACGTGTTTCTAATACGTCTTGGTTTTCATTATCAAAAGCATTCTTACGAATACCGGCTACTAACCATTTCTCGTAGTTAAAGGCACGAGAAGTATCACGAGAAGCAAATGTCTTACCAAAGTAACTCGATAAAGATACCGTACTGTCGTCAATCTTACGAATCGGTAAATCGTATCGTTGATGGCAGTAAGTATAATTCTTACCGCCAATCGTAAATGTACCATCAGGATTAATCTTAGGTAATTTCACTCGTATCGTAGAAGCTTCACCTTCAATCGGTTTAATCTTCATGGAGTAAACAGTATAAGTACCAGAAATGTTTTCTACTTCTGATTTCTTAATATCCTGTACGACTACACCTGCAGCTTGTACACCTACCATCATGGAAGCGACATCACGCTCTAAGAATTCAGTAATGTATTTTTTATCGAATACTTTTAAAGTCGAAATGCCTTTAGTATCTTCTTCAGTAATATTGAGTTCTTCAGGCTTGATATCAATCATCTCACCTACAGTACGACTACCTTCTTTACTTAATGTTAAAGTATTGTATTTACCAAAAGCTTTTCGTATCCCATCGAACTTACTTACAGTCATGGGATTACTTTTGGCATATTCCTCTAATACGAGTTTACCTTTAACACTGGGAGAAATAGGCGCATCGACTTTCTTGACTAAAGTAACTTTATCTTCAGTCTTGTAGTTTTTCAAATCCAATACATCAGACGTATCGAATTTACCACCAATGGCTTCATCAAACTCTGCTTCTTGTTCAGAAACGATTGGCACTAACTTGCTTACCTTAGTGAGCTTATTTAAAGTCTTAGGATCGTCGACTACTTCGACTAATTCTTCATCTTCTTCATCGAGGATATCAGAGACGACTTGTACTTCTTTATCTTCATGTACTTCGCCTAATTCATTGTAGTACTCATCTTCAGGACGAGAGACTTCTTCCTCTTCGCCTTCTTCAAAGTCTACATCTTCTTCCTCTTTTTCAGCATTTCTCAAATCCTGACCATACTGGCGTTCGTAATCCTTAGGATTGTATCGATTAATGTCATCTTCTTTAGCAATAACATCATCTTCATCTGTTTCAATACCAGCATCATCACTCACTTCAAGATTCTTTTCAGCAATCTCTTCTTCAGTTAACTCAATGCCTTCTTTAGTCAAAGCAGCAGTATGCAATTTCAACAGAATATTGATAAACTGCTTACTCATCAAACGAGCATCAATCTTACCATTAGGATTCTCAAAGCTTTTTCGCCATTCGTCTAATAACCCTAGATTAAATACTGTAAAGACATTATTCTTTACTAATACTACATTAATCTTATCTAATAGACTCTTAGGCATTTTAGCAAATACAGATTTCTCTCTATTTAAACCAAGCCACTTCCACATCTCCAATACAAAGATGTTTTCTAAGTTATCTAATTTCCTAAATAACTCTACATTCATCCCAGTAATGGATTTCTTTAAACTAGAAATAGGCATCAATTCATTCGGTACATTGATTACCCAGAATTGATTATAATACCCATTATAGTTATTCTGTACATCTACCATACCTTTCAATACAGTATTCAGTACATTCATGTTTTTATAATAGCCTACATGAGTCGTATTACCTAGATACTTATATCGCCTATCTATTAACGAATAATTCAGTACCAAAGGCACCATCATCTCAGGCTTGTACTTATCCATTTCCACGACTTTCTTAAACCGTCGATTCAACTTCAAGTACTTTTGTAATTCTACTACTTGAGTAGCACTTTTAATCCCTAAAGTACCCAATCGAGAAGCAATATCCATGTAGGAATAAATAGGGACTTTTAAAGAGCCTTTCTTAAATAAAGCATTCTTCTCACTAGGACCAATATCTGCACTACTACTCGGAACATAGTGGTAAGCAGATTGTTTCGGTAAGAAGAACTGACTGGTATTAAAGATCCTGGGATTCCCATAATGGGTAACCATTCTGTTCCCAAGCTTTAATTGAAATTGTTCAAAGTTAATCATTCTGAAAAAGCTTCCTTTAAACAGCAGTTTATAAAAATGTTAAATTAGTAAAATATACTCTCCAGGGACGAACCACTGGAGAGCATACTTCATCAAAATGATTTCTATAACCTTAAAGAATATTCCCTATACACTAGGTACATCAGAAAGGTTATGGCAAACAAATTTAACGGTATCGTAGTTCACAGAATAACGTATAGAACCATCTGGTCCTACATAAGCCCGTTTTTGTTTCTTGTACTGAATAATTTCATTGCGTGCTTCTTCAGTTAAAGCAGAGAGGATATTTTCCCTATCGCCATCAAATTTAACTATCACCTTCCGATAGTCAAGAACATAGACATCTAAAGAATACGGTAGTATTAGTATAGATGTCTTAAGGGATTTCTTCTAAAATAAGTTTACTTTACTACTCACTATATATGAAGAAAATCCGATTTCGAAACTAAATTAGGATGATTTAAGTTAAGGACTATATAATCGCTTAAACTTCGGTATTACCAGTACCTAGGTTTAAGAGTACAGAACACCACTTCCGTACTGGCACATAGAGGCTTACCAAGCCACTGTACCCGCCCTCCATTTCAGGATTGTTATCACAACAACGCCTTACGCCTTTCGGCTAGTCTCTGAACACAAATCCTTCTCTAAATAGAGAATAGGATTCTTCGCTGCGGATTGCCCTACTGACTTATCTCTTTTACTGTACTCTGGTTAATTACTCCAGACCCTACTGTGTATTACTACCAGTAGTTAGTGTATAAATCTTTTACAGGGTGTTCCCGTCAATTAGAAGGGTTTTGCTAGGACATAACGTCCATGGGGACCTCGATTTATCAATAAACATTTATTTAAGGAGTAACAATAATGTTACGCAATTATACCAACCAAGAAAAAATTTGTTTTTACCGTGATCTAGCTAACCACCATAAGTACTTTGTAGAACAAAGTGGAGAAGTATATTTTACTGTTCCTAATGATCCTAGACGCTATGCTGTAGAGAAGAAAGAAGAGAATGGAATGCTCTACGTATATATTAAACCTTTAGGTAAATGGATTCGTGTAGCTAATATTGTTAACTACGCTTACAAAGGTTTGTATCATGACGTGTTTGATGAATTGATGGAACAAGAGGTTACTTTCCTAGATGGTAATCCAGCCAATGTACATCCTTCTAACCTAATCTGGAATAATGGTAATTCTAAAGAAGATGAAGAAGGATTTAGAATCATTCCTGGTTTCGTCAGACATCGTATTAATCGAAAAGGTGAAATCAAGAATGAACGTGGTGGGATTACTTGTGGAAGATTAACTAAAGGCTCTGGTAGTGCAGGTGCTAAAGATTACATGAAAGTACATGTCAAAGCAGACGTATCAGGAAAAGAAAGAGAATACGTGCTGATTGGTGTACATCGCTTATTAGCATTAGCATACTTACACATTCCAAATGAGTTCTACAAAATGGATGTAAGCCACATTAACGATGACTCTTTAGATAATCGTATTGAGAACTTAGAATGGGCTACCAGAAAATCGAATAACTTAAGAGCAGTACAAAATGGGTCAGTGAAAACCAATCCTGTATTAGCTCGTAATTTCGAAACAGGAGAAATATTAGAATTCCCTAGTATTTGTCAATGTGCTCGTTACTTCGACGTACATCCTACTCGTATTACCACAAACTGTAAGTCTAAAGGACAAGTTACCTTTAGTAATGGTTTCCAATTCTGTTTGAAATCTGATCTAACTGGCTGGGGTGATACCAAACCAAATGGACATCAAGACTACAAACAGTTAACCAAAACAGTCATGAATGATAAACGAATGAAAGACCTACTAGGTATCGAATTTCCATTACGTATTTTCGATAAGGCAAAAAATGAATCAGTTTATATCGAAACGTTAACTGAATACTTTAAGTATTTCAAGTTAGACGATCGATATGTGGTTGTTTCTACTAAATAAAGTTTATGTTTAGGTAAGTACTTATCAAGTATCTGTATTCGTTTATAGGTACTTGGTAAGTATTAAATCCTGATATTAAATACATTCTACAACTACTATAAAGATAGGAAAGTTATAAAAAATGCTTTAAAATCAAGGATTTGCATTTCTGATCCCCACCCTGCCCGCCAAGTGATGCTAACGGCGGACATAAAGAAGTAATGGTGTCTACACCATTAATAGGAAACTGATAGAATGGTTCTACGGTTTCATCAATCTCCCAATTGTCATTTAACATACGGCGCTTTTCAGCTTTCGTAGTCGTCATGACTTTTGCAAAGCTTGGTACATTACTTTCAATACCAGTAATTGGATAACGTACAATACTGCTTGGTGCATTATCAATCAAGTGTATCGTAGTAATATACAACAATTCAATAAAGGTTAAAGGTGTGACTAAATCACGACTTTTATCCTTAGGCAATTCTTCAATACCATTGAGTATCTTAAAGGTACCATCTTCGCCTTTGTAAATCAAAGCAAGATATCGACCATCTACTTCAACAGGATTGTGTCTGACACTTGTAGGACGGAATCGCTGAATCAATTTCTTAATCCCTTCATCCGACTGAAACAAGTCATGCCATTGCTGTGATAAATTTACTTCTTCAGATTTCAAAGTTTTCTTATTCACCAATCGAACAGGTTCTAATGGGGAAACAAACTTCTCAGCTAAAAAGCTATTCTTAATCCCACGTACAGAAAAAGGTAGACATCCAACTAATTGCTGGAATAAACCAACCATGGTGTCGTTAAAACCAATATTGGCTTTATTGTTTAAGAATCGACCTGAAGGTTTAACAGCCGTAATCACGTTAGCTGTACCATTGGCTACAGTACGTGAAGCCCATTTACCTTGAATCAATTTCTTCTTACCATGTCCTGTGATTTCACCTAAGTACATGTAAAGCTTTAATGCTGTTTTCTGAATCGCATTGCGTGTAGAGTTTACTGCACTTAAATTCATCTTAGTCGAAACACTAGACAAAGAATTCGCTAAAGAGATTAACTCACGATAGATTTGGTTAATCTCGTCGTGGTCTACCATCCCTTCTTTAAATTCTACATCTCGATAGCCTGCTTGTAAAACAATGAACTTATCGAGTTTATAGATTCGTCTGTGTTTCTTTAAAAGTTCATTGAGTTCTTTACGCTTAGGAGAATTGGTTTCAGGCATGACTAATTCATCTAAGTGCTGCATGAAGAAGTCGTATCCTGTTTCGCCATCTAAAGCATTAGACTTATCAAAGAACTTCGTCTCAGGATTCCATTTAGCAAAGGTCACTCCATCCATGATTTCTTCTAATAAAGAAGAAGAGGAAATCAATTCCCGATAGACTACCGGATGGATAATCTCGACATTTAAGTCAATATACGCTTGCTTTGTCATCCGCTCTGGAGAACCCATCGCGCCGAAGATTTCATTAGACCATAAGCCTTCTGGATGTAACTGATAGTTTGCGCCTGTAAACATCTGGGTAGACTTAACAGGATTTAAACTACGATACAATTCACCTTGGTTTAAGTTCAGTAAACTAAGATTAAAAGGCTTTTGATGATCAAGTGCTTTTTTGATCTTATCGTCCATAAAGTTTCATGACTTCCTTTCTGGTTAAAAAATTCATTTAAAGAAAATAAAGCAGTCTTATCTATATAGCAATAAAACTATATAGAAGATATGACTACTTTGGCTTGTAAATAGAGCCATCTATAAAATATTCAAGCTTTAATTAAAATTAAAACAGGAGTACTTACATGGCGATTAAAAATCGTGTAGGTAAAGCTGTAGCCGATGACTTGGACTTTAAGTTCGACTTTGATAGCTACGAGGATCAGTTCCCAGATAGTTGGGATACAGTATCCGAGGAATACAGTAAGGCTGAAGCTTCTCGTTCCCCTATTACCAAAGCCCGCAACAATGTCGTCGCAGGCTTAAAAGACGGTTTGATGAACCGTACGGGTTTAGAGCAAGTCTTAAAAGCAGCCTTCCCATCCGAATACGGAGAAACCTACGATAACTTTACTTCTGTATTGTCAGGCGTTAGTGAATCTTCCGATCTGGTTAAAAAAGAATTTAACCGATTAAAATCTCGAGGTAAAGCTTACCTTCGTCAACTCGCTCCCGTAGGGGATATGGTTGGTTTAAGCAAACTGACTAATAAGTTAAACGAATGGGGTAGTGAAGATTCGGATAATGATACCTACGGTCAAAGTAATACAGATAAACAGCGTGAACGCGAAGACAGTATTCAGGCTTCTTTAGGCGAACTCTTCTCCATACAAAACCGTATGGCTGAGCATCGTTCTAAAATAGCAGAAGCCAAAGAAAATCAAAAAGAAGCAGTAGAAACTGTTCGTTTCCAAGGACAGATTAAAGCCTTAGCTTCGATTGATTCTTCTTTAAGAAATCAAGTATCCTTCCAAAATAAGAATACCTTCAATTACTATCGTAAATCGATAGAAATCCAATTACGTAAATATCACCTCTTAAGTGATATCTACAATACCCAAACACGCACTTCTGAAGCCTTAATCCAAACCTTAAACGAAATCAAACTCAATACTGGCTTACCTGAATTTGTTAAAATGAGAAATTCAGAAGCTGCTAAAGAAATGCTTCGTTCTAAAGCATTGGAAGGAATGCATAAAGGGATTTTTGGTAGTGGTGACTTTATTACTAAGTTAACTGAAAACTTAGTGGGTAGTGTCCGTAATGCAATTGGTACTTTTTCAGACTTAACGGATATGTTAGACCCGATGGTTGAACAAGGTATTTCAGCCATCGTAGATGATGACCAATTAGGTCGTGACGCACTACATTCTGGTGTAGCTAATGTTTCTCCTACTTTGTTTGGTTTATTAGGTAAATATATTTTACAGAAATCCAATACAACTAAGTTTGGTCGTAAAGTCTACAAGAATGCTCAACGATTAAAAGCCTTTAATGATAACTTAGGTGAAAACGTATTAGGTGCTTTTAAATCAGGTAAGATTCATCAGTTCGGACGTAAGTTCGATAAAGAAGGTGCACTTACTGACAAGATTGTAGATTTCATGCAGCAACTGGTTTACCAATCAGTAAACAGCAAGCAATCCGTACAGTTAGACGTAGAAGGTTACGACAATTATAGCGACCAATTAGGACGAGAACAACTCGCTTCTAAAGCACAGCGCGTGGTTATTCCAGGATACTTAGCACGTATCTTGAGAGAGTTAACCATTATTCGTACTGGACAAGATGCTCCTTTATTAGAATACAATTATCGTTCTAATAAGTTTACGACTTCTGCTAATCTTACTAAAGACATTTTAAAATCTGCAGTAGGACAAAGAAACGTACAAACGATTCGTAACTTAGGTACCAGTGCTTTACAAACAGCAGGTATGTTCCAAACGAATAAGTTAACAGGACAAAGAGAATTAACTGATGGCTTTACGAATAATGACATGTTGGCTATTGGTAATGTCCTGATTGATGCAACTTCGAATAACATTGCAGTTGATGCGAAGTTCTTGTCTAATCCTAATTCATTCAGAGCAGCAATTGGTGATGAGAAAGCAGAAATCTTAGCTTCTCGTTATCGTAAAGTTTCTCGTGAAGACAAAAAAGAAAACAAACAAAATCGTGTACGTGGTTTCTTTGGATACGAGAAAGACAGATTAGGCTCGTTAGGCTCTAGTGCGAAGAATACCTTGCGTAGTATTGGTATTGGTATTCCTGAAAATACCTTACAAGCCATTATCAATGCAGGCCACGGTGGTAAACTCAGAGAACTTGGTTTGATCGATGGAATGGGTAATGTTAATACCGATAGGTTAGTCGAATTAGCGAAAGGTGTTGACAGTTACGAAGACTTCTTAGAAGTCATTGGTATTGATGAAGAAGCAGGTTCTTTGAAGAGAAGCAAATCTAAGAGAATGAGAGGTCCTAAAGGCGGTACATCTTCTTATCAAGTCGGTGAGAAAGTCATTATCCCTGGGATTACACCAAATCGTCCTGAAGATTATGTTTCTTCTCAACAAGGTCTAGCAGCTTATTTAGCGGACTCTAGTGATACACCTTACTTAGAGATTATCTCTCATCAGCTCTCTTCTTTAAACGAAACTCTATCAGGCTCTACAGGCTACGTGCCTGAACCTAAAGAATCTGCATTCCCATCCGGTTTATCTAAAGCTTTTGCTTGGACGAAGAAATTCTCTTCCAAGTGGTATGGTAAAGCCGTGGATCTTTTCCATCAAGAATGGGAAGGTGAGAAAGGTGAATACATCCGAGATAAAGCACATGAGCTTAGAGTAAGAGCTAAAGCTGCAAGACGCCGATTAGATCGTAAAACCGCTTCTGCGATTAATAAGATCAAAGCTAAGGGGAAAGAGTTAGAAGACTTATACCACGGTGATTACGAAGAGCCTATTTTAAAAGCTCGTGATTTCTTAGCCGGTAAATATCGAGATGCTGAAGGTAAAGTGATTGAGAGTATTTCTGATATTAAAGGCAGTGTGTTTGATGATCAAGGTAATCTAATCATTACCAAAGAAGATTTAATCAATACTTTCTATATCGATCCTAAAGGACGTATTTTAGAATCCAAACACATTAAGTCTTTAACTGGCGCAATAAACGATCAAAAAGACAAAGCCAAATCTCGTTGGTCTAGCTTCAAGAGTGGTTGGAAAGATAAGAAGGATGAATACTCTTCTAAATTCAGATCATTCTTAAATAATGCTAAATCGGATTTAGCGGGTTTTAGTCGTAACTTAAATCTTCCTGCGCCTTCCAGTGAACAAGATTATTACTTCCACACTATTGCAAAAAATACTGCGACTACTAATGACCTTTTAATGGAAATGTCATTGAAGTTAGAAAACCTGCAAATGATGGCAATCAATCAATTTGCCATGGGTGATAACTTACCAGAAGACCTACGTCCTCGATTCATGCAAAGGGTGAAAAACCTTTTCAATCGTAAACGTAGTTTCCAATTACCGAATCAGCAAAAACACATTGCTCAACGCATTTGGGAATTTGGTGGTTGGTTAGGTAGTTCTACGACTTCCATGGCAATGGCCATGACTCGAGCTACTGGTAATTTAGTCGGTAAAGGTTTAAAAACTGGTCTATCCTCTTTCACTAGCTTAGCTGGTTTAGGTCTGGACATGAGTGCTGACTTGATTGGTTCTTTAAAAGGAAAAGCCAAGGTCATTTCTAATCGTGCTCATGACTTAGCAGATGCTAATAAACATAAAGTCTTAGACGTTTATCGTAAAGGCGATAAAGAGCCATTGATTCGTGCAAACGAAATGAAGAAAGGTAACTATTACGACGAAGACGGTAATCCCGTTAAACAATTCATCGATATAAAAGGCGACCTCTTCGATATCGATGGTAACTTAGTCTGTGCTTACGAAGACTTTAAAAACGGCTATGTAAAAGATGGTGGTACGTTTAAAATCGTTAAAGCCTTTAACTGGTTTAGAGATTATACTTCGTCTTTAGCGACTACTGTAGGTAGCTGGGGCTTCCAAGGCTTAGTCTTACCGATTAAAATCGCTAAAGCTAGTTTTGAAGCAGTACATGGTGTCATGCGTCGTCAACTGAAGATGCAGATTAAAGATATCTACGTAAAAGGTTTCCCAGATAAACCCGTTATCTTAGCACGTGATTTACGACAAGGTAAATGTTTCGATAAAGAAACTGGAAAAGTCATTCATGACGTTTCCCAAATCTCAGGCCCAGTCGTAGACAGTGAAGGTAATGAAATCTTAACCAAGGAAGATTTACGCATTGGTTTGGTAGACTCTAGAGGTAAAGAGTTTACAGATCATTATCGTAACTTCTCAGGTACCAAACAATGGCTGATTGCTAAATCGGTAGGAATTGGTTTAGACATTGCTAAAGGATCAGTAAAACTAGGTATTGCGGGTATTAGAATGGGTGTAAACATGGGAAGATCCATGTACAACTCAGCCAAAGCATTCTTAGGCTTAGGATTTAAAGCAGGTACTAAAGGTTTACGCTTAATGGGTGGAGCTTATAACTCTATCTACGATAAGCTTACTGGTAAGATTAAAGATCCTGCTGACGCACTTTATGCTGGTCTCTCCATGACCAATGAAACTAACCAATACCTCTACGCTATTCACACGCTTTTAGATCAACGAATGCCTATGCCTAATAGCAGAGCATTTGGTGATATAGATGGCGATGGTCTTCGTGAAAACGGTATTGCCGATATTCGTCAACGTAATCGTTTAGCGAAACTCAGAGCGGCTGAAGAGAAAGCTCAAGCTAAGCGTGATGAGCGTTTAGCGAGCATGATTGGTGACAAAATCAATGGTAAGAAAAAAGGTTCTAAGGAAGACGAGAAAGAAGAAGACAGTATCTTCGAAAACCTCTTAGAAGGTTTAACGGAAGGTATTGGCGCGAAGATCTTAGGTGCCTTAGGATTAGGTAGTTTGTTTGGTGGTGGAGACGATGGTTCTGCTGCTGATTACTTACCAGATGGAGATGAAAAAGGCAAAGGCAAAGGTAAACCAGGTCGTAAACCTAAATCTCGTGCTGCTAGAATGCGTCAGGCCATGAGCCAGAAGTTCAGACGCTCTAAAGCAGGTAAAGCATTTAATGCTGCCAAGTTAGGTATCTTTGCTAAAGGTCAACAAGCTCTATCTGCTGGTCGTACTGCTATGGCTCCTGTAGCCAGAGGTGTAGGTACTGGATTAGGCATGTTAAAAACTGGTGCAAGTGCTGGTATGGCTTTAGCTGGAAAAGGTTTATCCGTAGCAGGTAGAGCATTGCCTCTTCTTGGTGCAGGTTATGCTGCTTACTCTGGTGTCCAAAACTTATCCGAAGGTAACTATGGAGCCGCTGCGCTTGACCTAGGATTGGGTGCTGTGAGTGTTATGGGTGTAGGTGGTACCTTATCTGCATTAGGCTCTGTAGGAGGCGCTGTAGCCGCCGCAGGAGCTGCTCTATTGCCTTATGCTCTAGCCGCAGCAGGTGTAGCCCTAGCAGGCTATGTCGCTTATAAAGGCGCACGTAAACTCTACGACATGTATAAAGCTGGTAAAGTAGGTGACTTAGAAAAAGCACGTTTAATGCTTTACGGTTTTGATCATGAAAAAGACGATGATTGGACAGAGAAGATCCTGAAGTTTGAACGCTATGCGATGGATGCGATTGTCACTACACCCAGTGGCTTTACTTTAGATCCTAAGAAAATGGATCCAGAAGTTGCTTACGATCTCTTCGGATTTAAAGAAGACGATGCGATACAATCCCAAAAATGGGCCATTTGGTTTAATCAACGATTTATTCCTGCGTTTAGTAAATCATTAAACGTATTGAAACAAATCAATCCAAAATACACCATTGAGGATTCTTACAATCTAGAAGGCGAGAATGCAACCAAATACTTAAATGCGATTAAGCCTGGACCTAATGAATACAATGCCATGTATTCTCCGTTTAAAGACTTAGAAGCATTGGCAGTAAATGGTGCTCAAGCTTTGGAATTCATCAATAAAGTATTAGAGAAAGTCTCTAAAGGAGAATCTCTAGGAAACGATGGATTTTTGAAGAGAACTGCTAAATCGGTATTCAATGCAGTTACCTTACCTGCTCGCTTAACGTATAAAGCACTGAAGTTTGGTGCAGACATGCAACAAAAAATAGCGAAGACAGTTTTGAAAACAGGTGATAAGTTCTTAAGCAGTAAAGCTATGTCTTATACTCCTATTGGTACGCTTTATACAGGAATTAAATCTCTATTAGGATTCAAAGGACCTGTAGTCGCAACTAATGGTAATTCTGTTGCAGGTGAAGACGGTAAATACGATCCATTCTTATCGATTAAATACAAGGCTTATGGTTTAAGTGACTTGAATGATACGACTCGTATTTCAATCTTGAATCAAGTCGAGAAGATTGTTGCTGAAGACATTACCTGGAGTAGTGGTGTAGCCACTTACGCTAAGGATATTGCTGAATTAGTAGAAAGTACCTATTCACTCTTTGGTATTGACAAGAATGATAAGTCAGGTATTGAAGTCTTAGGACGTTACTTTAAGTATCGGTTCCTGCCTATTTTCGTAAACTTAATCACGGCTACCAATAAACATTTAAATACGACGGACTTGAATAGAATTGCTAAAGCTCGTCCTGCTATTAAAATGTTAATCGTCAATGATATTGTTAATATTCCTGTTACAATGGATGAAACCAAGATGACGACTTGGGACTTTAGTCTCAGTCCATTTGGTACCATCTTGAATACAAACAAATCATCGATAGATGGCGATGTGGAGAAGTTGAAGAAAGAGGTAGAAGCTAAAGGTCAATCGGATGCTAAAGTCAAAGCTGAAGAAGCAGCGAATCAGTCTAAGTCACTAGGTGATCGCATTAGAGACTTTGGTAAGACATTACTGAAAGCTACACCGTTTGGATTCATGGCAGACATGATGGATAAACTGCTACCTCAAGGCTTTAAAGATAAGGTAGCTGAATTTGCCAATGATGCTGGACAAAAAGTTTCCGATGTTGCTAACCAAGCAAGTAGTTGGTTTAGCAATAATGTCTTAGGTAAAGTAACTGGCACTCAAGAAGAGATGGGTTTAGCCCTTTACTCTGCATTTAGAAAGTCAGGATTCTCCGATGCTCAATCACGTGTACTGACTGCTGAAGTCGGTCGTGAGAACGCATGGCGTCCAGACATTATCTTCGGCACCCATATTGACCCTGCAAACGGTGCAACCAACGCTGGTATGATTTCTTGGCAAGGTGGTCGTGTAAAACCATTACTGGCTGCTTTACAAGCTAAGGGATTATTACAGAACGGTAAGATGATTCGTTCTCAAGAATCGTTGCAAGCACAAACTGACTTTATCATGCAGGAGATGCGATCTAAGTCATTCGGTGCTTCTGCTTCTAACAGTGCGGCTGTAGATCGATTCCTGAACAATCCAAACATCGGTATGCAAGAAGGTATGGATTTAGTTGGCCAACACTACATCAAGTGGGCCATTAACAATCCTAAATACCGAGCTGGCGGTATTAAGAACCGAAACATGTTCTTGGATAAGCTGAATCAGTCTTTAGGTAAACCAGAGAACGTGCAGAAGGTCAATGCTACTCCAGCGGGGGTTACTACACGAGCTGATTGGAATAATCAAGCAGGTGTCAATACCAGAGCTGACTGGAACAGAATGAATCAATCACCTACTCAAGCTCCATCTAAAGAATACATGATGGGCATGAAGGTGTTTGCAAATGCACGTCAACACGTGATGAATAATAAGTCTTTGACTGATATTCAGCGTAAGAAAGCATTAGCAGATATTGATAAATCTGCTCACCAGTTCATGGAACAAAATGGACCTCGTGATGTACAGTATAACTACGATACTTCTTACATGCCAAATACTGGTACTAAGGTAAATGCTAAGACTAAACCAGGAATGGTAGCAGCTTGGTGTACGCGTAATGGTGCGAATGCCCACACGATCTTAGGTAAGAAAAAAGGGGGTAACTGTGCAGCTACTGTAGGTTTAGGTTTGTATCATGCAGGTTATATCAAAACACCTCGTGGTAATGGTCATGCCTATTCGTACGGACAAAAACTCTTGAACTTAGGATGGAAAGAAGTTACTGGACAAGCTTATCAAGTAGGTGACATCGCTGTATGTTATCCTAACCCAAGAGCCGCTTCTAGTGGTGGTCGTAAATACGGTCACGTTTCTGTCTTTAACGGTTCCGTATGGTGGGCTGATATTCCATGTCATTCCCCATGTCCTTATCGTGATAGAAATACCGCAGGTTATACTGTAAAAGTCTATCGTGATGGTAACTACATGAATGGTGGTACAGAAGTCGATGCTTCTCAAGGTACTGGTGGTGGTTTTGCAGGTTCTGTAGCGGCTACTACTGCAGGTGTAGCGAAACCCTCAGGTTTCACAACTACTGTAAACGGTAAGCTTACCAAAGAGCAAATCGAAAAAGGTAAGATGTATGCCAAATACGGCATTACTGAATCCGGTATTTCTGCTGCTTCTAAACTGTATAACTATACCACTCCTGAGAAAGAAGCTGTTAAGTACAATTACGATACAAGTGTTACAGTATCGGATAAGACTGACGGTAAATCTAAAACAGGTAAAGCTAAGAACAAACATGTAGATCCTAAGAAGATTTCAACTGACTCTAAGATCACTACCACGAAAGACAGTAAAGACCATGCCAGTGCAATTGCCAAATTGACTGGTACTGTAGATCCTTCTCAAGCATTTGGTAAATCGGATTCGGTTGTCAATATCTTGAAAGACTCAGGTCTCTCTTCTGCTGCTAAATTGTCTAGCCGATCAGACGTCTCTTCAGCATTGAATGGTACTTCTGTAGATAGCAATGGCGAACCTAATGACGCATTAGCTCGTCTTCAAGCTTCTGTACGCAGACTCTTAGGTATTGGTAAAGTAGATGCCTCTTCTGTCAATGCTGCTTTAGCCTCAACACAAGACAAACGTGAAGAGATGCAAAAAGAACAGAAAGGTACAAGCTTACTCTCTATGGCTTTGGATAAAGCTAAGAGAGCTGTTGTAGCCAATACTGATAAGAACAACTTAAAAGAATCGACTAAAGCGGCTGTAGAGCAATCTAAAGCCATGAAGAACGATATCGTATCTGTTTCTAATGAAATCTTGAAAGAGAATAAAGAGCAGACTAAGTTGTTAACCGATATCTTAGCCACCTTGAGAAAAGAGAAAGTAAAAGGAAAAGAAAATTCCAATAGCTTTACTCATCAAGAGAGAATGGGATTTAAACAATTAGCCAATGGCTCTTCTGATTTAAAAACCCCATCTGGTTTAAGTAAACCTGTGGTGAACATGTCTAAATAAAACCATTAACGAATACTCCGGACACTAGGTATTACGCCTAGTGTCTGGGGATATTTGTTATGATTTGAATGCTCTATTTATGCTTTATTTTATTTAAGGAACTTATCCATGGATAAAACAACAAACAAATTTACCGATAAGGATTGGGTAAGAGAACTCTTTGTTGTAGGACAAGATCAGTTAGATGGTTTGTCTTTAGATGAGCGAAACTGGTCTAGTAGTGACTATAAATTTAACGATACGGGGATGGGTGGTTCGATTGTGATTAATCCATTACCACAGCCTTCTCCTTGGACAGACCCGATTACTAACCCAGTACTGATTAAGTATAACCACGACGGCATGGGTCAGTATTTCTCAGAAACCTTTGATGATAACTATCGCATTGTAACATTCCGATTTGGTACGATGGCTTTTACTTCTTTCTTAGGTTTCTTATTTAACATGTACCACCCAGGCGCAGCAGCCTTAGTGAATAAAGGTCGAGTGCATGAGATCATTTTCCAGATTGGTAGAATCATTGGTTTTGGTGCTTCATTAGTAGCATGGCCATTACATGCGATGGCTTTGTTAGGTCAAGCAGTATCATTCATGACACGTAAGCCTACTTCTCGCTATGCTTATTTAAAACCAGGCATGACTCAATACTGGGGTGCGGCACAAACCCTCTTAAACCACTTTATGGTAAACTTAGGGTTAGCTGCTAATACTAAAGACTGGAGAGACTACTCTGCAAGTGACGGCAAGGTTGAAGAATACTACAGTTTAGATAAAGAAGATCGTATCGCGGCAGCAAATGCATTCCCAGATCTTTATGGTCAGAATAGTATTCAAAAACACATTTTGGATTCCCCAGGTTCTTATCTAGATATCATTTCAGTAGCTAACCGTGGACAAAGGTTAGCAATTAAAAGACGTGAAATCGTTGAACAATTCATTGATAGCAAAAGTAGTAATCTATTAGGCATGTTAGAAGACATGTATCGTGGTCAGAAAAGCCGCGCCGGTGCTTCTTTAGCCAAATTATACAGTCTTTGGAAGAACGCTTCTATTTACGATCCTTCTTCCTCTACGGGTGGTGTAGTAGGTAGTAGTATCGGTATTGGTTTAGGCAGTCAAGCTCAAGATCAAGCACCAACTACTGATGAAAACGGGAATGTAGTAACACCTCCGGCACCACCTCCTCCACCAGAAGGAGGACTAAACCCACCAACAGCAGTTTCTAATGATTCTGCAGACTCACCTAGTATAAATGAACTGAATGAAAACAGCCCTGGTTTAAAAGAATACTTCTTAGCAGAAATGGAAGAAGGTAGTGCTTTTGTTTCATTCCGTGTAGATGATACTGGTCCTGTTTCAGAATCATTCAGTAACTCTTATCGTGCTTCTGAATTAGCTGAGAAGATTAACTCCACTGCTGCCTCAGCTCGTTCTACCTACTTTAACTTAGCAGGTGGTAACTTAGGCGATAACGCTGTGATGAATATCATGGAGTCTATTGTTGGTGGTTTGAAGTCATTAGCTGAAGGTGTCGTAACTGGTATTGGTTTGGAAGGTCTTCTGATTGCCGGTGGTGGCGGTATGGTCACCATGCCTAAATATTGGGAATCTTCAGAAGTCACTTTACCTAAAGCTTCTTATTCCTTTACGCTAACTTCACGTTACGCTAATCGTCGTTCTGCTTTGCAAGATATTTACATGCCGTTAGCTTGTATCCTAGCAGGTGCAATGTCTCAAGCCGTAGGTAAACATGCATACTCAGCTCCGTTCTATTGCGAGTTCTACGATAGAGGTAGGATGCAATCACGTTTTGCAGCGATTGATTCCTTAACCATTACTCGTGGTGATGGTACTGTAGGTTTCACACCAGAAGGTCTATTAATGTCTTGTACTGTAAGCTTTACCTTAGTTGCAATGGAAGAACATGTCTCCATGCCTCTGTCTGAGAAATTTAGCCTTACTGAATCGTTGGTTACGTTGTTAGGGGCGACCATGATTACAGGTGATGTTACTAAAGCAGCATTAGGGGGACTAAGCACACAGATCGCCCGCGGTTTGTTCGATGACGATAACCAGCTCTTAGACTGGTTAGCTGTATTAACAGGTATGTCTTTAAATGAACAATATTACATTGGTGCTAAACTAAGACGTCGTGTTCGTCAACGTCAGTTAGACGTTAATGCAGCATTCTCTACACCTTCTTTTGCTTCTTATCTATCGGAAACTACAGTAGGTTCAGTACTATCTGCATTAGTATTTCCATATCGTGCTGGTCGTTAAACATATTGCTATTACTCCTACTCCTTTTTGTGGAGTAGGAGTAATACTTTATGTTTTAACGTGCTAATACATTTGCTTTAAAGTCAGCAGGTGAAACCAGCATATCGGTTCTTTGAGTACCATTGATGATAAACTCACTATGGTCATTAGAGAACTCTCTACTGAAGCTTGTAGAACCTTTGGTAAAGACTTGATGTAACAACATCAGTACTTCATTATCTTTATCAGTATATTCGTAACGAATCAAACCTCTACCGGTTTTACCTTTATTATCCTCAGGATTTAAGTAGTATCGATTCGCTAGAGCAGTTTTAATCAATGCTTTAAAATCAGTAGAAGCATTCATGAAGATTCTTAAGTTGAAAACCTTCCTTTGACTACCTCTGTCTATCCAAAGCATTTCTCCACCTCTAAAGGCATAGATCGTTTTCATCAATTGTTCAAAAATCAAATTACGATCTTTTTCTTTATTAAAGACAGCACTAAAGGTAAATTCAGAAATCATCTTCTCGACGACTTTACCAGAGATCATTTCCATTCGTTGTGGATCAGAAGCACCAATGGCATAATACATGGTAGTATAATCACCATTCTTAGCTAAGTCGTAAATGATATTCGCAGTGACATCTGTAGCGACATCCCAAGACGTGCCATTCTTTTCACCACTTACTAAATTCCTAAATTCAGAACCAATTTCTAAACCTAAGTTAGAGAATTCTTTAATGACTTCGGTAACGGCTTCTTTAACGGCTAGTACATCTTGTACATCAACTAATTGATAGCCAGTAATGTGCTTAGTTAATTCATTCAAACCATTCAGAATGGATAAGTCACCATTCTTAATCTTCTTAACTTCACCACCGACTTTAATCGCTAGTTTAGCACCTTCGATAACACTATCGATTTTCTTAACGTCTAAACCAGCACGAGATAAAGCTGCTTTCGCACCAGGGGCTAAACTCTCTACTGCACTTAAGAAGTCTTTTTGTTTAATCGCATTCTTAGCAGTATTTGCACTCTTTAAGTATCCAGATACCTTAGAGAGCATGTCCTTACCACCACGTAACTTCTCACCTAGCTTATTCAAATCTAGGTTTAATGTATTGGCAAACTTATAAAGACTATTTAATGTACCATTATTAAAGTCTATTAAATAGGCATCTTTCGTTGCCATGCTGTTATCTTGAGAAGAGTTATAGACCGTGGTATTCTTATTCTTTTTATCATTAGCTGCACTCTTACTCGTTGAAGCAGAGTGTTTGCCTTTTGAAGCATGTTTAGGTGGTACGGGTTTACGTTTCACCTTTTTACTGTTTGTAGCCATAATCGTCTTTCTTAAAACTAAAAAAAGAATAGTATTCTAAATCATACGTCTAGACTACTACTCCCTGAGGAAATCCCCAGAGAGTAGTCTTATCTAGATAATTAGTTATTCAAATCTACCAGTTTCGGTTTAATGTTATTCAAGATACGAGTCATTTGTTTATCACGCATTTTGAACTTATTATCCGAATCAAAGTAGTAAGCTACATACGGCAACTTATTACTCATCACCATTTCCAGAAGATCTGGTTTAGACATGATTGAATAAACCAAGAATTCTTCTAACAAACTGTCTGGAATGAATTTGACTTCGTATTCATTTTCTCCAGACTTGATTTGTTTGTCTACATATTCACGTAAACGAGCACCACATAAAGAGCGAATGTTCTCGTCCTTATTCTTTAGTTTATACCACGTTACGGCAGCAGAGATGGAAATGAAACTACCATAACGAGGATGATAAAATACTCGCGTATGGTCAATGAACAAACGTTCACCTAACAAAGTGGCTGTATCATTGAGATTAATACGGATATGGTCAATACCGTCTTTACTTGGATCGATATTGGTCATGTCCAGTGTTTGGTCTACAGACAAGTCCAGTTCACTCATCTTGATTACCCTCCTTACGAACTTGTTTCCCCAGCGAATACAGTTCGTGATTAATTTCTGCACTTTCTTCATGCAGTTTTTGTTGATCGATTAGTTCTTGATTACGTACTGGTCGCTCGTACTGCGTTAAGCCTACACCACCTACGTGAGCTGTATAGGATTTAATCGTACCCGACTTACGCTGCATGGTAATGGTGATGTCTACCCAAGGTAAATCCAGAATATGGAAGAGTTCACCTAAGTACTTAATACTGATGGTTTCACGAGACAGCTCTTTCAATAAACGAGCTTTCTCGGCAGTGATCTTATTCTGGTCTAAAGTATTACCAGAGTAAGTACGCAGTGCTTCTTCGATAATCTCAGTCATTTGAGAATAGATCAAAGACTCGTCCTCCATTTGTGGATAGCCTTCTACCTCTTTACCATCGTAGTTATCCTTAATGATACGACGTAAGAGTAAAGCTAATACACCACCCCAAGTATTCGTTACATCCTGTACCGAACCATTCTCAGTATCCGTAATTCGACGGAATCCCTGCAATACGGTATCTTTAGAGTTCATTCTTAATTGCCTCCTGTTTATCGTACTCCCGAATGTAAATAAAGAGCTTTTCTAAGAGCAGTAGATTATACGTGCTAATCAGAAAGACATCTTTATAAGAGCCGACGTAATTTTCAAAATTAGTTAGATTAGAAAGTTTCGTTAAGAAGTCCTTAACGGAGTTTAGATAGATGTAAGCAGAATGCAATACGGATACATCATCCGGCAGATTACTTTTGTAATACTGTCTAGGATTTTTATACGTATCGAAAATGCTACATCGCACCACATCTCTGAAAGAATCATGTGGTTTAGAGGTTAAGTAATTATTCAGATTCGTTAACTCAACCAAATCCGAATAACTATTATCAGGTGTCGAAATCCCATAGCAACTTGTCGCTAAGTCTAAACCAATCTTATCAGGTAGTTTAGCATAGTTTTCATTGTCCATGAGCTTGTTGATTTTTACCATGGTTAACTCAAGGTAAGATAGATAATCCTCAATGGCTTTCTTCTTACCTTCTGGACCATATTGTTTAGAAAGTTCACGAAATCGATTTATGGTATTTCTTGCCCATACTTCATGTTCTTCCACTTTCTTATTGTAAGCTCTTTCTTTAAACGGAAAGAGACTTACTAATTTAGCTAGCATAGAAAAGTCCTTTGTTACAGTTAGATTAGAAAAGAAACAATTATATCACCTCTGCTATCGATATGGTATAATTGTCATGATTAAGATTCAAAAGAATAATGTAATCTCATCTTAATAGTATATTTTTGAAATAAACTAATATAAAGCGTAACTATATAAGCATTATGAATAAATTATCTTTTTAACACTTATATAGGGAAATTTAAAATGAGTGCTGAACAAATGATAGAAGGAGTAAATTTGGATCAACCAATTGCTCCTCCTGCAATAGATCCAATTAAACAGTTTGAGATTAAAGGTGAAACCTCTAAGTACGATTCTCAAGGTATCTTAGACGAGAACATTAAGTTACGTCAAGCGATTGTACGTGCAGCTACTGCTGATTTAAAAGCATTAGTGAATGATCCTGACTTAGCTGCATTAGCTTTAAAAGCCATGGATGCGAATGATAAGTCATTGATTGCTACTGCACGTCTGAAAGTGGAAGAAGAAAGCAATGCCACTGATGCTGCTCTGGTATCTGCTCTGGTAGCAGAAACGCTCTCTCGTAACGAAAGAACGCGTAAAGAGCGTATGCAACAAGATGCCATTCCACATGATCCTAACTACAAACCACAAGGTCGAGTATTTGAATTACCAAGTGCTTCCCGAGATATCCGTGATGATGAACTCGTAACAGGCACAGTAGTCATTACTCAAGAAGAAATCATGTCTACCTTGAAGATTAAAGTAGAAGATGACGACGAAGAAGAAAAGAAAGAAGAATAAACTACTCCTCTACCCTTAATTGGGTAGAGGAGTATTGTATCATTATTTACCTTTTAAGAATTCTTCTGCTGCATTAATAGCAGAATTCAAAGCTACGGTAATGATTTCAGCATTGTAGACACATACAGAGAATGCTTCGACAATTTCAGCAACTTTAGTCGTAGCATTAGCAATCTTAGCGACCATAGGCTTAGAATAACCATCACGTGCCATTTCACTCAAATCACGAACATATTGAACAGCAGTATCGACTTCAGTCAACAATTTCTTACGATCAATACTGTTGATCAAATCACTGTTGTCTTCAGCCAATTTCACGACAGCATAAATGTCAATACCAGAATTAAAGACATCACCATACTTCGCTACCGCATTAAAGTCATTTGGTTTCTTCATGGTGCTTAATGTTTTCAATTCTTTATTGATCAAGTCTGCTTGACGAATATAGTTCATGTCAGAGAACAAAGTAGAATCAGTTAACCCTTTATCGGTAGAAATCACACGACCTACATCAATACGCAATTGAGCGACTTGACTGATCACATCTTTCAGGGATTTACTCACTTCGAAAGATTGACGAATATATGTTTCGTAATCTACTGCCATGCCTGGAGGAATATCAACTTCCAAATCCAGCATAGCGGCATAACTACGACTCAGTTTATTTTTGTCCAATCGGTTCAGACGAGCGGTATCCAACATAAGGTTTTTACTGTTTACTTTATCAGAAGAGAATAAAGATTGCGCGGTTAAACGCAAAGTGTTGAATGTCTTATTAAAGAGTTCAGTCACCGCATTAAACAAACCTTCATGAGAGACATCCAAAGTCTTAATCTTTTCTATGTCGGCTTGCAATTGTTCGACGGATACCATCAGGGAAACATCCCACTTTGATCCGATGGAATATTTATTTTGAATAGACATAAACTTACTTTTCCTTTTATGAATTCTAATAGACTAAATCTTTTTGAAATAGATATAGTTTGAACAAATACCAACTTTAACCCAATTCTCAAATACCCGAGGTAATATTAAAATGATTACTGGATTTTACCAAATGCCAGCGAAGCAATCGCCTTACTTACGAACTAATATCAACGTAGGATGTCTCATGGATATCCCAACTGGTTCTCCAGTAAAAGCACAACACGGTCGTTACATCACAAATGGCGGACATAATGGTTCTGTCATTCTTGTTGGTCCTGGTAACTCATATAAATCCGCTCTGGCTGACCATATCAATGAAGTCGCCGCATTCCGTGTCCACCGTTACGCTACAGGACAAAAATACGATACGGAGAACAATGCCTACATCCCTGGTCTTGAAGTACGCTTAAAACGCATTGTAGGTGCCTTAGCAGAAGCCGACTGGTTCCAAACAGGTCGATGGATTGTCACCGAGTCTTCTATCTATAAAGGTGACGAATGGTTTAAAATGGCTAAGGAATGGATGTACGGTAAAAAGAAACAAGGTGCATCCATTAAGATTGAAATTCCTGCTCTAGATAGAGAAGGTAAACCCATGAAGATCATGTTGCCTACTTTTATTACATTAGACTCTTTGTCTAAGTTTGAAGTAGAAGCTGTACAAGAACTTCGTGATAAAACTGACTTAGGTGATGCTAAGCAAAACATGATTGCCATGAACTCAGGTAAGTTCAAGAAAAACATGATTGATGAATTACCTGACTTGTTAGTTGGTACCAATACCTACTTAACAGGTACAGTGCATTACGGCGAACTGAAACAGATGGATCCTTATGCACCTGTACACAAACCTTTACAACACGTAGACAATGGTCGTAAGATGAAAGGCGTACCTGAAAACATTACTTTCTTGTCTACTTGCATGTGGGGTATTAAAGCAGTTGCTAAACTGCACAATAAAGCTGACCGTAATGTCATGGAGTATCCATTAAAGAACGCAGCTAATGACAACAACGTCGATGACTTGAATGTCGTCTCTATGCAGCAATGGCGTTGTAAAACAGGTCCTTCTGGTTATACTTTAAATATCGTGGTTTCTCAAAAGTACGGCGTATTAGAAGAGTTGACGAATTTCCACTTCTTACGTACACATGGTAACTATGGTTTACATGGTGAGATTACTCAAACCGGTAACTTTAAAGATGTATCCTGCATCTTGTATCCAGAACAAAAACTGACTCGAACCACTGTTCGTACATTGATGGATGAAGATCGTCGTTTAGCTCGTGCAATTCAAATCTGTGCGGATATGTTGCAAATGTCCGTCCATTGGTCTACACATCTACGTTCTATTGATAATCGTCTTTTAGAACTCACTCCAGCGACTCTATACGAGAAAATCAAAATGGAAGGTTACGACTGGAACATGATTCTGGATACTCGTTACTTCTGGAGTGCAGATGATGAAAACCATGATCAATTGGAACTCTCCACTATTGACATTATGCGTATGGCTTTAGGTACCTACCATCCTTATTGGTTAGAAGCTGATAAGAAAACCATTAAAAAGAAATATGCGAAAACTTCTAAAGTAGAAGATTCCATGATTGATAATGGTGATAAACCTAAGAAATAAAGTTTTATGGGTAGGAGGTCATTCTAGATCCTGACTTCCTTACCCTTTTCCATTAACCTTAATATTAAGGAAATTTATTAAAATGACTCAAGAACAAGAATTTACTGAGACTACTCTTGTAGGTGAAGAAGAAATCATCAACGAAGTACCTGCAGAGGAAACAGGTAATCAAACTGGTATTCAAGATAAGTCTTTTGAAGCCTTGATTACTGACCCTAACTTCATTCTGCAAGACTTCCGTGGTTTGTGTGAAAAACATGGTATTGGTTTTGTAGACCTCATGAACGATATGGGATTCAATGCTGGTACACTGAAAGCATTGCTGGTGAATAAACCCATTACTGAACAAATCTTTGTATTGGCTCGTGAGCTTTCTATCATTATCTTCAAAATGGGTACGGATAGCGAACCTGCTGTAAATACTTTGGATGTTCGTACTACCTTGGGTAACGTAGGGGATTCTAAAGAATTCTTGGAACTCTTGGATACCTTCATCTTCCCTTACATGGCTGAATACGTGAAGAACGGTAAATTGGATCCTGATTGGATTCTGCCTGAAGATCCTTCTAAAGAATTGCAACAAATGGTTTCTGACCAAATCGGTATTAACCAAGAAATGCAAAACGCTGTAAAAGAAGCGGATAAACGCATGGAAGATTTGAAAGCATTGGAAGATGCAGTAGAACTCACTCAAGGTGAAACAGTCGTGGCTGTGGTTTCTGAAGAAGAATTGAAAGAAGCTTTGGAACACGCTACACTAGAAGGTGATGTAGAAGTTACTGAGGAAGAAGTAGATTGGAACAGTGTTCGTGAAGAGCCTAATGGTTTTAATCCTGTAGTAGATCAACATCCAGGTAGTCAAGCTGAACAATAAAACATAAAGCATTGCTCTCCTCTCCCGATAAAGGAGAGGAGAGTGCTTATGCCGTATGTTTAGAAAGTAATGTTGTTATTCCTTAGCAGTTCTTTCAATCGCATGATTTCATTGTATTGCTCAATGACTTTTCGTTCTGCTAATCCTAACTTATCTGTCAATACTTTCTTCGCTTCAGTCGCTTCAGTCAATTGTACTAAAGTAGACTTATTGTCTTTCATTCTTTGCTTACGGGCTTTTTCTAATCGATCATGAGAAGTATTATCCACAATCATGATTTCTGATAAAGCCATCGTTTCTGCCTGTACATTCACCCCTAACATGGAATCGGCTAATTCTTCAAACTTCTGAACCAATGGATCCAAGTTAGTATTAAGAGGCATTGCTCCTAAACGTAAACCAATGCCCATAGAGCAATAGTTTACCCCAGTACCAATAGGATAGGATACTAAGTAATGTAAAGGAAAAGAATAGACTTGACCACTATCTGTTCTTAAGAAGATAATTCGACCACCTTCATCCGAATGCTTCTGATAATCTTCTTTAGAAAGATTGTGCTTTTGATAATAAGTTACATAGGGATCAATACCCATGGAGAACAGTTGACCATAGTTGGTAATGGCTGTACATTCCAATGTGGTATTTAAAGGCAAGTAGGATTGAAAAGGCGTTTTCAATTCCCACAAGCCACGTGAACCTACGGTAGGGTTACTTAATACCATTTAATCATTTCCTTATTTATTTAAGAAGTTGTATTTAGCAGCAATCAAGTAGTGGAAGTCTTTGTACTTCATGACTAAGAATAATTTATTGTTACGAGTTGTACGCGTAAAGATTTTCTCACCATTAATAATCTCACCACCAGGCAAAGTGATTTTCTCACGAGGCAATGAAGAAGTCGGCGTCATGGTTTCTGCGACTTGTAACATGTCTTGAATCTTCAAAGAGAATGCTTGAGTATTAGCCGATTGATAGCTAAAGTCAGTCGAAGTAGAAGGTACATCAATAAAGTCAGGGAAGACTTCTTGTAACTTAAACTTACTTTCTTTATTCTCTTGAGAACCACACACTAATGCAGCTACAGCACGGTAGTACAAAGAGACTGCTTGGATATTCGCTTTGATATGGGCTTCACTCATTTCGTTCATGAATGGGGTACCATACTTCTCAATAGCAGTTGACAAAGTGACGAATGGAGAGTACAATGAAGCTTGCTCACGTACTTTGTTTTCATTAGAGAGATTATCCCATTGAGGTACGATAATGAATTCATTGCGTTTAAAGATATCTGGAAAGACTTTCTTCCATTCATCACGAGAATGTGTAGAGTTTTTCAAGATAGCTGCTTGGATCGCATCTTTTACTGCGTCAATAGAATCACCTGCATCACCCCAAATCAAGACATACCAGTTGGTATCCAATTCAGGATTATTCTTAACTGGGTGATACCATTTAAAGATATCCAAACGGAAGATGGTTACAGGAGAGTGTGCTTTCTTAGAGTTAGCGATACGAGTCAGTACATCCACAGGACGTTTAGCTAATTCTTTTTCGACTTCTACACGAGAAGAGAAGAAGACATCAATATTCTCTATAGGAGCAATGATATCAATTTCGTATTCATCGTATTCAGAACGAAAAGATGCGTCAGAGAACCATACCCAGAATTCATTGTCTTCTAAGTCTTTAAAACGAACCCATTGAACACAGTAGTAGCTCGTATCGTTAACGACTTCGCCTAATTCGAATTTTTGAGCACGTGCACCAAAGGTATTTAAGAGATCACGTTTCAATTCATCGACATAAATCTCACGAGCACCTTTTAATACGTATTCGTAAATGTGTTTACTGATATCTAAAGCTAAATCTCGATCATTGGTATTGATCTCAATATTGCGTTCGTTCTCCATAGTACTGAAAACATTTAACATGATGTTCTTGTCAGTATTGTGTGAATAGAGTCGCACGTCTTTTTCGTATGTTCTGCTTTCGGTAGATAATTCGCCAAAAGTGTGTACGACTAGATTCTCATTCGAAGTAAAGAACGAATGAGTGGCAAATGCCTTGAGTGATCTTGCCATTTTGTAGTACCTTTAAAATTTTATAAAATATATTAAATGGGGTAAACCAATTATGTTTAGAACAATAATTGATTTTCTATGGGAATGGATAGTCGGCAAGGAAGTAAAGCCAGGTCAGGCTATCCGTCATCATAAAACTCGACTATTATTCTTTGTAGTATTGGTGCTGTCTTTAGGCTATAACGTCAAAATCACTGATCGCTTCAATTCTTATTACGAAGCGTTTGAGGAATTGAAGAGTCGATATAGCTTGCAAAAAGGGAAAATTAAATCATTAGAAGAGGCCAACCAAAAGCTGATTGAATCAGTCAACCTATTAACAAATGGCAAGCCTCTCGAGTGTGTACCAGAAGCTAATAAGAATGTAGTCGTGCCGCCAGCATTGCTAGGCGTAAAACCATTGTCTCCTAATGAGGCTAAACCTTAATTCAAATTCTTCCTAATGAGGGAATCTATGAAAATGGATTCCCTTGTTATTTTTTGGAAAGAATAAGAATGAATTATACTGGATTAGTCGTCTACTGTGACGGTGGTACCTTTAGAAAGAATCCTGGTTCTTACGGACGAGGATTACATTGGTATACTTACGATACCAACACCATTCAGAGAAAGTTTCCAATAGGAAACATCAACCCAACAACCAAAGGATATGCCACTAAGGATATTCCTACTGAGACCTTTCCTGCTTTTGACAGCAAAGAAGCGTTTATAGAAGCCGTAAAATCCGATAAGACTTATTTAGTCAATGTGACTTCTATTAAAGAACATGCTCAAGGATATCCGGATATCCAATCAAACAATGCAGCCGAACTACAAGCCATGGTGCGTGCATTTGAAGTCGTTTTAGAAACCAAAGCAGACATTACGCTAATTTACAGCGATTCTCAATATGTATTGCGTGCTATTGGTAGTTTGGATAAGCTAAACAAATTTCAATTCTGTAATCCCAATACAGGCACTCCCCTTTCTAATCAACACATCTTAAAAGAACTCTATCGCTTACAAACTTTAATCAATGAAGCCAATCTAAAATACATGGCTAAGTGGATTAAAGGGCATGGTGATGCAAAGAATGATGATAGGACTCAGTCTTCTATTCCGAATCTCTTTGCCGATGAAATGGCATCCATTGCAGCTTCACTCTCGAATAATTTATTCTACTTAAGTGAAGACAATGATCGTCATGAACGGGAGATTACTTTTGATGATTTAGCCAATGAAAGAAAGCCTAAGAAAATACATCCTTTCTTGAATAATAAAAGAATGTATTTGGGATTTACTCCTCGTAAAAATAAAGAAATATTTTTCGTAGGAAATCCTGGTGATATTAATCAGGATAAAAAGATTGAAAGACAAATCGTTATTGACAGTAAAACCAAAGAAGAAATCGTCATTAAACGAAAGGTAAACGTACCCATTGACATTTACACTGGCAAGATGATTGCGGATGCTCAAGTAGGTGTCGTGGTCGTTGAGGGTGGGGACCCTATCGTGAACCTCATTGAAGAAGTTCAAGAGAAATGGATCATGCAACATTATGCTCATCCAGAGATGATGTATTGTCTTTACATGAATACCATATCGGACAGTAAAACATACGCTAATCTCTTAAAGCATAAAGAACTATGGATTTCTCGCAGTTTCGGAACACCCAATCTAGAAACAGTAGATGGAAAAGTGTTGACGTATATTAACGATCCTGTGTATCTGGCTATTCGTAATTTCGATAACTTTGAACAACTCTATTTACAACTAGAGTACTACCGTTCTAAGCATATTGCAATACGCGAAATGGATATCACAGAACTTCTATATGATACACACGAGTGTTCCGTCAATAAAGACTTCAGAGGAGATCAGAAAGAGAAAGTGATACTCGGAAAAAGCCTCAAGAAAGAAATTGGAAGTGATTTTAAATCATTGACATTAGAAGCCGAATTTGGTGAAGAAAATACAGTGAAAAGAAAAATCATTTTAACCACAGGAGTGGACTTACTAAGCAGAAATCAATTAAAAAGTATTGAGACTGAAAACCCTACTGTGAAATTACTTTCTTGGCATCATTCTGGGAATCTTTACTCCTTCGCAGTTTTTATAGAAACACACAAGAAAACAGAAAACGGTTTACAAACTAAAGATTATGGTATTTGGCGAGGAGTATATTCTTCACAAATCCTGATCGAATAATTTGGTTATTTTTTAATTTTGTTTTATCTATAAAAAGGTTATGGATTATGAAAACTCTGTTTGCTTTTCTAACCTATCTTTTACCAGATAGAATGATAAGAACTCTGTTTTTATCGTCCCTTTATCGTCAGCTATTCAAAGTTCGTACTTTAGACCATGGTGTGTATCATCGCGTGAACAAAATCTTGAATGTTTGTGAACGTGACCATGCATTGGGTTTAGGTATGGAGTTAAGTAAGTCTTTTTGGAATGGTGAAGAACTCAAAAACATTGAGACTGAATTGACGAAGAATGGACGATATGTTCTGACCGAAAAAGCGAAGAAGGAAATGGTAGACGATATTTTAGCAAAGACACCTTCTTGGTTAAGATACAACTTATCCGATATGAAAGAAGATGTGAGCAAAATGTTAGACAACTATTTCCGCTTGTCCAACGCTTAACATAAAACAAAGTATACTCCCCTATCCATCGTGAGGATAGGGGAGTATTGCTTTTTTCTATATGTTTATTCTGGTACGTTAGTGAGGTTGCCATCACCTTGTTCACGGTGACGGTGCGTAGAGTAAGCAATGCCGTTCACAATCACATCGCCACGAACTTTCATCACCCCTTGCATTTCCATACCACTACCATAACCACCAGGTTGTCCAAAGATACCACCAGTAATACCATAGTTACCTTCGTGAGCATGAGTAGGAGCCATGGTATTCCATCCTGCAGCATATTCACCATTCTTACGATTAGATTTCTCAGAAATGTTACTGCCTGCTTTAATGCTTACATTGGAGTCAGCTTCAGTAGATATATTATCGCACCCAATATTAATATTGCGCTTATTAATCTCGATAAAAGCCCCTTCAGCAGTTTGTAAGCGAACAATGCTATTAGCAGAATCGATAAAGAAGAAATTCCCAATGTCATCTTTAATATCCACCCTTCCTTCTTTGGCATCTACACCAATGTGGTAAGCCCATTTTTCACCATCTGATTTTGTCGTATTAATCAATACAGCTTTCTTACGACGAGTCGAGACCATTTGTGTCCAGTCTGTATCCGGACCTGATTGTACATTCTCATCTCGTGTATTAGAAAAGCCTATTACTTTCTCTTCTAGCTTTTCAAAGTTATTCGTATTAGTTGTCGTTTCCCAATAGAAGTAATCTGTATTGGCTTTACGGTATAATTGTACTTCAGCACCACGTCTTACATCAGGTGCAGTTTTCACATTAGGATCACGACAAATCCATTTCGCTGTAATGGTATTCGAAGTTTGTACTTTCACCACACTACGTCTACCAAAGCTATCTACAATTTCAGATTCGTAATCTTCTACTTGGTCGACGACTTCACCATCTACTAATGGAAAGATAGAAGTCGGTAGCGCAGTAATAATATCCGAATTGGGATCTTTATTAACAGCTACAATCCCCAAAGAATAAGGAATAAGATTATTCAGATTTTGCATCATTTTCTCTTTCAATTCAAATTAGTTAAGATCAATCATATTCTCTGAATAATTAACCCTAAATAAGAGAACATCATGAAGATTATTTCCTTAGAGCTAGAGGGAGCGATTCGTTTAGAATTAAGCGGAATTAAGAATTTAAAGATTACCCCAGAAACCAGTATTACGGCAATCATTGGTAGTAATGGTAGTGGTAAGTCATCCTTACTGCATTACTTATCTCCATTACCTGCAGATAAAGCAGACTTTACGAAAACTGGTTATAAGAAAATCATTTTAGAAAAAGAGAATGTACGATACGTATTAACGTCTGACTTTAAAGACAATAAACATTCTTTTGTTATTGAAGCTACAGGTGAAGAATTAAACGTAGGTGGTACCCAAACGATGCAGAATCAATTGGTACAAGACTACTTTAATTACAATAAGAATATTCACCAATTACTAACAGGTAAAGAACGTTTTACTTTAATGTCACCTGCTAAGCGTAAAGAATGGTTTACTTTACTTTGCGATACGGATTACTCGTATGGATTAAAAGTATTTGGTAAAGCTAAAGACAAACAAAGAGATGCCCAAGGTGCGATTAAAAGAATGCGTCAGCAAATCATCTCTTTAACCAATGATCAAGAAGAAGATCAATCTGATATTCCTAATAACATTTTACAATTAGAAGAGAAGATCGATACCTTAAGAACCATTGCTCCATTTAAGAAAGAGTATTCTGATCCTCAATTTGAATTTAATCTTAAAGAGAAGATTAAGAATACGACATTAGAAATCAAAGACAGTAACCATGATTTAAAACAATCTAAAAAGAAAGTATTAAATCGTTGGATTACTGAAGATACTTTAGAAGACCTAACGAATCGTAAAGAAGCTTTATACGAGAAGTTAGTAAAGTTAAAACAGCAGTATGCTTCTAAAGTAGAAGAATATACAGAAACAGAAAATCGTTTAGCGAACATGAAACTCTCTTCTGAAGAAGAGTTTAAAGAGATTCGTAATAAACGAGATGAGTTAAAACAAGAAATCCAAGAGATCATTAAAAACGATGAATCTATTCTTAGTATTGACAATGCTCTATTTCAAGAGAAAACTTATCAAGATAATCGAAACACGATTGATACCACATTAATGGCTTTATTCAATATTCAGTCTCCTCATTTGTCTTCTCAATTAGTAGAAGAGACAGAAACTGTATTGAATGGTAAGAAACAACTCTTAAGTGAATCTTCATTTCGATTAGTGAAAATTAACGAAAGACTAGAAGCTTTTAAAGAGAAAGAAAAAGAAGCCAAGGTATCTTGTCCGAATTGTCATCATCAGTTTCATCCAGGATTAGAGCCTGAAAAGTACAATCGATTAAAAGAGATTTTAGAAAACGAAACCAATGTAAATGTTAAGTTAACTGAAGAAGTCAATGAGTTAAATGACAAACTTAATCAGTTAAACGAAGACATGAATCTGGTAAGGCAGTTTTCTCAGCTCTGCAAAGCGTATCCTGAGCTTTTAGGAGAGATTGGTACCGAAGTACTCAAACAGAAGCACTACCTCTCACAGCCCAACTACGCGCAAGTAAAGCTACAAGATAAAATGTACAAAGTTTCTCTAAAAATCAAAATCGATCGTTTACAAGAACAAGTAAATGAATTAGAGAAGCAATTGAACAGTATTTCTTCAGTAGATGAAAAATACTACAATGAAACTAAAGAGCATTTGTCTAAATTAGAAACTTTATCTAATACTTTACATGAAGAAATCCAAGAGAACTTAATTGTCTATAAAGACATCTTAAAAGCGATTGAAGACATTACTCAATTTCAAAAGCATCAAGAAACACTCTCTAATCAATTAGCATCTTATAATGCTTTAGAATTAGAGTTAGCAGAATACTTATTGTATAAATCTGCCAATAGTGTCATTACGACTTACAGAGAAGATGTTTATCGTTTATCTAAGAAACAATCTGAAATTGAATCTAAGAGACAAACGATTCAATTGTTAGAAAAACAAGTCGATACTCTATCTAATGAATTGAAAGTATGGGATGCGGTATTAGATGCTTTGAATCCTACAGATGGTTTAATCGCTGAAGGTCTATTAGGTTATATTAAAATCTTCTTAGCCAGAATGAATGGATTGATTGCTTCCATTTGGACTTATCCTCTAATCATTCATCCTTCTAAAATGTCAGAAGAATCAGAAACAGAACTCTCTTACAGATTCCCAATGACAGTAGGGATTTCAGATAAGCCTAAGAATGATGTCAATCAAGGTTCAGATGGGATTTGTGAAGTAATAGACTTAGCCTTTAGAATGGTAGCCATGAAAGCATTAGGATTAAAAGGATATCCTTTATACCTAGATGAGTTTGGTCGTACATTCGACAATAAACACAGAGAGAATGCACTGCGATTAGTAGAGCGTTTATCCGAAGAGTTTATTGAAGATCAAATTTTTATGGTTTCGCATTCTTTTATGGAATATTCGGTACTCAACGATGTGGCTTTCTGTGTATTATCAGAAGACAACATTGTGTTACCACCTAAGAACATCAATCAAGGTGTCGTGATTACACGACACTAATTTTTTAAGGAGTAGAACATGACTCAGGAAACTTTGAATCAAGAAGGTAAAGAATACGAACAATTGCAAGAACACTTAGGTGTGATTCGTGCTTTAACTGATCGAGCACGTAAAGACTTGATCGACTGTATTAAGACAATAGCTTCTCGTGATAAAGAAGCTTTAACTGAAGCTGCTAAGAGCTTGGCTAAGAACTTAGTCGCTGTTGAAGAGTACGCAGGTAATATTGCTAAAGAATTGGTTACTGAAAAGATCATTAGTTCTTCTTTGGTAAAAGCTTTGGATAATCTGGCTGCACCTACTGAAGAGGTTAAAGAAGAGCCTAAAGCTAAGTCTATTAACATTATTCATCCTGATGCCGATGAAAATGTGATTGCTCGTGGTGAAATTCCTTCTGTACAGCAAGTAGATGACTTGGCATTTAAAGAAGAAGAGATTAGTGAAATCATTTTTGGTAATGAAGAAGCTAAAGAATCTTCTCTAGATGAAAAGGTATCTGAAGCTTTTGATAAAGTAGGTACTCTGGTTAAAGAAACTAAAGATACTGATCACCAAAAATGGATAGCAGATATTAAAGAACATCTGAAACACGATACTGTACGTTCTATCTTGGATCGTAAAGTCTACTTCATGGCTTCTAATCCAGTCATCAATGAAACACCAGTTACTGATGATCCTAATCGTGTAGACATTACACAATACATTGAAGTGATCGATGCAGAAACCTTGAAATACATCTTGATTGAACGACACGCTAAAGGTTTGGATATCAAAGACACTATTCTCTTCGAAGTAGACGATCAAGACGTGGTAGAAGATCATGTATTTGGTCGAGTGAATCGTCATCGTTATGTGGGTCCTGATAACCGACTGACCACTTTAGCGAAGAGCTTGATTAAAGATATTCCGAATCAACATGCCTTCCATCATCCTTACATCGTCTCTTCTGCTGACTGCTAATTAACTCATTCTAGACATACGTCTACACAGTCCTATGACTGTGTAGACTATGGACTATTTTGATTAATTTTAAAAGGAATTTGTTTCATGAATCCTAAGCGAAAAGCAACAATAGAAAGATGTGTGAATTTAGTACAAAGCATGTTACCAAAATCGAATAATGGTGAGATTACGCGTAAATGGTTAGAATCTTTAACCGATAAAGAATTCGATGAACTCATGGTAAAGTTTGCTAATGGTGAAGAGTTCTTACAATTGATTACCCCTGTAGGTGAAGATGACTTCCGTTTAGATACCGATACCCTACAGAAAGTAGCCGATGAAAATGGTGTGAATCTTTATCACCGTATTTGGATTAAAGACGATGAAGGTGGCTATGAACTTTCTAATAAGAAGTCTATGGTGATTCATCTACCGATTCGTATTCAACAACAATTGATTGCTAAGAAAGTTTCTATCCCTAAAGACAATGACCACATTGATGTCTTTACTGGACAAGTAACTTCTAAAGAATCTAAAGCGTCTCGTCTCTCTTATCCAGAAGTCAACTCTTTATTGGCTATGGGCTTAACGAAGACAGTAGAAGAAATGATGCACTTTAGGGGTGGTTCTGAGAATGGTGTGCGTTTGATTGAGCAATCTATTATGCAAATGGGTCGAGCTTCTGCTAATGCATTGAAACCTTATACGGGTAATGTAGGCTCTACAGTTATGCTTCATTCCTATTTAACTGCCATGATGTTAAGAACCACACTCTTAACCAAAGTCGGTACTGCCTAATATTAAAAAGGAAATTTCGTCATGCAAATATTAACGCAAGAACAAGAAGAAGCACTAGGCAATCTCTCTAGTCAAAATGAAGAAATTGAAAAAGTCTTATTGACTTTAAACATGATTGAAGAAGACAAAAAAGAAATTGCTCGTCTAAAGGGTCTAGAAGACAATTTAGCGCACTTTTGTTCTTTAGAATGGAAATACCTAAGAGCCTCTGCAAAACTCTTGTCACGCTATCCTGAGAGCGTTCTAGCAAGCCATAATCAATTGGTGAAAGATGTCTTTGAACGTTACAGTGTGATTGACTTCTTAAAAGTAGATATTTTACAATCTTACTTAAAACGAATTGAGAATAATCATTCTCAATACAAGCAATACTTATTGAGCCTCTATGCTTTATTAGAACTAGAAGCAAAAGAGGAATTACAATTCTTCATGACTAGAATATACGAGTTACGAGATGCTCATGCAGTATTTAATACAGATGTAAGCTACTTTGCTGAGATCTTAAATGAGAACATCTGGTTACGTGTATTGCTGATTCAGGCATTTGTCCTAGAAATGAATTGCTTTGATAAGATTGAAGCTTTGATGATTGCTAATGGGCCTAAAGCATGAAGCCAACGACTAAGCCTAAAAAGCATGGTTTATTGATTGATTTAGATTGTCTCTTTGATACGCGTTATGCTGTCTTAAAAGAAATGGATCCTGAAGTAGCGGATGATCTTTTATTGAAAGGTTATTACTTACGAGATAGGGATGAATTTCCGAATATCGTATTACCTGAATTCAGAGAACGTTATCAGAAAAGAGATGTCAATACTTTAAAGAATTCTCTACCTACTGCTCTACTCTTTCGATTAGGAGCAATTGTAGGAGATTATATTGTAGAATTCGGTAAAGAAGGAAGACTTTTGAATCCTGAGTTGATTCTGAACATCTATCCTTATAAGTTGACACCTGAAGAAATCAATACCATGGTATTGTGTTTGAAAATCCACATCAACCACATGATGCCGATAAGAGTAATCAATAATGATCCTTTATCGATTATCCCTAATTGGTTAAAAGATAATGTCACTTTCTTCTATCTGTATAACTGGTCTGAATGGATTACTCGATATTCCATGGAATTGGCTTCTAATCGATTAGATGATGTCTGCATTGTCGCCCCAGCTATTATGCCATTGTCTATCGATGAAGGACGAGAACAAGTAAAAGAATTGGAGAAAGATTTACGATCTCAATTCTCTAGCTATGTAGAAGTGACTGAAGAGTTATCTGATATGGATTTCTTTAAAACCACTTCTTCATTAGTGAAGTTCTTTATTGGTTTAGAGTTCTTAGAAGCACGAGATTACTGTATTGCTATTCCGGATACAGCAGATGTGCCTGATGTGAAGTTTGATTACAATCAATCCAAAAGCATTATAACATAGTTCACTACTCTCTACTCCTTAAATGGAGTAGAGAGTAATTTCATTTATGCCTTTATAGGAAAGTCAAGAGATTAAAGAAGTAAGCTTGAGGAATCCTTAATCTGTTAGTAGGAATTCCAGCATCATTCAAATAAGTATTCTTATCGGTAATTCGATAGGAATTATAGAAACGTACGTGATATTGACAATCTGCTGTTTCTAATACGTACTTATCCACATCACGAATCGCAACATATTCTTCAAACTTACCTAATCGAGTCATCATGGGTAGAATAGGTTTTGTATCGGTCAGATAGTTATTCGGAATATTCCTTTGTTGAGGATAAGTAATCTCTTTAAAGATTTCGGGATTATTTAACAACACAATAAAAGAAGTCGAGTGTTTCAAGTAATCTACAATAAACTCATCCGAATAGATATCTCTCAAGATAACGTTTCTATCACCATAGGTTTTGTGGAAGAATACATCCGCCATATCCAAGTCATCAGCAGAAGCATGTACTCGTTCTAATAAAGGAATGTTTTTAAACTTCACTTTAATCGCGCTACTCGAAATCAGAGTAAAGACATCAAAATCTAGTACATGCAAGTAACCACCTAAAACCAACATCACTGTTTTATTAGAGACATCTTCACCAATATCAATCACGCATTCTGAGTAATAACCTACTTTCTCATTTAACTTAGAAAGCATATCTTCTTTAATGTCAATTTGTTTTACTGAACCTAAGTTCTCAAAACTAATCGCACCAATACAATGTTTCTTTCTACGACGAATCGTTTTATAACCATCTGTTACCCATAAGCCTTTACTATTGGCATCAGTCTGATGTAAGAATCCATTGACTGTAAACAATACATGTTTCTGCAAGTCAATCGGATCCACACCTTCTTTAGTAATAAACAAATCATTGTAGTTAAACTTACGACTTAAGTCATCATCCGATAGTTTTCCTTTTGCTACTGGAATGACTTTAAAGTGATTAGACAATACTTCTTGATAGATTAAACCTTTTCTACCTAAGTTCACTTTTAAGTTCGTATAATTTAAACGTGTTTCACCAATACTCTCTAACCATTCTTCAATCGTCTTAGAACGATCCATGTGTGGAAAATATTCATCTAACAATACTACGCCTTTTTCTTTACTGTACTTATTCGTCATTTCTAAACGAATAGAGCTATATTTCTTATACAAATTTTCAATCGTTTCGCCTAAAGGAATCTTCTCCCATAATGCGATTTCACCAATGACTTTGCCAATCGCTCGGTTGATCTCGTAATTCATTTTATCGATTACCTCAGTGGTTGATAGAGAATCGCAACTTAATATGACGATCGCTCTGGATATAAATTTTAAATAAAGTTTATATAATATTTAGCTAAATATTATTTTCATATTTTCAAGGAGATTAAAAGATGGCGGTACAGAATTTACCTAGCTATACTTTCGATCCACATGCCCGTGTACCGGCTAATCTCATCACTAATGAACGCCATACACTGACTCCTAAAAATGGATATACTTTCCATTACATCATACCGGATTACGCTCCCTTTTACATTAAAGATTTAAAAGTCTATAAGAAAACCCAACAAGGTGCGAAAACTTATTTAGTAGAAGGTGTAGACTTTGTAGTAGGATACGAATTCTTACAAGCAGTCAATTCTACTGGTATTCCGGTATATGGTGCGATTTCTTTTATTAACAGAAATCTTACAGGGGATATCTACTTAGATTATCGTACGGTAGGTGGGGCTTGGACAATTAGTCAGAATAAGATTGCAGAAATCATTGCTGACTTACAATACAACCCCATTATTACCACTTGGGAACAAGTCGTTAATATTCCGTATCAATTCCCACCCACTGCACACTCACATGATGTTCAAGACATGACTTCCTTTGCAGACTTACTCAATGTCTTACGACGTTTGGGTGAGAATCTGCAAGGTGGAGGTGGTAGTGTTAACCAACAACAAATTATTGATATTGTTGAACGTACTTTAGCATCAGGTGGTAAAGCTCAGGTCGGTTTGAGTAATCTTAGAAACTTAGAAATCTTGCCTTTAAATAACGGCAATAACAATACCGATAACTACTACGTGACTCCACGTGGGGTACGAGACATTATCAATGCGGTTGCTATGCCTGTCATTAACCAGCACATCAATGCACGTGGTAATGTCCATGGTTTAGTAGCAGCAGATATTGGTGCCGTTACTCAAGCTGATATTGATTCTCGTCTAGCTACTAAATTAGGTAAGAGTGAGAAAGCTGCTGATTCGGTTTTATTTGATGGTCGCAATAGCCAACAATTAAAGACTTTCGTACTGGATGGTACTTCTTCGAATACGGCTAAGTTCAATGGCTTAACCTATACTGAAATGGTAGAGGATGTAAAGAATCGATTGAATGCGATTCTCTCTGCTCAAGGTGGGGACAATGTTACGAACTTAGCTGCTCGTATGTTGCAACTAACTGCAGGTGATACCAATAAGTTTGGTAATCGTACACCTGAACAATTTGCGACTTGGCTTTTAGCAAACAACAATATTAATGCCACGACTTTAAATGGCTTAACTAAAGACAACCTGATTAATGAAGCACGTTCTAATGTGAATGCGACTCAGTTAAATGGTTTGTCTTCTGCTCAATTGATTGCTCAAGCTAAACAGAATGTCGATGCAGTCTCTATTGGTGGACGTAACTTACAACAATTACTCTCTGATGCGAAGCAAAACGTCAATGCTACCCATTTAGGTGGTTCGACCAAAGAGCAAATCATTAACGATGCGAAGAGTAATGTTAATGCCGTACAATTGGATGGTAGGACTGCTCAACAAATTATCGATGAAGCACGTCGGAATGTGAATGCAACGACCATCGGTGGTAAAACGATCGAAGCCTTTAAAGCAGAAGTCGCCCAAGGTGTACGTGCAGCAGCTACGACGATTGGTGGTTATACTGTTCAACAAATCATTAATGAAGCAAGATCTTCCGTCGATGCAGAACGCTTTGGTGGTTTAGATAAAGAAGCCTATAAAAACTATGTGCTTTCTGCAGGTAATATTAATGCTGCGACAGTAGGTGGATTCAGTAGAGAAAGATTAATTACTGAAGCTCGTAAAGCCGATACTTTAGGTGGTTTGACTAAAGACCAATTACTCACTCAAGCTAAGGCTAATGTGAATGCAGCTACCTTAGGTGGTAAGACATTACAACAAGTCATTGCAGATGCAAAAGCAAACGTAGTAGCTACTAATGCTTCTCGTTTAGAAGGTAAAACCGTACAAGCCTTAACGAGTGAGATTACTGGTTTCGTTTCTAACGTCATGGACGACACTAAAGTCCACATGGGTAATGGTGTCAATCAACATGCAGTAGCGACTCAGAACAGTGCTAAAGTCAATGTAGTTAAGATTGGTAAAACGACAGAAGATTCTGGTTTACCTGCTGTGACTATTGATGCTGTCGATATGGGTAAGATGTTCATGTATCGTAAAGCATTAACCAACGAATCCATTAATGACTTGAAACAAACTGCTGATATTGGTATTTATTCTCAAGCTTCAGATTCTGCTGCCGGTACCAACTTAGGTTATCCTGATCGTAAAGCAGGTACACTCTTAGTATTGCCTGCTGCTTATACGGTACAGCAATGTTACTTTGTTTGGAATGAAGGTGCAATCTTCTCTCGTTATGCGGAACGAAATGGTACTTGGTCTAGCTGGTCACGAGCCGGTATTGACCCAAGTAAGATTTCCCATTCTATTAATGGCAATGACCAATCTAAGATTGCTTCTGAAAAAGCAGTAGGTGATTTGAGAGCATTCTTCATTGATTCTCGTACAGGAAAAATTAAAGAAGAATTGATCCCTGCACCAAAATGGCAGTAATACTTTGAATGGCTATAGAGTAGTGGCCACTACTCTATAGCTTTTACTTTTGCATTTTTAATTAAACGTTTAATTAAGGAAGTCAACATGGCAAATCAAACCCCAAACCTTAAGGTTCGGTACGAATTTGACCAGTCGGGACGAAACCCGAATAACTTGGTGAGTAATGAACAACATACCACCACACAACGACTCAGAAAAATCATTGTACCTCATTACGGACATTTCTATAATGATTCTGTAGTATTGACAGAATTACCTTCTGGTCGTGAAGTACCGAGAAGTGATTACTTCTTTGAAGATCCTTCAGAAGTGATTGCATTGAAAACTGGTCTTGCTGCTTCTATGGTCATTGTGGTGACCAACAGTAAATTAGGTAATAAGTTTGCAGTCTCTTATCAAGCAGTCGGTGGTGAATTTAGTGGAGCTGATGTAAAACTATTGGCTCGTAAGTTAGAAGATTTAAATCATGATAATCGCCCTGTAGAATGGGAGAACATTCGTAATAAACCTTCTACATTCAATCCTGCTGATCACCGACATCCTATTTACCAAACTTTCGGTTACGAAGGATTGATCTATATTGTAGAGCGATACATTCGCGCTGTATTGATTGGTGATGAAGCTTCTCACGATGTCATCTGGGATGAATTGAAAAAGATTCGTCAACTGATTAACTCTACTGTAACACCTGTCATTAACGACTTTAACAACTACAAGATTTCTCAAGAAGAAGCTTTACGTTTGTTAAGAGAAGCAATGCGTCAGTTAGACACTAAACTGACGGGTAAAGATACAGAACTCAATGACAAGTTAGAACAGCATAAACGAGCTTCTAATCCGCACAATATCACACCTGGTTTGATTGGTGCACCGACTAATCAACAGATGAATGATGAGATCGATGCTTTACGTCGTGAATTGAAAGCTTTGATTGCAGGACAGCACACCAAAGAACAAGTAGACTTAAAGGTTAATAACTTACAAACTGTACTGAATCGTTTACAAGACACGAAGTTGGATAAAACCGCTCGTGCTGCTGATTCGACTTTGTTCATGGGTAAAACCTACGATGCAGTGAAAACAGAGATTTCTGATAAAGCCTTAGAAGATCATAAAGACGACTTTGTACACATGGGTACTGGTGTAGGACAAATTCGTCCTGTCGGTACGGGTGCCAACATGACCAATGTCGTCAAGATTGGTAAAGATACTGGTAACAAGTTAGTGAAGGTGTCTGTAGACGCTGACGACTATGGCACAATGTATAACTACCGTGGTGAATTCAATCAAGATCTGAATCGTCTCTTTAAGTTAGAACACATTGGTATTTGGAAGATTCCTGGTAATACGACCAGTGCGCCAATTACCAGTACTGGCACTTTGTTTGTCGTACCTGGTAACTTAGGTGTCATGCAAATCTTCTATCCTGGTACAGATGGTGGTAACGATACCGAAAACGTTTATCGTCGTTTCTCTACCGGTAGTAACATCTTTACCAACTGGAAAGGAGTAGCAGATTATCGTAGCGCAATTTCACATGAGAAAGCTGGTAATAATCAAACCAAGATTGCTTCAGAGAAAGCTTTAGGTGATGTTAATCGTGACTTAACCAATACCATTAACAATGACATTAAGAATGTCTTGAAAGAGAATATTCTGAAGTATGTCGATGGTCAAACAACTTTGGATCGTCAAGCGATCAGTAAAGCTTTGTTTGGTAAACCTTATAACTTAGGTATTGGTAGTGCTGCTGTTGTCAATAGACAGTTTGCTAACTTGAATGTGGATAATACTCAGGTTAATCGTCGTATTACTGAACTCTTTGGTTCTGAACAACCTAAGTTAACTCGTGAAGTCATTCCGATTTCATCAGTAGAATCGAATATGATTCGTTGGAATAACGATGGTTTGTACTACGGTAACGTACCAGATGAATTGACTAAGAATCTCTATGTCGATCCGACTAATGGTGTTGACGAACCCATTACCGAAACCAATGGTCGTGGTACCAAAGCTAAACCATTAGCGACTCTAGCTTATGCCTTAACTCAAGGTCCTACGGGTGTAAATCGTACGATTTACTTAGCTGAAGGTAAAGAACATAAAGTCGGTCGTAAAGCGACTGCCATTAATGCCAGTGGTATTTCTTACGAAAGCGTACCGCAAAACCATGCTGTGAATGACATTGCTTATGTTCGTGGTGGTCGAGTAGTCATCGATATCTATGGTCCTCGTATTGATGCGATTTATAATGGTTTTCAGTCTTCTCGTGATTATACTGATTCTGTGATTTCTGAAGACCGTACAAAAGCATTGAAAGTGAAGAACATTGATACTCGATTGACTTTCCAAGGTATTCGTCATGATGGTAGTGTCTACTTACGCAATAACTTGAAGAAAGCATTACACCTGACTTGTTTAGAGTTTATCGGTGTACCTGATGTTGTGTTTAAGAACTTGACATTAGTAAACTATACAGATGACCGTACTATAGTCAATACTGCGATTACTGATCATGGTTACATTGTTTCTGAAGATGCTCGATTCAATCGTTTACAAAGTGCTAATATCTCTTTCAATAACTGTTGTTTCAATACAGGTGAAGTTTACCAAAACAATGTTCAAACTTTCTATCCCGTATTCATGAGGACTTCTGAGTTCTATAAGAACTTGTCCTTCTATGCGAACCGTTTAGAAAGTGACTTTGTTTGGGGTAAAGGGGTTATCATTGCTTACAACAGTAACAGCAGTACCATTCTGGCACGTGAAGGCGTATCCTTACCTAGATTCTTCGACATCAGTGGTGAAAACTATGCTGTTGTAGATGATAATGTAACACACTTCACTGGTATGAAAGTAGGTAATGGTGAGTATGTAAACGTACGTACGAACTTCTACCCAAGTGAAGAGAAATCTTTGAATGTGTTAAAACGCACTACAGGGAATGTCACTACTCAAAAAGCAGATATTGAGATTGATTCGGATGGTAAAGTCTATTGTATTTTCTTTAATACGACTTCAAGACAATTACAACGAATTCAAATTCATCCTGCTCGTTGGGCTGGTTAAACATAAAACAGTATACTACACTAGGTCTTATCGACCTAGTGTAGTATATTTTGTTTATCCAATTAATTGATGGGTACAATAGATGTCTTCAATACGCAATCTTGGATTACGCTTAATAAGCCAGTTAATGGCTACATTTCTACTAGAATTCCTATCGTCCACAACTTGAGTATTAAATACTAAAGTATCGCCATTTCTAATATCCAAGTTACTTACATCATGCACAAGATAAGGATTGTATTGATAGTTTAAACTGTATATGTAGGCAGAACGTTCTCTAACTGAAGCATACGAATAACTGTCTTGAGGATAATTAATGTAACGACTACTGGCATCTACAGCAATAATTCGACCATCTCTCCATAATTCTACTCTGTCGTAAACATATCGACATTTCTCAAGACCTTCGTAATGGGTAACGAGAAAAGATGGTTTAAAAACAAAATCCTTTACGACAAGGCTATGCTTGACATTAGGTACACCACCATCTTGTTCAGTCCAACCGTACTCGGGACCTACTATATCGTTAGATATTTCTTCTGGCGTAGGTACTTTTCTACTCAGTTCAGGATAGACTCCGTAGTTATCATCGTAGATAATTTCAGTAACTTCCAGAACGACAGCCATCGCGTCACCAGAGTCACCAGTGGTACGAACACGTAGTTGAAGAATCAGATCATCAATAGGTTTGTCTGACAAGGTTATGCTGTTACTGGTAAAATAAAACTCATCTTCATGATTACCTGGCCCTAGACCTCTTTCTGTCGTTTGTGCTAATATCACTCCAGTATTTTTATGTATTAACAATGCTGAAACAAATAGACCCTGTACGCGAATACGGAATTGTTTTCTTAACTTAAATCCTCTTACGTTTCTAGCGACTTTTGGAAGCAAGAAATGAACAGTAGCAATACCATTAGCGAAAATCGGATCGAACTCAGCAGTATTAGTATTCACTCGGTTATTTAACGAAGGATTGACCCGTCCTATGTTTGCTTCTTTCTTAAAGTACTTCACACCACCTTGTGCAGGAGGTGGAGGATCAGGTAAACGATAAACATATTCTTTTCTTTGCTGCGCTTCTTCAGCATGATCTAATACTCTTTGATACCATCTTTTACATATGGTATTAAATTCAGTTGTACCCACAATAGAATTCTTAACCGTATTGAAATCAATCATGTTAGGATTACCATTACTTAAAGTCGCATAAACGTCTTTTTCAGAATACTTACGACTACCTTTCATGATGGTAATTTTATATTTAGCTAATCTAGAGGCATTCTGAATAGCTTGAGTAAAAGTACCTAATAAGTCATCGAATGTAATGTCACCTTCTTGGTCTTGGAATTGGTCTAAACGAATATAGTCATGCATTGTCATGAGTCCATAATCACTATTCGCAAAGTTCCAACCCAGACTATTGAAGAAAGAACCATGTACATCCGTATTACGAGTGGTTTCAGGATCACCTGTAATAATATAGAAGTAATCTTTAGAATACTTAGGTAATAAATTCAATCTTTCTAAAAACTGTTTATTAAACACATCCAATACAGATTGTTTGGTAATCAATTCATCTGTTTTATCAGTCGTTTCTTCAACAGTAGAAATCACTTCGTCAGTAACATTAATACTGTCACCATTTTCTCCAATCATCTGGATAGTAGCTGGAGAAGCTTTTCTAACCGTAATTTCCATTTTCAATATTCCTTATAAATAATAGAATTTTAAAAGTCGTATAAGACTAGAGTCATATGGAAAAATGTGGTTGATTTTATGAAATCCTTGCTATTTCGACTTATTTATTAAAAAGATTAAAAGGAACTTTAAATGATTGTCGTTAACAATTATTTAACCGAAGGTGTGAGCTTTTCGGATGCCATGGATAAAGCATTGCAGGAAGCTCATAATCAAAATGACTTCGTCTTGATTCAAGAAGGCGAATATAAAATCGATCGCACGATTAAAATGACCAATACTCTCTATCCTAATTGTCGTGGTATTATTGGTGTTGATCGTAAGAAAGTAAAGATCTGGACAGATCGTCCTCAAACTGAAGATTGGGATCCAGAAACTAACTTAACCGATGCACGTAATGATGCATTAATCTTAGTAGAACGTTTGAATGATAAAGTCATCTCTGCTTTGACTTTACAATACAAAGGTGAGTTCTATCGTCCAGGTGTCACTTACTTTGGTGCAGTCAACGGTATCTACTTAGAACACACTAACCATTGTAAAGTTTCTAACGTAGAAATCTCAGGCTGTAACCGTGCCGGTGTATTCTTGAATACCACTGATGTAGGTATTGTAAACTATGCCAAAGCAGGTACTATGGCAAACAAACACTACTACGAAGGCTTACATCCTAAAGACATGGGATTACCTAAAGCTAACGTAGTGACTAACTGTATCTTGCACCACAATCGTGTAGCCGGTGTATTAGCCTGCTGGCAATTAGATTTCTTAGCCAAAGGTAATCACTGCTATCGTAATGGTCACGAGAAAGACGGTGGTACAGGATATGGTATTACCATGTCTAGTGGTACGGTAAACTCTAACTACCTGATTGAGAAAAACTTAGCTGAGTACAACTATCGTAAAGGTTTAGACGTACACGATGGTTGGGATGGTGTCATTACCGATAACCAAGTCTACTGTAACCGTTTCCATGGTATTGCTGTAGAACACCGTGGATATCCTGGTAAGAACTGTATCATTACCAAAAACGATATTGACTTTGATCCAGAGTTCCGTTTAGAGCGTGATGACAATGTACCAGAAGGTCGTGCACTGAACCTGAAACAAGACTACTATCAACAACGTGCTATTCGTATTGAATTGATGCCTCAAGAATTCCAAAAATGGGGTAATCAAGTACGTGACCCACGTTATGTAGTCGAAGGCAATAAAGTACGTGGTCTCTCTCACGATGGTCGTGGTGAACACCGTGTGATTGAATTGATCAACAAAAACAAATCGTCTGATGTATTACCTAACTGGTTTATCCGTGATAACGACATTAAATGTGGTAAAGTAGACTACATTCTCTTCATGGATTCTCCTGCCTATGTCGCTAATGGTTTAGGTAATGTTACGATTGAACGTAACCGTTTTGTTGCAGAGAATGTGGTAGTCGTACCGATTGCTATTCAAGAGACAGGTACGAAAACTTTCGGTGAAAATCGTGCGATTAAAGTCGAAAACAATATCTTGGAAGTGACTCAGTTTAATGCTGGTGCGAAAGCCATTCACTACCATGGTACGGCTAAAGTCTATTCTGTCCGAAACAATACGTTTGACTTGGTGCCTAACTTGAATCGTCCAGTCTTCCGCTTTATCTGTAATATTCCAGATAAAAAAGAAGAAATGCAATGGGCTTGTGAAGACAATATCTTCTTGCTAGCCTTAGCGAACATGCATGTATTCAAAGGTGCTCAATGGTGGGCAGCAGAGAATTCTCGTGTTTCTCTGAAAAACAATATCCACTACTTGAAACTCAAAGTCGCATTACCTGACGCGACTGCTGAAAGTGCAAAAGAGATTCAAGCAGCGGCAGCGGCTAGACCACAAGCATAATAGATAGCTACTCTCTACTCCCTAAAAGGAGTAGAGAGTACTTTTCTTTATTTGTTAATCTTTTCTTTAATCTTGTCGATATCCAGAATGTGTGTAGAGTACAAGAAGATCTTATGCTCTTTAATACCACTTGGTTTGTCTTTTACATTATAGACTCCCAATGTATCGGTTTCTTCTAATTGATCAAATACCATACGCTCGTATTCGTAGTTAAAGTAAATACGAACATTATGGCGATTTAAGTAATCAATCAAATTACTCACCATGAAGATAGGCACATCTTCAATAATCACACCATCGTAAATCTCAACAGAACGAGGAGCAGGATCAATCACACCTTCAATGTATTGATCTTTAGCATATTTCTCTTTTTGTTCTTCTGTTAGTTTATTGTATTCTGCTAACCAAGCTTCGTATTTTTGATTATAAGCTGCTAACTCATCTTCTTTCTCTTTCATTTTCAAGAGAATGTAGTCAGTTAAGTAGTAAGACTTCAAATCAATACTTTCACGATCTGGTGGAAGTTTGAAAGTCAAATGGTCACGAATCTTTTGGTCTGAGTTATCAACGTTCATGCCCAGAATGGGTTCGTATTTGTGGTCTGTTAAAGAGATAGAGAGTAACATGATAAAATAAAATTCCTATTATAAGAGGATTGGAAACTAAAAAAAAGAAGCTCCATTAAGGAGCCTCTCTTTTAGATTAATTAGGTTTAGCACAATATCCTAATCCAATGAAGAAGACTAGGAGACCGGCATAAACTTGTACTTGATCTGGAACGATATTGACCAGCATCTTACCGAAGTAATAGATACCAATCAATGTCGCTATAGTAGTTAACGATTTCATAGTTAAACCGTTTCTACTACCACTGAGTAACCTTCAGGAATTCGAACCAATACTTCGTTACCTTTAATGGTAACGGTAGGACGAATACCTTTAGATTGTTTAGTAGCTTTCGCTTCTTTAGCTTCTTTTGGTTTAGCAGGAGACTTCTTAATTCCTACTTCACCGAAAGCTTCTTCCAAAGCGGTTTTTGGTTTCGGATCTTTCTTGACTTCTTTCTTAGGCTTCTCAGTAACCAATGGCAGGTTCTCACCTTTAGTGCTGTAGATGAAGAAAGTCTCGATAGTGCCCTTACCTTCTTCTTCTTCCAATTCAACTACGTTGTAAGCACCAGTGTCAGTAGCTTCGAGCAAGAACAGAATGTCACGAGCTACTTGTTTGATGCTAGACAAGAATCGATCACCACGATGAAATGGCGTACGATTACCTGCGTATACGAAAGAAGTATTGTGGAACCCTGGATTGATTGTCACTGGGAAATTTTCTTCTTTCGGAATATTTTTAGTCACGAATGAGAAGTTCTTTTCCAGTACGGCATCGATGTCTTTTTCAGACACTTTATTGCCACGAGTGTGGTCCAATACCTCACGAGCAAGCTCGCTACGTACACGACCACTTACGTAGTTAATGAATTCTTCACGAGTATTGAGACGAATACCACGTCCGTCCCATGCTGGGATTTCTTTAGTAACTTCTTCTTTAGTCAGATCGATTTCCAATTCAGTTTGAGTAGAGTTATTGGGGTTAGTGAATGACATCATTTTAAATTTCCTTTTCTAGAAATGGTGAATAAACAGAACTATACCTATTAAAGCATAAGTATAATTAAGCTAGGTTAGGGTAGCAAGAGTACTTCTCTTGACCCATTATAATAGTATATATTTGAAATAAACTACATTACAAACCCAATACAGTTAGAGAGTTTAATCGGTCTAACCATTTTAGAAGGTTTAGAACCTATTACTCTTCTCCTGGTTTCAGAGATTCTTGCAAAGAGCGCTTCTGCTTCGTCATCGGTAGGTTCTTCAATCTTGATGTATTGTTTTAACCAATCTGCAGCATACACATCACCATACGTACAAGCATCGTTTTCTTTATACAAAGTATTCTCTGCAATATACTTCCTCAATAAAGGAATCGTCTTTTTAAAGAACTGTTCCTTATCAAAGAATTTCTTTCTTAAGTGATGACCTTCAAACACAATCATTTTACGGAAGATGTTATAGAAAGTTTCGTTGAAATCAAACTCTCCATTTTCTAACCATTTCTCTTCATTTTGAGTGATAGGCCATAAACCCATCTGCATGACGCGTATATTGCGTTTCATGATTGAGACAGTCGTATGTAGGTAAGCACTCACTAAGTGGCTAATAACGCCGTTTAGAGGCATTCCTGACGGTTTCTTGAATGGTTTAAAGACTTCTTCTAAATCTTGAACATATTTCCCTGTCTTTCTAGACAAAGCATTATTCAAGTCAGACATAATCCAGAGATAATCATCATGCTTTTCAGTAATCTGCTGATGATTAAATCGATCATGAAAAACAATACTCTCTGGTTGAGGAATTTTACTTAAGTATTCCTCTTTACTTTTAAAACGTTCCGTATCCATTTAGATTAGTTCCTAGTTAAAACTGAATGTCTAGACTTATAGGTTTCCAAGTCACAATATCCAGCATATCCTTTACTTTATTTTCTACAGATTCAACAAGTCTCTTTTGAATCTCTTCAGGTAATGCTTCTTTATTGGTTTCACCTGTTTCCAATACAATATCATGATAGTAATCCAATAGAGTAAAATCAATACCTTCTGGTTTAGAAATACCAATGTTATCAATATTGGCTCTTATGAGTTGTAACTGGATATCTTTTACAATCACTTTATACATGTCTACATGAGAACCAGTCGTATAAACCCATTGACACAATTTATCGAAAGAAGCATTACTCGCCATTAAGATTTGTAATTCACTTTCAATATTGATGTTGGTCGTAAAAGCAAATTCCGAAGGATTGAACTTATTGAAATAAGGATAAGTACAAACCCGACTGAACTTACCTTCGTCATTGACAAAGTGAATCTTCAAAGCAGTGTAAGATAATTCCAATACAGAAATACCAATACTGTTGACACCAGGGATAGGAGTAATCCCTTCTTTACGAACAGAGTTGCTTCGATTTAATTCTGTATCATGTATCATGAAGTCAGGCGATAAAGGAATCAAAACACTTTTTCTATTTCGATCAAAAGAAGGTTTAGGTAAAGGAACGGTGTGCATGTGTTCTGTTCCTGGATAATTCATGCCATGCTGAATCAAGAGATTCCCATCTTTATAAATCACAATCATGTTATTCTCCTTTAACCAATTCTTTAACTTCTTTAACGGTAAAAGGTTTCAATACTTTTAAATCCTTTACGTTATAGCAAGTATATTCTTTATTGGATAGTTCTACTGAAGAAACCATATCCATTCTAATGGCTAGCTTAAATCCTTCCTTAGGTGTTAGACCTAACTTAACAGCACCCATGACATATCGCTCACCAGTACCCGCCACGTAGTAATCGATCTTATCTGTATTAACAACAGAAATGCATATCTTATTCTTTAACAAATAAGAGGATTTGTCCTTAGCCTTATACCCATGAGAAATCACGTGGTTATAGCCGATTACGGATTTCTTATAGTTTTCTTTACAGATAAATTCCACTTCGTTACTACCAATACAAATGGTTCTGTCTTTAGTCAAGATACAAATTTTAGTTTCAATGGCATCACCTATTTTAAAACCAGAGTCGATAAATTGTACTAATTTCTCAACCATCAAACTCGTAAAGCTTAAAGAAATGAGTTCATCAGCTAATCCATCTTTATATTTCTCCGCTTTAGATAATGCTTTCGCCAACCATTCTGCTGTTTCTAAGATTTCATCAGTCTTATCTTCAGGAAACATAAAACCAAAAGAAGTCACGATTAAGTGATCATTCTTTAGAATCTTGATTCCCTTACGAAAAGTACTTTTTGTATCTATTCCATTTTCATGATACATCAAAGCTTTGGTATCTGCCATGATTTCATGATCGTAATATACAATAGTCGTCATTTTACATTCCTAAAAAATAAAAGACATAATAAATTACTCTCCTCTACCCATTACGGGAGAGGAGAGCAGTAAGTATTAAAGCTTCATGTCTTTAGTAACACGAGTACAGCCTTGTGAACGAGTCGAATTAGCTGAACGAGAAGGTTTCAGGTTATGCAGAAGATCTACAACACCTTCATCCGTATAGGCATTAGTGAAGATACGAGTAATCTCTTTGTCTTTAGATCCGACTTGCAAATCACCGACAATGGTTTCTACCACGAAAGAGACTTCTTTACTTTCACCTTTCAACAAGTCTTTCACAATGACTCGAGGTACTTTCTTCAGTTTAGCCAGTTGTTCTTCACTGACTTTAGTGTTAAACTTGATGTTGTCAATAATGAGTTTTTGTTCGCTCATTTAAAATTCCTTTTTAATTTAGTTTATAAATACATAGTTAGTAAAAATGGCCGATTTCCGATAAAGCTATCGATTATATACTTAGCCACCTTGTGATCTCTAACTATTGCTTTAACAGGCTCGCAACGAATTGGGAAGAGAATGGAGAATTCGTAATGACGATCTTCTCCCTCTCCTACACTCTTGAAACTTTTGACAGTTGCACAACTTAAACCATCTAACAAGCCTCGGTGGGCATGTAAAGTAATATCTTCATGTTCTAAATAGAAATACACAGGTTGATAAGTTTTTCTATAGGTTTCTTTAGATTTCATTTCGAAACCTTTAGCCTTCGATTTTCTCAAAGAGGTCTACTGATTGACCAGTAACAAAAGCAATGGCCAGTTTAGTAGCAATAGCTTCGTCTTTCACAATGACTACATATTTACCAACAGATGTTGCTAAATCGAAATTAGTAGCGAATGTCCTTGTGATTACAGCGTGGCGTTCTATATCAATAATATTCGCATAGGGAGAAGCTTTCAATTTGGTCAAATGTACGTCACTAAGTGCAGTACAAAAATCCACTTTCTCGATCAAAAGACCGGTGGTATCAACAACCTCAACAGAAGTATTCTCAGTAGAGTTAAATTCTTTTTTCATAATAGATTTCCTTTAAAATTGAATTAAAATAAATAGCTATTTAAATGGAGAAATGAATCTCCATTTAAATAATATAGGTTTGAAATTTATTTCTTTTTCTCACTAGACAGAGGAATCTGTACATAGCGACCTAATATAGCGGTAGCCATTGCATCGTTCTGTAAGTAATCGAAGTTCTTCTCATCGTCTTTCTTTTCCAGACGAGTCTTAATGGTTTCTTTACTGCCATTAGCGAAAATGATGTTCAATTCTTTAGGTGCAATAGGATCATCCAATTCAGCAATGACGACTTGATCGACATTCAAAGCTTTAACTTTACCATCTTTGGTTTTCACCATGTATAACTTAGCCATTTTCTTGTATCTCCAAAAATTAAAAAAAAAACTAGCTACTCTTTTAGAATAGCTAGTCTGTCACATTATTTCAATAATGCTTCAATCTCTTCTTCAGATTTCCCTAATACTTCAGGTAGATCTTCTTTCTTCACGATGTTAGAGCATTTCGGTTTACTATTAAAACCATTACACGCTACCATCTTTCCGAATCGACCATTCTTCACAAAGAGATTGTGTTTCTTACACTTAGGACATTTTACGCCAGTATCCACATTTTGGTGTTTGACAATTTCAGAACCATCCGCATTACAAGTATACTTACAATTCGGATAACCAGTACAGCTACCAAATTCTCTTCCTTTAAATCCTTTACGAATGGCTACTTTATTTCCACACTGAGGACAAGACTTGCCTTCAATGTATTTCAATTCAGTAGGTTCTTTCTTAGGACTTAAAGAACGAGTATACTTACAACCTTGATGCGTACACTTCAAGTAGTTACCAAACTTACCTAGCATCTTCACTAAATTAGCTTGTCCACAAGAAGGACAAATCTCTTCAGTGGTTTCAATCACGCCTTTATGCTTAATCGAAATAGTTTCTTCACGTTTCACGTTTTCAATAAAAGGATTCCAGAAGTTAAACAACATCGCTTCACGGTTAATCTTACCTTGAGCAATATCATCTAAATCCGATTCCATTTTACTCGTAAACTGATAGTCTACGTACGTGTAGAATTTATCGACCAAGTAATCAATCACTGCAATTCCCATATCCGTTACCGAGATACGGTTTTTCTCTACAGTAATGTAACCTCTGTCTTGCAAAGTCTTAGGAATCGTCGCATAAGTCGAAGGACGACCAATACCATATTCTTCTAAGACTTTCACTAAAGAAGCTTCATTGAAACGAACAGGTGGTTTAGTTTGATGTTCAGAGACTTGTAAGTCTAATACGGGTAATTTATCACCGTGATTGATTTTAGGCAATCGTGTATTCTCTTCTTTTTCTCCATCGATCTCTTCACCTTCTTGATAGACAGACAAATAACCAGAGAACACTAAAACACTACCATTAGCCCGAAAGCCGTATTGCTTACCTAAATTAAAGTTTACCTGTGTACTGTCGAAGATAGCAGGCTTCATTTGGGAAGCTAAGGTTCTTTGCCAAATCAATTCGTATAATTTAAATTCATCCGAACTGAACTTACTCTTAACGGAATCAGGCGTAATGGTAATATCCGTAGGACGAATGGCTTCGTGTGCTTCTTGAGCAGACTTGTTCTTACTTGCATATTGCTTAGGATGATCTAAGACATCATTTGGATAGAACTGTGTACCGTATCGGTAAATAGCGTTTAAAGCCTCTTCAGAGAGCGATACAGAGTCCGTACGCATGTAAGTAATGAAACCATGTCCATGTACTTCAGAGCCTTCAAATAAGCGCTGTGCGACCTGCATGGTACGAGTAGCATTCCAGCCTAACTTACGTACTGCATCCATTTGCAAAGTAGAAGTCGTATAAGGAGGCTTAGGTTTACGAGAAACCTTAGAAGTCTTAATGTCTGTTACGACTAACTTCTCTTTATTACCGACTAAAGCTTCAATCGCTTTCTTGTGTTCTTCTACGTAAGCAGAATCGTTCAAAGACATCTTAGAAATGGTCTCTGTACCAATGCGTACTAATCGAGTAGGAAAACCAATTTTGTCTTTTTCAGTAAAGGCATTAATCTGCCAATAGGTACTGGGTACAAAAGCCTTGATCTCTTTCTCACGTTCAGCTAGGATACGTAAAGAAGGCGACTGTACACGGCCAGCAGATAAACCTTGAGAAGGGAAGATCTTCCAGAGAATCGGAGAGATCCAGAATCCTACTGCATAGTCCAGTGCGGCCCGAGCCGACTGTGCCGCTACCTTATTTAAGTCTACTTGACGGTTCGTATTGATCGAATGTTGAATCGCATCTTTTACTGCTTTCTCTGTTACCTCTGTATAGGTAACACGATAAACGTTTTTAGGATTGATCTTATTCTGTTTTAAAATTTCAATCACGGATTGTGAAATCCCTTCCCCTTCGTAGTCAGGGTCAGTTGCTAAGTAAATCGTATCGACATTCTTAGCCATGTTCACTAAATCCTTTACATGTTCTTTAGATTTAGCGGGGATTTTGTATTTCAGTTTAAAACCATGTTCGACATTTAAAACTTCTTCACGTGGTTTATCCACGTCTAATCCACGAACATGTCCGAAAGTGGCTACAGTCTTAATCCCATCTTTCGCTAACCACTTGGTAATGGTTTTAGCTTTATTTGGGGATTCGACAATCATTAGTGTATGGTAAGCCATTTTAAATATTCCTAAAAATAAAGAGACTCCAGTATAATACTAGAATCTCTTTTACCCAGTTACTCTTTCTTATCAGAAGAAGTATTGTCTAGAATCTTTTTCTCTCCATCTGAAGAATGAGTTTTTACACCGAAGCTTTTGGCGACTTCATTGTATTCTTTCTCATCGATTTTGTGACGGGCTAGACAAACTCCTTCATCGTCAAAACTCTTATTGAGTTTATCGGTTTCTTCGTAAATCTCTTTATGCTTCTCTCTTAACTCTTTACCGATTTCTTTAAACACAGGAGAATCAATTAATGAAGAGATGGCTTCTCTCATGTTGCTAGGACGACCTACTGAGCGCTCGTACTTAATGTGGGAATGCTTGTAGGTATTCTCGGTATCCTCTTTACTGGTCTTACTGGATCGATAATTAATATTCAAACCAATCCAATAGAGTTTATTAACAAACCATACGAACCATTTAGGAAATTTACGGAAAGTATGTAAGTTTCCTAATTGAGTAATACAGTTTCTCAACTGCATGATGTTGTTAACCGTATTGGCGCTAATACTACTCATGAGAATCCAGAAGATCAAAAGAATAGGATAGTAAACATAAGCCAAGAAAGGAGCCGCATTCACTCGCATGTTCATGTGTGAAGTAATGCGAATACCAATCGAGATACCACAGTATAAGACAGTGAAGAGCGACATGAAGTTCAAAGGATCTTCAAATCCAAACTTTTCACCAATCAAGTAAATACCAGCTAAAGCCGCCATCATGTAAGTAGCGGTACGAAACACATAGATGAGCATGTTACCTGAATCATCACGTGCTGTCATGAATTGCTCAATAGCACCGAGAATAACCAGATAAAGATACGCTGTTAAACTAGCGTAAACAATCGTCGGTGTAATTTGATTAAATAGTTCCATTTAAATTAATTCCTTTTGATCGAAACGAAGAGCTAATTGAATTAACCCCATGTCGTACTTATCCAGAACATGTCGTACAAAGTCGACTTCTGAAAGATAAGCTTTTGGACGACTAGTCTTGTAAGCACCAGATAAGTGCATCAAGATATTCCTCAATTCTTTTAGAGAATAAAACTCCATACTGTTTTTATAGAGATTCAAAACAGAAGTCGTTTTACCTAATCCATTTCTTAAGTAGAAATGAATAAAGATACTCGTATTAGAAAGTAAGATGTGGGTCACACCGATTCCTGAATCGACTTTCAATCCTTCTTCAAAAAGTGATTGTAACAGTCGCTTGGCTTTGTAATTGCCATTAGGTTTATCAAAGTCACCCGCTACTAATTCTTTACGATAGATTTCTCTTGGAAATTCTGACATGGTTATTCATCCCTTTTTAACTGTAAGTGATCTTTCCATCTTTGTCTATCTGTAATTGATAACCTTCTGAATGGTTATAATATCTCACATTGAAGATGACTTCACTGGTTTCATTATCCCGTACCCAGTTTGCTACAATGTTAGAAGCTTTGTAGGAATAATGGTAATGTAAACCAATCTTTTTACTTGGTGTCGTACCGAATGTAGAATATACGCCTTTAAAGGCACCAGATTCGATGTTATAGAGCATTTCGTTGATAAATTGAGCTAAGGTATACCCAGGCTCTAAACGGCTCTTAAACGCCTCCAATTGCTCTAATACATCATCTTTCTTAAAGACATCTTTATAGTCCTCATTAAAGTCCATTGCTACTAAGAATGCTTTAGAGAACATTTCCAATAACTTAGTTTCAAATTCTTTCATTTTACTTAGCCTTACGAATAATTCTGATTTCACCAGTGGGTTTAATAAAGATGTGGTAATCTTTCTGTTTAGTACGAATCACCACATAGTATTCATCACCCCAACCTCTTACCCAATGGAATGTATTGCTCGTCCATTTATTGGAATAATCAAAACGTAAATATTGATAGCCTTCTTGATCAGCTACGATAGAAGTAGTGACATCTTTCACCCCTTTTCTTTCTGCTTTTCTCAAGAGTGAAAAGATAACTTCAATATCTGTTTTATTAGGATCATCTTTCTTGTAGATATCCAGTGTATATCTCAAGACTGGAAATTCACCGATAAGATCAGAGAGTCTGAATCCATCTTCAAGTGTAGCAATTTTGTCTACTACAGAGTTTACTAACTTTAACTGTTCTAATCCAGATAGATCAGTAAAGTCTTTTTGTTTAACATTAGCGTTAGTGTGTAATTTTAAAATAGCCATGATAAAAGTTTCCTTAAGGAGTTAGATTACACTATAATAATATAGGTTTGAAATAAATCAAAAAAAAATAGAGATACCTTGTTAGGGTATCTCTATTCTATTACCTATTAAAACATGTAAGTTTTAGTAGGTATAATAATTTTCAGACTGTCTTTTTCAGACATGCTTTGGAAGCCATCGGTGGTATTGAATTTACCACCTACTGAACCAGCAGTTTGTACAGCTTTACCGTTCAGCAGTTCCAGTTTAGAGAAACCGTTTTTGTTGGCTTCGCTTACAGCTACTATATGGGTATTACCGTCGACGGTCAACAAACCGATCATGGTAATGTCTTTGTGTTGGTTATCATGTTGATCCATGTAACCATTCTCAGTAGCTTCCACGTAGAGAGCATATTGAGTCGGAGTCAGTTCGCTAGGAGCGATAGTTTCACATTTTGTCAATACTGCGATTTCAAAAACTTGATTGTTCATTTTAAATTCCTTTACAAAGAATAGATAGAATAGAAGAATGAGACATTATTGCCTCGGGTTAAATAAGATTACTCGGGTAATCTCATGTAAATAGTATATATCTGAAACAAACTAAAATATAAACAAAAAAGAAAATACTCTCTACTCCTTTTTACGGGAGTAGAGAGTCAATCACTTCTTATTCTCCACGTAAATCGTAGAGGTCTAAATGCAAATTAGTAATCTTAGAGTACTTATCAAATTCCTCTTGATTTCTTTTATTAGCTTCGTCAAGAAAATCTTTTTGATTACCTGAATAATGAACACAAGTAAACCAATCTTCTTTAGTAGAAGCAGTAATGTAATGATTCTTATTGAATGGGTCGCTATAAACAGCTACATCATTATCACCTGTAATGTTAAAGTCAATACGTCCTACACCAAAGACTTTGCCATTTTTAGAAACAGTAGCATGTCCGCACATCATCACCCGACCAGATACAATGCCATTATCTTTAACAGAAGCATGATCAGTAATGTGAGCCGGTCCATTAATAACGGCATGACCATAAATACGAGCATCACCACCTACTAAACACAAGCCACGTAAACGAGCATATTCATAAGCCTCAGCAAATCCTCGTAAGTCACTATTGTCATCCATCTTAGCATTACCATAGAGCTTAGCATCATCACCAATACTACTGTAGTTTTCCATAACAGCATGACCATAGACTTCAGAGCGATCCATTGTGATAGAACTATCTTTCACAATAGCAAATCCATATATTTTAGATTGGTTACAGGTAATGGCTTTGTCTTTTACAACTGCGTTACCAAATACCATGGATTCATCCGTTATAAAGGCATTGTCTTGTACTCGGACATCATCAAAGACTTTAGCGTTATCAAATACCCAGCAGTCACCTTCGTGAGAGATTCTCTTCTTTTTGGACATACCCACCTAACGTACCTTTCTTTACTGCATAAGTACCGTCATCAGATTCAACTACATTTTTCAAAGCTCGTATCCGATAAAGCGTACGACCTTCTACTACGATAGAATCTTCCATTACCAATTCAAATTTCTTTTCCATAATAGTTTCCTTTATAGAAGTTAGACATTACTTCAATTTAATAATATAGATTTAAAATAAAACATAAAACTCTCTCCTCACTACCCCATAAGTAGTAGAGAGGAAAGAGTCTATATTAGTAATCTATTTCTAGATTAAGCTTCAGCAGTCAGAGGTACTTCGCCGTCTTTAGTCAAAGCTTGAACAGCAAAAGGAATACGCTCTTGAACGGCTTTCTTCAGACCAACCACACGGATACGAACCAAGATTGGCAAGTGGCAGATGTGGCTGAACCAAGGCTGAACCATTACTTCGTGTTGGTATTTGCTACCGCGAGCACGGTTAACAATACGTGGGATTTCACGTTTGCTCAAGCAGTTACCAAACCACAGAGGAATGCTCAAGCTACCATTGCGAGGTACACCGAAGGACAAGAAGATAGTACCAACTTCACCATCTTTGTCTTTGTCGACCAAACGATCGTCAGAACATTCTTCAATAGTGAAGTCAAAGCCATCACCCAGAGTACGAGCATCACCTTCACGGAAGATGAATTTGCTGGTGAATACGTCAGCAATAGCAATCACGTGCGGACGGAAGTTAGCACCACCAGCGATGATTTCGTAAGCTGCAGCCAGTTCAGAAGATGTATAAGCTTGAGTCATCTCAGCCAATACGAAGTTAGTGATCACAGCAGAAGCGTTAGCACGCACATCAGTGGTTTGCATAGATTGGGTAGTTTTGTAAACATCCAATGCTACGTCACGTACGTAGTTTTTAGAGAAGTATTGACCAATACCAACGATAGAGTGAGCGAAAGGCTCAGTCATGTCTACTTTCTCAGGAGCAGCTTTGAGCATACCCAAGATGTCGTACAGAGCAGTGATCGCAGCGTTAGTACGACGGATGTAGTTGGTTTGGATCAGAGTGTCGATGCGTTGAGCGTCGGTCACATCAGTTTTCTCGTCGAAAGGACGACGTACAGCGATTGGAGAGTGCAAGCGTACACCGTAGATGATACGTTGTACACGGCTGTCCAAGATCATACCGTGTTCACGGATGTTGCTGTTGGTACGAGTAGCGTCGATTTCCCAACCTACTACTTCAGTCGCTTTAACAGCATCCAACAGAGGTTTCAGAGCAGCATCTTCCAAGTCTTTAACTTCTTTGGTTTTCGCATCACGTACTGCAGTTACTTTAACAGAACCAGAGTTGATTTCGAAAGCAGAAGTGTCAGTGTTACCACGACCAGTCAGAGTCAGGCGAATCAAAACTTCCAGACCTTTGTCTTTCAGGGCTTGCAGTTCAGTAGGCAGCGCACCAGATTTCACACCTTTAGTGTGTTCATCCAACAAGTGAGTGTTCACATCGTAAGTCAACAAGATGTCTTCACGGTCACCTTTAGGAGAGTAGGTGAATTGAGAAGCTTGATGATATTGCAGGTTTTCGAACAATACGGTATCGTTACCGACTTTCAAACCGATGGTTTTCAGACGTGGGTTACCAGCGATTTGGTCAGTAGAATCTTGCATGCCCAGAGCAATCATACGGTTGGTTTGAGAAATGTCCAACAGTTTGATTTCTTCGCCCAAACGCAACAGAGAGGTTTGGAATTTTTCACCTTGATCGTTCACAACAGAACGTACAGGCAGAACACTTACGTCAACGAAAGAATCGTCGTTTTGGCCTTGACGGTAAACAGGGATAATATCGGTGAAGTTTGACTTCAGGATAGTGCTGTTACGCAAAGCTTTGATGATGTGTTTTTGGTTACGGTAAGCGTCACGTTTACCAGTTACTTCGTATTCTTTTTCAGTGAATACAGTAGACAGTTGAGTGTCGATGGTGTAGTTGTTGCTGTTGAAGTCCAGATTGATAGTCGGGAAGAACAGCTCAGCAGCTTTAGATTGTTTGTCAGCACGAACGTTGTAAGAAACAGTCATGGACAGAGTGTTCATCATGCCGTGAACTTCGAAAGATTCACGAGAAGCTTCAACGACTACAGGAGCAGCGTCTACTTCACCACCCAGTACACCGTGTACAGTACCGGCTTCTTCTTCGTTACCAGATTTCAGGTAAGCTTCAGGGTTAGCAGCAACCACCAAAGAGTCTTGGATGTTTTGTACTTCATCAGGAGTCAGTTGTTCACCTTCAGAAGCCGCAGCTTCACCAATTTGAGTAGCAGTAGTCGGAATAGCAGAAGTAGCTTCGTTCAATTCAGCGACTTGAGATTCGTCCAAAGATTCAGTGGACAGGAACAGGGCACCCAACAGGTCACGAGACTCAGTACCCAGTTGTACTTGAGTAGCCAAGTTAGCGGCGATTTCACCGATTTTCGCTTCACGGGATTTACCAGCGTAGCTGTTGCTTGTTTTCTTTTTAAAGAGAGACATTGTTAATAACCTTTTACGTAAAAGTTTAGAAATGAAAATTTATTTCTGTAAAGAAAAATAATACGAAGTAAAGACGCTTTGTTTATTCGTCTCACATATTTATCTTACTAGATAAGTACTGGACGAACAAGCTACTCTGAGCAATGGTACTTTGATCGTGGTAAAATGCGCTTTTTCTCAAAATAGCTTCTAGTACATTCTTCGCAAAGATGCTCATGGTTTCTTTACTTACAGAAGGTACATTCGCTGTGGTATTCTGAATATAAGGCACCACAACAAAGAAGCACTTACCTTCGCAAGAAGGCAAGACATCTTCATAAATATTCCTTCCGCTCGCTAGAGCAGTATCTAAACCATTGAGCAAAGAGAGCAAAGCCTGTGAAGCATCGTACTCGTATTGATCCAAAGAATATCCTGAATTGTCATCACTGGCAACGAACTCATTACGGATTTCTTCTCGAACAGATTGATCTTCTTCAAGAGATAACCATAAGTCTCGTACGTCCAGACACTCACTCAACACAGGAGTAAGACATTCTGAACCATGAACGAATTCTAATCGTTGAGGATTATACTTGGAATTCAAGACAGTAAAAATCTTCAAAGCGTTCTTATTAAGAACTTTACTTGCTTTGTCATAATAAAGTAAAGCATCTGGGCTATAGTTTACTGCCTTAAGATCTTCGAAAATAGGTTCGGGTACCAAGATGAGTTTTAACTCACCATTTGGTAAATTTAAAATGGACATGTTGTTATAATCCTTTGTTCGTCTATTTCACGATTCAGTAACGAGAGAATTTATTCGTATACTAAATCATTTATGCAACATTAACGAGAAAATAGGAATTACCGGTAATAATTCATATTTTTAACTAACGTCTATATTAAGACAAAAATAATTTATTAGAATAGTGTATGCAATTAATCTAACTGGTCGTTCTTTATATAAAACGAGGTAAAAGCAAAATGGATGTTAAAGCACTACTGGCTAAATGTATTTCTCTCTTATTTAGAGAAGGTCAAAGCGGTGAAAGTGAATTATCAAAACAACTCGTATCGGATGTCATCACTACTTTAAAAATAAATAACAATGATATTTCCGGTACCGATTCTTCATTGAACGAATTGAAGAATGTCGTCTCTACCATGATCAGTAAAGAGACACCTACTCCTTATAACGATTTAATCCAACACATTCGTATTGCCTGTGGATTAGATTCTAACTTATTTGAAAGTATTCAAGACAATATTTCTTTTCGTTTAGATGAAGAGGAATTAAAAAGAACAATTCTTTCTTATCGCTTTGAGTTAAATAAATACTTAAAAGAAAAGAAAGCAATGATGCTTTTGGATAAGATGACCTTTGATTTAAAATTCAATCGAGATAAGATTGGGGATTTGAATCAATATATGTCATCTTCTTTAAATGGCATTATTGACTTAGTGAACTATTCAGGTGAAGAAATTCCTGGCATTGTTTGTGAAGTCGACTTATCGGATATTGATTCTGTAGCAGAACAGTTTGAATTGATTCGTAAAGAGAATGATGGTTCTCGTACGATTAAGATGCCTTGGCACGCCATGAATAGAATGACTCGCGGTGGCTTGCGTTTAGGACAATTGACAACTGTAGGTGGTCTAGCACATAATAACAAAACAGGTGTGTGTTTATCCATGTTTATTTCTGCTTGTATCTTTAATAATCCTAAGGATTTACAAACAGACGAGAAAAAGAAACCTTTGATGCTTTTAATCTCTTTTGAAGATGACATGTTGATTGTTTTATTTAACTTGTATATCTTGTTAAAAGAGAATCTGGAAAACATTAAAGTCACTGATGAAGATAAACAAAGACTCTCGTCACGCGAAGCTGCAGCTTATGTTCATGAGAAATTGACATCTACTGGATACGAAGTCAAAATCGTACGAGCAGACTCTTCTACTTGGTCTTATGCTGAAATCCAAAGTAAGATCTTACAATTAGAAGCCGATGGTTACGAAATCCATTTAACTTTAATTGACTACTTAAACCTAGCCAATAAAAATGGTTTGTCTCACTCTCGTGCAGATGCCGATATTCAAGAACTCTTCAGAAGAACAAAAAACTTCTTTGCAGCTAAGAATATTGCTTTGCTAACACCTGTTCAATTATCACCTGATGCTATGGAATTAAAACGTCAAGGTAATAAGATGTTAGCGATGCAGATTTCAGATGGTTCGTATTACGAAGGATGCCGTGGTTTATCTCGTGAACCAGAACTAGAAATCTTTGTGGATATCGTGAAAGATAGTGGCCGTAAATATCAAACCATTGCTCGTGGTAAACACCGCGGTCAAAACGATACACCAGAAGAGCATAAGTTCTTCATCTTAGAATTCCAAAAGATTGGTGGTTTAAGATGGGATATCAATGGCACAGATACTTCTCTATCTAAATTTGGTGCTTCTCGTAATGGAAATGGGGACGAAGAAGCAGCGTTCTGGGACGTAGGAAATTAATTTAGGTTAGTTCTATATGAAAAAGAATACGTTGTCAAACACAATTAGTTTAGGCAATCATCGATTGTTGATCTCGTTTCATTTTCATTTCCTTTAAGATTGATTGGGCTTTACTCTCCTGTAGCTATTAAGGCTACAGGAGAGATAAGTCTTTTTAATTCCTTCTGTGGTTCTAATACCACAGAAGGAATTAGTCTTTTTGATTTGATACAACACAGTCTATTTCAATCTATTTAAATGGTATTTCTATCATGTCAGTATTCAGTTTACTCAGAGGACTTAAAGTAGAAGTTGATTCCTCTGTTAATAAAGTATCTATTAGCGGGATTTCATTAAAATATGTTTGTCGGGATTTAGAGAAGTATTTAGGTACTAAGATGTTATACAATATCTTAGATAAAGCGACTTATGCAGAGATTAAACTAAGTACGTTTTACTTACCTGACTTCTATCATTCGATTAATACACTACTCTATAATCCTAAGTTTAAAAGAAGAACGACTTCTACAAGAGAATTGTTAGCCATTAAAGAAGAATTAGAAAGAATTCCTTTAGTAGCAAATATTAAGAAAATTCAAAATACAGAATCTGTTAATATTCCTAAGATTGATAAATCTAAATTAGATAAGATCTTTAGAGGAATGAAGTTATTCGATTACCAGGATAAGTTTATTGATGAATGTATCTGGAAATCGAAGTTACTTGAGTTAAAAGGATATCTTTTGGACGCGCCGGCCGGCTCAGGAAAGTCCTACGGATCTTTAGCATTGATGGAAATGTTGGATATAGATACCATTATTGTTATCTGTCCTAAGAAAGCAGTGAATGACGTTTGGGACGAAACCATTACACGGGTCTACTCAGAACCTCAAACTTACTCCATGTCTTTACCAGTATTACATGGTCCTAGTAAACCTGCTGGTTTTGATATTAATGATCGATTCATTGTCTGTCATTACGAATCCTTAGGAAAGTTAAATGAGTACTTAGATTCTGTTAAAATCCCTAATAAACGATACTCAATTGTGCTGGATGAATGTCACTCATTGAATTCACATAATTCAGAACGATCTATTCAGTTTAGGGAATTGAATAAGAAAATCAATCCTGAGTTCTGCTTATGGATGTCTGGTACACCTATTAAAGCACTAGGTACAGAAACCTTAACAATGTTCGCCACTATTGACAAACTCTTTGATAAGAGTGTCTATCGATCTTTCTTAAAAGTATTTGGTGTATCTGGTGTATACGCTACTTCTGTTATGGCGAATCGTTTACAATTAGTACGTTCTGAGATTAAGACTAAAGGTTCAGGTGTAGAACAATTTACCCACAAGATCAAAGTCTCTTTAAAGAATGGTGGTGACTATACCTTAAAAACGATTTCTGCTAAGATGATTGATTACGTGAAAGAACGTAAGGCTTATTATCAGAAGAATGCGAAACAATACGAGAATGATTTCTTTAACGGTATAGAAGTCTATCGTAGTCGTGTTTCTAGAGGCCGAGGGGACACTAATTCCTTTAGAGCCGGATTAGAAGATTACTTAGTGAAAGCTAAAACCTTACACGAAGGCTATATTCCTACAGATCCTAAACATAAGCAATATGTTTTAGATTGTAATCATTACGAAGATAAAGTGATTATTCCTACTTTACCTAATGACGTTAAGAAGATCTTCAGAAAAGCGAAGTCTGTCTATAAATACGTAGACTTAACGATTATGGGTGAAGCATTAGGAAACATCTTAGGTAAGTCTCGTTCTAAATGTAATGCAGATATTGTAAAACAATTAGTTACTGATGCTAAAGTCATTACTGAAGATGGAGAAACTTATCAGTCTAATCTACCTGATATCATTCGTAATGCTCAAGCTAAGACGATTATCTTTACGGATTATGTAGAAGTCGTAAAAGAAACAGAATACCAATTAAAACTCAATGGGTTTACGCCTATTAGTATTTTTGGTGAAACGACTTCTGGCAATGGCTTAGCCATGCAAACTAAGATCTTTAAAGAGAATTCTGAAATCAATCCTTTGATTACGACTTTTAAAACTTTATCCGAAGCTGTTCCTTTAACCGAAGCAAACAGAGTGATCTTCTTAAATCTACCTTTTAGGTCTGGTACGTACGAACAGGCTGTAAAACGTGCTAATCGTATTGGACAAACTTTAGATGTGGATTTGTTTGAAGTGACTTTAGATACGGGAGAAGAACCTAATATTTCTACTCGTAATGAAGACATTTTAAAATGGTCTGAAGAACAAGTGGCTCTGATCTTAGGTAAGAAAGTAGATGATGAAGTCAATAGAGACATCTTAAAAGGATTAATGGCTGAATCTCCTTTAGAGAAGATAGTGAAGTCAGGTATTCATTCGATTAAGAAATCTGTAAGTAGTTTCTTAAACTGGTAAATTAAAACCAAAAAAAATAATCAGAACCTCTTATATTTTGAAAGAGTAAACTACATTCTTTCATCTTCTTTCTGACAACACTTAAACAAACTTAGTATTAGGATTAATTCTTATATTCGTATAGGGATTTACCTAACTACTAAAAAAGAATAACCAGTACTCTCTTGTCCTTTAGAAGTTGGAGAGTACTGGTTGTAATAGTGAAGTTACTTGTTAATGCCTAGTAATTTCACAGCTATCAGTAAAACAATTACTGATAAAATCGCCAGAAACAAAATAACTACTTTTTCTTTTAGATCCTTGTTAGAATCTATCAGTAGCTTAAATACCGCTCCGACGAATGAGAGTATAATGGATAACGGTTCCATCTTAGCAACTCTTATTTCTGACAAACCTAAATAATCTTTTACTCAGGATGATTTACAAGCCACGCCTTAGGAAGAAGGCAGACTCTACCTAAGTAGAAGAGATGACAGAGTGGTTTGTCTTTGTTTTTGGCTCTGTCGTTAAAACTGTATTCTCTACTCTCTACCTTCCTGGGGTAGAGAGTAGGAGTACTTTTATTTTTTGCTATTGAACAAGATGTTACCACCTTTAACCGTTTCAATAGATTCAATGATGGTAATCAAGTCATCGTTTTCACTGATGTAGTGACGTACCAGCATAGAGAAGATAATGCTCTTCACTTCTACTACATGGACTTTCTCTTCAGAATCTTCACGATCGATAGAGTATTCGTTAAGAATAGAGAATTCAATATTCTCCACTACTGATTTACCGACGATAGAAGAATCGTATTTGTTGACTTCTAAGAGCCAGTGCTGGGTACCATAGACGCCAAAAGAGAATCCACGTTCATTCAGCCAATTAACCAAGACACGACGAGCGTAATTATTTTTACGCATGTAGTCTTGAATGTCCTTCATTCGAACTTCATTAGTTTCTTCTGAAGTTGTTGCAGGTGCTTTGAAGTCATGATTCTTATTCTTGTGGGTATACAAGTGAAGAATCAGTTTCTTCAAGATACGAATGTTCTTGATGTTTGGCGTATGAATAGCCGAGTAATACATACGAGCTAAGAAGTCAGCCGTGAAACCAATGACGCCAATCAGGATGGCAAGACCAAGAGAGAATAACAAGAATTTTTCCATTTTAAAATTTCCTTAAATAAAGTTAGTAAAAAGAATAATAGAATATTTTAAAATCCTATTACACTTAAATAGTATAGATTTGAAATAAAGTAAAAAAAAAAGAAAATACTCTCTACTCCAATTAAGGAGTAGAGAGTAGATCTATTTCAGCAATTACTTAGCATCAATACGAGTTTCGTACGTAGACATATTGTAGATAGAAGAAATGGGGTTATTGATGTAGTAAGCACCTTCGCTTTCAGCTTCCCAGTATTTGGCATTTTCACCCAAGTCACTTGCTTTTACATAAGTCAACAAGAACATTGGATTGCCATTTATCATAGCAGGATGTTTGAAGCTTTCACCTTCAACGGTTACACCATACAACAACTTCTCATGTTTCCCCATGACTTCTTGGTAAGTAACCTTACCTTTGAAGACCAGGTGGGTACCGTAGTAGTAGCCACTTTCTACATCAGAAGAAGGACCGCTGAACAAAGCATCGTCAACAATTTGTTCTTCTCTTTCTTCCTCGTCCAAAATCAGAACTCGATTTACAGTAGAACCATTGATGACAGTGACGTATTCATCACCAATTTCACTTACTGGTTTACCTTCAGAAGACTTCAAGATCAAACCTTCGTAAACCATATCGTTGACTACGGTAATACGTTGGTTCTTAGCATCCAGATAGTTCATGCTAAAGGTAACACCATTGACGGAATAAGGCACGTAGGATTTATCAGACCAGTTTTCTTTCTCAGTGAGTTTCAAGAAATGGTTGATCTCGCAAGCCAGGTAGCCAAGCGTGATAAATCCACGAACACTTTCCAAGTGACTCATCATGTCTGAGGCAAGTTCATTCTCGTTAATGAGTTCGTCAATTTCACCACCTACATGAGCAGCCAGCTCGATAGTCGGCAGGAAGGTTGTACCGTCAGCCCATGAAGAATAAACCAACATTTCTTCTACCACAACAGGAGGTAGGTAACGTTGACGGTTAGGGGCAGTAGACCATACCAACATACGGAAGTAAGAGACATTATCATCTACAGCCATCATGATAGGCTCTACATGACAGAAGACCACACCTTCTTTACTGATTTGCTCACGAATGTCTTTCAGGATTTCTTCTACGGCTTCAGGTGAAGTCGCTTTTTGAGCAAAGCCTTCAATCTTGAAATCGTACACACAGAAGTCTTCGTAATCTTCATCATGATAAGTACACACTACCTTTTGATTTTCAGTAATGATTTCTTTATCGTAATCGTGGATATAGCCCAAAATGAAATCACCAACAGCAGAGACTTCTTTTATGGACATGATGTAACCCACGAGATTACCTTGAATACTCATTCGAGTAACTGGAGAACGCAATTGAGCTTTATCTTCTTTACAGTAGTAAGGATAAGATAAAGTATTCAAGTCCAAAGCATGTACATCAGCTTCAGTAAATTCGGCAATGTGGTTAGCCAGACGATAGTCAACAAAAGCAATGAAGATCTCATCACCATTCAAGTCTTTAGTACGAATACCATAGACATGGTTATTCTGGTCAGGCTGATAATCGTAAGGAGCAGATTCATCTACCGCTACAATAGGTTCACCATTACCTTTCAAGATAATGCTACCAAAGTTACCTACAGCAATAGTCTTGAAACCCAATTCTTGAACATCATGAATCAGCTTCATGTAAATCGCACCGGCAAACTCTTGAGGACCGCATTGGAGCTGTTGTGCGAATTGGTTGTACGTACCTTGAGTAGATTGGATCAAGTCATTGTAGGAGATACTCAAGATACCTTTCTCTACATGAGCATAATCTTCTTTATTCTCGTAAGTACGAGAACGATCTTCGCCAAAGAGTTTATCCAGCTCTTTATTCACAAATTCATTGACTTTCTCTTTAGGGAAAGAATTGAGTGTATTGTATTTATCCAGTAAATTGAATTCCATTTTGATTTCCTTTTAAGTTAGGGTAGATTAGCCCAAATAATGAGCAAAAAATAAATTAATTAAAATCTAAATAAACTACTCTCTTACCCGATTAAGGATAAGGGAGTAATTGTAGCGAGAGTTATTCGAAATCATCTTCGAATAATTCAATGTCGTAGATGCTGTGGTGAGCGTCTCGGATGAACTGCATGTAGGTGGCGAATTTCGGACCGACCAGTTCAGGAAGTAGGCTATCGATTTCACGAGAAGTTAATTCGATAACTCCTTGCTCGTGGCGGAACATCCACACATCTTTGTTCGAGTATGCGGTGATGCTGGCAGCGTAGGCATATTCAGTGCCTTTAGGTGCTGGATATGTGATCAGATGATCATCATCGCTTACATTAGCACCAATCCACATGTCGACATGATTGTCGATACCACTTTCGATAACTGCGTCACCGCAGATGACGAAGCTACCGTAGAGTTCTCCACGTACGACAGCATTGTCTTGGATAACGATGCTGTTGTAATCGAAGTTTCCACCGATCACGTTAGCACGACCCTCGACAACAGCATTAACGCAAACAGAAGCATTCTTAACAAATGCATTGCCTTTGACTACGCCATTATTACGCACAGTGCTGTCACCCATGATGGTAGCGTTATCTTCAACGCGAGCATCGTCCATCAGAACGACATCTTGTCCAATCCAGCATTCACCTTCTTGAGAAAGGTTTTCTGAAGACTGAATGTAACCACCCAGATCACCGGCTTTAACGCTACCGAAATCTTTCAAAGCTTTCACTTGAAAGAAATCGCGGTCATCGATAGTCAAGATGTTAGAAGTAATTGTGTATTTCATTTTAAATATCCTTTACAAAGATTGAAATTAGTTAGTAGATAGAGAGATTTCTCTATCAGGTTCAATTTAATAGTATATACTTGAGATAAACTAAAATATAAAAAAGAAAATACTCTCTACTCCTTTTTAAGGAGTAGAGAGTGATTATATTAAGATTGGTGTTCTCTTCTCAATCTCTCTAGCATAAACCAGATACGACGAGAATGGTTATTTCGAGCTTGTCTCTTGAACCGTGGTTTCCTCATGTTTACCTTCCAAAATATTGTTCGCTCGTTTCACACAAGCCTGTAAAGACTTCAAGTGCTCAGAGCAGTAAGCCAGTTCAGCTTTGGTATTTGCAAAAGCTAAAGCCAAATCACGATTGGTATCGATACTGTATTCCTTATCAGAGCAGACTTGTGTTAAGTCACACTGTACAGGAATAGGTTCGAATACTTTTACGGTTTGTACTTTAGTCGTACAAGCAGCTAAGAGTATAGAAGCAATGATTACTGAATACTTCATTTAGTCTTTCCTTTTCAATTTAGATTTTAATTCATCAGGCACTTTTTCTTTAGACCATTCTGTACGATCTAAAGCTTCAGCTAATTGCTTCGTGCGCTCAGCTTCCTTCTTTTCAATATTGGCAATCTGTTCTTGATGTTCAATCAAGGATTGCTGAAGGTTAGTAGCTAATTGACGTTCTACTTTAGATTTTTCTTCTAAAGCATTAATCAATTCGTCTTTGCTTTTCAACTGAGTATTGAGTGCTTCTACTTTTGCAGCTAATTCAATATTCTTCTTGGAAGTTAAGTTATTGTCAATAACCGACCAAGCCAGAAGAATACCAAAGATAGAAATTCCCAATACTTTCCAGTTGAGCTTACTAAGCACTTCTTTAATCAGTTTAGTGTAAGGCATTGTCATTTACCCTTTCATGTATAAACTCTTTTAATATAATAAAACTTCATATCGAAAGACTTTATACTTTAGTTAGATAATAGGTTTAATCTAGTATCTTAATCATTTCTGGATTAGACCCTCGTATGCTATTACAATAGATAATAGGATCTTTATAATCACTAAGATCTACTTTTGTAACTACGTTATCGGTACTAAACCAATTGTTTAATTTAGAGGCAAACTGATTAGCTTCAACTTCACTAACGAAGAAGATCCCAAACTTACCTACTTTAAATGCAACTTCACCTTCTTGAGGAACAGTGAAACTATCTTTAGGGAAATAGGTTTCTTCTTTTTCACATTCAGGAATATCCTTAATGAATATCAAGATAGCTGAATCATCGTCGATAAACATGGGGTTAGCTACTTGAAAGTATTCGTGATCCAGTTTAAGATAAGTGAATAAAGTCTCTAAAAGTTCTTCATGAGTTTTATTTACCTTATATTCTTGTTTATAGTCGTCGATCAATTCAAGTAATCGACCACGAGTAAACAAGAAGTAATCACCTAAGTTCGCACAGTAATGAAGTGCTCGGTAATTGAAGATAGCTGCTGGGCCTTTTTCATCTCGTTCGTAATCGAACAAGTCAATGAAATAGTCGAATATTAATGGATGCATTTTATTTCCTTTAAAGAGTTAGATGATCTCTCCAAAACGCATAAAGCGTTTATAATCGAATACTAAGGATTGATCAGGCGCAGAGATAGGTATTGCTTGCGTCAGGTTGAGCACAGAGGGGCGTGAAAACTCAATGTAAGGTAAGTACTCACCTTGAGACCATTCGGCGCTCTTGTGATGAATTAGATAGGAATGCATGTCCTTAAAGAAATCTTGTGCTTGTTTGTTTAACATCAAGACATCAATCGGATTACCATTCGTATCTAATATAGATGCAACACTCATGCCTTCAATAGGAAAAGCAATTGGATTAGACAATGAATAAAACAGAGTAAAGTCTAAACCATTACTGTTAAACTCGTAAGAGTCTATTCTGTCTTTAGAATAGGCTATTGTAACAGAATAAACCTTATTACGATATAGCTCTAATCCTAAAGGTTGTAATAGTTTAGACAATACAGATACAGATCCAATACTGAGTGTATAAGAGGCATGATCAATCACTTGCACATCTTCTCTTAATACCTTAGGATGTCTTAAGACCTCAGGTAGATAATAATCAGTCATGATCTTTACCTGCTAAAGTATAGAAGTCTTGACAATCTTTATCTTTCGTATTATTGAAGCAATAATCACGAATTTCATTGCATTCAATAGAACGATTATCCTTACAGAGAATACCCATATCTTCGTTTAATTGGAAAGTATTAGATTGTACGATTTCTTCTTGTTCTTGTTCTGGCTGAGGAGCTTTAACAATAATGCAAGCAGAAAGAATGAAAGGTAAAAGAACGATAGCTTTTTTCATGATGTTCTCCTTAGTTAAGATTGGGTTGATTGTTCTGCCAATTCATTTTGGAGCCGATCCGCTACGCTTCGTAAATGTCGGTTCGTCATTCCTCGTAAATAATCCAAAAGAATGGTTACAGATGTATAGATATTCTCTTCCAAAAGGTCAACAATATCGCTGAAGAAAACATAATGAGACATGTCTTCAGTGATTTCACCGTTAAAGTATTCGCTTAAGTTAAACCCAGAAGGGGTCTCTCTAGACCGAACCAGTTTTAAATCTTTCTCAATAGTAATGTCAAAATTGTCACTGCTGTCGGATGAAATACGAGTGTTAAATGTGAAATCAGAAAGAGTCAGATAGTCGTGAGACATATCTTCCTTATTAATTACACAAACAGTATAGTCAACACCATTGTGTTTAACATTACCAATCTTAATCAGGTTATTGTCTCGGGATGCTGTAAAACGTACCGCATCTTCAGTAGTAACACTAAGAGAGTTAAGGTATTCTTTGTAGAGGTCTTTAAAGACTAATACACAAATGTCCATGGATATTTGAATTGCCATAATAGTTTCCTTTATAAAATTAGATTGAGTACTACACTTTAATAGTATAGGTTTGAAATAATATACACTCTCTACTCCTGATTAGGGAGTAGAGAGGTAATGTATTATCTAAACTCTATAGAGAAGACGGTCGTACCGTAAATAAAGTTACTGTCTGATTTAACAATTTCACCATTCTTAAACGACTCTTCATATCTTTCGACTCGATCATTTTGTACTATTGTAATGTCAGTAGAATATTTTCGTTCTGAAATACGCCAAGCATCTTTTACATGTTCGAAATAATCAACACTGTGTGTTACTGAAGATCCTAAGATATAGTTTGCATCATTTAATTCCATTCCGTCATTCACTAACTTATCGAGCAGTTGTTTTCGAATAGCTCCTAATAAATAATTAGACTTAGAAGCATTCCAATTTAACCAATTACTATCGATAGTGAAGACGATACCGTAACCATCTGGTTTGACACTAGGTGTAAAGGTTATCTCTTTTTCTGGGAATCTCTGGCGGTACTCAGAAGAGGTTCTCCAAGTAAATATATCATTATTTTTAGTAATGGCATCACCAGGATTAGCCATACCTAAATATTTATAGATAATACCTGCAAGAGTTAACTGAATAATGTTGACAATATAGTGTTTATCATTTAAATTAATATCCAGTTTATTAATTCTATATAGACTAGGGTCGTAAATACGAGCATACGACGAAACATAAAGTTTACGATCGTAGAATAACTCATCTCCCGTTTCATTACCTATAGCGTCCCTTAATACATTTATCTTTTCAGAAGAAAACGTTTGAGAAAGGTGAGGTTTTCCAATGCCTAAAAGAGTAGTGACTGGATCGGCCGGACTATCATCAAGGTTAACCATTGCTAAGTTATAATATTTAATCTTCCAAATATTATCATTAACATCCAACATACTGATCTTATCTAAAGTATGTTTGTAAACAACACCATTTACTCTTTGTTTATAAGGAATAACTATTGCAGTGATTTCTTTATCCGCTCCTCTTTCATGATACCTTAGCATTGTGGTTTCTTTAATATCGCTGTTGATCAATTTAGCGTTAGGAACTCCTATAGCAGAGATAATATAAATCTCATCTTCAAAAATCTTAACATTGGTGCTATCTACTACTATATTTAAAGGAAATCTTCTTTTTCCGTAATAACAAGGCGAAGCTAAGTGAGGAATGACTTCTAATTCCGTATACTCTTCATTCACTTTTACTCTAAAAGGATATCGAGGATCATGAGAAAGATTAGGATTAGTATTGACAATCTTAGCCAATAGTTTTAAATCTGCTTCTTTACCATCTCTGTTTAAAGCTTTATTCTTTGTTTCATCGTAAGTAAAAGTATAGCCAGTATCGTTATTCCAACCTACAGGCATTCTGTTATAAACCGTAGTAGCAAAAGTCTTCTTCTCTTTACGGTGAGTAGGAGAACCATGTACTAAGTGCATTTGCAATTGTGTATTATAGCGTTTACCTTTTACTACTCTATCTTCTTCAATAATTGAAATTGATTCAAAATCTCGTCGTCTTTCAATACCAATTCCTGCCTCATCTAAAAGACGATTTAAGTTTTCCGTTTGAGTTAAACGAGAATCTACTTTAATTCCCATTATATATTTCCTTTCTAAATAGTCAATCACAATAAAGCAAGACATAGAAGATTACTCCTTACCCCTAAAATGGGGTAAGGAGTACTATTCGTTATTTAGCGTAACGCAATTGAACCAAAGAGTAGCTGTGATTACCACTGTTACTGAAGGTATCATTCTCATTCACTAAGAAGTAAATACCAATACCAAACTCTTTATTCAGAGGAGACAAGTAATACATGCTTTGTTTTACCTTATCAAAATCCATATAGGTATAAGGGAAGTCAGGTACATATTTCTTCATCAACTCAATGAATTCTTCATTAGAAGCATTCAAAAGTTTTTCTGGATCGTAAGCTTCTTTGTCAACGTTAGAGATAATGCGGTTACCAGGTAAGAAACTATAAGCCATCAATTTAGGATATTGAATCGCGTAGAAGTTTTCACCTGTTGTCGAATTCAATTTAACCGTTTTAATACCGTTAGAATAACGGTCTACGATAATATCGTGTACCGTGCCAGAAGAAGCACCTTTAGAAGCTACAGTAGGACCTACGTTCAATCTTACTTTTTCCAAGTAGTTAATACTGGTGTCTTTGTAGAGATTGACTGTGGCGAACATGTCGTCATCAATTGTAGTATCAGTTAAACGACGTTCTTTAAGGAACTGTTTCAAGAGACCAGTGAAATAACCTTGGTCTTCCAAGAGTAATTTCTTTTTCTCAGGTGTATCGTAAGTCTCTTTACCCAACAAAGTCGTATTGATCACAGGCATACCTTTCTTAGCAATAAAGGTAATGTCGTAATCCACGTAAGCGCTATATTGTTTAATATAGGGATTACCATTGTGGAAAGTCGTGAATCGATCGGTAATCGTCATCCATGTGTTATTACCACGAGCAGATGCTAACAAGATATTAGAATCTACAGTAGACATACCATACTTCTGCAACTTACGCATACAGTGATCACGAATGAAACGCATCAAGTGATTGAACTTGTCGTAATCACCATAAGAGTTACGAGCTGTGCGAGGACCAGTCGTATTGGTAAAATCAGTCACGTTCAACAATTCAACAGTCATCTCGTGTTTCGTATCAGAGGTATCGACTTGGAAGATCAATTCTTCTTCAGGATAACGTTTACGATAATCTTCATCAGTTGTCACACGGAAACGATTGTACAATTCTTCGACATTACCTTCAATCGGATCACCTTGTTCGTAATTGGTCAATAAACTATAGATAATGTCTTGTACTTTGGTTCTAAGAATTTTAAAAGTATAATTACCGTCATTATGGTTTGGAGTAGTAAACGAAATACATTTCGAAATACTGTCGTTAGTTAATACTTCTTCACTAACGTCGATACCTTTATCATTGGTTTCTTTAACCCATTTCTTCAATTCTTCTTTTTGATCCTGAGTTAAAGATTCTCCACCAAACGGTTTAGCAATAGCTGTAAACGCGTAATAACGACTTAATATAAAGTCTTTAGATTTAGGTAATTCAGCACCAGGTTTATCAGCTAAATAGCTGTATCGCAATTGTCCACCTTGTTGACCTAAATTCAATTTCATGTCAACACCATCTACTGATTGCAAGTATGGTGCAATCAGAGCATTTACGGTTTTAGTTTCACCAGATTCAGTTTGCAATTCTAAAGAGATGAATTCTTGTTTACCGGTACCACGCCATTTAGAATCTGGAATCGCCATGTTAGAAACCACATAAGTCACTGGTTCAAAGATCTTAATGACATTAGGCTTAGTAATAATCTTTAAGATGTATTCCTTACCACCTACGTAACAAGGAGAATCCAAATGAGGAATCACTTCAATACGGGTATAATCTGTATTGATTTTTACGCTAAAAGGATATTTCTCATCTTGAGAGAAGATATCACTTTTATTAATCACACCAGTTAAGATGTCAATGTCTTCACTGCTGTTATTTAAAGTTAATTTCTTCTCAGCTAAAATATTGTCGTAAGTGAATGTATAGTTAGAATCCCCTTTTAATCCAGGAGGGACTCGGTTATAAGCTGCCGAATGGGATTCTCCAGTCTCTTTCAACTGCATCGTCAGCTTAGTATTGTATTGCTTCTCACTTACGGTTTTTGCTTCAGGGGTCACCACATAGCTGGAAACTTTATCAAGGTCTTCTTGTTTGGTATTGCTTTCCAATAATAACTTTTTTAAGTTTTCAGACTGAGTGATCTTAGGATCTACTGTTGTAGTCATTTTAAATCATTTTCCTTAATTAAATAATCAAATTATAAGAAAACATAGATAGAATTAAGCTAGGCTCCGATGAGGAACCTAGCTTAATTATTTTAAAGCAATAACCTATTGCTAGATTACACCGCTACCAAACCTTCGGAGAAGCCGTTCAGTTCGTCAGCTACGTGGAATTTACCCACAGTGAAGTCACCTACAACGTAGATAGAACCCACGATGAAGTCTTCGTAGCCTGCAGCAGCAGAGATTTTGAAAGTGAAGCTGTCTTTGTCATAAGTAACACCACCAGCATCAGGATCTTGGAACTCAACTTTCAGAGCTTTCTTAGTACCAATCAGCGTGTCACCGATTTGTGCTTCGAACAGAGCTTTCAGTTTAGTACGACCATCTTCAGTGTCTACAGAAGCTTGGTGTGCATCCAAAGCGGCTTGATCGTCCAGAGTGTAGTAAATGGTAGCATCGCCAGCTTTACCGATAGAGGTTTCGAGGATTTTCTCGTCTTTGAACAAACCAGGATTGTGTTCAGCTTCGTGGAGTGCTTTAGCAATGGCTTTAGCAGTAGTCGGAGCTACGTAGAAGCCTACGCTTTCGGTCAATTTGTAAGCAGGATCGCTGGTATCGCCAGTAGAACGGAATTCTACGACACGTTCGATGTCACCCAGTTTACCTTCACCCAGAGAGTAGCCTACACGAGTCGTACCATGGCGTTGGAACTCTTGTTCAGCAACCAGTTGTTGACGAGCAGGAACGTTAGCGTAAGCTTTAGTCAAGTAAGCTTGTTTCAGTTTAGCAGGATCAGTTACGTCGTTCAGGTCAATGCTAACACCATACACATGGTTAGATTTAACGATGTCATGGTTAGGACCAAATGCGCTTTGACCTACATAACGAGTAGCCAGACCAGTTAAGTCTTGTGCCAAACCTTTAGTTTCGAAAGCAGGAATCGGAGTAGAGTCGCTTACCAACTCGTGAGGAGTGTAACCCAAGTAAGGGAACAAGATCACTTGGTCACCGATTTCTACGTCAGAACGCAGACGGACAGTCAGTTTTTGTTGTGGATCGCGTTTAGCGAAGCACAGTTTAGCATCGTCAGTGGTGTAGTCGTAGTTGACTTTGTTTTCACCGTATTGCAGGGTAACAGAAGCACCACCTTCAGTAACGATGTCAGCACCGAAAATGCGTTGACCAGTTACTACATCACCAGTAGAGCTGAACAAAGCTTTCTTGATGTGTTTTTCCAGGTTTTCGCTGGTAGGGGCAGTCAGGTCAAGGTACTCGCCATTTTCATCAGTATCGGTGAATTGGTGGATTTGACGAGTTTTAACTGGGTCTACACGACGGTAGTTGTGTTTGATGATTTTGGTGAAACCAGCTTTAACAGAACCGTCAGTGTCAGTAGCAGCGCTAGGTACAGTGCTTACGTCTACGCCAGCATTGGTCATGCGGTTAGCAAAGTCAGCATCGCTAGTACCTACGTACAGTTCAGTAGTACCTTGGTTGTCTACTTCTTTAGTAGTATAGATAGAGATTTTTTCGAGTTCTGCGCGTGGATAACCACCGTCAACCAGCAAATCTTTTACATTTTCGAGACCTGTTTTGGTAAAGTCTACAGAAATTTTATCGTACATGTTAGTGTTTTCCTAATTAGGATAAAATGAAATTAAGGAATTAGATTTCAGGTAAAGTGTCTTCGTCAGCAAGCTTCAGAGCACTAAATCCATCCATGCCTTCCTTAAGGGTCAACTTTTCAGTTTCAGGCGGAACCAAAGCGATATAAATTGGCTCGCTCATAAACATATCGTCACTAGGATCTACAAATACCTTGTGGATAACTGCAGAACCTGTGTAGGTAACGCTAGAAGCAGGTTCAGATTTTTCTAAGCCTGTATCATTCAGCATTTTGGTCAAGAAAGCATCAAACTTAGGTAAGTCTGTTTCTTGATTGTATTTTGTTGTTTTAAAGACAACAAAGGTTTTATTCGATTGAACTTCAATCTTATCGAATTTAAACTTCTCTTCTGTATCTAAGAATTTAGAACAGTAGTCTGCAGCTTCTTTAGCTAAGAGTGGCAGTACGTAAGTATTGACATTTCCATGAACTTCAGGATACTTAGCCATAGGAGAGGCATAACGAATCAAACCAGAAGCACCTTCAGGAATAGCGAGTTCTAAACCTTCAGGGAAAATGGTTTTCTGAGGTACTGTAGAAACACGAGTGAAAGCGAATTTACCTTGGAGGAATTGCTTACGATATGGAGCATCCTCATAAGCTAATTCTTCATATTTCTTATTCAGTACAGAGTTACCGAGAACCAAGAGATCGTGCAAAGTAATGGGTACATGTTTAACCGTATTACCTTTACCAGCAAAAGCTGCATCGGCACCTGTATAAGTACCTTTAGGCACGCTATACTCAGAAGTATCACCTTGACCATTTAAAGTCAATTTGAAGAGCAATTGTTTACCAGAAGTAACGTCAGCCTTAATAGTGGTAACTGCTTCAGGGATAGAACCATGGAATGCCAAACTACCTACAAAAGATACGGAGTAGACATTTTGACCATAATCGACAACATCGCCATCTCTACCGTGATGAATTATTCTACCGGCATCTTCTTGGTTCTTGAATATTGCTGCAGAACCATTGGCTTTTCTAATAGTCGGACTATTGGAAATATCTTCATCTGACTGGAAACCTACTTCAGAGTCAATAACGGTAGATTCAGCCTTAATAGCCGTAGAAATATTCAATGTGCGATAAGTATGTCTAAATACTTTGTTACCTTCAGTTTGTGGGGTGATGCTTTCTTGGTTTTCGTTATCGTATTTAGCAGCTAAATCGGCAGGGACTTCAATGTAAACAGTAGTGTTTCGGTCGGCTGGGTTGATGGTTTCATTTGGTTCGCTTCGAACAATTCTCAAATCAGCAATTCGATCAGCAGGATAACCAGCATCTTTTAGCAACTCGTTAAAGTTCTCTCGATCTGATAGTTCTGGATTATATTTAATGGTCAAAGCCATAGATTCATCTCTTTATTTAAGATAGAATAATATTAAAGACTAGTAGGCCATGGATCATTCGTTAAGTAGGTCACTGTAGAGAAACGCAAGTTAAGAATCTTTGTTTTATAAAGATCATTATTAATCATTTCAATACGGAATTGATTCGCATCATTAATCCCACCTAGCTTCCATACGCCTATAGGGTTACTGTTATCGTCCTTATAAACAGGACCGATCAATGAGTTTGGTGCTCTAAAACCATCAGGAATGGTTTTTGAACCAGGGTAACATAACCAAACACTAGAAATATTGGTCTTAGGATTTCGCTGAATAGTAGCTTTAGCAGGGTTACCTGTCCAGTTTGCATCCTGCCAACCACTTAAAGCAAATAAATCGTAAGCATTGCCACCAAACCACCAGAATACCTGGTCATTGATTCGACGTAATTTAATAAACGATCTATCTGCCATACTGATTGCTGGGATTTGTACCCATCCAGTATCACCTTGGGTGACTTTCCAACCAGTATTTCCAGAGTTAGTGGTTTTAGTCCACTGTGCTGCACCATGGGATACAGTATTATCTACGTACACTGTTCCCTTAGGAGCAGTGACTTTACCTTCTGGAGAACCATTTCCAGAGAGGAATTTTGCTAAGTTGCTAAGCTCTTTATCCTTTTCACCAACGAATCGAGCAAAATCTAGGAACAGGCTCTTTAATTTAGAATCAGCCATTTTAATAGAAACCTCCTATATAAGCACAGATAGATACATTTACCATATATCTACCCGTACTTATTTCCTAGTCGTTAGTGATTAACCACGAGCTTGAGTATAAGCTTGTTTCAAGGCATCAATGGTCAGGGTAGACACATCAGTTTGTTTTGCAGAGCTTTCCAAAGTAGTCACTTTGGTTTGCAATGCTTCAACAGCCGATTTATTGGCTTTAGACAGAGTATCAGCAGCTTCAGCTTTAGCAGTCGTTACAGCCAAGTTAGCAATAGATTGTTCTACAGATTCTGCTTTTTGTTTCGCTGCATTAGCAGTGACTTCTACAGCAGAAATCTTAGCAGACAAACCAGTTTGCTCTTGAGTCAGATTTTGGATTTGACCTTCAATCGCAGTGAACTTACTCAAAATTGCTTGAGGAGTATTACCTTGAGCATCTTTCAAGTTTTTCAATTCTGCTACGATTTCACGAATCGTATCCAATTCCGCATCGACTTCACCACCCATTACTTGGACACGAAGTGCTTCAATACGACCGACTAAGTCTTCAAATAAACCTTTGTCTTTCTCACCCAAGAAAGTAGCAAAGTCATTCAAAATGTTTAACAATACGTTTTCAGAGGAAGCCATTTTAGCTATTATCCTTTTTTGAAATGTGTTGATTTAATGTTATTATCCACGAGCAGCGTTGTAAGCTGCACGCATGTCACCCAATACAGATGGTGCATTGTCTGCACTAATACCGGTTACGGCATTACCGTTTTCTTGATCGGTAACCACTTCAGCAAAACCATTCAAGTTCAACTGAACTGTAATCTTAGGCAGAACGATTTCATCTTTAGTAGAATAAGTCACATAAGCACGCAACTCACCACCAACATAATCAGAAATCTCACGACCAGGCAGTACAGAAATCTCAATACGAGAATCTGTCGCACTATTGCGCTCAATCTCTACCAAGTCAGCATAAACACCAAAGAAACGACGGATCAAAGAGCGAGCTGATTCAAACGCTTTTTGAGCATCTTCATGTTTACCCAATTGAATGTCAAAACGAGAACCATCACCGGTATCGGAAGCCAATACAAATGATTTGACTTTAATACCGCTTTCACGATATTTAGATTCTTGTTCTACATCCAACTCAAATTTACCAGACTCTGCGACCAATTTAGAGATGTCAGAGATACCCACCATCATGCGGATGTTACCGTAGATGCGAGAGTATTGATCTTTCTCTTGATCTTCAGAGAGACGATAGAGAATAGAAGAGAGGTAGTTCTTAGCCGCTAATTTCTCAATCTCTTGTTCAGGCGTAGAAGGATTGGCGATTTCCGCACGGAAGTTAGGAGAACGAACAATGTTCAAACCTTCAGCTTGGATTTCTTCCAAGACAGCACGAGCACGACGTTCACCATAAGTTTCTACCAAGAAACGAGACAGGATTTTACTGTCAGTCTCTTTAGCGGTTTTACCAGGGATAACCGCCAACTCATTGTACATATCTTTTTTAGAGATAGAGTCTTGAGTCAAGAATGGGTTAACCGTAGTCACCAACTTGGTCATCTTCTTATTCAAGTCAGCCAAGTATTGGATGCACAATTGTGCAGTACCTGCTAAACCATAAGAATCGCGACGTGGAGTGATTTCTAATTTGTTTGTACCATATTTCAGAGTACCATCTTTCAGTTCATACGTCAAACGCTCACCAATGAAGGGGTAACCTTCTTTAGTGAAACGATTCTTAACGTAAGTGACGATATCCAAGTTATCCAACTCAGTATCGAGCAGAACCATCACTTTGTTTTTCCAGTGATAAGGAATCGGCAAAGTACGGTTATAGAAGTGAACGTTACCGTATTTACCACCTGTCAAGTTTACCAATTCACCAGAGTAGTTTACTTCTACCGCAGTGTTACCTGATTTATCAGTATAGCTGGCATAGCGTTCATCGCTAGAAGGGTGTATGGCAACAATTTCAATATCATCCAGATATTCTTTAGGATAACCACAATCCATCAGAACTTGGTTGAGGTTTTCACGACCACTACGGGTAGCATAGTAGTTATATTGTTTGTAATCAGCCATTTTAAAAAGCCTATTTTCCAAAATAAAATATTCAGTCTTAGTTTAAGTTGACACAGTACGATAATTCTGTTTGGTTTTTAGTCGGCCAAACATAGTTTACCTTCTCGTATCTAAAGGTTACAACATCTGCTTTAGATAAAGCTTTCAAGAAATCAATTTGTTCTTGAGTAGGATTAGGATTGTCGTTAATCACGGGAACATACCAAAGTTTTCCATTGATTCCTATTGAAGAAAGATTCTTCTCTTCTCCATTGAAAGACAATCTGACTATAGACATTGCACTCAAAGTATTGATTGTAAGTTTTTTATCCCTACAAGTTAAGATCAAAGCAATTTTACCATCTTTAGTCAGTCTGTACTTAATCCTTCCATTCCCTTTATCCTTACGCTCCCACGTCACAGATTCGTGAGAGGCTTTATTGTCTCGGATAGAAACTTCGTGAATACTGAATACATGTATCAGCAAAAAGATACACAAGAAACTGAGCAAAAAGAGTAAAGCCGCAGTGAGTTTGTTTTGTAAGAATATCTGTCTGAGTATTCTTCTCATTTAAAAATTACCTAAAAAGAAAAGCATAATCTATCTTCAGGGAAGATACTGCGATAAGCACTCTATTTCAAAACATAAGAGACAAAAATACCCACTACACTCACTACATGTAACTGTAGTGAGTGTAATAGATATAATAAGAATTCTCTCTTAGCCTTCTAAGGAGAATGAAATAGGATCACGACTTTGATAGCCTATTAATTTAAAGTCTTCTAAGCTAATGTTTCCTGACAAAATGCGATTAGCAGTAAGGTCAGGATTAACATATAATTTAGGCAAAGGTAATGGTTCTCTTTCTAGCATTTCTTTAGCTTTCTCGACATGAGAAAGATAGACATGAGAATCATGGACAGTATGTCGATGAGATAGAGGCAGTACACCCAGTGCATTAGCTATCATAATGTTCAACAAAGCGTACTGAGCGATGTTGTGCGGTTTGCCTACCATTACATCATTAGAACGCATCACAAGCATGGATTCAATACCATACTGTAAAGGTTTGACTTCTTTCTCAATACCAAATGCTTTGTTTTGTTCTAACTGATATTGAATCGATTTTTCTTTTTGTTGTTCAGATAGAGGACGTAAAGAAACATAGAAGACTTGGTGACAAGTATCCAAAGCCATATTCCCATGTTCTACATTCTCAATAGGAGATAAGGATTCTTCAGGACGAAGACCTAAAGCAATATTGGATAAGTAATGTCGACGAGAGAAGATATTTGTTTCTATATCGTCTTGCAATCCAACCATTAAATTAGCAATCTGATCAATATAGGTAATATTATCGAAAGCACTAATCTCATCACTTTTCAGTCCAGTACCTGATATCACTTCTGGTTTCTTTCTCCAGAGTAAAGGATACATTGGTCCAATGGTATTCGTTTCTTTACTCGTCCACTTATCCCAGAAAGGTACATTATGCTTTTTCAAGAAAGTGACATCAGGATCACCTTTAATAAACCAAATCAATTCTAGAATGGTTTTATTTAACCATACCTTACGAGTCGTAATTAAAGGAAAGTCTCCATTTTCTAAAGGATACTTTTCAGACGTTCCAATTAAAGAAATGGTCCCTGTACCTGATCGATCATTTTCAATACGTGTCCCCTCATCTAAAATCTCTTTCAATGTTTCTAAGTATTGTTTCATTACGCCTCCTTAAGATAAAATGCGGTAAAAAAGAAATAAGAGTATTCCTCTATAAAATAGAGGAATACTCGATTAATTTACAGTTTCACAGAAGAGAGGCTAAAGAGACGAGCAGCAATATGATCGTACTCTTTAGTAAACACATTCTTACGAGAGTAAACCAGATAGAAAGTACGAATGATTTTTCCGTCTTTCTCAGTAAACTCGTGGTGAACAGAGAAGTAAGCTTTATTGTTCAATTTCTCACGTACTGCTTTAGAGAATTCAGCAATACGAGAATAGACTTCTTTGTAATTCACTTTTTCCAAAGTGACACAACCAGCAGTCAAGTAATTGGCAATGTGACTGGTTTGTTGGCAAACCGTCAAAAGCTGCGCTTCGGTATAAGGCGCGTCGTCCATCAAGTGACGGAAGAGACTTCTGTTAAGAAGATTAGTCGTGTAAATCTTTTCACCGAATTTGAGTACTTTCAAATCAAAGACTTCATTTTGGTTATAGAATTTTACTTTAGGCAATTGAGAAGACAATTTAAACATCAAGTCTAAATTGTCCATCAAAGAGACTGTTTCTTCGACTAAGTTGTCTTGTGTATTCAGTACCAAGTTTTCTTCAGGTACTAAGCGAGTTTCATTGGATGGGAATTCATCCTCTCGCAAGTAAGTCGTAGAAGGTTTATAATCTTCAGGCACTGGTACGACGGTTTGTTTTTTATCCCGAGGCGGTTTCCCGTGGTATTTGTGTTTTCTGAATGGTGCTTGTTTTTTGTGAGTTTCAGGAGTAAACATGATATAATAACCCTTATTTAAGATTTCAAGGAAAAAAGAAATTACTTTAGAGACAACATATAGTATACATGCTGTCATATTTAGGGTTATTAAAACACTCGTAAACACGGCATAAGACCCTCTACTCTCCTAGGAGAGTAGAGGAATCTATTATCGGTCTAAAACGATTCTAGAAGTACCATCTTCATTTTCACAAATAATGTAATTGAAGATACGTTGATCTCTAGCTTCTTCTTGTACTTTTAAAAATACTTGATAAGACTGCTCGTCACAACGTTTCATGGTTTCAATTACTTCAAGAAGTTTATCCTTGCCTAAGTCATTATAGATAATGGAAAGTACTCTTTGGTAGCTCAAGATTTCTTCAATAGTCATGATTAATCGTCTTTAGTTAAACCATAAGTACCATCTTGTTTTTTCAAGATAGACCAGCTAGGTACTTTCTCCATTTCACGTGCAGTGATTTGGTTTTGCAGGAAGATCACGTAGTCGTGAGGACTGTTCATACGGAACTCTTCTACGATTTCTTCAAGTGCTTCTGTACCGTGTTTCTTTTCAATGACTTCCAGAACGGCTTGATAGCCAGCTACTTTAACCAACAAATCATAATCTTGTTTACTGATTGCTTCGGACATTTCAATTCCTTTTCGTATTAATCAACCACCATTGGTTCAAAATATAATTAAGCCATAAAGAAATCCTCTACTCCTTTTTACGGGAGTAGAGGAATCTTTTAGACTGAATTACAAACAAGGCAAGTCATTTGTAGAGCGGTTGTGAATCTTCACTAAATAGGTCGTACCACTCGGTACGCTAAACGTGAATTCACTGGCTTTATTCATCTCAGCAATAATGGCTTTATAATTACCATTAGCTGGATAAAGATTACCACCGAACAAAATGTCTTTTACTGGTACACCAGAAGCACGACCAAAAGTAAAGTACGAACCAGAATCAAACTTTGCTAAAGTACCATCGGGTTTACAACGATACGTAAAGTAACGACGATAACCATTAGCGGTTTTATTCGTGCTGTATAAACCCACCATGATGTCACCATTGTTTTCTTTAGTCAAACCAAAGGCAGCATTAATCAAGATAGGTTTCTCTTCTTTAGGTAATTGAGGAGTACCTGTAGGAGGAGGTGGAGGAACATCATCACGTGTTACAGGAATCGGTTCGGACGCATCTAACGTTTGAAGATTTCCACGCTCAATGCGATTGTTTTTCAATTCGGTTTCAACACGAGTAGAATTAGTGAAATAATTAGCGGTTAAGAAAATAACCAAACCAACGAGTAAAAGGATTACCCCAATGGTTAAACCGTTTTTGAGTTTTACTCTCATTTTATTTTGTTATCCTTAATGCGTGAATGAAATGTCTACTTTAGGCAAGACATCCGCAGAGGAAACAGGAGTAGTGGCTTCTACACGACGATTGCGTGCTTCTTGAGCTGCTAATGCTTGACGCTCACGTTCTGCTTTCTCGTCGTCTGTTTCTTCTACAAAGTCAAACCCACCAGAGTTATGGGTCACCAGAATCTTAGCTTCTGGTTGTGGTTTAGGTGCTGGTTTCGGACGAGGTTCACCACAACCACAATCACCCATAGGTTTAGAGTGATTGGTATAATCTGGTTGTTTTGGTTCTACGTCTTTAATACCCCAATACTCTTTATTGAAGTATTGAGTATTACCATCCGTGTCTTGATATTGGAAAGCACGAATGGTTAAGAGTTCTTCTAAGTAATTACGTTTACCTGCTAAACCCAAAGCACGAAAGTAGGTTTTATTGACGAGTACTTCTACTTTGTCAGAAGAGAGCATGTAAGAAGGACCGCCAATTGCTACGATGACTTTAGTGGTATCAGTAGAATGGTTGAACCAACTTTTAATGGTAGAAGAATTGATTTCTTCAGCTACGAAACGCAAACCATTACGAGAGGTTTTAACGGAGTTGTAATACACTTCAGTATTGTCGTATACTTTACGACGGAAAGTATTGTCTTGAGAAGGCAAATCTTTCATCATCAAAGATTTCAAGCTATGTAGCAATTGTTCTACAGTTTGAATAGGACAAGGGGCGCCAGCCAATACTGCCATACCATCTTCAGATTGGTACCAAGTCGGACGACAGATAGAATCATAGAGCAATTTGTCTTTAGGTAATTCTTCCAGATCTCGAATCAAACGATAAAGTTCCATTGAGGGTTTTCCTTTAGTCTTTAAAATAAATCAAAAAAAAAGAGTACTCAGAAATGCAGTACTCTTTGTGTAATTTCTCATAGGGTTAGATGTTACCTATGCTTCTTCAATATCCTTATAATACTCTTTGTTTTCCAAGATACTTAAGATGTCCTTAGATAATCTTTCTACATCAGTAGAAGGCAGAGAGAAGAAGTTATAAACATCAGGATTGAATGAAGCACAGTCTTCTGCGAAGAATACCATGTAATCACGATATTTACGAGTCATGATTTTATCAAACTCTAATGACATTTCATCAAATGCTTTATCTGATTCGTCACTAGGATTGACTGCTTGAGCACGGCGAGCACGTTCTTCTACTGGACATTCAATAAAGATAGGAATGATAGGTGCTTGTGTTAAAGCAATGAACTTCAAGAGATTATGTGTCGTATTAATACGGGCTAAAGTACCCAACAAGATATCACGTTCAGTAGGATAACTATCAATCCGGAACTGATAGTCTTTAGGATTGTTCACCATGTGGATGACATCAATAGGGCTGTAGACTAAAGTAGATCCAATAAAACGATCCACAATGATCGTAACTTCTTGATCGAAATGATTCACCAAATCCACTAGTGCTTTTAATTGCAAAGTTTTAGTTGTTAAGATACCATTAACATCAGTAAAGAGAGCAAGGTAGGGTACTTCAACGCTTTCTTTATTAATCCGTTTATAATCCTCTGTAGTAGATTGTTTTGGATAATTGCGTTTTTCACAACGCTCACGAAGATTATGGAAGTAAACGCCTATTCTGGATTTTGCTTCTTTCAATTCATCCAATAAATAATTAACATGGTTAATCTTGTCTTTATCTTTTTCAGGATCTAAAGTATCGACTTTAGCGATGAAGTATTCTTCAATCTCTTCTAAGTCATTCTTATTGGGCGTATTGAGGACTAAGACCTTATGGTCTAGTTTCTTTTTAATCTCATTGATTACGGTGGTTTTACCACTGTGAGACAAACCTTCTACAATAACAATTTGATTTAACATTTTCTATTCCTTTACTGATTTAGATTAAAAAAGAAAGACTACCCCTGTTTAAGGAGTAGCCTCTCTAGAAACACTCATGATTAATTCAAATCACAAATGTTTCCGTTTTTGAAGTACTTCTCCGCAGCAGGATCAGAGATCACTGCAGGGATATTGTACTTGTAGCTGAAGGTGTTGTTTTTGATGTGTTCTTGGAGTTTGCTAGGCTCGAAGAGACTCATCAGTTCACCTTCGTAGGTTTGTGGGTCTTGGGCGTATGACGTGTAAACGGCATCGTAGTGAGACATGTTAACGACATTTTCGGTAAAGGTCAGACCTTGTACTGCCAGACGATTACCCAGCTCGCCATTTACTAACCGACGTGGGTCGGTATAGACGAATGGTTTGCCAGTCTTGTCATCAGTGATACCACCAAAGTTAACTTCTCCCAAGGGAGTGAAGTTAATAGTGACGTAGTTGTTATACCCAGCAGTAGTCGTATTAGCAAGGCGGTTACCCAGTTTATCAAAAGTAGGGTACTTCTCTGGTCTGTCTACAAAGCCAGGACGGATATACTGACCTTGGTTGGTAATGATAAACTCGTAAGGATATTCTTTCGAATATTTACCCGAGATAGCCGGTCCATAGATAGAAAAGCTGCTACCTATAGATCCATTACCACAGGAATACCCAATAGAGAACCATTCACCATCGTCGTTCTTACCGGTATAACGCCAAATAGGACCGAACTTTTGAACCAGATCGTAGAAGTCAGGATTACGAGTTCCAGCGCTGTGGAATTCCCAACCGTTGTTAAACTCCTCATCAAACTGGAGGTTCGATGGAACTGGGTCGCCATAACCCAAGTCTTCATCAGACATTTCTGGAGTTTCAGAAGCTGCTGCTTCTTTGACAGTAGCTGTAGAGCCTGCGGCAGAAGCAGCTTTAGCTGCCTCTTTAGTCTCTTTACTTTCGCAGCCGGTAATAGCTGTAAGAACCAACAGAGCGATTAACAATTTTTTCATGATATTTCCTTTACAAAGTTAGATTAAGATTAAGATTAAATGATTGGTTAGGGGTTAATGATTATTGGTTATCGATATTACCAGTATCAATAACCAGTTGGATCAATTCCAATTTCTTACGAAGTCTTATAACTTCTTCGCTTGAAACGGTTTTGTGCATGACCAAAGATTTTGATTCTTCAGTCATCGGAATCACATCTGCTAATGTGATTCCTAAGTGTTTACAGATGAGGTAAGCAAAGTCAATACAAAGAACATAAGTTCTACGTTCTTCGTTTAACATTTGAGAGAGTACTGCGTACTTAATCCCCAAATATTCTGCTGTTTCTTTGATGTTGCTTTTGCTATTGTAAATAGCGTTTTTCAAGTTACGCTTCAATGCGGTATTGAAAGCGTAAAGATCAAGTCCCTTTTCGGATTGAATACGTGCTGGCATGATGATTTCCTTATAAAGTTAGAATAAAAATAGAATAAATGATATTGGTTGCGGTGGTCAGGCATCCATATCTCACGTAAATAGTATATATCTGAAATAAATTATAATTAAAAAAGAAAATGCTCTCTACTCCCGTAAAAAGGAGTAGAGAGTAGAGTACTTTTAAGAATGGAACTTCTTCATGATGTTTTTCATTGCTTCATCACGAGTGGGTTCTTTAATAGTTCTTGATAAAGGTTTAGTATAAGTGTCACTCACTGGGGTTTTTCTAGAGAAACCCTCTAGACCTTTATTTTTCAAAATAGGACTGACTACTATTTCAGGAGTAAAATCCTTACTAGATTCACCAGCCCACTCAGGTATAGAATTACTCATTTATATCACGTCTTCCTCAATCGGAGTAAGAGTATTAGGAACATACCCTCCTAAGATTAAAATAAGTTTCATCAGATTACTATCAATCTGTTGTTGCCTTCTTAATTCTCTAGATCGCTCAAAACTTCTACGTATCATCTCAATTTTAGAAGGTGGTGGAGATAATGCTAAATATTCACCCATTTCTATTTCCTTATTTCACTGCCATACCGGCTGTTTCAGATTCTTTTTCATAGTTACGATTCTCAGATTCTTCAGTCGTAAACTTTTCAGCATAACGAGCTTTCAGTTTCTTAATATTCGCTTCCATGATTTCTTTCAGCGTATAAACTGTTACTTCTGTTTCCAGATAACCTGTCATGATAATCCATTTCAATATATCTACACACAAGTTACTCATTATCACTACATGACGATGATCTAACTCTTGTTTATAGAAGTAGTGTTTCTTAAAGGCATCTAATGCACGAGCGGCTTTCTCTAAAAGAAGATCAAGTACATTAGACAAGTGTCCATTGTGTTTGAAGTCTTTTACGAGATATTGGTATCCATACTCTGTCAATTCAGCCTGAATACGCGGAGTAGATTTTCCAATCATTAAACCCAGAAGACTATCTTCGTTAATAAAAGTATCTAATGGATCTTCGATACCTTTATCACGGAAGATTTGTGTCGCATCATAATACAGAGCAATATGCCAAAGTACATCGCCTAATTCAGAAACATAAGCTTCGTAATCAGAAGAGGTACAAACATTATCACGTTCGTATTTACGATAGATCTCTAAAGCTTCAGAGAGTTCACCAGTTAAACCGACCATGGAATGCAAGATACGAGTAGAAACATCAGACTGTTTTGTAGCATCAGTACGGATTGCTAACTTCACATAGTCTTTAAAAGTAGTGATATTGACATTCCCTACTTTCTCTAACAAGAAAGGTGTAGAAGATTTAATACGGAAGTAAGGACGACCTTGTTCCTTATCTAACATTTGATGTTTACGGAATGCTTCGAATGCACTTGGATTGGCTTTACCCAAGTGACACACTACTGAAGAGAGTACTTCAATACCTTGAGACTCATATACGGCATTAATGAACTCACAGTACTGACGAGTCGTTTTATTGACTTTATCTTTTAATTCAGAGATAGAATTGAGCTGAATATTGCGTTCTTCAGCAGGAGTGTAATAAGTACACGGCATAATAGTTTCCTTTTAAGATTTACGAGTAACTTCTTCAGAAGGTTCTTGTCTTAGTTCAGGACGAGTATTATTACCCATAGTTGGTTGTTCTGAACGAGGTCTGCGACCAGACTGACTATACATGGTAGGTTGTTCTAGTATTGTATTTGGATAAACGCCTCTTACATTGGGTCGCTCTAACTTAGGACCTGGAGGGATAGTAGATCGACCAATATCACCTGTCATTTGTTGATGAATCTGAGATTGAGGGATTAAATCATGATGACGTCTTTGTTCCATACTCCAATGGTTTGCAAATTCCGATTTGAACTCGGGTTTAAACTCAGGTTTAAATCCTGGCTCTCTTACATATTCGAAATCTGGATAGCCATTGGCTCGAGCTTGTTTAAACTCAAACTCCCGAGTATTTCGAGACGTGTAAGGAGATGGTTTATTTAAATACTTTTTCATGAAGTATTGGTCAGCAATGATTTGCGGATTCATGCTTAACGCTAAATCACGAGCACTTATCAGCAAACTAGGTAACTCACGAGTCAATGTGTAAATATGCAGCAATTTTTGGTCTGGATAAGTATGGGCATCGTACTCATCCGTGAGTAATTGAATCATTTTGAAAACCAATTCAAATGAGCGAATCTCCGTTCTTGTATCAGGAATACAGAGTCCATGTTCTTTTTCGTATTCGTTCCATTCTTTCAAGAAGTGATGACTACGAGTTAAGAAGTCATTATGGAGTTTGGTATAAGTTTGATTTGGAATTACGACGAAATGCAAACCATCTTCATAGTTAATCTCAATAAATTCTTTCATTTTAAAGAGATGATAGCGAATCTGTTGAATGAGCTTATGCAAAATAGAACGCTTAGAATGAATCTCTTGTACAACAGCATTAGCAATATCTAAAGACTTGACATAGAGATCTGTTGGAATCTTACCTTCTGTGAATTCTTTAGTCAAACCTACGATAGATTCGTACAAACGTTCTTCATCTTCCAATACCAGAAGATAACGTTCTTCAAATTGACGATTCAATTCATCCATTTTATATTTCCTTTATAAGTTAGTGTTAAAATAATGCTTTAGTTTCTACATCGCCTTTAATGCGAATATTACTAAAGATGTAATGTCTTACTGAACCATCTGCAAAGAAACGGAAAGTAAAGATATTACGATTTTGTTTATCAGTTAAACTGGTTTTTACTAATTCACCTTTTACGACATCAAAGTCATTCTGAATAGAACGATTGAAGTATTCAGAAATCAATTGGTGATTCTGTACCAAGTCTACTAAAGTATTCCAAGATTGTACATTTTCAAAACTTAAGAATTCTTCAGTATAAGGAATCTGCCTTCTACCGAAGGTAACAGAAGCATCTTGTTCATGCTTTACACCTTCTAATCCCTTTACGTGTTTAATCATTCGGTCTAATGCTTTCTTTAAAGCATTGAGTTCTTCTCGCATGTCTAAAATTAACATAGTCACGATTTATCCCTTTAATTCAATAGTAATCTTAGTGCTCTCTTTAGGATTACAAGGCAAGTTCGGTAGAACATCTGAAATCTTTACATCGAGAATATTGCAAACAGCAATAACGAAAGCAATATCTAGAGCCTGACTGTATCCTGAAGTCATTCGCTTAAAGAACATGGAGTATTCCATTCCCATCTTCTTAGCGATGGTCGTCATGGTTTCACCCTTAGCAGTGATAATCAATTTAAGATTAGCACGAATAGTACTATTTACTTCTTGATCAATTTTCATTTCAAAGTTTTCCTTTATATAAGTTAGATTAATGTTTTGGTACTTAAGAGTAGTACCATTATAATAATATAGGTTTAAACATAATTAGATTACCTCTCTACCCCAATAAGGAGTAGAGAGGATAATCTGTTTTACATTCTACGCACAGCGTAATTCATTAAGATTAAAAGAACAGGTAAGTAATAGTATTGCTCTAACTCACCCCAGTTCAGACAGTCTTTTACTAACTCTTCAATAATCTCAACATCCAAAGTACTGTCTTCTAGATACTTCTTCAATTCCAATTCTAAATGGGATTGGCCATCATCGGAATCTCGATAAAAGTCTTGACTGAAGACATAGCTTCTTTTTGGTAAGATTTGATTGATTAAGAGTGTATCATTCACGACTTTAAACTGACGAGGATTTACCGTTTCAATCATGGAGAATGCATCGCCAATGACTTCATCATTCTTAATGTAGAGTTCATTCGAATAAGCCATGCCATAAGGTGCTAGTACAGCATGAAATCCAGAATAACGAATGGAAGTAAAGTTTACATCAGTCGTGAAATACTTTAAAGAAATCGCACAAGCTTTAGTAAATGTCTCTTTTAAGAGATAAGGATCTCTTTCACTAATCACGTCCCAAATTGAAGTCGTATGTAATAATGGAAATTCATCATCTGTATAAACCCTAAAATGAACCATTTCAGGATAACGTTGAGAAGAGAACCATTTCTGAATCGCTCTCATGAAGAACCCATCGTAAATCAAAGTATTCTGATTCGGTACTAAGCAAGTTTCATGAAAACGATGATAGAACTTCCTAAACCAATAGCGAGCAATACGATCGTATTCTTTTCTTAAGAATTCGTAAGTATCGGCTTTCTTAGGGGTGATTAAAGGATTCTGCCCTGACTTTAAGTAATCATGATTGTACTTTAAGACCTCTATGGTTTTCTGATTGAGATTAATCATTCGAGGATCGTTGATTTGGTCTCGAATCTCATAAGCCATAGAGAACTGAATCTCGCATACTGTATTTCGACGATGAGTTAAACGACGTACGTCATTGATGTTAAACCAACCTAATGTATTGCGACCTATGTCCATTAACATAATGTCGCCTTTATTAGGGATTAGAGGAGGTAGTACATGAGCTTCACCTGTAATCTCAGTGGTTCTTAATTCTGTAGTCGTTTGAGAAGTAGCAAGAGAGCCTTGTAAAAGAATCTCTAATCCATCAATACGTTCGTACTGCTGAACGACTCCACCTGCATCTAAAGAGAACTGAGTGATTGAATCATTCTTAGAGAGTCTTTGTCTAAAGTAAGTCACTTTCTGACGTGAACCATCTGAATACTGAATTAAAGTATCTAATCTTTCTTCTTTGGTATCTACGATAGCTGTTTTAAAGTCTTGAGGGACAATCTTAGGTTTTTCAATTAACTCATGAACAGGAGAGTGTTGTTCAGGTTTATATGTGCTGTTCACTAACTTCGGCATAGCGAGGTAATCCTTGTGATTGACTTCTATCACGATAGTTAATGAGATAGAAGGTTTGTACCGTTTTAATATTGCTGATGTTCCAGCGATTATAATCGCGTCCCCAGTTATCATTATTGTTACTGTCTCGACCACCTTTCAAGTAATCGATGACTCTATTGTAGAGGTCAGAGTAGTACTTATTGAACATTGGGTGGAGTTTCAGTTTATCTAACCAGTAACGTAAACGATTAATGGCATCTGGTGATAAGTATTTCCAATCGTAATAAATGGCAATACGTATATTGTAAGTATGTTTTAAATCAATTTTCTGATTCAAGTAAATACAACCATTCTTATCGATCTTTAAGGCATTACGAGCCATCATCTGGTCATTCTGATACAAGAGTATTTGAAAGAGTGACTGTCCTGTATCTAGCATGTAATCTTTTTCAGAAATCATGAATTCTAATAACTCAGGATCAATCTTAAATTCATTACATTCATCTCTTAAGTTCAGTAGTAAACATCCTACATCATCTCCATCTTCAAAAAGTACTAATTGATCGACAAAACGATCAGTACCTCTGATAGAGAAATCTTGAGCAGGTTGGAATTCATTCCAATGAGGTACGACTACACCTTTATAAAGTTCCCAAGCTGTCATATCGACTTCTGAAGAGAATTTTGCTAAATGATAAGCAGAGTCAGTATAGACTGTATAATCTTCAGGATAAGTCGCTTGAGCATTAGGCATCACTTCTCGTTGAGTATTCGTACCCATTAAGACATCAGGTACGACTTGATTATAAACGACACGAGGATAATAGATAGACAAAGAAGTCGGTTTCATGTATCGTACTAGGTAAGGAAACGTACAAATCCATCCAGGTGTATTATCTATCTTATCTCCTTCTTCAATCATCCCATCTGTATCGTAATGCCCTAAGATATTGGTTTGAACTTCTGTTACTGCGTATTCCTTATTAACACCTGCTGAATCTGCAATGACTCCAAAACGATGGGTAAAGTGTTCTTGTAACCAATCGGATAACGGTTTAATATTAGGATTCTTTTTCTTAATCAGTTTATAGACTTCGGAGAGAATATAAATCGCTCTTTCATCGATAATGTAATGGTATTCTAAGTGATGAGGAAAAGTATCCGTAAACATTCTCATTTTAGATTTTACAGAGTTTAACCAAGCGCGAGCAGCATGTTTCGATTGTGCTCTATAGGTAATGTTAAACTTCATGGTGATGTGAGAATAATACGGCGTAATGTGTGTTTGGGTATTGGGTTCAAAAAAGATAGGCATGAATTCTTGAGACCAATCTTGATATTGTAAAAGGGATTGTTCTCCATACTCTTCTTCTACTTGGACTTGGATGGTTTCTGCACCTGCTTCAATAATGCCTTCTTGTCCTTGTTCTTCGGTAGAAGTACCAACTTCTTTACGAACCCCTTCTTCATCTAAGATAATAATAGCAGGATTCTCGAAGATCTTCATCTGTAGATACTTCTTTAAATCATTCACGATTTTAAAAGCGATAGGACGTACAATCGTCTGCTTTTCGCTTTTAATAGGGAAATTAAAAATCATGTAAATCTCCTATAGATAACTTATCATACGAAAAGCTTTAATACTGAAACTAAAAAAAGAAATACCCCTCTATCCGTAATGGATAGAGGAGTATTCTATTTAACAGTAATAATCCAGAGCTAGAATAGCAAAAGGAATTAAAAGATGATCTTCTAACTTTCCTTCTTTAAAGGCAGTTCGTAAAATCTTGACTTCACGTTCTTCAGTGACTTCTCTCCATTTGTATTCCTTTTTCTCATCTAAGTCAGCAATAGCTGGTTTGATATAGTCAGGCGATTTATATCGAACAATATTGACTTTGATAGGGGTACGATGAACACACTCGTAAATCTTACCACCTACATCACAATACATCCATACATGGTCTTTATCCCGAAGATCCGTATAAAGCATGGTAATAGCCGCATCTATATCAGGACGGTCTTCTTTCAGTATAGCGACATCGTGTTTCCTACCGTCGTTTAACCAAGACATTTAAACTTCCTTTACTTAATGTTAAAGTAGTTCTTGTGGAAAGCAACAATACTGTCAAACCACTTCAAGTATTCATCACCTTCTTCTAGGACTTCATCTATAAAGAGATAGGCTCTGAGTTTCTCGGCGGTATCTGCAAGAGGTTCACATGACCAAATATCCTTCTTGGTGGATGCGGTTAAAGATCTGCCGTAAGATACGGGCGAACTATATACCACATAATCCTCATTACTTTCGATATCAAATCTAATGACCGCACCGTTACTGACATTGACACCAGGACCAAGTCTTGAGTCATTTATAAATGAACCATTAGTTACTAAACAACCTTCATTAATAATGGATTTACGAACAACTGCCGACCTACCCATTACCATAGATTTGAATACTCTAGACTGACCAAGAATAAAAGAAGATTCGTCGATATGTGAACCTCCTTCTACAGTAGCGTGGTCTGAAACTTCAGAATATCTAGTAACAGTAGAGTGTCCTTTAACAACAGCGTTACCAACTATTTTACTACCTAACCCTACAATAGAATCATCGTAAATCCAACAATTACCTATTTGGCTAAGATTATATTCAGATTCTACGTATCCGCCTAAATCACCTTTCTTTACATCAGAAAAGTCTTTTAAGGCACGAATACGATACATAGGTTTACGATAGAATTCATGAATTGTCTCTGGTACTAATTCGTACTTTTTATCTTCCATTATAATAGTCCTTAAACATAATAGAAGAAATCAGTATGTTTTCCTGTAGAACATCTTAACTCAAAGACACCTTTTTCTACTACTGAATCAAAATACGAAATCATTTCTTTATTATCACTAGACTTAAGTTTACCTTCGTTAAGTGCTTTAATAGCATCGTTAGCCAATACTTCTGGTTCTTCACGCGCATCCATATGCACATCAAAGTACCGAGTATTTTCCGTACGGATAGAAATGAACACATCAAAACCACCATTCTTAAGATAAAGTCGAAGCACGGTAACGTACTTAACATTACTTGGTACATTTTCTAAAGAGCTAAGAAAACATTTGGATGTTTTAATTTCTCTTAGTGGTAAATTCTCTTTAGGCTTCTTAGAAGCATCGGCTAAAAATTCTTTAATTTCAGCTAACAATTCTTCATTCGTCAGTTCCATAATACAGTTCCTTTAATAAGTTAGGTTAGTCTTCTAAATCTTTACTATCGATCAAGTTATTGTTAAACTCAGTAATGACCTCTACGCCACTTTTGATATAGGAGAATACAAAAGCTTTACGTGTAACGCCATGTACATCTCTTGAGTTCATCTCTCTGAATTTAACATTGCGATAATCGTTATTCAGTGAAGGATAAAGAGGATGAGGCTCTTTAGTCAACTCTTCAATATATTCAGGAATAGAACCTATGTATTTTAAATCAGACAAGAGTCTGTTCCATGCTTCTGTCTTCTTGAAGCTTGATACTCTTAAGTACAAACGATTACCTTCATCGAGTTTATATACACTCGGTAATTCTTGATAATAAACATCTGGACTATGGATGTACTTGATTATCAAATCCTCTAAGTCTTTAGATAGACATTCAATAAATTCAGTTTCTGTCATTTTCATGATTATTCCTTATAGAGTAGTGAGTTTCGTAGATGAAGCATATTGATTCTCTACTGCATTAGAAAAGAAAGTATCCATGCTTTTTACATGGTTAGGTAAAGTAGGAGCAATATAGTTAGAAGCATAAGTCGCTAAGTACTGCTCAAATGTTTCACTATCTGGACGAGTAAAACTTTCATATCGCCAGAGTTGTTTTAAAGTAGTAGCCATACCTTCGTGAATCAATTCGTGAATATTAGAATCTTTCTTTAATTCACGATCGAATACAATAGAACGACCACATTTAAAGATAATCTTAATATTCAGTGTACCTGTCTTTCTTTCAGACAAATATACAGCATGAATACCTGGAAACAATGAATCTTCATTCAATGTTTCTAAGTACTTCTTCAAAGCAGGATGCTTAGGTTTATGTTTTAATTGTTCGGTTTTCATAGAGTTTTCCTTTAATGAGTTGGAATAGAATTAGATCACAATCCGTATTGTTGTTTATGGAATGTGACTAGATTACGATAATAATCTGCAGATGAAGGATAGTTTTCTTCTACGTACTGGATCAATTCTTCACCAGTTCCCCAGAATGGGAATATATCCCAAATGTCCTCTTTAGTGGCAGCAGTGACATAGCCAAAACGATTGAGTTCTTGATCTGTTTTACTCATTGGACGTATCGCTTTAGTTGTTCGATAAGTAGCGATATCTTCATTACTCTTCGTATTGAAGCTAACATGATAAAAACCAGATAAGTGTAAATTATTCAAAACTTCTGCTTCGGTAACATTAGCACTATCCAGGTAGATTTTTCCTTTCAAAGTAGAATCGCTTATTTGGCTACGTCCGAGAATAACAATACGTTCATCGCCCACTATTTGGCTACCACTGATTACTGAATTGTTAATAATTTTAGTATAACCACCTATAACACTATTGGTAACACGAACAAGATCCAATATAGAAGCATTATCTTTAATAATGGAATCTTCACTCACGACAGCATGATGGAAGATTTGAGCATTATCTTCAATACGGGAATCGTCGTATACTCTAGCTTTATCGAAAACCCAACAACCACCTTCATGACTTAGGTTTTCTTCTTTCTCTACATAACCACCTAGTTCACCTTCTTTAACAGTATAACTAGCAAGTGTTCCACTTTCATTTCGTATCTTAATTGGACAAGAGATGTCTTTTAAAGCACGTATGCGATAAAGATTAATCATTTCACCATAGCAATTGTGTACCAACAGTGTGTCATCTTCTACTAGTTCAAATTTCTTTTCCATAATAATTCCTTTAATAAAATTAGATTAGTTTTAACTACATCATGTTAATAATATAGGTTTGAAATAATATACACTCTCTACTCCCGTAAAAAGGAGTAGATAGTAATATACTTATTTTCGTACAAAAACAAATAAAGCAGAAACAGAAGAGTATTGAGTAGAGACTACAGAAGCAGAAGTCGCATGAATGTAGTGATGTGCTTTAATCACTACTCCTTCTAACATAACTTGTTGATTCACATTAGCATCTGTATAATGTACTCTAACCACACTACCTGGTTTCACTAAGTCAGCTTGACTATTGTGCCAAACCAATCCTATTAACTTACCATCTCTTGCTTCGACTTGAGAGACTTGTTCGTAAATATTAGTGTCTTTCTGACTCATGAGAAAAGGTGCATTGACTACACCATTTTTCGATTCATTCAGAATGACTTCAGAAACATTATTCGCACGAGAGATAATGGCTTTATTACCGGCTACTTTTACAGACTCGTCAGTGGTCTGTAAATCGGGATTTAAGACCCTTATACCGTTACCCTTATTCAGGGTATTAGCTGACGTTGAAATGTCCTTAGAATCGCCTTCTAGAGCCGCTATGATGTATAAGTCATTGCCTTCCTTCATCCAAGTATTCTCTGTATACTTTAAGAAATCTTTAGGAGAAATAAAAATGTTAATAAAACGCGTTTTATCATCATTTCTTTTGGTACGAGATTTAGGATAGATATACCACATACCTGTTTGGATGTAGTGACCCATCCCTTGCTTATAAACCCCATAGAGTTTCTTCTGTAGGAAAAAGGGCAAGTCTAATAACTTAATACCATGTGGAATAGGGATATTATCATAAACCGTTTCATTATCGGCTTTCACCATATCCACACCTTTTAACATGTCAGCATTATCTAAACCTTGTAGTTTAGTGGCTTCACCCATGAGTAAGGAAGTTAGTGCGTCAGTGACATTAGAATTGACGACATTCGTACCGATTTGTAAAGGAAGTAGTTTCTCCATTAAGAGTGGTACTAATTGAAACTCTACTTTGACAATATCCATTCTATCAATGGTTTCAGTATTGACATTCTGTAAACGAGCATCTGTTTTTCTAAAGTTTACTAAAGTCTTACAATACGCTTTATAGCGAGTAACAGAAACAGGTGCTCTAAAGTTTACAGGTTCAGCTATAATTGAAATTTCTAAGTTCTCAACAAAAGGCATGATGTAATCTGACCAAGTACCTGGAGAAACCGCTAATTCACAGTTAATCACATCTGCTAAGTTGTGTTCGTAATCTCGTTCGATATCTATTCCTAATACTTTAATGGGTTGATAAGCTAAGTCTTTTTCTACAATGTGGATTAAAGCAGAATAAGCATACTTAATCAAACCTTGTTTGGAATGTGATATTTTAATTAATTCTTCAGTAATGGGTGAACCATCTAACATTAGAATCTCCTATTGGTAAAGATTTGATCTAGGATAGCAGCATCTGCACGATGTGGATCTTTCTCTGGTTTCTTCTCTTCTTTAGTAGGATCTTTCTTCAAAAGATCAGAAATACCAAATGAAGTCGGTACATAGTCAAATCTATTTTTCAAACGTAACATTTCAGGATCAATATCTTTCGTACGGTCTCGTGATTTATAAATCGCAGAAGCAAATTCAGATAGATCCATTAGGTCATCAAATGGCACCATGTTTAAAGAGATGGTTTGTTCTGCATATTCTCGCCATTCTTTAATGTGTTTATAAATGATTTCGTACATGGTACGATCATCAGTACGATTAGTTAAGTAGAAAGGGATTTGATTCTTATAAAGTTCTACTAATTGAGGAATCGTCATCCCTACTGTAATTCTCTCGTAAGCATTCTTCTTATCGTCTTCAGGATCTTCAGTAGCAATCGTACCATATCTTTGAATTTCGTTAATATCCATTAAATGGATATAGTCTACCGTAACAATAAAGATACGATCGAATAATTGGTTTACTGTACTTTCTAATTCTTCTTTAGTTACATAACCTAAGAATTCCATTTTATTTCCTTTTTAAATCAAAAAAAAGAATCTACGCAATGTAGATTCTTTTTCTAGTGTGTTAATTGAAGATTTCGTCTTCGATGATAGTCCAGGCTTGGTTACCTGAACCATAGTTACGACGACTGTATTCGGCTTCCATATCTTCGATCTTGCTCGTCAACTTAAAGCAAAGATTTTCATATTGCTTATCTTTATTAATGCGTCGATTCTTAGAAGAGAAGCATTTGGTCAATTCGTAACCTGCCTGAGCAATCTTGTTATTACGGAAACCGTAAATACCTCGACCGTACCGACTCCATTCGCCTGTGATATAGATATAACGTTCGAAACCATATCCTTTTGCCACACAGTCATCATGACTGTAGCAGAAGTTAGGATTGTTTTTATATTTTAGATCATCGAACCATTTCATACGAGTATCTTCGTTTTCCAGTTGAGACGGATAACGAAGTTCTTCACGCGCGCGAGCTTGGCGGCCCATCTCTTCAAGATATTCACCAATTTGATTCATGACGGCACAACCTGTCATAGTTGTTGCCAATACTGCTGCCATAATGATAGATTTGATTTTCATGATTAAATTCCTTATAAAGTTAGATTAGAAAAGTAGTAATGAAGGGATTCATTACCTATTACACTACAATAGTATATATCTGAAATAAACTATATTAAAAAAATAAAATACTCTCCTACCCTTAGTGGATAGGAGAGTGATTCTATTACAAGCCGTATTACTTATTGCCATTCATCACAAGACTTCACTTCAAATTCACGATGCCCTTCTTGGAATTTAGACATCTGAACTAAAGTATTCAGAGTAGGAACGTATTCTACTTTCTGTTGTGTTTCACTCGGTGCATCAGATTCACCTTGAGTGACTTCTACAGGAGCAGGAGTAGTTTCAGGATGAGTAATGGATTCAGGCGCACCAAAGCCTTCTTGAGAAACCAACACATCAACATCAATACCTAAACCTAATAGGTATTTTCTAGTCTCTTGTGTTACTTCTTCGTCGTTTCCTTTGGATTCGTCTGATCCTTTTTCTTCATTATCTGATTCTTCAGATTCTCCACTAGATTCTTCATCTTCAGTTTCAGTTTCAGAATCTGCATTGTCTTCTTCGGTATCATCTTCACCTTCTTTCTCTTCACGTTTCTCAACGATCTGTTCAGAACGAGTCTCTACCTTATCAGCAACATCTTTCTCATCCGTAATATTGTCTACGGATAAGACTTCGTCACCTGTAGTTTCCTCTTCTGGTTTTTCTTCCTCAGTAGGTTCATCATCTTCGTCGATTTCACCTTCCAGTTCAGTCAGAGAGTTTTCTTCTCCATCTTTCACATAAGGATTACCAGAGGTAAAGAAACGATCCATAATCGGTTTGGTTTTCTCATCGTATTCTTCTTGAGAAAGTTTACCCAATTCAGGAGGTAGAATCAGTTCTTCGACTTCTAAAGGCAGTTCAGGTACGTTCTTGTCATTCAAGTCGTCGACTTCAATCTCACAACGCGCCCATGGGTAGTAAGAGCCATTACCATCAGGTACTACATCTACTTCCCATTTCTTATCACTACCCTTAATCTTAAAGGTATAACGGTGTTTTAACATGGACACAGTAGAGAGGACTTTAAACTGAATGAAGTTCTCTTTAGAAGTCGGTACAGTAACTTCAATATTGTCACCGACATCCATTTTGTTTTTAGTGGTGAGTTCATAGCGAGAACGACCATTACGTGCCGTAATCTTACGAACACGAATAGCGCCTTGTCCGGCATTCTCTTCAGTCTTTTCAATCGGAATGATGTATTGCTCTTGAATCTCAGCACGATTGGCTTGTTTCAATTGAGAAAAGTTCAGGATACGAGCAAATACGGTAAACTCTTTTTCACGAATGGCTTTACCTCGATTTTCTAACTTGGATAAACCATCGTTCTTAGGTTTGGGTTGATCAGCTTCTTCTACAACAGGAGTCCCTGCTTCAGTAGACAGCTCTAATAGATTTTTAACCATAGTTAATCTATTCCTTTTAATCTAAAATGCTATTCAATAGTCGGTTTAGAACCAATAGCCATATCGAGGATTCTTCGGACAATGGACATAAAAGAACTAATCACGCCATTAGAGTCAATATCATTCGTCATGATACCCATGGTCACTACACCACCAATGGTCATGACAAAGAGGATCAAACAAGCGAAACCAAACCACTTAAATAAAGACAGTTTTAGGTTATTGACTTTACGACCGTATTCTTCTACATCGTCAATGTTTCCTGTCGCTACCATGTAACGATAGACGACTTTCAATCGGTCTCTAAATTCTAATCTATTAACCAATTGTTTCAATTCAGCGCCAGAGATGTCTTCTTCCACATCTTCGTAATTAGAGCGCTTATCACTAATCTCTCGATAATCTTTAATTAAGCCATTGAGTCCTTCATCTGTTTCTTTACGGTTAGCCAACAACATGTTGTCATCAATACTTTTCAGACCTTCTGTAACCAAAGGATCCAGTACGTTATCGGTAACTCTTGTTTTCTTCACCATTATCTTAAGGCTCTGGATTATCTAAATAATCATGCTCATCTGTACCTTTGATAATATTCTGTAATTTCGTATTGATCTCTGTAAGTGATCGATTAGCGTTATTCAGACGTTTTACATCGTTATTGAGTTTTAAAGTTTCAAAGGTCAGTGAAGCAACAGTCACGGTTAGTAAGATAGCCACGAAGACTAAAAAACCATTCATGATTCGCTTGGGTTGATTTTTGTATTTGATTAAAGTTCTTAGTAACTTAATCTTTTTTACATCGAGTTGTCTATCTAATTCGGTTTTATTTTCTGCTGTATCCAGACTCATGTCTTTACCTATTTAAATTTAAGACATAATTCAAATACCCATAGTGACCTATCGCTAGAGCATCGATTGCGTGCTCATCTAATTCTAGAGGATTATTTCTTAATCGTAAACGATCTTGTATCTCTAAAATCGCTTGCGTCATTTCATCTTTCTTTGCATTCCCTTTAGCCCCTACTGCTCGTTTAGCAGTAGGTGGGTCGACTTTAAAGAAAGGAATCTGATAATTATATTCCCAAATGGTTTCTTGGATTAAGTTGACCACTTCTATTAAAATCGCATAAGCATTAGGCGTGAAAGAATTAAAGAAGGGAGATTCGCACATGATAATCGAAGGAGCATACTCTCGAAAGACATTCGCCAGTTCTGATTTCATGGCTTGTAATCTGGCAATCTTATCACCAAATTCATTACTGGTATTTCGATTATAGAAATTCGTATCTTTAGCCGAAATCGTAAAAGCAAAGGATTCCTTAATCGCTAAAGTATTAAAGTCTAGTTTATAAATCGAAATACCCAGGTTACTAGAACCTGGGTCGATACCGAGTAATGTGAATTCCCACTGGTTAGTATTTGGAAATTTCATCTTACATTACTTTTAATAAATCAAGGAGTTTGTAAAGACACGGCACCTTGAGACAGATTATAGATAGGTTCATTCACACCTAAGTTGAAGATGGAATCAAAACCATCATTTACTGCAGCTAAATACTGAATCGTTGCATTGATGTGGGCAATCTGAGCCGCGATGACTTCGTTAAACTGAGAACGACCAGAAGAGGTTACTACTTCTACTAATTTATCCACACCAGAAACCAAACCAATTTCAGTAATCAAAGCACGGTTAGGATCACCATGGCGAATGTTGAAAACGTTTTTCAATTCTTCTACGTCTTCACGAGTAATGTTTACATTCACCTGTGCAATAGAACGACCATACTTCGCTTTCAAGATGTTCTCACGATCCACAGAGAGTTCTTGAGCAACAGGATTCAAGTTAGTGGTAGTAGGAGCATAGTCTTCTTCAGTCAGATTACCATCATCACCTACAGTAATGATTTTGGTTTCTACACGGGTTTTAGAGAGATCCAAACGTTTTAAGTAATAAGAGTAATACTTCACGTTTTTATAAGTCTCTACCACACGTAATGCATAGCGAGTACGCTCTTGAGCCGTCAAGTCATTATTGAATTCACGCATGACAAAAGGTACTGGTTTAAAGAGACCAGTATCTTCTGCTGTATGTTGGAAGATTTTAGGAATCGGGAAAGCGTCAGAGTCATTGGTACAGTTTTGCAATGAAATACCACCGTAACCAATACAGAAGTAACCAATGGTAGGAATGGTGGTAGCAGGTGGTACCACAGATTGGTTAATACCCAAGAGTTGATTCAAAGTGGTATTCTGTTTGACCGTATAAGGCAAGCCTAATTCACGAATGACTTGGTTTTCATTACCAATCAGCGTACGTACCGATTCAAAGGCATTACGCTTATTAGGAATAACGGGTTTTGCCATAGTTAATATCCTTTTAATAATTTAAGAGAATTAGATTCAATGTATCGTCATAAAGATCGTGGTAGGGTAATAATACCCTACCACTAAACCTTATTTATTGTAGTCAAAACCATCAATGGATTTCGTTTGGAAGTTCCAATCAATGTCTTCTTTCGGTGTTTCTGTATTAGCTGGGAAGGGTTCCCAATCCAAAGAAGCACCAATACAGTCTATCGCTTTTCTTCTTTCTTTTAAAGGTAAAGAGAGGAAAGCTTTCATGCCTGGAATAGGAGGTAAGTTACCAGGATTATCAATTCCTGTTAAATCATCCGCAGGCATGGTACAATAAGTGCCTGTATTGACTTGATGGATTAAACGAACACCATTGCTTGGCATTTTGATGTTCTTCACGTCTACAGAAATATTCACATGAGCAGAACCTCTGGTTCTAGGTTCAATGTAAATCTTGTTATCTGTATAGTCGTGATCTAATGCACTTTGGTGTGCTTTGGTTTCTGTGTCTACTACTGAGATAGAAGTACCTTCATTTAGGTTACCAATGTAACGAGCATGTTTACGACCTCCACCGTCTAAACGTAAAGCTCTTATGTTCGTAGAAGTAATCGGAGATTCATTGATCTCACGAATATAGTGAACAGAATAAGAAGAGAGCTTAGTCAATAACTGTATCATCGCTTTATGCGTATTATACAGAGAATTGACTTTAACGTTATTTAAACCAGTAGCGCGTTTATAGATATCATTACCTAACTTCAAGAAGTCATTACGATTTCTAACATCTTTTAGATTCAGAGAAATCGAATCTAAGAACTGAGTAAAGTTTTGAACTTGGGGCGTTCTGAAGGAAACGGTTTTAGTTGCATAAAGACGATAGAACATCATCTCTTTATAAGCACGACCATCTAAGTGTTCATCTTCATTAACAGCATTAATGCCATCATTCAATCGTTTAAACAATTCATGAGCTTGCTCGTAGAAAGAGAAAGTATCAATGACCGGTTTAATCTTCATGTACTGACCATCGATAAAGTTCTTGAATCGTTTATCGACTAATGCAGGATCAGGTACTGATTTCTCTAGTTCTTCTAAGGTGGGTTTCTCTAAACGAGGAATAATCCCAATAATGTAATCCGGAATACAGTTATCCTTAATCCCGTAGTATTTATAAATACAGTAGGTATAAAGAAGTAATGCATCTTTTCCTGATAAAGGAATCAATTCACCTGTTAGCGGATGATTCACCATGATGTAGGCTTTATACAAACCACGAGAAGCCATTTCAATCCAAGTATCAATCAATGCTCTTTCTAACGTAAACTGTTCAGAACCAGAGTAGTCAATCGCTTTAGATTGTAAGACTTTTGTTTTAGAGAATGAATCTAAAGAACCTGAAGTATCTTTATAAGCAATCGATTCTAAGTTATCTCTTTCTTTAACATTATAAGGTGCTAATGGATCTTCTTTATCCAACATGTCTTTTAAGGTTAAAGTATCGAGTTCTGGAATAATGTATTCCAAACCATTCAAAGAGACTTTCTCAAATACTGGTTTTACTTTAGCAGTTTTAACAACATCGCTATCCCATTGAAGCATGTTGTATTCGGACAGTGGTAAGTTACGCACGGTCAATACTTTTTCAATCAACCATTTTTGTGTGCGTTTCTGACCGACGTATCGTTCTACCCAACGAATATTCTTATAGAAGATAATCGCTTGTTTAGGGGTTAACTGGTCTAAGTAGAAGTCTAAGAAACCATGAGAAGCTAGGAATCGTCTATAGTGATAAGAGTGTGCTTCATTCGTTAAGCACATCTCTAATCGAATCGTCATTAATGCGTCTACTAGCTTAGGATAAAAAGTACCCCAGAAAGCAATATTAAAATATTTGTTATTAATATTATACTGCTTTTGATACCAGCGATTGTACATGCCATAAATCCAATTTTGTAAACGCTCCATTAAGGAGTATTCATTGGACTCTACGAAGGATTTATCGTAAGAGAGAATCGTACCTTCTTTGGCTTCTATTGCTACGTTAATATCACAAGGATTTAATATCCCTTTAATCAGTAATTCTTTATCCGGATAACGTTCTACCAATTCCTCGTATTTCTTCGTTCCATAAGAGTATTCTTGTCGAGTAGTGCGGTGAGTTTTTAGATTCTCTTTATTGAATATGATTGTTTCCGTAGTGTCCATGGACACTACTGTCATCGGTGTATCAGTCTCGTGATATTCACCTGCGATGTGTTTATAATAGATCCATGTTTCTGGACGATATTCGTCTACAGCATTCATGTTTCTAGTCTTGACACGAACAGCGTCATTCATGTCCTGCGCTTGATATTCAGACTTGATAATCATCGTAGAAACCAAGCCTATATTCTTATCAATATAAACGCTATAGTGATAATCAAAATCAGATAACATAGCCTTTAAACCTTTTGCTTAAATTAACCACTGTTAAGGATCAATAACAATGGACAACCAATTACTTAAAAATATTGCATTGCAATTAAAAAATAAAAGCAGTGCGAAAGATTTAGATGAGAAAGACATCAGAGGGAATCCTGCTATCTATGCTCTTTTGTCTAAATTGAATTCTTCTCGTCAGGAGGAATCCTTTAAAAATAACGGTGAGTTATCAAACGCTACTCCTGACTTAGACTACATGTTGGGTATCTCTTCTGAAAAAGCACAAGAGATTGATGACAATGAAACCATCATGCAGTTATTGCCTGATATGGAAAGAGCAGCACAGATTCTCTGTAGCTATATCTTGTCACCCAAATACTTAATGAAACCAGAACTACAATTTAAACCACCTCGTAGTCTGTTTCCCCAAAATACTGTAACGATCATTACAGAAGAAATCAAACAATACTTTAAAAAGCACCATGATATCGAAAGTAAATTGTATCAAATCCTTTACGAAATCTTATTCTTAAAAGGTGCTTACATTACAGCAATTATTCCTGAAGCTTCTCTGGATGAATTGATCAATAGTGACTTAGTGGAGAATTCAAGAGAGTCTTATTCTGTACGATTATCTCAAGAATCATTGTCTCATGTTGAGAAACTCTTAAAAGAGACGAATCGTCAATCTCGTGGATTCTTAGGTAATCCTAGCTATCAAGCTAAAGGACAACCTAAACAGTTCACCCGCAAACCTATGGTTTCTCATGAATCTGTAGAAGTCCATTTTGGTAATACGGATGATGGTTTTGAACCTAGAGTTTCTAAGTCTACTGAACACTACAATAGTGTCATTAGAGTTCCAGAGAACATAGAATTTGAGCTTCCTAAGGAATATGCCAAAACTCATAAAGATGAATTGGATCCTTCTATTGATATTTCAGAAGAAGGTGTTTGGAACATTAAATTCGATTCTGCTAAATTAGATACCTTAGTAGAAGTAACAGATGACTTATCTCTTTTAAGACAAGCTTTTGTTCGTAAAGAAATGCTCTCTCAAGAATCAGCAAGAGCTGCAGGTATTCCTACTGGATTTAAGAATACTTCTTTAGACAGTGAGAAATTTTCAGATCGGAATATTATCGATAAGATCTTTAGAAAGATTGATGATATCAATGCTTACAATACGGATGTTTTAGAATTGAAGAAATTGAAAACATCTGAGCAAACGGCTCGTGAGAACTTAGATGAACCTATTTTCATTAACTATCCTGTTGAAGCTGTTGTGCCTATCTTTAAACCAGGTTCTCCTTCTGAACACGTAGGATACTTAGCGCTGCATGATGAAGATGGTAATCCACTATCTAAAGCAAAACCGGTTAACTATTATCGTGAATTAGCTAATGGCTATAACAATCGTGTTACAGCAAACTCTATGGCTTCTACTTTAATCAGTCAAGGTAAAGCAATGTTTGAAGGTTTTGCCAATGGATTAGATGAAGCTCGTCAATTAGAGATGCTCTCTCGTATTCACTCTAATGCCATTATTAAAGACATCTTAGATCGTTTGAAAAATGGTTTGTATGGTAAGAATTTAGATATTGGGGATTCTTCAGAAGTTTCTCGTATCATGTTCTACCGTGCTCTAAAAGGTCAAAGAACTCGAGTCTTGTTCATTCCTAAAGAAGTCATGTCTTACATGGCATTTGATTTCGATAATCGTGGCTTTGGTATTTCTCTATTGGACAACATGAAAGTCTTGATTTCACTTCGTATTCAATTCATGCTGGCACAATTGCGAGCAGGCATTATGAATTCGATTCCTGAGACTTTAGTGACTTTGAGAATTGATGAGAAAGATCCAGATCCTCGTAAGACCATTCAGATTGCTAATGTGATGGCATTGCAATCTCGTTCTAACTCTGGTTTAATCATTGGTGCGTCTAACGTACAAACGATTGAAGACAGGGTAAACCAAGCCAATATTAGAATGGCGATTGAATCTGATAATCCTAAGATTCCTCAGATTGGTCATGACGTCTCTAAGACTACAGCAGATATTCCTGCACCAGATAACGAAGTTGCAGACAGTATCAAACGTGATACGATCATGGGCACTGGTTTAACACCGGATATGGTGGATAACTCTTTGTCTAGTGAGTTTGCTGCTAATGTACTGCAAGGTAACTTTATCACTAACTTGATTGCTTTCCAAAAACAAGAACGATTCAATCCTTTATTAACAGATTTCGTTCGTAAAGTGATTACGGTTTCTCCTTATTTGTTTAAGCGTTTACGTGAAATCATTCGTGATAACTTAAACGACATTATTGAGAACATTAAAGAAGCTTCAGGTGATAAAACTTTGTCTATTCAAGGTTTATCTCATTCTGCTATAGAAGTATTGATCGATGGGATTATTGATAAGTTTACTTCTGCATTTGAAGTTACCTTACCAGCTCCTCCTAATGACAATACGGAATCTAAAGCTGAACAATTACAGCAATACGAAGAACGTGTGGATAAAGCCATTGAGTTTGTTATCTCTCAAGATACATTGCCTGAATCTATTGTATCGGAAGATGGTGCAAACATGGTAGAAGCTTACGCTGCTATTGTGAAAGCTGACTTGATTCGTGATTGGATGTTAGAGAATAACTACATGCCTGAAATCATGAACTATATTACCGTTTCGGATGATGGTGTTCAAACCTACGAGAAGAATAAAGCCATTCGTGACTTGACAGTGAAAACTGTTAAAGCCATGACTGAATTCTTTAAAGAAGGTAAGAACATTGCAGATTCTACTGAAGCTGTGATTAAAGCCAATGACATGGTCGTAGAAGATGATTATTCTTCTAGCAGTAGTAGTTCTGATGACAATGATTCTTCTGGTGGTGATATGGATGATCCATTTGGCGACATGGGAGACATGGGTGGTGAAGATCCGTTCTCTGAAGAATCCAGTGAAGAATCTGGTAATGAACAAGGTTCTGGTGAAGAAGGCAATGCCAACATGAGTGGTAATGAAGCTCAAGACGGCCCTGCTGACTAAAAAGAATGTAATCTAAACCAAAAATAGCTTACACCCTAGGGAGACCGAAAGGCCTCCCTAGGGATTTATGCTCGCTATTTTCTTAAACCCTAATTTGTGTATTTTCGTATATACTTTCTATTGTTTAAATTGTTACAACAAATTTTACAACTGTTTTTCTTTACATAGTAATCCTTAAAGGTATATCAAACCATCGGTTTGCAATTTTGGTTTTATACGTTTTCGTAAACATAATGAATACTTGTGTTTTTGAACCTTCTTTACGCATCTTTAAATCAGACACAAACCCTTTGGCTTGGTATCCTAATAAAGCAGTCAAAAGCGTAGTGTCAAATGACTCTTTTAGGATATCGACTACTGCCTGTAATTGTTCGTTGATCTTGTCTAACAAAGCATTGAATTGCTGATACTTTGTATACTTAGATAAGAATGGAGTATCAAAACGGATCGCTCGATTAGTCGGGTAAGGAGTAGTGTCATTACCGATTCCATCTAACTTCACTAATTCATCCATGTAATACATAGCTTCTTTAAAGCGATGACATACCTGGTTGAAATCTAATACCACATCTTTATACTTCTTCTTACGATTTTCTGGTTCTTCACCTAACTGCTTGAAAAACTCAGTATCTTTAAATCGTAAGTTATGTTCACGAATCAATTGAGCAATTTCGGTTTGCTCTTTGAGGGTTATTGTACTATTAAAGTGCATGGTAATACTTTCTCTGAGAATGGGGTAAAAAGGATTAGGTAGGAGCAATACCTAGTCTTTTATCTAGATACTACTCCCACGCTTTTATTTAGCACACAATACGGACATAAACTTTATCAGCTTTCGCTACAGCATTATATCCTTTAATGGCTTCAATCAATACACCATCATTGGTGACTAAGTAGAATTCTTTAGAATGGTGTTTATTGCGTTCCATCAGATTGATCAAGAATGTATTCAATTCTACATGGTCTTCAATAGACAGCTCATACCAGCTACTACGGTCCTTTCTACCTGTAGGGCTTACTAACCCTTCAAACTCATTTAATTCTTTATCTACGACGACTACAGAGCCAGTAACAGGTATTACTGCCATGTACTTAGACTCTGGATCTTCAGAAGAAGTCAAAATGTCTTCACCCATGAATTCTTCAGACAAGAAATCTTGGAACATTTCTTGCAAAGCAATGCGATATTGTTCTTTGCGTAATGGATGATTCTTAAACTGCGTATTTTCTACGGCAGGATAAATATCAATCACACAAGTCACTTTCACATTAGGCAAACCGCATTTCACTAACAAGCGCGCATAGGCTTTATCCAATACATCACTTAAACGTTTTGCTAATACGGGTTCTGCCCTCTTCAAAGGTGTGTAGATGTTCTCGTAGAACTCCTCCATCGTTTCACAATGCTTGATGGATTTCAACAACTCATCTTGATTGGTTTCCGAGAAGGCAAAGTTACTGCTGACAATACGGAAGACTGCAGCTTTTGCTTCTGGATTATTCATCCGATGATTCAACAAACAAGTATTGACGATTTCTTGGTCATTGCTGACTTCTCGAGTGATGCCATCGTATTTTACATCGGCATATTCTTTTTCAGATTCAGTAAGCTTCGCCAATTGTTCTTGCAACTCTTCTTCAGAGAGCAACAAGTTATCGGCAGCTTGCAATAATGACTCGTCATTGTGTCCTTCGGAATAAGGATTGCCATTACTCATGAATCGATTGTCTGGTTTAGTATTCGGAATAATGTGGCGAGCACGCTCCATTTTCTCTTCCTCAGTTAACGGGTAAGTAATCTGAACAGGATAGTCGTATGGGTTTAAGTCAAAACGATAACCTGTCTCAGTATATTTGGTCATGGTCCAAACACTCCAAGACGGATTACAGAACGCAACCACTTCACGATAGTAACGACCTTCGGCAGTATAGTTCAAATAGCCGACATCTTCACCATCTTCTACGACCCATTCAATCTCATGGTCATACACCGGATACATCTCACGTGGTGCATAATCATGGCGATGTTCATCGAGTTCAGCATTACCTTCAGTCCAAACATCTAATCCTTTTTCAGGAATAGCCATCCAACTATTATTAATCACACGGCGTGGTTTGCGTTTAACGACGCGTACAGGCACGTTCTCTGCTGGTGGTACCGTAGAGCCTTGCTCACGAATGATACGGTCTTCTTCGGTCTCTACGTACGTTTCCTGAACAGGCTCTGGTACAACAGGTGATGTTGTTACAGCCTGAGCGGGAGCAACATACGGTTTAGTGGACTGAATGTTGTCCATGACTAATGTTTGGTTATCCCAATCACTAGCGTATTGTTGCTCTTCTTCTTGTTCACGACGTTCAATTTCAGCTAATGCTTCTTTAGCTTTATTCTCGTCTACCAACTGATGATAGAAATAGCGTTTTTGTTCAGGGGTTTTCGCACCCATGTCTTCCATGAAGTCTTCAAACTCATCACCTGTATAAATTTCAGGTTGTTGAATTTGAACTTCTTGTTGTTGAGCTTCGAGTTCTTCGTAGGCACGAGCAGCTTCTTCACGATAGCGTTTTCGTTCACTCTCCATTTCAGCCTGCATTTGCTCACGCACCTGTTGAGTGTTACGCTCTTTAACCTCTTCAATCTCTTCGTCAGACAAGCCAGTATTGGTATAATAGCTAAATGGAGAACCATTAGATTTGCTACCAGTACTGTTATTGTTACCACGATTACCAAAGTTGAAATAGCTGTTTTGGATTTCGTTGTCACTTACTTGTTTCGGTTGAGAGGGTTGAGTATTAGGATTACCCATCAGGTTCATGTTCATGTTAGCAGTATTGGTACTACCCGCATTAGAAGCCATTAAGGAGAAACCACCACCAAACTGATTCTGAGGCATTTGACCAAATTGGTTAAAACCCATTTGATTCATTTGCGGCATTTGTCCGAAACCTTGCATCGGCATGGTATTACCCATGAATTGGGATTGCTGTGCAAAAGGTTGCTGAACAGGTTGACGAGCTTGGTTTTGATAATAGCTTACCAAGAAACGCATCACACCATCACGAGTATTCACGTAATCAACTGCAGACTGTTGAATACCTTGACGGTTTTGGTAGTTAATGGCACCTGCTGGGAGATTTTGTTCACCCAAGTTATTTGCCATGTATGCTACGTAGTTATTGAAGATGGTGTATACTGCACCATTCAATGCATTACCATCTTGAGGATTCAGACGACCTTGGATGGTTTCTGCTTCTACGAAATGGATAATGGTGTTGTATACTTCTTGGAAGTACTGTGGTTGATTTTGAATCACTTGACGCACTACTTGACGCAATACAGTATCTGCATTCGTAATGTGCTGATTCAAAAGTTGTTGAATCGCAGGATGTGCGAATTGGGTATTTTGGGTGTAAGAAATTTGTTGTAACATGATTAGGGTTTCCTATAATAGTTAGTCTTGACCGAGTTTGTCTCTTAGTTCAGACATAATCGGTTCGAGTTTAGGGTTAGGGACAATCGTGAGATCATCGGATAAGTTAACAAACAAGTTAATACGGTTGCGACCTGCTGGGTCTGCTTTAGCCATGTCTAAGGCAGCACCGGCTTCAATCAAGGAAGCATTCAGTTTATTCTCTGGAGAATTGACATCAAAAGAAGTCTTGGCTGTACGCAGCTTATCTGATTTCTCTTGAGGAACAACGATTCGACCTAATTTCAATAATGGCAAATCAGTTGGATCTTCTACAGGAATAATCTCTGCATGTTCTTTAATACGCATGATTTCTTCAGGACGGATATTGTTTAAGATTTTACGAATATCATCATCCTTAATGTTTTTGTTTGGATCTCGATCTTGCTCGATACGCAAGCTATTCAATTCAAAATAGCAACGGTTAATTGCTTTAACGATATTGAATAGGAGAAATTGCAAGACTTGTAATTGTTTTCCGTAGAATGAATTAGAAGTTGCAATCTTATTTACTTCAGAGACCATTAAGTTAAAATTCTGTACAATGAAGATAAAGAGCTTATATACAGAATCGATTTGAGCAAAACCAATGCGTTTAAAATCATCGTGTACCATCTCATCCACATACTCGTCTAACGAGATCATGTGTTTATCCATGGCATTTTTAATCACTGCGTAATGCTCGTCAGATGAACGAATCGATTCACCTAACATGAGTCGCCATGCGTCGATGTTATTGATCGTATCTGGATTCATTCTTCGAGGAGAAGGGAAATGCTCCAAGATATAGATCAATGTGCCCATTACCGATGGAGAAGTCGAAATGGATTCGTATTGCTGACGTGGTACCAAAAAGAGATACTGCATGGGTGTGTAAAGCATGTACGAGTAAGTACGTGCTGGTTTCTTGCCTGTAGATTCAATTACGACCCAATCTTCACGAGGATACTTATCTGGGTTTTGTTTGAATTCTTGAATATCTACCATTTGTACATTGGTTAAACCAAAGAGTTCTAGTGTTTTGGTTAAACCGTATTTACAACAGAGGTAATGTACTAGAGTAGGTTTCATTTTGATCATGCGACCACCAGCATTACCATCGGATTCTTTGTGGTGAATCTTAGAGAAGTATACCGGTACGTATTCACGTGTACCATCTACCACGACTTGACACACAAATCGCTCAAACCAAAGTTTCGTCTTAATGAGTTTCACGAAAATGCTGTTAGGCTTAATGGTCATGATACCATCAGCTACTACAGGTGAAACGACGTACTTTACACCATTCATGTGCATGAAACCATGACGTGAAATGAACGGTAAGTAAATGTACTTAGACATTGGGGTACCATTAAACTCGAAATCGAATACATACATTCGGATGTCATTGCGATTGATGTCGTAACGACGAATGTTATTCAGAGGACGAGTTTGGTATTTATAGCCTTCTAAAGGTGTGGCTTTACGCAATCCTTTATAGACCATGCCTTTTGGAAATGAAGCGGAATTAATGCGTAATACGCGATCAATGAATGCAGGAATCTTTCCAGATTCACTATACGAAATACCATCACCGATCCGAGGATCGATGACAGGCGTTTCTTCTTTAATGAAATTATTTAATGCAGGATTCATTACGTTTTCCTTTAACAGTTTGGGTTAGAAAGAGTCAATATAATATTGTACTACCAATATTTTATTTTACTTTTATCCAAACATCCCTTTTACCTGATTAATAGTTTGGGGATTAACGGCAGCTAAAGCCTGTAAGAGAGTTCCTGCTTTAGAAATGGCTTGATTGCCTGTAGCTGAACCAAATATCTTACAGAAGGTACCAATGATTGTAGAAATACCCATAATACCGGTTACCCAGTTATTGCTGACTTGTTTATTGTGGTCTAATTGCTTTTGCTCCATTTTGGATTGTAGTTCCATCATCTTCAGTTTCAGAGTTAATTCTGCATTCTGAAGATCATTCATTTTCAAATAACGCTTGTGTTCATTATCGGCTTGTTTATCTTGTTGGGAGAATTCTCGATCTTGAAGTCTTTCTTCTTGATCCATGACTCTTTCCCAAAGCTTATATCGTCTATCATCTAGCTTCTCATTGAAAGCTTGATCTCGAGTCTCTATCTTTTCTCTGTGTTCCATTTCACGCATCACGCGCTTATGCACAGTTTCTTGAACAAACTCTTTAATCTTTAATGATAATTCGACATTCTTGATTTTCGCTAATTCTTCTTTATGCTTAGCTTCTTGAAGTGTCATCTCTTTCTTCATTTCCATGGTTTCTAATTCATACTGGGTTTTGAGTTTAATCAATTCCACATCTGAATTAAAATTACGTGCTTCATCGTACGTACGGAAAATATAGAATTCAGCTAAACGATTTCTGTCGTTTAGATCAATGGTTTCATTGATGGCATATTCTTCTCCATTTTCATCAACCGCAGGGCTGATGTAATAGAGTCCTTCTTTTTCACCATTCACAGGCGGTTTGGAATCAATCTTCTGGATATGTTTACCAATCTTTCTGTACATGGTGATGGATTTAAAGGATGCTAGACGAATGGTTTCTAATCGATTCACATCGTCTAAAGATTCTTTAATCACTTTATTGATTTCCGAAGGAATCGTATTGGATTCTAATACAGAAGGATGATAAATCCGTTTATGGGAAATATCATCGAATGATAAAGAGATATCTAGTGCAGAATCGTAAAGTACTTTCTGATTTCGAATATCTTCTTCTGTAATAAAGAATACTAGGTCATCTGTGACTTCGCCATCTAATAGACTCTCGTATCCTCTTGCTGGAATTCTTTCTGAAAAATAAGGAAGCCAGCGATCTTGAATACGGTGATAGAATTCCTTAAGAATAGGATTATTCTCAAAGAATTCTTCTTTTTCAGCTTCTTCCATTTCATCAAATACCTTACAGTATTCGAAGATATGCCTAGCATTCCAGCCATTGGTGTTGAATCGCAATACGATATATACACCTCTACCATTTACAGGAGAGATTTTATATCGTTCTGCTACGTATTCTGGTGTGGGATATAAAGGAACCACTAATCCTGTTCTGTCTGAAACCAATACAGTTTCTGATGTACAGTTTAAGTATTCCTTACTGATTCTGAAACGACCTAATAAACCATTTCTCTTATCCCTTACGTGAGTAGAAGAAATCGATAAGTCGTATCCTACTGCGTTATCGTATCCACAATAGATACGTTTAGCGTAATGCCCTTTTGAAATATTGTTTAAAGATGTATTCATTTATTTTCCTTAAAAATAAACTTATAGCTATAAGCCTCTATTGGCTAGAGGACAGGGGATCCAATATAATAATATAGGTTTGTATTCTGTTTAAATTTAAAGAAAACATAAATAAAATATTCCTCCTACCCTTTTACAGGTAGGAGGAATAGATTATCTAATCAATGAAGATTATTCAGCTACGTAGCTGTCTACACCAGTACGGATCAAAGAACCAATTTGGCTCAATTCACCAACCATGTAAGAACAGAAAGAAGCACCAGGTTCACGCAGGATACCCAGAGCGCTACGTACCCATTTCAGTACTGCAGACAGTACTTTTTGGATAGCGCTACCAGTGAATTTAGCTTTAACAGCCAAACCATTTTTAGCGATGGACAGTTTGCGTTGAACTTTTTTGTAGAAGCTAGCAGTGCTGTCCAGATGTTTCTTCAGTTTAGCACAGTCATCGCACAGTTCGATCAAACCTTCAGTAGCGGCAATCAGTTCGTTCATTTTCGGAACTTTGATTTCCATGTTGCTGTCACGGGTTACATCCAGTTTAACCATTTTGTATTCCAGACGAGGAATACCGCCAACAGCGTCTTTTACTTGGTTTTGGAAAGTACCCAAGAAGCCTTTGACTTTGTTGTCAGACATCAGAGCACCAGCGATGGTACCGATGTTCAAGAATGGAACAGAACCAGCAGCTTTAGAGAATTCAGCAGGGTTAGGATAAACCAGAACGATTACACGGTTACCAGGAAGAACACGGCTACCTTTAGCAGCTTCAGTAGGACGAATGTCTACACCGTAGAGGCGCAGTTTTTCTTTGTCCAGGTTACGATCAACGAAAGGAGTAGAGCTAGTAGCAAAGTCAGAGATGGCGACAACAGCATCTTTAACGAAGTTCAGGCTACCAGATTTAATACCTTCAGCGATGGCTTTGATATCGATGTTTTTGTAGTCGAAGTTTTTCACTTTGTCTACAGCACCGTTGATGGCGTCTTTAGCAGATTGTACAACACCGTTTTCAGCAACGTGGCCAGCACCGCTACCGATTGCTTCAGCAGCTTTAACGATACCGCCGTTCAAGTTAGCATTCAAACCGTCGATCAGTTCTTCTACTTGAGCTTGGATTTTCATTGGCAACCAGTTGTTTACCAATTCTTTAGTGGTTTCTTTCAGTTGGCCAATAGCAGGCAGAAGACCAGCGTCAGCTTTTTCACCATGTACTGCTTTAACAGCAGGGGTAGTGATCATCTCATGGCCTTCTTTCAGTTTGGTTGCGCCAGATTTGGTGTTAGCATAGTCGAGCAATTTACGAGCAGTGTCACCCATTTTCTCGAAAGAGCTGAACAGTTTGTTCCAAATGTTCACACCTTGTTGAATCACCCAGTTTACACCTTCGATGATGGATTGGATGATTTTGGTCAACATGTTTTTAGCAGCTTGCAGGATAGACTCTTGAGTCAGAGACAAAGCACCAACTGTAGAGAAAGATTCCATAGAGTAGTCAAGCTGAGGAATATCACGTTTGCCCCAACCCAATTGTTTACCGATGTATTGTACGTGTTCGTGTACGAGTTCGGCGTGGGCAGGAGTGATGCCGCCATTGGCTTTAGTGTAGATCAGGTTGTGAATCAAAGATTCAGTAGCAACAGCAGCTTCTTCAGCTTCGTCGATTTGTTCTTCGATGCTGTCTACTTTAGCTTGATCTTCGGCTACTTCTTCAGCGTCGCCAGAAGCTTCCAACAGTTCAGTTTCCAGTTCAGAAGATTCTACCACTTCTTCACCTTCAGGAGTTTCGGTGGTCTCAACCACTTCTTCAGTTACTTCTTCAGAAGCAGGAGCTTCTTCTACAGGAGTTTCTTCTTCAGCAGCAGGAGTTTCGTCAGCTACTGCAGCAACGTTATCTTCAGTAGCGTCCAAGTTAGTGATGGATACGCCAGCGCGCATCAGATCGTATAAAGACATTTTGTCATCCTTATTTTAAAAATTGTTTAATGAAAAGCTTTTGATTAAAAAATCTTAAAATATCCATATTAGCTATTTTAAGAGCATTTTACCATATAATAGAGAGGAGAATTCTCCTCTCTATTTAGATAAAAATAGGTTAGAAACCGAATACATCTTTCGCTTTTTTGTACAGGTGTTCCAGTACTTTGGCAAAACGTTTGTATTGATCTTCTTTGGTGTGTACTTGGCTGTGGTTATTTGCCGCACCAACCATAAAGAACTTAGTCCAGAAACCAGATTGGTCTTTGTGTTCATCCATCAGGTCGTTGATCTCATCACAGAACTCACGCCAAAGTCGACGATCTGTCATGGGGATATCGATGCGTACCAAGTAACCATTACCAGTAGAGGTTTTGTCCATTGGAGAATTCTTCCAAGAACGGAAACTTAATGGATAAACTTTCAACTCTTTGCCATCGAGCATATTTTTCAAATTGCCACGAAGTGTTTGGATCAGTGTATCTTCATCGTCCACTTTAACAGCTTTGAAATAGCTTACGTCACGAGCTTCAAACGGAAGATACACCATCTGCTTTTTTGTCAAGTCATTCCAAATGGCTTCACCAACATTGTCGGCTGCTTTATTAGAAATGGCAATTTGACCCAGAGTCATGATTTCTTCAGTAGAAACTTCAGGATGCAAAGCTTCTTGAGAAATAGAAGCGACACGGGCTTTAATGCGCGCTACACGATTGTCTTGAATCATTTGTACGTTTTTCAAGAGTGCGTGGATTTGTCCTTCTACAGACAGAATCAACTCTTGAACCATTTTGGTACGGGTATCCAAAGATTGGTGAGATTCAATAGACAATACTAAAGGTGCAGGTTCTTTCAAACCCTGATCAGCATAAGCTTTAGAAATGTCACGATAAGCCGCTACCAAAGACTCATGGTCAATCGCAATACCTTGTTTGACGAATTGTTTCAAAGTCAGGTTTACCGCTTCCAAAGAAGCCACGACTTCTAATGCTTTACCAATCAATGCGTCTTCAGAGCCTTCGACATCTGTACTGGTTTCGTCAGATTTCTCTTCCTTACCATTTTGTACTTCGCCAGTGCCTGCGACATTTTCAGGTTCTTTTGGATCCAAGTTTTCAGGTTCGCCATAAGGAGTATTAGCAATGGTGTGTTCTTCATTGCTAATTAAATCCAGTAAACTAGCCATAATCACTATTTCCTTTCGTTTACTATTAATTAAGAGTTTCCATCAGTTTCGTATTGATGGCTGTGATACGTTCGATGACTTCTTTGTATCCTTCATCTTGTCCAAAGAGACTAGAGAAAGCTTCTTGAGACAAGTGAATCGGTAAAGGCTCTTCAAGATTACCTTTTTTGAATGCCAAAGCAATACGCTGATTGAACGTATTTAAAGTTTCATGAGTCAGTTTTACACCTTCTTCTTTCATGGCTAAAACATGGTCTTTAAAGTTCTCTAAAGACTCGACCACGTCTAAAAGGGTTTTTACTGACTCAGCATTTTCTCGGTTCTCAGAAAGATCAGTATCGATCGTTTCTTTGACTTCAGTAGGGGTATTCTCTACAGAAGGATGTAACTGAGGTGCTTCTTCATATTCACACGACTCAGTAGAGAGGTTAGAGAGGTCTAACAGACTTTTCATTTCTTATCTACCTTCTTAATAAAGAGTCTTGTTCCTAATAACATTACTTCCCCATCCATGATTATACCTCTTTACGAATGATCAAAGAGCCATACATGGCATTTAAGTAAGTGATCAATAAACCTACTCCGCCTTTAACTAAACATTGGCGAATGAAGTTAATGGTGTTCTCGTCACCTGATTGACCAAATACGTATTTAGAGAAGTCAGTAGAAGAAATACCTTCGTAAAAGAATTGTTCTTTTTTAGAAGATAAAGAACCATCACCAAATCTACGATTGAATTTATCGGTAATGTAATCTTTCATGACTTCTAAGTGATAAGCCAAAGGAAACATCGGTTTGTCATCCGCATTGGCTTTAATCCCTACATCCACGAGAATGTCTCGAATCATACCCCAAACGTGTTTATTGGTGTAGCCATCCTGATAAGCTTTTTTGAATAAAGAATAATAGTCTTTACCCATGTGATTCAGTGCTAGATTAATCACTGCGTCGGTATTTTTAAAAGCTGCTTCAGAACTACCTTCAAACCATTCAGGATGATCCAGATACATGGCATATACGTAGTCTACGTCTTCAGAACCTACAGCTAATCCTACGGTGTGTGTAGGGGCATTAGAGACAGTGTTAACAGTCTTAATGCCGTAGTTATCGACTTGCCATACGTCTGGTAAGCCTAAACGTTTTAATGGAGAGTTGTAGACGAAACCAAGGTGTTTAGAAGGGATAGCCTTACAAATAGAATACTGAAGTTGAAAATCGTTCAACTGTCGATCAGTTTCTTTTTTGTAAGGAATATCAAGAACTGCTTCTGAATAAGTATTCATCATCTTAATATTCCTTCCTTAATCAGTAACGAGAACCCAAAGCGCGTTCTTCGTATTTGTGGATTTCGTATTCCAGTTTAGACATACGTTCGATAGACTTCTCTTTTTGTTTCTCTAAGTAAGCATCACCTTGACCACTAGAGAGTACAGAATTCATGTAATCCAATTCAATACGAATGGATTCCAGTTCTTCTTTAGAGAGTTTGTAACGATAGTTTTGGTAATCTACCCAAGCCATTTGGATGTAGTAAAGAAGATTACCTGTAGTCGTAAAACGTTGCAAAGCACCAGTCGGGTCTAACTTAGCTTGTTGGAACATTTTCTTCTCAGAACCATCTTCAGAAACCACGACTTCAGGAATATTGCGGATTTGACGTTCCAGATTCTTAATATCGGCTTTGCCAATAGAATCAATAGAACGATAGAAATCCATCATGTTTTTCTTAATGTATTCTTCTTGAGGACGAGAAATGCTTTTACTCATCGGAATGTTCGCTACTTGTTGCAAATGATCCGCAATGAAGTAACGAATGTATTTCGGTACGAAACCGACTAAGAAGTCTACACTTTCACCCAAAGCCATGATTTGAGCTAAAGGATAAGTCACTGAATTACGATCTGTTTTCTCTGGGAAGTATTTAGAAACCAATTTAATCAATTCATTGATAATGGTTTCGCAGTGTAACATGATATTACCCAGAGCTTCGAACAAACCTTGTTTCGCAGTATCGTGACCATAGTGACGACGAATATTCGCCAACACCATGTTGTAGGTTTTGTTGTTAGAGTAATCGATTTTGTTTGCATCTTCAATCGCAATAGACACTGCGGGAATCGCAGAGTCACGCAAACGATTACGAGTATCTTCTAAGATATCGGAAATATCGCTAGATTTGAAAAAGTTAGTAATACCATCAAAGATGGCAGAGAAGCTGAAACCTTCTCTTGAGAGTTCTTGATTCATTATTAACCTCTGATGGAATTAGATAATAGGTGCAGAACCTTGAGACATCAATTTAAAGACATCCATGTCAAAGTTAGGAGAATCGGATTTCTTCTTCAGGTATTGCATGGTGATTTCAGAAACATCATCCAAACCATGGTTGTACAAGAAGACACGTTGGTAATCAGGATTGTAAACGATCAAAGTCATACAACCTGATTCTGCCATGAATTTATCACGAGCACGTTTGTTAGACAAACGAGAACCAATCGTCGCTTCAATACGAGCCGCAGTCATGTCAGAAACAATCCAAGTATTAGCGACTGTACCGACAGAGAATTCACCAGTTAACAAAGAAGAAATTTGATTGTTCTTATTCTTCTTATAAGTTTGCTCGTAATAACCAGTCGTATCTTCAACCAAATGACGACGATGAGCTTCTACTAAGTCACGGCAAGAAATCCAGTCCCATGCGGATTGAATTTGTCCACGATCCCAGAAAGCAACCCAACGTTCACGGAAAGAAGTCGGTTTCTTAGAGATACCGGCGATCGCAGCAATCGAAGCGGAACGCAGTCCTACCAAAGTAGGTTTCAACAACATGGTAATATCAGCTTTAACACCATCACGAGACAAAGAAACATTCAAGAGTTTACCTACTGCCAAGTTTTGCATGTCGTTAATGTCTTTGGCATTAGACTGAGCATTGTTACCGATGAGTTCAGCTTCTTTCTTCTCTTCTTCAGTTTCGCTCAGACCTAAAGCGTCATCTACTTTCTTATCCAAGTATTGACGACCTTTGTTGATTGCATAACCTAAAGCAGCAGAACCAATGGTAGCGGCTACAGAAGCTGCTTCTGAAGAGACTTCCAGTTCAGCTTGTTGATAGGCGTTGTGTACAGCTTCTACACCGTATTCCAAAGCAAGCGCATCGTAGTGTTCCAAAGAAGCAATCACGTCACCCAAAGACTCTTGAGAAAGGGCATAAACACTACTGAAACGTTTAGGTAGATCAGGGATAAAAGCTTCAACAGACAACTTACGAGAAGCCAAAGTATTCTTATTAATCTCTTTAGCAAGCTGCGGTAAGTATGACTGATGGGAAACAATTAAACCATCTGCTACAGCACCTAAGCCTTGACCTAATACGTTAGAGGCATTAGCGTAAGCAGAGCGATTGGGTGAATACTTACCCACCATACGACCTACAGAGACACCGTTAATCGTGTTGTCAATAGACAGTGCCAAAATGTAATAGGCAGCGTAGTTAGACATAGCAGTTTGTACCAGTGTCTGCATGTTCTGATCATTCAGAATCTCGCGCTCAATCGCAATGGTCGGGCGAAGTTGCAATTCTTGAGAATACTCGCTCAATGACTTAGCAGTCATGTTATTCGCATCTGCCATCAAAAGGCGAGCAGCATTGCTCTTCATCACATCACCAATGTGTCGGACTGCGGTTAAGCCGGAATCGACTACATTAATCATTTTGTTTTCCTTTTTAATTTAAACGATAAAACTAATTTTAAAGAAAGTCTAATCATGACCATCGATATTGCACAAATCGGAGATTCTACTTTCAGTATCAATGATATTTTAAAAGACAATTACTCAGGTCCAATTCGGGAGATGTTAGACAGTCTGACTAAAGTAAAGCATGGATTCACATTAAGCGAATCCATGACCAATACCTTTAGGGGACCAAACATCATTTCTAATACCCCGATGTTAAAACCCAATACCAATTTACCAGGCTACGTCTTTACAGTCAGACCTGATTTAAACTTTTCTTCGGCTAACTTAAGAATAGACCGAAAAATGTCACCTTTATTGACCGAAAAAGCCAATTCCATCATGAGAGCCATTCGTTGTATTTTGGCACCTCAATGCATGATGCCGATGTATCAAGCAGGATTTCCTAATCGTACAGTAGATAAAAAGATGACTTACTTAGAATGTCCTTTAGTGGATAAGAACTATCCCTTTATTGCTGTCTCTGATAACAATGTCAAAACATTGACAGGATGGCCTTCTAACCGATTGGGTATTCGAAATTCCCCAGCAGGGATTTTAAAAGAAGTCCACATCATGGCAGATGGTCCTGCGACTTATAAAGGTGACTTTTCTCTTAACATGAGTTTAAACTCAATGAAAGGGAATCCATTAATGTATTTGTATTATTACTGGATTCTTTATATTGGTATGGTTTATACACAGAGCTATGGTTTGATGCCATGGCCTGAATATTTGTCAAACGGACGCATGGATTATACCACGCGTATCTATCGACTCATAATGGATGAAACGAAGACTTACGTCACTGAAGCGGCTATGACAGGATATGCGATTCCTACGAGTATTGACATTGGTCCTTACTTCGATTATCAAGCCGATAATTATCGACCTTATGTAGAAAGAACCACTGAAGTAGAATTTGCTTGTTCAGGTGTGGAATACCTAGATGAAATCATCATTAAACAGTTCAATCGTACTGTAGAAATCTTCCAACCTTTAATGGGTGATAAATACCGCAAGCAATACTTGCAAAAAGTCGATAAGAAATACCAGAAGATCATGAACAACAAAGTCTATCCTCGGATTAATCCTATTTCTCGTGAATTGGAATGGTGGTGTAAACCAAGTGATTGGAAAGAATCTTCTAAACTCATCCAACTGGCTGATATTAGTACAGTATTTTAGGAATATTGAAAATGGCTGAAAATACAACTTCCTTAATCATTAAGAATATGGAAAAGTATGGCGGCAGTCCCGCCATGCTCATGCGGGACTCTTTACAAACCCTAAGAAACATCTTAGGGAATAACCACGGGGTAATTTCAGCAGAAAACCCTGTGGCTTTATTGTTAGAGATGTCTGCAACTCAAACAGCGGGTTCTATTGGTAAGAACTGGCTATTAAATAGACGACAGTATCCTGTAGCTGCTCGTACCCATGAAGACTTATGGTATCACTTAAGTGACTTGGATTGGGTAGGAGTCTTTGCATTACCGAGTGATGCGACATTTGTTCTGGCATTTGACTATAATGAATTAGAACAAATGATGCGTCCTTTAGCAAATGATGACGATGGTAAGTTATTGCGTATTCCTAAAGGCATGAGAATCACTGTGGGTAATGTGGACTTCATGTTGGATTATCCGATTAACATTCGTCAATTAAGACATGGTGGTTTCCGTGTCACTTACGATACGGCTGAGAAGTCTCCCATTCAACAATTAGAAAGTAACATCATCGAGCATTCTGTAGCGAGTATTGCTGATGTGAAACACTTTTTGATTCGTGCTCGTTTTATTCAAGTAACAGAAACAGTAGTCGAAGATTCTGTAACGAATAATACGACGATTACGATTAATAAGAACTTTAACGATCAATACTACTACGCTCGTGTCTTTACGGGTAATGATGAATTGGGTTGGAAAGAATTAACGACGACTCATGCTCCAGATATTTACGATGCAAATAAACCAACAGCAGTATTGAAAGTGATTGAGAATGCTAATGACAGTACATTGACTGTTACCATTCCTAAACTTTATAACTCTACTACGACTGCTTCTAATGGTTTAATCAGTAATACCTTAGGTAGTCGTATTCGTATTGAGATCTATTCTACTCTAGGTGAGATCTCCATGAAGCTAGATGAATATACACCGAATCAATTTAGTTACGACTTCTTCCCACAAGGTGAAAGAAAACGAGATTACTCTGGTATTGGTGATTATTCTGCTGCTTTGAAATCTATTCGTAGTATGTCAATTTGGTCAGATACCTTTGTCTCTCAAGGACGAGACGCTTTGACCTTTGAAGAATTGCGTGAGCGTGTGATTAACAATACAGTAGGACCTAATGAAGTCCCTGTATCGAATAACGCGATTGAAGATAAGATTCAAGACTATCGATTCAATATCACCAAAGCGGTTGACTATGTAACCTCTCGTGCTTATTGGGCTGTACGAGATATGCCGAATCCTGAATCGTCTAAATTGATTACACCTGCCGCTTCTTCTGTAGAAACCTTAAGTACTTCGATTTCTGCATTAGTGGGTACAGGTACAGTAATTGATAATGATGCACGTGTTACGATCATGCCTGAGTCTGTATATACCATGAAAAATGGTAAACTCTCTATGCTCGTAAAATCGGATATTGAACGCATTAAAGAGATGAATTCTGAGAATAAGGCTAAAGCCGTTAATGAAAACGAGATGTTCTTCTCACCATTTCATTACGTTGTGGATACCAATCATGACACGATTAAATTGCGTCCTTATTACTTAGACAAACCGATTGCTAAGACTAAGTCTTTTGTTACTGCTAACAATAAGATTGATATTGCTTTGGGTATTGACACTTATGCGATTGAGCGTACGCCTAAAGGTTATCGCTTGATTGTTACCATGCAAGGTAATGATGTCTATCGTAAGCTCTTAAACGATGACTATTGGGCACAACTCTTAATCCATCCTTATAAAGACAAAGGTTATGTTTATCTAGCAGGTAAATTCATCGGAAGAACTTCTGAAGATGAACCTATGTTCCAATTTGATTTGGATACGCGGTTTGACTTGGATGAAAACCATAACCTGATTGTGAAGAATATGTCTTTACAAGGTTTTGGTGAATTAGATGTACCAATTCCATTAGAAGCTAAATGGGAATTGATTTTTGGTTTCTATGGTAAAATGGATAACTGGTCTCGGATTAAGTTAGATGATGTAGTCGGTTTACACTTAGTGAATCCTGATGCTAAAGCTTGCTTGATGGAATCCTTGGATGTACGACTAGGTTATCACTTGGAATACTTGTGGACTCGTGCTCGTACTCATGCAACAGAACTCTTCTATAAACGATACGATAAGAACATTCCTTTAACGTATCAAGAAGACGTTTACGACCAAGATGAGGCGACTGGTTCTATTGTTAACATTGTTAATGGTGAAGTCCAATATAACTTACGTCATCGTAAAGGTGATCAAGTTGTAGATAAAGATGGTCAGCCAGTATGGCTACATCGTGAAGGTGATGTCATGCTGGATGAAAATGGTCGACCAATCATTAAAGAACCTCGTAAAGTCAATCGTCGTTTAGAATTGATGTTGGTCGATGCTACTTATCTTTTCGCTACCGATGAGATTGCTAAGTCTTATCGTGAAGAGATTGTGGAAACCTTCTTGGATTGGATTATCGATGACTTAAAACCCATTAACGATAAAACATTAGAGCAAACCCGTATTCTCTATTATCCGTCTTCTACCATGGGTGAATTTAGAGTGATGTACAATGAAGGTATTGAAACTTATATCAATGCTGCTCAATCATTACAAATCTCTTTCACTGTAAGTAAACAAGTCTATATTGATTACGATATTCAAGAGAAGATTAAGAATGCTTCTGTTAAAGTAATCTACGAAGAACTGAAAAAGAACACGGTGTCTATTTCTTCTATCGTAGCAGCTTTAGTGAAAGAACATGGTAAAGATGTTTTGGGTATTAAAGTACGTAACTTAGGGAATAATGATGATATTGTTTCCTTTACCGTTTTGGATGAAGGTAAGCGTGCTACCTTACGTAAGAAATTGATTGTACAAAGTGACGATACCTTAGCAGTATCTGAAGACATTACATTCAACTTCATCTTACACGAATCTGAAACGAATTTGATCTAAACATAGTTCATTACTCTCTCCTCCTGTTTAAGGGAGGAGAGAGTATTTTCACTTATGCTTTAATTGCCATTACTGGTTCACTAAAGATTTGTACTGCTCGGAAAGCTTTCTCTACAATCAGATTAGCTTTCTCGTAGACGACATCAGGATATTCTTCAGAATGTTTAATCCAAGAATCTACCGCATCGCCTAATGTATTAAAGGTTAATTGATAACCAGCCATCACACCTAAGAAGTAATTGCGTTTTGCTACGTATACAGTTACATCTTTAAAGAGTGTTAAAGTCAAGCAATCAATGAGTTTTTGTACATTGTTGTAAAGAGAGTCTAATACAGCTTCTTCTTTATTGTTCATGATGTATTTACGAGAGCGGATGTATTTATCCAAAGCAGGTAAAAGATCATCACAATAGAAGTTGATGTAGTTAGCCACACGAGTAAACTGACGATGCAAGAAGTGTGTATTGTTAATCATGCATTCTGAAATATCAGAAGTAGAAGAATTCAATACATCCAAGAAAGGATTGTAATCTTTCAGTTCAGTATCTTGATAGGCTGAAGCAATATTGAAAGGTTCAACATCATCATTCGTACCAATATAGTCTTCTAAAGCAGTCGTACCATTGTAAGTAGTCTCTTGAGGTGCTTCTTCATTAGTCAAGAGTGCATTAGCCGTATCAGTAATCCATTGGTTGATTTCATCTAACTGATGGCAAACACGATGATGTGCTTTTTGCTCATGTGTTTCAGTAATGTTGTACACACGACGATCGGTTACATAATCAGCTAAGACTTTACCAATGTTAACGAATTCACCTAACTCTTCACCAAATAGGCGTGTTTGCGCCGTAGGAGAGAGATAATCTTTAAACCAAGCTAAGAGTGCCTGTTCATCCGTAACGGTCTTATAAACGCCTTCTAGGGCACCTAATTGCGATTCTATCGCTTGTTTGACATTCGCATCTGATGAACCGACTAAAGAAAGATCAGATTTAGCTCTCTCAATACTTGCTTGAATCGTTTGAGCAAAGTCTACGATGGCTCCTTTAACAGAATTGATCGCCTGGTCACGACGATAACCACCGTCACCGACTTGAGCAATCATTTCATTAACGTAGTTCGCTACATCTTCCATAGTAGCATTGGACTTACCAGCGAATAAAGATTGAGCTGCTACTAAACGAGCACGACCACGAGAAGCTGCCATTAAGACTTCATTAAAACTGATTTCATTACGTACCGCAACTTCCGTTTCTACGACTTGTACAGTGGAAGGTACAGTCGTATACATGTTAGCAGATTCTAATGAAATCTTAGGAGCAATCTCTATTAAAGAGCGATGTGTCTCAGTAGAGACTTTACCAGTCTCTTGAATATGTTTATAAATCTGTTTTAAAGATTCTTGAGCAGTTTCTAGAGTTTCTAAATTCTCTTCTACTGCTTCAGTTTCTTTTAAGACTTTATAGTCTTTGTTAATGGCTTCTTGAGGGACATTTAAAATCTCCTCAATCTCAATAGTAGGTGTCGCTCGTTCATCGACGACATTAGTGGGTGTTTCTACTGATGCGCTTTCAGTAGTCTCTTCATCCCATCCGTATTTAGACATGTCTAAATTCCTTTCTTAAATATTAAGACGTATAATGAAATATAGCTATGGATTTCACTCATAGTCTTATGAAATATTGGTATTGTTTATTTAACGATTAGAAAGCGTCTTTATGAAGTTATCTGAATTACTCCACCAAAAAGACGATCCTTGTAGCTATATCAATGGTGAACATTTCATTCCTGTTCACATTGGTTTGTCTCAAGAAGATCAAGAAAAGTTAGACGAGTTACGATTGAATTACTTGTCTGACAAAACAGGTAAGAAACCTGAAGAAATAAACTTAAAAGAATTAGGTTTAAAATAAAATACAGCTCTCCTCTCCTTTTTACGGGAGAGGAGAGTATTGTATTTAATCTCTGTCTTGAGTATGTTCTTCTGTTTTAGAAGTATCTTTAGCTTTATCTTCACCCAAAGCTAAGTTATAAGCAATACGAGCGACTTCTTTCACACCGCGTCCAGTTGCTTTCGCTAAATCCACCATGCCATCGGCAATATCTCGAACAGCTTGGTTACGATTCTCACGTTTACGATCAGCTTCTTCTTGATCTTTTGCTAGTTTTTCATCCATTTCGCGGTTTAACTCCTCACGAGTCTTTTTATCTACAGTCATGGTAACTGATGCGTTTCGAGCTTCTTTCTCAATGGCATCTTTTACATCATTCATGTAGCCTAGACCCCATTCCTGAGAAACTTCTTTTTTAGCTTCTTTCTTAGTAGAATCTAGATCCAGTAAAGACATGATTTATACCTCAGTAGGAGTTTCAGTAACTTCGCTTGTGAAGGTTTCTTGCAAAGACTCACAAGTCTTCAAGATAGCTTCACGATGCTGTGCAAAAATAGCTTTCTCTTCATCCGTAAATTGTTCAGAGAGATTAGTTAAAACATCCGATACAGTACCACCTACGTTACGAATAGAGAAAGGTTGAGTACGAAGTGTATACAAACCAACAAAAGTGTGTTGGAATACAGACAAAGCAGTACGCACATTGAATACAACTGCACTGTTGATTTCTGAAATATTAGCAGAGTACAAGTCTTTTGCTTTTTGTTCAAAAGCATCTTGAGGATTTAAACCTTCTGCATTTTCTACATAATTTGCAGCAATCACACCGTAGAATAAACCAATTGCAAATGCAAAGCCTTGTGAACGACCTTCGGCTGGAAAGTATTCTTGAGCAGTATTGCGAGCAGCGACTAAAATAGACATGAGTATTTCCTTTTTATAAATTACAAATTTCTTAAATCATAGGCTTGGACAAACAAGTCATTATTGCCTAATGATTCCAATTGACGATAGAATTCTGATTGTACGTTAATACGACGACGAGAAGGAATGATGAAATCCATCACGTAACCAAATACAGATTTATAATCGTTATAGGTTTTCAGGATGTTATCAATCCGTTTGATATCCAAACGAATGCGATCACCTATGGCTCGATCAATCTTCTTGTCTTTTAACATAGAGATCAAATCTTCACGAATCCGTTTATAACGATTGACTTCTGTATCGTAAGTACCATCGGATACATTAGAAATCCCTAGTGTATTAAGTACAATGATAAAACCCACACCTGCTAAGATAGAGCAGAGGATTTCTCCTGCAATTACAGCAGGTAATACATACACAGCACCAAAAGCAGCTAAGAGGATTTCAATAAAGATAAATCCTGCTAAAGTCGATTTAGATCGAGCACCCACGTAAGTATAGACTTTATCCAACATACTGACGACATGAGCACCACCACCAAAACGAGCCGCAAACTTATCGGCTAGATATTCAGAGTTGATGTAATCGTATTCATTGTGTTTTGCAATGGATTTAGAGTCACGAACATAATTACTAACAATTGCTGTAACAATCGTTTCTTTTTTCTTATCTGCTAATTCTTTTACATCTACTTTCGTTAACGTAGAAGGCTCATCATTCCATTTTTCCAATACGTAAGTTAACTCTTCAGTGGTATTGGTTTTCAGGATACGGTTTGCCATACCTAACATTGGCATCACAGTAGTAAATGTATAGACAGAGGAAACAAAGAAAGTGAACATGTGTCCGACTTCGTGTAATACGGCAGCCGCTAAGTTCTCATTCGTCATGCCTAAGTCACGATGATAAATGAACATAGGAGAAATAAAGAGTTTTACAGGAATCTTGGAGAAGTCTCCGGATACTCGATAGTTCTTTAAATCCACCATGGCTTTCAATTTACCATTAGCAGTACGAAAGTCTCCATTGTCGTAATACTTCCTGACTTCAGGACGAGCTAAGATGTTATTCTTATTAATATCAGGTGGAATTGTAGCAAACTGATCGTACTCACTACTCAATACGGCATTAATGCCAGTATGTTTACGAATGATTCGATTAAAACCTTCAGCGACTCGCGGTTCACGATAAAGATCGTTAGGTTTAACATATTCACGAATCCATTCGAAATGAGCAATCAGTTCAGGAAAGAAGTCGGAATCGATTTTAGTCCAGTTCAATTCGTTTCCCATGACTTCCTGAGAGACTTCAGGCGTCCCTAACTGGTTTAATTCATGTAGTCTCATTTTCAATTATTCTTTATACAAATTGGCTTTAAAATAATTATGTCAAAGACAAAAGGATATGAAAATTTATCTTTAAACATAAAATGGCTTAATCTCATAGAGTAAGGATTGAACTCATGTCAGAACTAAAAGGAACACAATGTCGTAACGTTGTGTATTGTAAAAATCCCAAACATTTGGATTACGACTTACACTTAGTAAAGGTAACTGATTACTATCAAGATGGTACAAAAGAACCTAAAGTAAAATTAGTCAAAGACTTTAATAAAACATTCTGGGTAGCAAACAGAAAGAATCGACATTACAAACAAAAAAAGGAAAGATTCCCTTTAAGCGAATGTGACGAGATTAAAGCACCTCGTCGTAGAATGGCTGAAGAAGCAGCCAGAGCATTAGACATTAAATTCTTACCACCTAACCCCAATGACATTTTAAAAGATCCTTATGTCTTTGGTACAGACTTAACTTCTTCTGCTGAATTGAAGTTCAAATACAATCAATCCAAGTATGCTCGTGAAACAGAGGAATTGGCAGATGTAGCTGCATTCGACGTAGAGACCAACATCCGAGATAAGAAAAGATGGCAATGGATTGAAATGGCTACCTTATCTTTTAAAGATGTGGTTATTACTGTTGTGGATAAATACTTTATTCAAGAGAAGTATCCGAATAAGTCTAAAGAGCAAATTTTAGAAGATCTTTATAAGTACGATAACATTTATCTTAAAGAGATCAATGAAGAGAGAAAGATTAAACAAGAGTTCTATGTCGTCGATTCCGAAATTGAAGTATTAACGACTGTGTTTAAAAGAGCACATGAATTAAAACCTGATTTCATTTCTGCTTGGAACATGGACTTCGATATCTCTCGCTTGATTGAAGCTTGTGGTCGAGCTGATATGGATCCTGCTGATTTGTTATCTGATCCTTCAGTACCACGTGACTTTAGATTCTTTAGATATAATCCTGGTCGAGAATCAGGTATGTCTCAAAAAGGGGTTTGGAAGACTTTTGCAAACTACGAGAAATGGCCTCAAGTCTTTTGTCCGAGTTCTTTTGTTTTTGCAGACTCCATGTGTTTCTATTATGGTTCTCGTAAACACAAAGGTAAGTTACCTAAGTATTCTTTAGATTATATTTTGTCTCGTGAATTTCCTGATGAAATTAAACCAGGAATGAGTGAGAAAGATATTGAGAAAAGAAAAAAGAACAGCCGGATTCGTAAGTTGAAGTTTGAAGAGTCTAATCACTTAGCAGGTACTCCAGATTGGCATATCTTCATGCAATCTAAGTATCCTTACGAATATGTGATTTATAATAAGTTCGACTGTGTGGCTTTAGAGTATCTGGATGAACAAACTCTGGATCTTTGTCATACTTTGGTTTCTTCTTGCGAATACAGTGATTACAAAGACTTTGAATCTGAACCTAAGCGTTTGGCTAATCACATGCATTGGTTTAATCTAGGACATGGCTACGCTTACGGAACAGGTGGTCAGAACTGTGTGATTCCTTTGGATAGTAAACTGATTGGTCGTGACGACTGGATTATTACATTAAGAGCAGATTTGTTAGTAGAATCTGGAATGAATAATTTAATCGATGCACCACTTTTACATACGAATGTTCATCAGGATAGTGGAGACATTGACGTTACTTCTTCTTATCCTTATTCGAATCTGACGATGAATACTTCTGTTGAGACAATGACAAAAGAATTGATCAGTATTGAAGAAGTTGATGAATTAGATCGTAGACAAGCAGGGATTAACTTCAGTGGTGGGTTTGTGAATTCTGTAGAGAATGCTTGTAAACTCTTACATGCGAGTAACATGGCCGATGTATTAAAAGCTTATCGATCACAAAGACAAAACTAAAAAAAAATAGTCTAGGAGGATTTTCCTCCTAGACTATTTATTCTGTCAAATGTTTATAACACTGGTAGGCATCTTCTAATCTTGAGAAGCTAAGAATGTGATCTTTCGCCAATACGTAGTGGTGTTCCCTGTCAATCTTTAATTCATTGTTACTGAAGATTGTCTTAACATAATTAGGAAAATTCAGATCTCTGAAAGAAGAATAATACCGCATGGGAACCGGATAGAGCGTTGAGAAAACCATCTCATTGTCTTTTGTAGAGACAGGTATCAGACAGAAGATTTCTCTAATTACATCCTCTGTTTCTTTAACACCGTAGTTATAACGTGGGTGTTTATCGAGGGTATAATCCTCTTTAAATCCAATCAAGAAAATTTTCTTTTTAGGATTTCGTTTATAGCAAAACATTTTTATACTCCTGCACTACTTACAAAACAAAAAAAGAAAGAACGACTCAAGGGAGAAAAGTCGTTCTTTCAAAAGGGCAGGTACGAAAGGTAGGGAAAATACCTGCCAGTCCTATCACAGGGGATTGCGGTTCCCTGAGACACCACACTTTACACTTACTGTTGCAGCATTGCGTCTACTTTAGCAAGTGTGTTTAATACAGGAGCCGGAGCTTCTGCATCTACGATAACTGGTTGTTCGCCAGTAGCCGCGTCCGGATGAGCGAAGATCACTTCATCGTTGTCGATGGTATTACGTGCTTCTTCTTCACGAGCCTTACGGCGTTCGATCGATTCATTCAGGATGCTACCTACTTTAGCAGCAGCCGCCAGAACTACGCCACCCACTACCATAGTAGTCAAGAATCCGGCAGGGCTGTTTACGAAGTTGTGAACGTCACGAGTGGTAATGCTTTTGATTGATTTGATGTTGAATTTCATAATGCTTTTCCTTTATACAAAAGAAGTTAATAGATGTAGATAAGGAACGATTTCCTCATCAGGTTCACTTTAATAGTATATATCTGAGATTTTCTAGAATATAAAAAATAAACCAACTATAATTACTATATGAGAAATATTCTCAAAAAGAAAGAGAGACCATGTTGCTGCATAGTCCCTCTCTGTTACATTTACTTAATAATTGGTATTCACCCAATCATCCAGTGAATCAATGACTTTTCTATTTAACTCGATCAGAAGTAACTCTTCTTCTCTAGTTAAAGGATAGTCATTGTCTTGCTTCCATTGAAGCTCTTGTAGACGATAATATTCCATTGTCGGAACACCTTTTAGTCCAATATAATAAATGAATACGTCCATCGCATTCCTTATAATGCTATATTTCTGAATTATATTGGAATTAAAGGTAAAAAAGAAAACTACTCTCTACTCCCGAATAAGGAGTAGAGAGTACTCTTTTCTATGTTTATACTTCTAGAATGATATTGGAATCTAAATCGATTACAGGTAATAATTTGCCCTTAAAGATTCGATTCTTCTTATCCTGATGGTATTTCGTGTGTGCGGTAATATCATCACAAACAAAATACACAAAGTCATGCAATGCACCTTCATTAGGTAGTTTACGTAAACGACCTTGTACTTGGATATTGGTTTGTTCTGATCCTATTGCTACTGTCATGAATACTGCGGCTAATTTAGGGATATCCAAACCTGTACCTGAAGACTGATGCGTAGAGACACAAATCGTAGAATTAAAGGCATTTGAATCTGGATCGTCTTCTACGAAAGAATTGACTTCTAGATCAGGATAACATCCTTTTAAGTAAGCTGCTAATTCACGAGCCATTTTAATGGAAGCGACTACGATTAAACACTTGTATTCTGAATCGATAGGTAAACGAGTTAAGAATCGATTGAATACTAAGTTATCAATCATGCCAAAGTATTGCTTCGTTAATCCTTTTCTCTTTAAAATGGATTTCTCAAAGTTGATGTGATTATACCCTCTAAAACCTTCTGAACGAATCATGTAGGGTTTATCGAACTTAAAGTGAAAAGCAGTAGGCTGTACATGTGGAGTAACATTCTTTTGTTGATAACGATTAATCATCGGATAAGCATAAGCTGCCATCTTATTCACAAAAGCATCTGAAGACTTAATTGTACCAGTAGCTCCTACCATTTTGTTTACACCTAGATAGGAGATTAGTTTACACTGGAAATGAGAGTCTTGATGCACTTCGTCAACGAATACTGTATCAACGCCTAATATCTTACCTAATTCCATAGGTGTCGCATTAAAGCCTAAGTCTTTAAATTCTTCTTCAGAATACCGTTCGTAATACTTGAAGTAGAATTGTAAAGTCTTATTAGAGATTAAGATTACTTTGTAATGTAATTCATTATTCAAAGCTAAGTTAATAATCGACTTTAATTCTTTGTTACCTGAGACCGTACAAATTTCATGTGGTTCTACTTTCGTAGACTTAGCAAACTCTTTAATCCATCCTGAGATAGAGTCTTCAGTTTGTTCACCATGATAGCCTGGACGCATGATACAAACCATTCTCTGCCTGAGTTTTTGACAGATCATTATCGCCGATGTCGTCTTCCCCAATCCTACGGAGAGAGTCATCAGGCAGCATCCATTGTGCGTTTTCGTCACAAAATCAATCAAATCTTGTTGTTCTCCACGAGGCTTAATGAAATCTTTCACCTCTGGATACATGTTCTCGACTAATTGAATGTCTAAAGACTTCTCTTCGATAATAAAGTCTTTACCTTCTACTTTTCTCGCTAGATTCAAATAAGCAATGAAATCCGGTAACATGGTTCTCATTGCTCTGATTTGACTTCTGTCTTGATTAAAGAAGACGTAAGCCGCTACGGCTGTAGTCACTTTAGACTTCCTTCGCTTATCCCAATAATGATTCACCCTAATAAAACTTTTACACCAAGGACGAATAAACTCTACATCTTGTTGGTTTCTAGGATAAATAATAAACTGTAAGGGATAAGCTTCTATTTTCATGGGTTCCATTAATTATCCTTTCTTGAATTGAAACTTAATACTTTTCTGGATGGTTGTAACGATCTTTAAAGAAGTAGAATCGAGAATAAACATATTGGTTACCTTTCTCGAAATCTTTCTCTAAGTGTTTTAAAATCTTTTCTTGATAGTTTACGGTAAAACCACCATTGATTTCTCCGTTTAATACATAGATTAATTCAGAGGTTAAAAATAACATGTCGTCTGAATCATCTAGGATAAAGAAACGGGTATCTGTATCATCTGGTTGATTGACTAACCAATCTAAAATCTCCCATCCTCTAAAATGGAGTTGTTGTTCTTTCTCCATCTTTTCGAATTCTTTTAAGTAAAGAGACTTGTCGGTATTTCGGTATTTAGGTTCTGTGAAAGTCTCTAGATACTTCATGTACTTGTAGTAATCTTGATAAGTTGGATGGACATAGTTCTTAGTCTTCCAACGGTCGTGCATTTGGATTTCGTATCCAGATTGCTTAAAAAGGTTTTCAAATTCTAATCTGGTTTTATTACCTCTCCAGCTACTAGAAATCACTACTTTTACTTCAGGATGTTTTTCTTGAATCTCTTTTAAGAGTAAAAGACAATTAGGATCTAATCTCCAATTGTAATTCCAATCTTTTCGTAAGCAGAAACGACGATAAGCGTCGTGTTGTAATACTCCATCAATATCGAGGAATATTACGGTTTCTTGTTTTCTTTCCATAATAGTCAATTCCTTTAAAATAGTAATAATAAAAAATAAAGAGACTCCTTAACTAGGAGTCTCTCTACTTTATTTAGATATCATACCTTACGGTATTGTAGATCCATGAGATCTGGTACAAACAATTCATCCATAGGAGAATCCGTTCTATTGGTATAATAAAACGCATCGGTAGATGAAAGGATTTGTGCTTGTTTTTCATACAGCAATGCGGCAGATAAAGATCGACCTATTAACAAGTGATCCATGGTACCTACAGCATGACTCGTATGGGGTTTAGGTAATGAATAATCTTTACGAGAAGGATCCGTACACATCATCGTATACGCCACAATCTGTAAGATAGAGAGGTTAATCTCTAACTTCGTATTGATTACATCGACTAATTCCATTAAGAAGGATTCTGGTGTCACTTCTGTATTACGACGTTTGATGTCTTTTACAGAGGATTTCAAAATCTTCTCAATACCACGAGAATACGCAAACATGTCAAATTGTTTAGGTGTGATTTCAATCATGGATTTTTCTGGATCGTATTGAGTGATGTCAATCTCAATATTCCCATCATTGTCCACTGTCCAGCCTAATGTTTTCATGTGTTTCAACATATCGGCAGATAAGTATCCTTCATCACGTATTGAAACCACATCCAGTACTTCTTCAATGACGTTGTCTTTCTTATCGACAATTCTCAACATGATACGATTGACATGAGAGGTACGACGTGGAGAAAGTATATTAGTATCTTCTACTTCACGAATATCGGATAAACCTTCAAATACTATTTCAGGCAATACCAAATGAATGGATTTATACTTACCTAAGATTTCTGGTTTAATCCCAATACCCAATCCATCTTGAATCGCTCGTAAGTAATTCAACGCATTGTCATGCAGTTGCACTACTGATGCAGTAGCGGATGAGATATGGTGTTTAGTAGACAATACCATTTGGGTAATAATTTGGGTAAAGGCAATAACGCAATAGTGTCCTAAATTACGATAACGAGCAATGTTACGAGAAGCTTCACCAAAACAAGTCGAACATACTCCATTAGGATCTTTATGCTGACAGCCTAATACCGTACGTACTTTAATACGTTTACCAATTAAATGGGTATCGTTTCTACGTACAGGACGATACTTTCCTGTTTCTTCATCTAAGTAATTCATGCCTTCTAACAAACGTAAGTCAGACATGACGGATCCTTGTCGCTCACCCCGTACTTGGATTTCTAAGTGATGCTTAGATCCACAATCACCATGATGTAATCGGGATAATTCCATACCGACTAATTGTACACGGCGTGATAAGTACTCAGTAAACTTCAGAGGGCCAGATTGGTTATTCAATGCTAAAGCAGCGGTACGAGATTCAATCAGTACATGATAAATATCTTTTAAGCCATGCAGGAATCCTGTACTAATCGGATGTTTGAAAATGGATGAGTCCATATCGGTCAAAGAACCCCGTGGACCCATACACTGATACAACTGCTGAGCTTTAATCGAACCTGAACGTAGCAGAATAGAAATATTGTTCTGACGGAATCGGTCTTGATCCAATACTTTCTTCTTACGTGAATAAATACCAGGTACGTAACCTGGATCAATTACTGTTTCATGATTAACCGGATATTTCTTTTCAATATCGAGTATCTCTTTATCTAACATGATATCAAGAATATCTTCAATATTTAAAGTCGCATGATTTGTAGCGCCACAGGTCATGACATCATTGAAGATGGCATTGTTAATATCCATGAAGGTTTGCCACAAAACATCTTGCATGTGATTAATGGTTTGTGAATCATTGTTACGATAATACACATCCCAAATATCCGTCATGATGCTACTGTTCAGGTTTAAGATGGTACTGGGTTTAAAATCAGTATCCTCTTTCATGAATGTAGAAATGTGATGTCGAGCATACAAACCTACATCAGGAAACTTCTTATTTAATTCCCAAGCATATCGAGACATAGCTAACTGCATTCCAGTAGACTGGATTACCATGCCATCATCGAAGACTAATTCGAATTTTCCACGAAAGTTCTTTAATACATCTACAGGAGATGCATTAAGTACTGCGCGAGCTGAATATCTTTCCATGACGTTTTCACTTCCTTACGTTTAGTCTTCATCTGTATTAATAATACCCAAGCCTGATTCAGACTCATCCTCATCATCACTAGACTCAGAATCAATGTCTTCATCATCCTCACTCTCTTGAGCATCTATCCCTTCTAAGATCATCTCACTTCTGGTCTTACGTTTCTCTTTAGGTTCATCATCGTCTTCCTCATTCTCAATAATCATGATGGGTTTACCCGTAATTGGGTCTAATTGAGACAAGGTTTGTTGAGATGGATCAAATTCTTTATAAGCCAGTTGATATCCATTACATTGGAAAATATGTTTCACAATGCTTAAAGATCGGTTATTACCCAATAGGAATTTATCTCGATCGATTACGGATTCAATATTAGTAGGTTGATCTGCTGTATAAATGTTTTCCAATATCGCTTCAATCGCTGGAGGATTGTTAGAGCGGTCATGGATTTCTGCTACTACACCTGATGGTGCACCTGCTACCAAACAACGAATCTCAGATTCAGCAGGGAATCGAGTGGCTTGGCTACGAGCACCATGGGATTTCGCTTTGTCTTTTGATGTAATTGGCGCAATAATACCATTGGGTTGTGTAGCTGCAGTAGATACTGCTGCAGCTTCATCGCCAATCTTCTCAAGGAAGATATAGTAATTCGGACCAATGCGATGCTCCAATGTCGTTTCTTCTTCTTTACCTGTATGTGGGTTAAAGAACTTCAGTTTACGTGGAGACGATAGGAAACCTTCTTTGATTAAGTTATCGAACATCTCCATGTAAGGTACTGGATTTTCAACTGGACGATACAGATAGAACTTCTCTTTCAAGATGTGGTAGAGATCTAATGTTTTAGCTCGCTCATCTAAACCACAATACCATTTGTATTGTTTCTCTACAGTAATCTCTAAGAAACGCTCAATTCGATTAAAGCAGTTTTGCAATACTTCTTTTGGTAAGTTAATAACAGAATCTTTTAAGTTAGGGGAAAGCTCATTCAATCCAGTTGTATTCACTAACCAATCGCGCAATTCTACCATAGCTGTCTTTAACGATTGCTCGTATAAACGACCATAGTTCATGCGGTTAGTTGTAGTCTCAGGAGAGATTACAATTTGTGCTCTTCTACCTGTTACTGGATCGTATGGCATTTCTTCGGGAGGGACGAGTCTTGCGACCACGCCTTTGCCACCATGTCAAATATCTTCGATACAATTCGTTAGATCGTACCCTGTTAATTTAATAACAGCTCTATCTTTCGATAGACGTTGAGACTACATCTTCACCTTCAGCATTACCTGGTCAGTACCTACTACATTGTAGTCGATATCCCGTATGTCTACGAGCGTGTCTCCTTTTTCCATTTAAGGCAATTAAGCCACTCACTTGAGCCGTACGCTATACCTAGCTAGTCGTTGAACATTCATCCTTTGGTAAGGACGCTTCGCTGCTGGTTTCCCAATCCTTTATATTTTCACTATACTACGTCTATTACTAGCGTAGGGAGTAATAAAGGCTCTAAGGGCCTTCCAGCAATTAAGGAGATTATTTGTTCCGAGTATTTCTACTTCGATGACGCACTTTTAATCAATTGTCATTAGGTTTTATAAAAAACTCAATAGAATCAATGGATTACGGCCACGTCGGTAGTTTTGTAACCAACCCCGAGTTCTTTTTCGTATTCTGTCTTAACAATAACGACAATGTCGTCTAGTTTACGATTGAAGTTACCTACTTTTTGAATGGGTACGTTCTTACCTTTTGCATCTGGAAAAGGTTCATTGCAGATTGCCATGCAATGACGAATCAGTTGATCAAACTCATCTGTGAATTCTGCATTACCATGATTATCTGCTTGAATCTTTTTATACTGCATCAAGATTCGTTCGCACCATTCTTTATACGCATCAGCGTATTTGTTTAATTGAGCTAATACCTTGTCGGATACAGCAGAGGTGGTTTTGTTCTGCTTATAGACAATGATATCAATCACACGAGCACCTACACCATTACCATCTAATCCTGTATCGGTAATAGGATTAAACTTACGAGTGGTTTTCTTAGTAAAGGAAATAGGAATCAGATCAGGACGATATTCTCGTTTTGCCATGATGATGCCTTCGTAGGCTTCACCAGTAGGTCGACAATATTCACCAATATCTGGAATGACTTTATAGTTATCATCATCTCCGTATAGGTTTAGAGGGAATTCTTTCTCCCCTAATTCCATGGTGCGAGTAACATAGACTTTGGTTTTGACTTGACTGACTACATCTTTCGATACTAGGATAGAGTCTTCAATAGTGCCTTCTAAAGAAGAATACAATGTATTCAATTCTCTGCCTGGACAATAGTTACCATCTTCTCGTTTAGCTGGAGAATCGTACAGAATAGTCCCTTTAGGAATAGAAGCCCCTACACGAATATTAGCTGCTGCTGAAGTCGGTTTATAAGGAAAACCAAACTTCGTGTGATTGCTACAGATTCTTTCGATATTAATAATACCATAAAGAGGCTTAGTGGAATCTTCGTCAAAGGTTTGATAGATAACAATCCTTTGTGGTGAGAATTGGATTCCATTAAACGATGAAGGCGTATATCGATCCACAATAGCTATAATATTGTGAATGTTGTGCTCGGTTTTAATGGAATAGGTATATTTACCAATTTCCTGTGCAAACCCTGTTTGAATGGAATCGGGTTCACAGCCATTTATGACGTAATGTTGTGAGAATGCTGATGCTTGCATTTGCGCTCGAGAAGCAGATACCGTATCAGCAAATGAATTGAACGCAGTCATCCCTCGTAATTCCATTACATTCTGGTTTAATTCATAGCTCATTTTCCGAAAGTTCCTTTTTAATTAGATTGGAATAAAATGTGTAAATTTACATGATTGCTATATAGCAATATAATGATATATGTTTGAAAGGTTTTTCAAGATGTCCTTGCTGAATGATACTTTCGATGACTCTGGATATGGTCACGAAGATTTTAAAACAGTGATTGAAGATCACTTGCCTATTCTTTCCCGCGCTGATAACATTGAGCAAATAATCAATGTAGCTCCTATCGATGCTGCTCGTTGGGAGTATGACTTTTCAGGTTTGTTACGTTTCCTAGGCGTACAACCACAATATCACTGGGCGACTATGCGTGTCAATGGACTGCGTAGTGCCGACGAATATCGATCCGACTTAATCCAAATCAAAATACCTTCCAAAGAAGTGATCGATCGACTCTACAATTACTATAATACGGTAATACGTAAAAGCGCTGGCTAATCGTATTCCTATTATAATCCATTACTAAAAATAATAAATAGTCTGTCAAAACGTTAGATTACTCTCCTCTACCTATTACGGGTAGAGGAGAGTAGTCGTTTCTGTTTTACGCTCGTTTAGCTACGCCAAAGAACTGACCTACGTTCTGTTGGGCTTGCTGAGCGAATTGATTATTTGCATACATCATTGGGTTTGCTCCACCAAACGGCATTAGAGCTGGTTGTTGGAATCCCATGGGATTAGCAAATTGGCTTACTTGAGCAAACTGTGACATTTGATTCGGGTATTGCATGAATTGCGAACGCGCATCGTATTGTGACAGTTGTGGCTGCAAGTGAGTTGGTACTGCTTGTTGGTAGGGTTGCTGGTAAACAGGTTGTTGAGGTAAGAATTGATTACCAGGTTGTGCTACCGGTTGTTGTACTTGTTGCACTTGCTGTTGGTATACCGGTTGTTGATATACGGGCTGTTGTGGCAAGAACTGATTAGTGTGCTGCTGTACAGGTTGAGTTTGTACTGGCTGCTGCATTGGTTGTTGTACCTGTTGTGGAATAGGTTGCTGATATACAGCTTGCTGTACTTGAGGTGCTTGTGCTTGTACTTGCTGCGCTGGCTGTTGCTGTGCAGCATTACCATTACTTGGTGTAGATACGGTATCCCATTTCTTCACTTCCTGTTGTACAGGAATAGAACGAGTAGCTTCTTCTACCGATACATTACCTTCATTACCTTCTTGCAGAGGAATCATCACGTATTCAGATTTCCATTTGGATACGGAGAATTCATCTTCAACCCAATCAATCTTCGCAGTGGTTTGCAGAAGTTCTTCTTCAGCGACTGCTGCTGGAACAATTGGATAAGGTCCAGAGAAGAATGCTTTAGCGATTTTGTTGGTGTGTGCTGGCAATGTTTTCAAAGCTCGGATGAATGCTTCGATATAAGGTGCGTCAGTTGCGTCAGAAACGCCGTAGAAGGCACCTTTCTCGATATCTGGCATGAAGACATGGCAAACAGCTTTAAGTGTCTTTAAATCGGCTTTACGGACCGGTACGCCAAATACTTTCGGTTTGTAGTCTTTAGACTTTTCAGTCAATTCAATTGTTTTATCAATTTCATCAACCAATGGAGAAGACCAAGTCGCTACACGAGAGTATTTACGATTACCAATCGTTACACCTTTACGCAATGAAATCGTAGCCGGAGTATTGGCACCACCTTGCTTCGCTAGTTTATCGATAATCTTGGTGAAGTTTTCTGCGAAAGTTTTATCAGTCTTACCAAACTTACCAATGATCTCTAATTGTTCAGCAGTCAAATCAGTATGTTTGCTGTTACTGGAGAGGTCTACCAGTACCATCATCAAGTAAGCCAATTGAGAACCGTAGAATCGAGTAAACTCTTTACGTACCAGAGACAATACTCGAGATTCAGAACGAGCCAAGTTTTCAATGAATGGATGGAAGATAACGTAGCTGGCTACTGCTGGGGAATTCAGATTCTCACGAGTCGGCAATACCAGATAACGATGATCATCACCAAACTTAATGCCTACTGGAATCAGTTTAGCATTCATCTGACGTTTTACCTTACCATCATCATCTACATGCAGATTACATGTATTCAAGATGTGTTGATAAATTTCTAACATGTTCATTTTTATTTCCTTTAATTAATAATGTTGTCCGTTAGGATTTTGTCCATAACCCATTTGGGTATTTACGGTACCATTGAAGTCTACTGCTGGATTATTAGACCATCCTTGTTTCGCTGAACCACCAAAGATCTTTTCATCGTATACATCAGTTACAATATCCATAGCTGTATTGATATCAGCCGCATTATGGCGATACAGATCAGTACTGGTTGTCAGCATTGGAGAAATAATGGAGTCTGCAAACATTGGGAATACAAATGCTTCTTCAATACCGTTATCGTATTTCAGACGCATGAAGATGTCTACACCCATATCAGCTCGTACGTATAACGTAAAGCCTACGTTGTTACCACGAGAAACAATTGGTCCTAATTCATCGGTCAGGCGTTGTTGATACGCTGGAATGAATTGTGCCAGATTGATCATTTGGCTATAACCACGAATATCGGTAATGGTAGTTTGTGTGGCAAAGTTACTCAATCCACCCATAGTTGCAATTGGCAACATATTGGTGATGGTAAACTCAATAGCTGTTAATGACGATGTAGTCATGAATGATGTTACGATATTCGATACGACTACAGCCATAATCGATTCAATGGTAGGTTTATCCCATTGACCTTGGTATTGAGTGGTTTCGTAACCTGTATCGTCTACCTGAGTGATTTGTTCCAAGTAAGGACAAATCTGTTGCAAGAACTTATAGTCAAAGTGTGCAACGCGTGCATTGAAGAAGTTATACAACGCACCCATGAAGATGGAATTCAGGATAGATGGGTCAGCTACTTTTCCTTGTACAGTGGCTTGTGCTCGTACAGGATCTACCATACCCGTCATGGCATCTGCATTAATCGTCGTAGCCATATTCTCAATAATCTTAGAGAAGACGTTGGTTGGGGAGTTATTGGTACGATTGGTCAATACCGCAGCTTGTTGTACTTGGCGATAGTCTGAACCAATAATTGGCTGATGACCATCTGCTGGTAGTGTAGACATACCCATGACATTGCTGGCTTTAGCTGATTGAATCAGATTTTGCGGAGTCATGCGCCAAGTCGTTGCGCCATTATACGCATCTACAGAGAAACCACTACCAATAACCGAATAACTACCTGCTACAGTAGGAATCTGGATACCATTGACTGAACGTTGAGAGAGCTTAGTAACCGTATTGACGTAGAATACCGTATTCGGAGAAATCAAGATGTCTTGAATGCCGCGCATAGCTACATCACGACAGTCTGTATAACCAGCAATCAATTCACGGGTGACTAGGTTATCTGCTGTAGTCTCTACAATCATGATAAACGTATATCGGTTATCACCCCAACCATTAGGCATAGCTACTGCCATAGTCTGACCTTGATAAGATTCTACACGCTCTGAAGGCATGATAAAGTTATTACAGGTTTCTGAAATCAAGTTTGTCGGAATAGAACCATTGAACTTATCAGTCATTTCTCGAATATTGCTCTCTACCGTACCGGTCATGGCTGTACGGAAAGGACGCAGGTATTGATTTTGGAAACCATGTACACGAATCAGTTTTAAAGATTCGATTTTGAAAGTAATGCGTTGTCCTGCATTTGCAAAGCTATTATAACTTGCCATCTGTTTGTTCCTTTTTTACAGTTAGATTGTTTCATTCAGCTTTTGATTGCCTTCAATGAAAAGCATCAATTCAGCAATACGATTACGAATGTTCGATTGAACCACTAATCGACCTTCTTTCACTGGGATCTTATTCTGGGCTAACCAAGAGTCGGGTAATGTCAGCAACCAGTTTGTTCCAGAGATTTCAGATTCGATTAAACCAATACATCCAATTGCAGACATATTGCGTTTTTCTGATTTAGTATTACCAGCTAAATCAAATCGTTTCTCCAGCATTTCCTGAATAGCCGGAGTAATGTTATCCCGATGGGAATGCGGGATATGGATTTGGTCGAATCGTGGTTCTAATGAGATTGCTGAAATAATTGCTGCAAATTCGCAGAAATCATGATGCCACAAAATAGCTCTTATCACGGCAATCAAACCAATAAATTCATCCAATTCCAAAGAATCGAAAATGACTGTATTGATCGATTCATCTACCAACCATTTCAGTAAAGTCAGCTGAACTTCTTGTAGAGGTTTAGAGTAACCATCTTCATTCGATTGAATAGACAAATCAAACTTCGTTCTCATTGCATCTAAAGATTCCCAATAGAGTTCTTGAGGTAACTCTGGACACAATGTTTGAATCAAACGCTGATGGTCATTCACTGCTATCTTTAAGAAGATCTTATCATCCGACAACAAATTACTACGAGCATAACCTACATCCAAGATAGATTGCGAATTGCTTTCAGAAAAGCTATTGTTATCCGTAATGGGATTACGTTTAATCTGTACTTGGTTAGGATCTGTTGTTGAAGGTTTAGAGATCTGTTTGATCTTAGAACGATAGAGGTAATAAATATCCTTAATCAGTTGGTAAGAACCATCTGTACCTGAGATATCACCTAGAGTTACTTTCTTCAGTACAATAATCGCATACATGTAATTCTGGAAATCTTCTTCAGATAAACCAGATACTACAATGTTATTGATATCGGTTTGTACTTTGGTATTTGCCATGAATTCTTTTAGTCGTTGCTCTGCTCTGCAATCATCCAAGATTGTGCCGTGCAACATTTCCATGGCGTAGACTTCTTTTGCATTACGACCATATTCCTCGCGTAAACGACGATAGGTCACTTCGCCTAATACAGGAGCTGCAAAACGCAAAGCAAAAGAATAAACCACTAACTCTAAGTAATCCTCGTATTCGTACGTGGTTTCTTTAGGTACCGCAATACGATTTTCATCGTATCGTGTAACCGGTTTAGTCGTTACGTATACTGGCGTATGGGGATTGACAATCCAGCTACGGATTTCATCCAGAGAAACCAAATCGTAAATCTTAATAAAAATACGATTTAATTCATGCAGTAACGCTTCGACATTATTGATCGTATCGATCGCTTCCCTTAATTCTTTATAGCAGCTAAAGACTTGTTGCTGCCAATCTTGAGGTTTCGTCGTTACCCACTGGTTAAATTCATTATAGGGTGATGCGGCAGTTTCAACATCATTACTGTCCTTACCCTTGATGTAATATAAAGAACTGAATGCTACAGATTCAGCCCCATATCGGACATGAATTAATGCTTTACTACCGGACATGTCAAAGTACAATTGTGACATGGTGCTCTTCCTTTAGTTTTGTTAACAAAATAAAAATAAGAATACGTCTATTCTTACATTTTAATAATATATTGTTGTAATAATTTATACTAAACTCTCTAGGAACCTTTCGGCTCCTAGAGTAGTCTCGTATGGGTTAAATTTTCACATTAGGGAAGCAGATCATCAAAGTCACTACCAATATCGTTAGGAGCACTATTGTTGCTACCGCTACCGCCATTAGAAGCTCGATATCCAGAACCTTTGTTTTCTTTTCCATCTTCTTTTTCTGCATCTTTATCTACGTACTCTTGTGTCAAGACATTAGCCAAAATCAATTTAGCATTGTTAACGAATTGAAGCATCATGCGTTCAGAAGCTTCTTTAGGTTCGATTGGTTCATTGGAGTTGATGTCGTAAATCACGATATCCCGATCCAATTCAAAATCGAATTTCACACGACCATGTGTGTTGTTGATGGCAGAAATGAAGTAGATACCATTCTTGTCACGACCTACCAAGATTTTACCAATCTCACGACGTTCTGCTTTGTCCATGTCTTTGAATTTCACATAGCCAAAGATGGAAGAGACGATAGTCTTAGCTTCACCTTCGTGAGGCAATTGAGAAAGCATGACTAAGCCTTCCAGGATAGCCAAGAAGGAAGTAATTTGACCATCTTTAAAGTCAAACTTAATGGATTTTTGTTTACGTTGTTTGTCTTCAGACAAGCCAGTATACACATTCAAGTGCAATACATTGCCTGTTACATAGAGGTTGAATGAAGCGACAGTTTTCTCTTCATTACGACCCCACAAAGACATGATGCGAGTATGGGTAATATTGTTACGGTATTTAGGAGCGAATCGTTGTTCAGCCATTTTGAAAATCCTTATTAGGTAAAAGTGGAAATGTAAGAGTGTTTCATTAAATGTGTTAGGTGTAAAGTTATTCACATACCAGTAATCACGTCTAAGAGACGATGACGAATTTGATAGTCTTTCACACTGTTGATATTGTAACGAATCTTATCCGCAGTGGTTAAAGGTGTCCATCTGTTCTCTTTAGCTAATTCGATTATGGTTTGCCTAAACTTTGGTACTTTTGTACGAAACAATGTTTTGTCTCCTAAGATGGTTAATAAGTCTAACCTAAAAGGCATAGGAGGAATAGCATTGTGGTTTTCGTACTTCGTATACCACAACTCACGACCTTTGATTGCTCCAGTGTGTGTTTCCAGTAGTTTAAGATTACTGAATCGTCTATAAGCGGTTAAATCGTAAGCGTAGCTGGTAATGATAAAAGCTTTGCGTGTTTCTCTGTCTGTGATTTGATTCTTAAAGATACGGATCATTTGTTTTTTATCACTGGGAATATCAGGATTCAAATGAGCATTGTACTTCTTCAAAACAATCTGTAAGGTGTTTAACATCCTTTTGGTATAGTTCTTTTGTAATTCAGTATTATCGAGTTTCAAAAGTACTTCCTTATTGATGTGTTCTAAGTCGTAGTAGTTCGGTGTATAAAATACGACTTCTACACCATTACATTCATTTCGACACACGTCTTTAATCATTTCGATTTCAAACATTAATGCTTCTGCTAATTGCATGTCTGAAACCAAGTCATGTCGCAATCTTGGAATAGCACCCCAAAGATTACGGAATAAGGTTTTAACGTTAATCCAGATTACTTCAACATTTCGATAAGGGTCGACTTTATGTTTTAAGTCATCATGGATGTTTAGCAAAGATTCAAATGCTAAGGAAGTACCAATCGATAATGGTATCTTTCCTCTTTCTCGTTCATTGGTAAAGTCCATGATGTTGTCCTTAAACAATGTCTTTTAAATAGTCTGGAATCAGTTTGACAATACTACTGGGATTCCCTCGCTCAGTAGCTTTCTTAGTGATTAAGTCAATGATGTTGTTTTCATTAATAATCAAAGGCACGTATTCATTCTCTACTGAGAAGACTTCTTTATCCGTGGCAATGACACTCTTATCGGTAACGACTTTAATTGACCAATTGATCAATGGGTATTCTGCTTTTAAAGTCATGAATGATCGGTCAGCAGTAATCGGATGTCCTTGTTCACATTCTAATCTGACTTTACTGTGTAAGGGTAACTTTGTTACAATCTTTTTTACTTTATCTAAAGAATCATCAATGGATAATCCTGTAATGACAATAGTCTTATAGATTGTCGCTAATTCATTTTCAATAAACTTAGCTTGAAAAGTACCATCAGGTTGCATGACAAAATCAATCATGCCTTTGGGTTCTTCTTCTCCGTGCTTTAAACGAGAGAATGAACCAGGTGCTATAATACGTTCAAATGTAGAATGGGTATGGACGTGTCCAATAAAAATAGGACCTTTAACTATAGAGAGATAATTGTCTTCAATGTGTTTATGGTCTGCAGAGATTTCTGGTAATTGATACTGAAAGCATCCATGCATAACCGCCATATCGATTTGCTTTAACTGCTTCTCTTCCATCAGTTCTAAAACTCTCTGATAAGTATCATCAGGAGAGGAACGAGGACGATCAGGAATAAACAAAACGTGAAGATCAAATTTGTCAATATACTTAATGTCAACATCTTTAACAAATAATAAATCGGCATTGATGCCAGAGTTCTCATTAATGTGGACAAACTTCTCCATTTGTCCAGCATCGTGTAATGGCGTACCATCTACAATGATCAAAAGACAATCGTGTTCTTTATGCCATTTTAATAGATAGTAAATCGACTCTTCAGTCGTAAAAGTATCTGGATGGTTATTGGGCATGAGTTTATCCCAGTAATCACCATCCAGTACTGTAATGTCGTAGGAATAAGATGTTTTATCGTAAGGAAAGTAATGTCTTACTTCTTCGAATATCTTTTCAGAAGGGGTTTGAGCGTGGCAAAAATGCACATCACCAAACACCCGTCCCTTTATCGGTCTTAACATCTTCTTATCCTTGTAAATTTAGTTAGTAATCATCGTCGTCAGAGATAAAGTCAAGACTAACATTATTTACAGATTGGGTAGAAGGTTTCTCTTCTTCTTGTCGTTCAGGTTGATTTTCTGCTTTAATCTTATCGGCAATATCCAATACACCCATGACTTTAAAGAATTCACGCCATTTGGCTTTATGCGCTTCAATCGCTTCAGGGGATACTCGAGAGACTAAAGCATCAAAATAATCTTTACGCTCTGCTGTACCTAATTCATGGTAGTTTTCAGCATAGCGATTGATTTTAACTAAAGTACCGCCTACCGTGTCATCACCTGGTTCTACCGTATCTTTATCAGCAGAAACCAAATGATAGAATCCATCAGGATAAATAGAAGGTACTTGTGCCACAATCTTGCCTTTATGGGTAAGATTGACAGGACGATAAACACCGCCTGCAAACTCTAGCCATGTTACATCATCGTAAGGATCTTCTGTAGAAACAAAACCACAATGACGAGCTAAGTAGTTATTGATGTAATCATGGACATCCATGGTAGAGAGTTCTTCGTCCATTTGTCGACGAATATCTTGTATCGTAGCCATGTGTTCCTTAATAGAAAGGTTCATGGCTTCTTCTACAGATTCCACCTCGTTTAATGAGTTTTTGTTTTCTTGTTCCAGTAAGTTGATTTCTGCCATTTTAATTTAATATCCTTTATTGAATCTGTCCAGAGTGTATTTAAATACACCACCTTCGTAAATCACAGGTTTCTCGACTTCAACATAACCTTCTTTATCTGTAACGGTAACGGTTAAGAATAAGCCAATTGCAGCTTCATCTAAATCCGATAAGAGTTTCTTATTACCTTGTAAGTCAGCTAATGAAACTTCTACCGTTACAGAATCGAAAAACTTACTTAAGTAAGATTGTAAGTAGGTTTCCATGGAAGAGCGTAGAGCTTCTACATCATTAACATTATCCGCATTAATGACTTGATAGGTTTTAAAGGTACGGTAGTAAAGTGAAGATTGAGAACCATCTGAAGTAAAGAAGTTAGCCAATAGTCTGTCTAGTTTAATACTCACACCTTTGTCTATCCAGCCAATTCCGTCTAGTGTCGGCACCATTTTGACATTAGGATCTTTATTCGTAATTGCCATTTGTCTAATCTTTTTCAAACACAAAGTAAAAAAAGAGTAGACAGGTTTTCCTGCCTACTCGTTTCCAATTCACATTATAAGTAATTACCATCCAAGCTCGTTGGATCGATAATTCCTTCTTCGTCGTCTTGTGATGAGATTAGATTGTACAAAGCATTCCAGTTTTGTTTGATGATGAATCGCTCATTCACCATTAACTCTGGAAGGGCTTCTACTTCATCATTGTAGTAGAACACAAACTTATCTTCTGCTTCGTCGTCTAACCAATCTTCATCACCATATTGCATAGCGCCATTCATGACATTTTGGAAATATGGATTGCGACTACCTTCTAATCCTGGATAAGGATTATCACGTTGCCATCCTTCCATACGTCCGGACATAAACTCTTTCAAGAAGTATGGATTTGCCATGGTATAGTTTTGGTTATTAACCGATGCAGTACGGAAATCATCTACCGTATAGAGTCGTTTTAATCCTTCATCAAACATATTGCCTGTACTGTCTAAGTTATTCTTAGCCAGATTAATAGAACGCATTGCTGATGCATGGAAGTTGGACATCAATTGTTCTTGAAATCCTTTTACGACTTCTCCATACTGAGCCGATAAGTTTTGGATTTGGTTTTGAATGAAGTTTGCCGTATCTAACGATATGGCTCCGTACATGTGGTTACGCATTGCATCACGACCACCGGAAATTAACATAGCCATAATAGTTTCCTTATAGACTGCTTAAGCTTTAAATTGATTCATGAAGCTAAGCTGTTCTGGATTAGGTTGAGTTTCTTTAGTCATGGCTACGGCAATAGACATGGTAGTCGGTTTAGGCAATGATGTTACACCATCTGCTGTATAAGGATCAATCAAGTTATTGACCGAATACTTAGGTTCAAATGGCTGTAAAGCACGTGCCGTAATATTATCTAAGAGCAATAAGAAATTTTCTGTGTCGCCATCGTAGTCACCATTGTACATCGGAGCGATAGGACCCGATGTAGAGGCAGACATATCTCTTGGATCGGTTTTTACACGTGTTACTCTTAAGAGCAAAATCGAACCATGTTTCAATGTTGGATTACGGTTCAGTAAGATAGGAATACCATATTCACCACAAGGTGCACGAGATTCCATGATCAATTCAGTCATGATTTGGTGAATCTCTTGGTTATACACCATTTGGTATTTGGTCATGATAGCCATGATTTGGTTAGCTGAATATCCTTTCTTATACAATTTAGAACGGATATGTGGACCAAACAAAGACATAGCGCCTACCCAAGGTAACCATACTTCATCAAAACGATGTGGTTCTGTAATCGCTGTTACCACGAAACGAGCAGAGAAGTGAGAGCGTGTTGCGTCGATGTGTTTACGGAATAAACCATACTTCTTACTCAAGTAAGTGGGGTCGATTTCTTTACCGTAATACTCTGCCATTTCGGATAAGAACTTAGAAGTACGAGACTGCTTCGTTTTTGCAGAAGTTTTGCTTCTTAAGTTTTCATCATTGTCAATACCTACCATGCGCCGTACTGCTTTTAATAGCTTAGGCGTAGAGGCATCTACCCATTGCTTACCATTGGATTTTTCAATAATGGTTAAAGCACGATTTGGAATTTGTACGTATTGCACCCAGACATCTTTACGATTTTCTTTAATCAATCGATAAAGTTCAGGTCCTCGTTCTTCTGCACGAGTATTGAATTCTGGATTTAGCAATAGGAATTCCATGTATCGATCAAAATTGTCGTAGAAGAATTGATAGCTTCTGACATTCAATCCGTGTTCATCGAGTTTTTGTAATGCTTTACGAATAGGGGCTGACATCTTCGTGATTTTGGGTTTATAATCCGGATCGGTTAGCCATTGTAAAAGATTAAACTTAAACGATGAACGTTGTAGGTAGGATTGTAACTGATACCAAATCTTGATATTCATTAAAGCTGGAACACCTTCAGGTGCTCTGACCCAAATCTTATCATCTAAGTTATTGGTCACAATCTCTTCTACGACTGTATCACATTTCTTACATCTTACTCCCTTATACATCTTCATGGACAATGCACCACAAGAGCATCGTGGTACATTATCAAATACTTCGCCTACTTCTAGCATTAATAAGCTATTAATCGTTGCTTTATCTTTCTGGCTACGATTCGGCAGATCATTGACGATGATTTTTGCACAGGTGGTATTGTTGTAAATCTCGTCACTATTGACGTATTTTAAGTAAGTTCCCATTTGTTTACACTTCCTTCATGTAGTTAGTTTGCTCTCAAAATAGATCATCAAAGATAATGCTATTTCTAAAAAATAAAACCTGGACAAACATAAGAAATATCCCCTCCTGACCTTTAGGGGGTCAGGAGGAAACATTCTATACTACATTAGTAGTGGCGACCGTAGTTGAAAATACCTGCGCCTTGATTAGCACGAGCTACGTTTTGGTAGCCGAGCTGAGCACCGATATTAGAAACCATGGCGTTGTTGATGTGTACTGCGTATTGAGCTTGGTTAACCGGAACAACAGTATTGCTGTTGAGCAAGTTCATACCAGCGTGACGCATACCCAATACCAGGGCTTGGATGAAGCGTGCGTCGAAGTCTACACGGACACCATAACCAGTTACTTTAGCAGATGGCGCTTGACGTTTGATGACATCTTGTTGGATACCCAAGCGTTGCAGAGTATTCAGAGACGGATCTACGGAAGCGTAAGTCCAGTCGGTTACGATGGCCATGTTTTCTACTTGACCATTCACTTGGTTCAGGAGCAGACGACGGTCGAAGTCTTGCAGTGAGCGGATGGCTTTGAGTTCATTGTTGTAGTAAGAACCTACGAGGATTTGACGATCGCGCAGAGTAGTTACTACGCGACCATCACCACCGAGTTTCTTATACTCTTCAGTGAACGCACCGTTGGTCAACAGAGTAGCCAGATCGATCAGGTAGCTGTTGTAGGAACCTGGTTTCACGGCTTCGTCGTAAGACTCGATTGCAGCTTGCAGGATGGCGTTGTATTTCCATTCGCCAATAGTGCCCAGACCTACTTCCAGAGAGAATACTACGTCAGGACGGAAGTAAGTATTCAGGGTTTGTACCCAAGCGGCGTCGTCGTATTTAGGATCGTCAACTGGGAACGGTTCGAAGTTAGGCAGACGCAGCATTTGAGAAATGTCGTAGCCCAGACCTGCTACTGAATGCAGGCTATTTGGAGCCTGTTGTTTCGGATTCAGAGCAGTCATTACCCACCAGTAGTTGTCCCAAGAAGCAATCACACCGGATACCAGACCGAAGAGGATGTTACCCATGGTTTGGCTGTCAGACGGATTGATGGAAGTGAATACCACGTTAGTGACGTATACACGAGTCGCATCCAGTGGAGTTTGTTGACCAGTCACTTGTGCAGCACCGTAGCCAGTAGAACCCCAAGGATTCATTGCAGATGCCAAACCAGCAGTATTCGGAGATACTGGTAGCAAATCAACATAACCAGTCAGGTGAGTCACTTCACGTGCAATGTTTGCACCATCCAAGAAAGAACCATTGTTTTGGCTTTCGTCACGAGAAGATACAGTGTGGATGAAGTCGGCACGGATCGGCTGGCCAGCATGGTCGAATACAGGAGCAGTGTTCAGTTTGCGTTCGCAAGTCAATACTTCAGTATTTTTGTGCGCTGCAAAGTTCATGTCGATGAGTTTGCGTTCACGACGGTTTTTCTCGTATTCGGCATGAGTGATACATGCCATCAAGTATTCGATCAAGTTGTTCAGGACTACGCCTTGGTCTTTCAGATCGATTTCGTCAGTAAAGAGAGTAGAACCACCGCAGTAGACAGCATCTTCTTTGAATTTGTCTTTAGCGGTTTTCACGAACAAGTTTACCAGCTCTTGTGCATTGAACATTTGGCTAGGCAGGATGTCGATGCTGAACTTACGACCATTCAGATCTACTTGTTGTTCACGCAGGGTATCGGTGGATTTGCAAATTGCAACGGCGTATACACCACGCAGGTTTTTCTCACCATTCTCACCATTGCGACGAGCTGTAACCAGCATCACGTCCAAAGGCAGTTGAGGATGGTTGTTGTGGTCCATCGGGATGATTCCAATGTCTACTTCGTTTACGGCAACGCGAGCTTCCAATACTTCTTTCAAAGTTTTCTCAAAGCTCATCAGAGAACCATTGATGACATTGAAGCCACCAAAGCCACGATTACCGCTGAAGGTGAAGGGTTTCGCGTTTCCCAAGAAACCGCTTTGTTGTTGGTTTTGTTTATCGTTAAAATCGATAGCCATTTTTCTTTTTCCTTTAAAATAGAAGGGTTGTTTACAATTAACGTTAACTGTAATAGATAGAATATAAAGATTGATTGAATTACATTCTGTTCCCTATTACACATTAATAGTATAGAGTTCAATATTTTTTAAATAGTATTAAAAGCTATACTAAAATGTTCGTTTCTATAAAAAGAGATAATATATCTCCCTATGCTAACCCTTTCGGATCAGCATTATATTCTTTCATATATAGGTAGTAAGCTGAAGATTTTATTTACTACCAAATAGTGACTCAGGATTGGTGTAATAGTAAATCTTCATATGACCGTCTATTACTTAAAAATTTTATTATATCAAAAAGAGTTCAGCTAATGTTTAATATTGTTGGTATCACGAACCAGATACGTAAGGAAGAAACTTGGCATTTGGCTTATGCTAACCGAGTGATCGATAACAGATTAAAAAGAGCCATTAACTGGTATCGTAACAACTATTACTACGTAGCTGGTCAACACATTTTATATAGGATTTTACATCATCTGGATATTGGGGAAAATATTCCTGATGAATACGTAGAGCAATACGTTTATAATACGGCTTTTGTCAAAGCCAATGCTTTAGGGTTTACTTCTTACAGAAGTGTGGGGAAATTGCACTATGGAAACTTCTATGGTCCAAATACAACAGAAGTAATCACTATCGTAGAGAATAATTGGGATTGGGAATATGTTAAAAGAGAATGGCAAGAATTAAGTCCTGTGATTGTTTTACGTCATGACCAAACTCATGTCTCTTATAACTTAATGACGATTAAAAATTATGTTGATAAGCCAGGCTTTGCGATTATCCAGATCGATATTAATTTATTAGTCATGCAATACTTAGCTTGGCGTATTCATCATCGTCGTATTAAGATAGTCAATCCTGAACACAAGATTCCTAATATTGGTTATTTCTTAGGCATGGTCGTGCTACCTAACATGTTACCTTCTCATTTGAACCAAGTGATTATTAATAAGAACTGTATGCTGACTGATGACAGTATTTCTCCTACGATTGATTACGTAGGCACTTCGTTCTATGTCAATACTTCTTCTCAAGAATTAGATACCGATATTAAAGATATCTTTTCTCGAGCTAGAAATGGTAATTACAACATTGCTAAGATTTGTCAAAACATCCATGGGATTGGTGATGTAAGAGCGATTACCTTTATGGATAATCCACCTATTCTTTTAAACAGACAGAATAAATGGGTTTATGTTTTAGCCATGTCTCGATTCTTGAAGCATTGCTTGAATGTTCCTGCTCAACCTTACATGTATGTTAATCGAGGATATCTTAATCGATTCAAATACGAGCTTCTGAGTTTAAAAGGAGGTAAGGTATTCGATGATTATCGAGTAGCAGATTTAAAACCTCTGTTTGAAAAAGAAGTAGAATGGTTGTTTAATTTGTAAAAATAGAAAATACTCCTCTCTACCTTTTCTGGTAGAGAGGAGTGATACTTTTATGCTTTCTCTGCTAATTGAGATTTAATCCGATAACCTTCCAGTTGCCAGATTTTCTCAAAAGCATTGTTGTAAGCGACTTGTTCACCGATGCTGTGATCAAAGTTTTCAGGATCGATACAAGCCGAATCCCCGACTACAGTAAAACCATTTTTCAAGGTAATGGCACAAATGGTTACAGTAGTATCAGGTACTCGATGGTAATAAATACGTTCTACCAAAGATTCCAGTTTCTCTTCGTCTAAAGAAATGATTTCACTCATTTTGATTTCCTTTAATAATAATCAGAGATTAATTTGCTGTTGAACTTATCAAAGAAGAAAAATCCGACAGCTTCCAGTGCAATGTAATAAGGTGCACACAAGTTAATCACAATATCCCGTTTAGCTACTTTAGGAATAATCTCAGCAGGAATTGGTTGAGAGGTAAATACACCATAAGGAATATTAATGGTTCCTAAGTAGTCTTTCTTCCTTTTTCTCATGTTCTCACGAATATCGTTAGCCAATTCTTTATTCTCGAAAGAATTTAACCAATTCTCCATATCGGTTTTATTCGCAATATCTAACTTCACGTTAAATGAAGAATAAGGAGGTGGATCTGTCATGCCGTAATGCTTACCAAAAGTATCATTCCAGAACTTATAATTGGCAAAAGGAGATTGGTCTTCTTCTTTCTTATAAGAATCTTTCTCTTTAATCTGGGTAGAACGATAATAAATGGGTTCACCTTTTTCTAGAGAATGAATAATCTTTCTTTCTGCATCTGCAACTTCTTTTAAGATATCGAGTACTCTAATATTTTCATCGCTGTGGAAGTTATAGAGTCTTTCCATAATCTTCTCAGCGTGTTTAATGATGTCTTGAGGACTATTCGAGTTCCTCATGTGGACACCTTTCTTCTCAATATCTAATTCTGAATAAACGTTACCTTCTTGAATCGCAATCGTAGCAATATAGTGTTTCGTACGATTTAAGTTTACGAAAATCACGAAGTTAAATTCATTCTTCATCGCAATACCCCAGATATACTTTTCAGGCACACCTAGGTTTGCTGACATTGTCGCTAACAAGTGTTTTAAAGTTAATGAAGACAACATTACCATCGCAGAATAAACACCTGTGGATAATTGCTTGTCTTTAAAACCACGTGATTTATTCGTATACCATTTTGTCCATGCTTCTGTCGTAAAGATAGAAGAGTCAGTATCTGACATTAGTACGACTTTACGTAAGATAGCTGGAAGCATAGCTAATGAAGAAGGTAAGTGACGAGAGCGTAAGAATGTTTGAATATAATCCTTATACTCTTGGAATACATGATACGTATTGATGACTTGTGAAGCCATATCCAATACGGTTTCTGTTTTCACGTATTCTGATTCTCGTTCACCAATGACTTTATCCGAATGGACTTGAATGGCATGAATCTTAATTTCATCTAATGCACTATTAAAGATTTGTCCTGCTTCTTCTAATTCTAGTCCTGGAATTCTCTCTACTTTTTCAGAAAGCTTACCAATGAATTCGTACATGAACTCTTCATTGAATTTCTTCATCGCATGTAAATCGTAAATATAAGCAATACAGGCTCTTTCTTCACGAGTACATTTAAATAAGAATTCTTTAATCAGTTGTTCTTTCTCAGGCCATCTCCAATAGTTACGTGTACATTCTAAGATGTAATCAAATAACTCTTCTGTATTAGGTACATAAAGATCGTATTTATCTAGTACTGATTTTACAGCTTCTAAATCAATATTAGTAGTCAGTGCTACTAAGTTATTAATCGTCACATCAGCAGAATGATAATGTCGATTTCCACCTAATAGTTTTTCATTATTGGCATTGGCATATCCAGAAGTCATTCGACAGTTTGAAGTCAATACAGGATGCATGGATATACAATAGATGGGTGTAGAAGGTAACGAAGAAGCACCTGAAATAGAGTTAATGGAACGCTTAATGTTATTCTGTCCATTATTCGCAAAGGCTTCACCTACTGCATTACCCATTTGTTTCATTTGGAACTGACGTTTCTTTAATGCTTTACGTTTTGGGAATGCTTCTTCTACGTATTGGGAGATATAAGACATTTTACGTTTATGCGGCATAAAAGTCGTAAACGTAGCAGCCATGATCTCTTCACCTGCAAAGGTTTCTTTTAAGTATTGTAATAAGGTAGAAGTATCGTCTTCGTACCTATCACCATTTTCATCCTTACGAACACATTTGATCTTAGGATTCTTAATGGGGAATAAACCATCGGGTTTAATATTCGTTGCTACAAATTCTTTCGCTTCTTCAAATGGAATCGATTCCATGACCGATAAGAATTTAGCTTGTTGTTCTACGTAATCTCCTACAGGATTGAGCTTACGAGTATATTCGTGAGATTTTAATACAAATACATTCTCTTTCAAATCGAAATTCTTGACATTAATGCCAGAGAGATCATTACGAATAATAGCAGATGTACTCATCGTATCTTCCTAGATTAAAACTTTCAAAGAATAATGAATACATAGATAAATTTACACTCTACCCCTAAGTGGAGTAGAGTGTAAATAGATCACCTTATTGGGGTGGAGGGGTTTGAGCACCTGAAGTTTCAGGTTTACCAGTCTGACCAGAAGGAGCGCGTTCAGGAGTATTAGCACGTTCACCTTCGTTACCTTGAGAGGTAGGGGTAGCTACCGGCGGTACGAAACGACCACCTACAGCTTCAGTACCTGCACCAGTGGCAGCACCACCAGCAGGATTTACTTCTTCACGAGAAGGTTCTGCAGGAGCACCAGTCATCATTGCGTATTTAATGTTCGCTACCGTAGTAGAATCATTTTCTACATGGGGGATTGTTTGTTCATTAAAAACACGCTTAGCATTACGAATAAGAGGAGAATCGTCATTAGAGACTTCTCCTTGGAGCCAGTAAACTACTTCGCCGCCTTCGTAAGCTTTTTTAGGCGCTTCTACGCCTGTAGCCTCGACTTCTTGGCCGTCTTCAGTTTTCTTTTTAGCCATTATGTTAATCCTTTTTGATCAAAAGAAAAATAGAATGAATTAAGATCTTAAATCTCATACAAAAACATATAAAACTTACTCCCCCTACCTCTGTATTAAGAGGTAGGGGTTTCAGTTGGGGTTGCAAGCGTTGGTATTTCCACTATCTAGTCTTACTGGATATTAAAGGGGAGATCGTCATCTCGTTGTATCGGGGATCCAATGTATTTCTTCATAGAGGTAATTTCGAAGGTGTGAATTCGAACATTACCCATACCACATTCATGATCAAGAATGACTATAAAGAAACCACTCAATGTCTAGCTAAGCTTGGGGAGGGCTATTGAGTCAGTACGGCTGTTTTGGTCCGAATCCGCTTTGGTTGAGCAAGGAGAGTTTTCAAAGCTTCGGAAAGTGAATGCACTGACTGTAGACGATTAAGAATAAGTACTAAAGTGTATTTCGGTCATATATAGAGTACTAAAGGGAGAATTAGCTCTCTGTTAAGACCAAATTAAAATTGTTGTAACCTTGGATAGAAAGTGCTCTACGAATAATCTCTAGATCTTCAATAGATACACCATCAATCGTGGCAATGATACGGTCTGCACGAGTTTCTTGCAAGGTTTCTAAATTAATCCAATCCATGGAATAAATGGTTTCTAGTCCAGAAGAGTTAACTAGCTTCACATAAATCATGGTCATGGGATCATTATTATAACCCACTGGAAGATGTGGACGCATTTGCTCATGTAAAGCAATAATGTCTACACCATTAGAAATTGCATTTTGGGCATTGAGTACTGCTAAGCATTTAGCATTAGCAATACGTGTACCTAGTACCTCAGGAGCATAAGTATCAAAGGAATAAACCTTGCCGATTTGTAATTGTCGATTCACAGCCATTTTAAATGGGACTCCACGGATTAGTCTTATAAAGAATGATGTTAAAATTGTCGTACCCACCGATGTGATAGCAATTGACTTTATAAAGTCCATCTGCTTGTAATACAGGTTTCGGTAGGTATAATTTATTCGTCATCATGATCGAGAGTACTGAAGAATATAAACGATAGGCTAATTCAATTAATCGATTCTCTGTTTCAACATCTAAAGTGATTTCAGGATAAATGTTTAAAAAAGAAAATTCGTTAAAGAAATCTTGCATATTCTCTATTTGAAAGAGATGATCTTTCTTTCTCAGTACTCTATCGATTTCCATTATGTATAAATGAAACTGATTAACACTAAAAATAAAAGTACGTTTCATTTCATTCATAATCTCAAAGACTAGATTCCCATCTGAAATGTAGTACTTCTCTGATAAATCAAAATAGTAAGCTTTTAAAACGAAATCAGGATCGTCTTTTAGTCTTTGGTGGGTTAAGTTCATACGACATTATCCAGAATCAAAGATTCCTTAGTGAACAAGATATAATTGTTTTGTGAAGACAAGTACATGCCTTTGTCACTAATGTATCGATAATACGCTTGAATGACTTGAAAGAGTGTGTCGTACAATTGTATTCCCATTGGGGTATTTTGGTAATGTTCAATATTCTCTACGAAGATATCGGATAAGAGAATGGCTTCTGTAGAAGCTTTAGCATCGAAATCGATGTTGTTGTAGGGTCTGTTTCTAGAAATGAAATCCACCAACTGATGAATGTCAATATGGTGGTTAGTCATTTTATAAATTAAATCTGTCGCAATTAACAACTGACTGGGGATGTTAATGCTAATAACAGTTTTCTTGCCTAGGGACATATGTGTCTACTCCAATATTGTTTTGGTATCTTAAGCAATAAATAGAGGCTACTGGCAGGTAGTCAATGTCTTCTTGCACTTGAATATAAACACATTCTTTATTTGCTGCTTTTGCTTTATCTAAAACTTCATCTACTAAAGTATCTAAGTACTTCAGTATTGTATCTGCTACATGGATGTCCAGCCCTATATTTGTTATGTTTTCCACGAACTGGACATATTTGTCTACATTGTTATCAGGATTAACGAATTCATCGTATAGCTCGTGTAAATGCGTCAAAAAAAAGTGATGTACACTTTCGTATCCGCAAGTACGAAAATCCCAAGAGGATAACTTCTTCTTGAGAAGCTCCTCTTGGAAAAATGCGTAAATGTCAATAAGACAGATATCGGCTAAATACGTGACTGAATATCTATTTCCTGAATGATGGATCGTATTTTCCATACTTAGTACTACTTTCTGAAAATAAATTTTACAGTACGAGTTTTGCTGCTAGTGCTCGTTCTTCCATTTGTCGTCGATTCTCTACTGTATTTTCTACGTAGATATCAGATACGTCTAAAAGAACACGAACAGGATCGACTTCACTACATGCTCTGCCTGTTTCGGCTTCTTCCGTTTCACAAGCGAACTGATGAATCATTTCCCATTCAATTATTCTGTAATCTCCTAAACTTTTTATATAGATGAATCCGTTTGTAAAAGAGGATACGTAAACATCTTGTTTATTGAGTTTAGAAGTAATGACGATACCTTCGATCAGTTTTAAAAGATTGTATACCAGTACAAATAAAGGATTCGTACTGAAATCTTTTCTTTCTAACCCATCTTGGATCAATACTTGATAATGCAGAGGGAATATATTGCTAACGATTTCTTCAACCACATCATGCATTCGGTAAAATTCCATTCCGCCAAAACGTTTAGGTAGGTCTCGTCTTAATACATAGTCAACCACTTCTTTAACTAATGCTAGGGTTTCTGCATGACAAATACGAGCAAACACAGCATTGCTAAATGGTGTATAGATGACTTCTTTTGTTTTAATGTCTTTTACTTGACATTTTCTAAAAGTATTGAAAGTCTTAATGGATTTCTTATAAGTTATTTCAGCACAAGATCCATCGATGTCTTCTAGTAAATAAGTATTACCTGGGATAATGATTTCACGATAAGTTGCCCAGTTATAAAACCCAAAGTCTTCTGTTTCAAATAAAGGTTTAGAATAGATTCCTATTTTCACTAATTGCTGCTCTACGTCTTCTAATATTTCTCGTACGTTTAAGCTAATGATTTCTTCGTTTTCCATGATGCCAGGCCTTAGTGTATAAAAGTAATCGTTAAATAGAAGGGATCAATGACAAAAGTAATGGGTAGTTTTACACCTTCGTTATTGATGTTCTTATCTTGAATGAATGGACAATACTGAATGTCTTCTTGATAAGCTTTCTCTAATGCTGAAATGGTTTTAGAGAAGAAGTTCTCAACATGTCCACTTTGGATTGCTGAGATTAACATCGAGATATCTTTACCGACTTCAGTATGTCCTGTTAGATTTTTATCGAATGTCATGAGTAGATTAACGGTATCGATGATTTGGTATTGCTTATTAACAATTGCCCAACACCCCATTCTTTCTAACCAATAGTTAAGAATGATGTTCAAACCAGCATACCAAGACCATACGTCTCTTTTAAATCCACTACGTTCAAATTCTTCTTCGTAAATCTTATTAATCCCTAGATTATAAATCCAGTTAAAACTCGATAAAGTAAATCGATGGTTTGTGATGTATTCACCTAAGAGTTCTTGTGAGGTTTTCTCTGTTACAGAACCAATAGGATTTTCTAATAGTTGATGTCCGTACTGGAATACATCTTGAATCGCCTTATCGATATCTAAAGCGAAAAAAGTTTGTTCCATGATAAATTCCTATATAGTTGGATTATTTGTCATAAATTCACAAAGTCTGTAAAAATACGCATAGAAAGACTATACCTACCCTGGTAAGGAGTAGGTATAGGTCTTAGTTAGTTTTTCATTCCTAGCGCATTCTAGACTAGTTAGAACACCAATCCAGATTGATTGTCGCTATCTGCCACATTAATGGTAGAACGAACACGAACATTTTCTTTCTTGTCGAACTCTTCAATGCTCTTAGTCAATTCATTAATCACACTAGCCATCAAGTCGCTGTCGTGAATCGTGAAGTGTACGTTGAACAAAGATTTGTCTTTAGCAGAATAATCAAACTTACCTTCTACACGATAGGTACATTTGATTTCTTGATGTTCGGTGTTGTCAGTTGTATTGATGGTAATAACAGAAATAGGTTGGGTATCATCCAAATCTGTTTTCAATACACGTTCCAGTTCACGTTCGTCTGAATCTACCGGAGTAACGACATTAGTCAGTAGAGTCAGAGAAGCCGGAACTGATGAGACTTTGGTATAGTCTAAGAAGTTAGTAATGTCGGCAGAGTCTACACCATGAACATTACCAGAAGTCAAGATACGAAGATCCAATACGGCTTGAGAGATTTTCTTATTGACTTCTTGTGGAGAGAGTTTAGGAGAAACGGCAGAAGAAGCATAGTTTTGGAAGTACTTGATTACTGCTGGTTTCTTAGCTTGACGGGCAATAGACTCGTAGCTACGCAAAGTCGCTTGAGTATTGTGGGCATAATTACGGGTAGTCGCGTCACCAATGACCATAGAGAGGACATTACGGTTTTCTGCCATCAAGTCTTTCATCAGCAGTACAGAAATCACGGAACCTGAACCACCAGAAGCTGAATGAATAATCACATTCAGGATATCTTCATCGGTAGTGTGGTTATTGATAATGCCTGCAGTGTGTGGCATGATTTTATCAATATTGGATTTACGTACTTGACCATTACCATCCAAGTCTGGAATGAGTGTTAAGTTAACACCATGCTTTTTGAAGAATTCTTCGTTTCGTTTGTAGTTAGAAACCGAAGTATCTACCAAGATGACATTCAGTTGGGCTAACTGAGAATCGTCTTGTTTGACATGATCTTCCAAAATGGTTTTCACGCAATCGATCCCCGCACCACCTACACCGAATAAGTTTACAATTTGCATCTAATATTTCCTTTCGAACATTATAGAGCTTTATTTTGCTCAATATAATAATATATTTATATAACTAATTAGATTATTCGTATGAAAATTATAGCTTATACTATTTATTAAAACACGAATGAAAGGATGGACTTATGTCTACCGTGAATATGTGTCTAGCCGAAATTCATCAAGTGATTCCAGAAGAACTCATTGAGGAGGCATTTGTCACACCTTATAGGCAAGATTACTATCGTCCTGCTAGTGCAGATGCTCGTATCATTACAGAAGTATTTGAAAAACGAGTGATTCCTGATTTGTCTTTGGAATATGCTCATCAGATTACCATCTCTTTACAAGATTGTCAAATTGAACGATTGAATGCTTCTGATTATGTCGTCGTAATTCCACCTAATATCTTACAGAATAGAAAGATATTGTCTGTATTAGGTGTTAATACGGTTAATCTGGTAGGCGGGATTAATGGTACAGATGGATTAGCAGCAGGTATTTCTACGATTATGGCAGCAGCTTCTAAAATGGTCGCAGGTAACATGCCAGTATCTCCTCAATACCTAGAGAAAACAGAAGTGATCTCGCCTAACTCTTTCTTGATTAAAAGAGCTTCTTATTTAAGCCCTAACTGTTTAGTCGATATCTTAGTAGAACACGATTCTAAATTAAATACGATTGATCGCACAGCAATTGCTTATGTGAAAGAATTAAGTGTATTGGCTTGTAAGGCTTACATCTATAAAAAGTTAAAGATTCGAGTCAATCGTGCTATGTTAGACGGTGGTTCTGAATTATCTGCTTTTAGTGAATGGTTAGATACTTACGCTGATGCTGAAGAACTTTATCAAGAGAAGAAACGTGATGCTTCTCGCATCCTCTGGCAAGCTGATGAAGATCAAAACTGGAAACTATGGCGCATTACCATGGGTAATTTAATTTAAAAAAGAAAGACTATCCAAAATGAAATTTACTGTAGTACCGGTTTATTCATTTAAACCTCAATTGAGTACAGAGTCTGCTATTGTACCCAAGCGATTTGAAGATGGTGAATATGTACCGATTATGGGTGACTATGCCACACAGATTGCTTGTCGTTTGAATGAGATTTTCCGTAAAGATGGTGGTGATGATAAACACATGGTTGAGTCTTTAGGTCGTGACTTAGGGGATAAAAGTGATCCCACTAAGAGTTATACGATTGGACGAAATGATGTGGTTAGTAGTGCCGAACCTATTCCATTGATGAAAGATCCTGATAAGACTATCTTAAGCGTGGAACATGTAGAAGGTGGTTTAGGACTATACGACATTACCAATGAAATCGCAGGATTGATTAAAGGTAATCCTCATCCTTTTATTTGGACGATTCAGTACGAAACCATTAACAACAAACACATTGAGAAAGTCAGGCAGTTAATTGTAGAAGGTTACTTTGTTAACCTAGTGATTTTAGTACCTGCTGGTATTAAGATGGATGAAGTACAATTGAAATGTAATGACTTATTCGATCTGATGCAAATCACTGATCGATTAGCAGTCTTTGCCACTTTCGTCATGACCAATGCTTAAAGCAAAAAAAAAAGAAATACTCACTACTCCTTAATTGGAGTAGTGAGTATGCTTTATTGCACGATGTTATTGTTAACCGCTTGGCTCAATGCATTCAAACTTACTTTTGCTAATTTGTGAAAATGAATCACATCAAAGCAATTGACACTGGGTTTAGTGATTGAACCTTTAGTCGTATTAACATAAGACAATGCTTCTGGTGTCAAGTCTAACTTCAGACGAGACAACTCTTCCTTAATGGCTTCTTTGATGTCTTTATCCAAAGCGATAATGAATTGAGCAGTAGAATCGTAATCGTCGCTATTGCCTGTTTGATCAGGGAGATAGAGGATACGAATACAAAGTGTTGGCTTCTCTTTAGGGTTTTCACTATCGGTTAGATAAAGTACCACGTCATCAAAATGGAAGCAATTGATCGGTAGCTTAGCAATCTCGGTGCGATATTCAAACTCAGTCATGACTGAATCATCAAAACACACCATGGTAGTAACTACGTCAAAGTCTTTAATGCGTAAGTTTTCTTTATTTTGGAATAACTGATTAGACAAACCATCCACAATGGACTTAGGCAAGTTCTTGTGGTAGAATACGGTAAATGCTACTTTCTGATTAATAGTAATCAGTTTTGGCTTAACGTATTCGTAAGGATCTGCTTCATCAGTTTCCGTATCAATAGCTTCCAATTCAGGTAAGGTAGAAACCACAAAAGCATCATTATAATCCAATGCTTTCGCACAGATATTAATCCCCAATTGAGCGAGCAGGTTAATATACTCTTCTCGCTCTTCTTGGGTCTGTCCTTCTTTGGAATAGTCCAGAATATACTTCACAGGTACTTTACCTACTGGACCTACTATCAGAGGAACGATTTCTTCACCCTCTTCCAGTTCTTCTTCCAATTCTGGATCGTATTCGTAGTTTTCCATCTTAAGCCTCAAACAAATCCAGAATAGCTTGAATACGCTCTACAGTAGGTTTCTTCACACCCAATTCGAAACATACATCATCACCTGGATCACCCAAGTTTACAACGTAGTTTTGAAGATTCAAGAATTCGGCAACTTCGTCCATGTAGAACAGGATCATTTTGCCAATTTCCATAGTGCGATAAGTGAAACGTTCTTTGTCTTCTTGTTGATCCAGATAGAAGAGATGGTAGTGAACATTATGCAGAAACTGCTTAGCCAGGTTACCCAGTACTTCATTGGCTTCTTCACGAGTGATGTCAAGTTGTTTTGCTTTCATTTTGAATTTCCTTTAAATAAAGTTAGAATAAAATTACACCATACTCCAGTTGGAGATAGTGGTTTGCAGTTCAGAGGGAGAATAACCCTCTTTCGGGAAGATGTCGAAACCTTCTGGATTGACAAAGAGTTCCAAGAAGTATTCGACAATATCGAAAACGTTGACTAAGCAAAGTATTGCATTCAATTGGAATACCTTATTCAGATCTACGTTTTTGAAATTTCTTTTTATGTAGCTATCCAAATCCTCAATTACTTCATCAGAGAAATCGCCTTCATTTTCTAAATAAAGATAAGTCAAGTATTCTAAGATACCAACTACGTATTCTTTATCTAGATTACGATAGAACTTAATCATGACGACTAATACGATTAAGTGGGATTCCTCTACTAAGAAGTCACCAATATAAGTGGCGTGGTCTGCACACAAATTGATGTAGAAGTAGAGGGAATTAGTTAAGTAACGAGAGACTTCACCAATGATACGTTCAGTTTGCCACTTCTTATCAGCAAAGTGCTGAATGTAATACTCCATTAAGAAGATTACAGAAACATGATAAACCAGACAAATCTCATCTAGCGAAGCATGTGTTAAATCCAAGATCGGATTAGTAACATCAATCACGGAATCGTGATCAATCCTAGTAGGGAATCGAATTTGACGAAAGAGTTCATCTTCATTCGTATTTAATACCCATTCATGGAATCCTTCTTGAATTCCATTGATTGCATTACTGTGCATTAATGCATATGAGCTACCTGCTATATGCTTAATGGTTTTGGAAACAATCTCTTTATCTTCTAATAAGAGATCACGAAGTGAAACTGTTTCTTTATCTTGAAACAGTGGATTCTTGATTACATCGGAATAAAATTCCTTCAGTACTGATTTGTTCATTTTTAATTTTCCTTTAGAATTTAGATAGTAGATAGCAAAAAATAAGTTAGAATAGAGAGATTGGATTAGTCCAATCTCTTTAAGTATATGTGTTAAATCGCATGAATGCGCGATTAATTCATGTTAATAGTATGGATTTGAAATAATTTATAAAGTGAGTGAACAACCATGATCCTATATCTTAAGGACTGGGACAAAAAAGAGAACCTCGGATCGATCGTACATACTTCCACTAAGAATCAGTCGTTCATTGACTTAGCAAACGTCTTTAAAAAGATGGGATTAAAGAATTATTATTTCCATTTGGCTTTGCATGATCCTGACTTGGAATTTGTGGATCCTTTTGCTGATAATTTGTCCCCGCAAACCATTGTAAAAATTGCAAACGAAATTGCTATCAATCCTTGGTATTTCTTCCGAGAGATTGCTCAAACACCAGACTCTACGAGTGATAATAGAATGTTCTTTAGAGCGAATAGGGCAAACATCTCTTTGTTCTGGTGTTTCTTTAACCATTGTCAATACTTCTTAATCCAACCACGTCAGACTGGTAAGTCTTACTCTACGGATATCATCATGATGTATTTACTCTGTTTCCGTAAGAGCTTGAAGTTATTGTTATATACAAAAGACTCTCAATTGCGTATGTTAAACGTGATTCGATTAAGAACACTGATTGCTACTTTACCTGCTTACTTAAATCCTCTTACTCGTAAAGATAGTAATAACTCTGAAGGTATTACGGTATTGAGTAACAACAATTACTATAATACCATTATTGCTCAAGAGTCTGAAGACGCTGCGTATAAGAAAGGTCGTGGTAACACGGTAGAAGTACGTCAGTGTGATGAGGTAGCATTCTGTAAACTCAATTACATTACCATTCCATCTATGGGTTCTGCGATGGACGCGGCGAGGACGAATGCTTTAGCCCAAGGTAAAGAAACTGCCTCTATCTTCACGACTACTGCCGGTAAGAAAGATACGCCACATGGTCGATGGGCTTATGAAGTTTGGAATGAATCTGCTCAGTTTGACGAGAAGTATTACGATTCATTTGATGCAGCAGAATTTGAAAAACGAGTACGTGCAGATTCTAATCCTTCTGATCCTTTGGCTAAGACTTTTGGTTTGTTCCAAGTACAAGGCACATTTTCACATCGTCAATTAGGTTATACTGACGAATGGTTGATTGAGAACATGTCTCGAAACAAAGTAACCGGTGAAGACGCATTACGTGACTATTATAACGTATGGACTTCAGGTACAGAGTCTTCTCCATTTACAGTAGAACAAGCACAGATGATTAAGAACAGTGAAACTGATCCTCTCTTTAGAGATATTGGTAAGTTCGGTATCGTCATTAACTGGTATGTCAATCAAAATGAACTCTCTGACTTATTCAATCATTGTCCGATTATTGTGGGTTTGGACTCTTCTTCAGCTATTGGTAAAGATGCCTGCTCATTAACCTTTGTGAATGCTTTGGATTTGAATATTATTGGTACTGCGAGTATCAATAAAGTCAATCTATTCCAATATGCTCAATGGTTGTGTGATTTGATTATTCGATTCCCTAAACTATTGTTAGTACCAGAGAATCGATCTTCAGCTCAAGGTATTATCGATTTCTTGATTGAGACTTTACCAGCACATGGGATTAATCCTTTTAAACAAATCTTCAATACGATTGTCCATGAGAAAGATGAGAATCAAAGAACCTTCTTGAACATGGATGCTCATCCGAATCCTGCTTCTGTTGCGAACATGTATCGCAGTACCTTTGGTTACAGTACTTCTGGTAAAGGTCGATACTCTCGTGATAACTTGTATGGTGAAACTTTCTACCGTGCAATCGATATTATTGCTGATAAAGTAAAAGATAAGAAACTGATTCGTGAGTTATTAGGATTGGTGATTATCGATGGAAGAATTGACCATGGCTCGGATAAGGAAGATCATGATGACCAAGTCATCTCTTGGCTATTGGCTTGTTGGTTTATCTTCAATGGACGAAATGTAAACTACTACAATATCAATCGTGGAAGATTCTTATCGAATGTCATTTCTGCAGGTGAGGAAATCGATCCTGAGAAAATGATGAAGATGAGGGAACAAGAAGCCTTGAAAGATAAGATCTCGGCAATGTACGAAGAATTGTCTAATACAGAAGATCACTTCGAATTTGCTAAATTAGAGAAAACCATTAGATTGTTAGAATCTAGACTAACTCCTGAATCTCGTTCTCAAATGGCTATGTCTGTATCTGGCATGATTGAAGACTTGAAAGAAACTCGTAGGATTAATGCGATGAAATCTTCTCCTGACATGTTAAACGATGTGATGGAAGGATTGAAGTCTATGACTGATGTTTCTTTAAATCATCCATTCTTAGGTAATCGTAATGATTACTTTGATACAGTTTATCAACCTAGCAATGACATTAGCAACATCAATTACTGGTTAGGATACTAAACAGAAAAGAAAGCCTCTCTACTCCCTAAAAAGGAGTAGAGAGTACTTTTCTAATCTTGTCCATTTTTCAGGATAATAGACATCTTAATGTCTAGGAAAGCCGAGACGACTGCGTTGATCCTGTATTCCTCAGGATAGATCCTAGGAAGTAAAGTAGGAATCTGTAACGTAGAGTTCATGACTTTTCTCATCTTTGTGGGAAAGCATTCAGGCACAATACCAGTGACTTGATAGATGAAGAATTTCTTATATCTCGTAAAGAAGAGTCCTTTATTCCTTTCCATTACATAGGTTCTTTTCACAACTACAATGTCCATAGAACAATTGAATTGATTCCCAATAGTAATGATGGTCGGTTCAGACTCTTTGACTTTAGTGAAATTGAACTCTGTTCGAACCAGACCTGAAATCGAACGAGTGGTCTTGTATGTTTTTTGAAAGAGTTTTTTCAAAAAGCGCATATCTCATTCCTTAAAGTGTTTTCAATAACTTTAAGAATAATGTAATATTGGCTATTAGAGTTATTTACGTTATCCTTGGTAGTGTTTCATGGTAAATGCTCTTAATACAATATAGAGCATCACACCGGTACGAGTAGCCGCTATAGCAGGGCCTGATTTGACTTTAGTCGCACGACGAACAAGGTCTTCTACATCAGCACGAATCTCTAATAAAGATTCTTCCGTGGAACGAGAGGAAGTATAGACACCTTTCATCTTAGAAATCAATCCAGCAATGTCTGAATTGTTTTTCATGGTATTACGATTTAAGTATAGGTAAGAGAGTAGATGATACATGAGTTTAGCAATAATACCATCTATTTCTAATTTACCGTCAGAGCCTTTGCCATAGGTATCACTGATCCAGCTTAATGTGCTTCTGAACATTTGAGCAGGCATGGTTTTATTACTCGATTCAATAATCGATATTAAATCCAGTTTAATAAAAGAATGCTTATCAGCAATGATTCCTTCTAAATAACGTTTGTAGGTTTCGAGAGATTTCTCTTTGTCTTTTAAGACTTCTTCTCCATCTGTATCGATGAAGGAAGAAGACGACGAAGTAATCGTCATGGTTTGCAGATTCTTCTGTACATTGTAGATATTCTTCAACATGTTTTTAATACGAGACTGAGAGTCTGTAATCATGTAGCCTACAGAGTATCCTGTATTACGAATATCGACATCCATTTTCTCAATCGTGAGCTTATGGATAGAATGCTTCATGTCGGTCGTGTCATCACCACGTTCACGCAATACGGCTAACCAAGAGCCTAAGCGTTTAATGGCGTACTTATTAGACATGGAGGATAAAGTAGCTTCTGCGGTTTGTTTAGAACAAGGATAAGGCCAGTGTCGTTGCATACGTGAAGTCAAGAATCGAATGTTCATGATGATCACGATATCAGACATGGTTTTCTGTTTACGTTTATCAGGAATCTTAGAAGATTTCCAAATAGAATGGATTAACCAAACGCAGCTTAATGAGAAAGGGTCAGAAGCCACCACGTAGTGTACAGGAGAGATGAGTTCTGCTAAAGCAGGAGCGATCTCTACTTCGTCAATTTGGAGTATCTCTTCAAACCATTTTAACCGGTCTGAATTGATAAATTTTACTACGGTATCTCCAATAGTGTCTCCTCCGAAGAATTGAGCATGTTCAGGAGAGCGAGTAATAAAGGAATTTAAATATTGTTCGATTCGATCACAAAGCTTTGTGTCGATAGGTAAACTGGAACAATAGTCGTTAAATACCTCTCGGACATTTTTGTACATGAAATAAATTCCTTAAACTAAAAAAAAAGAAAATAGGTTAGTGTATAATCAGAAAATAGAGAGTACTCCTAAATGGAGTACTCTCTAATTCTTTATTACTGTGTATCCATTGGGAGACATTCTTTCCAGAATGCTGAAAACTCTGTCATGATCTTAATAGGATCAACATGTTTTTCGTATTCAGGAAGAATATAATTCTTCGTAGTGACTTCGATTAACTTCGCTAATTCTTTCACTGCTTTTAAGTAATTGGTGTTAGAATAGTGATCAATCTCGTAACGATGCTCAATACGTGTTACCCATTTCTTTTCTTTACCTTTTGCGAATAAATCGTAATTGGTATCAGCTTTACCTTCTACTTCACGAAATGATGCAGAATGAGTAAAACGATTGGTTTGAGGCGCAAAGGCCATCTTAGTGATGACTTTGTGTTCCTTTGGGAATTTATCACCTAGGATGAAAGTAAATGTCTTAGTAGAAATATTCGCAATGAATTCTAAGTAGGCTTCTGATTCCACTAGGAAGTCATTAATGCGATGTCCTAAAAGATTACGATCGTGTTGATCTTTTACTTTCAAGAGTCGGCAAATGTCATCGATATCGATATGTAAATACTCATGGCTTTCTTTGACTTCTAAACGAATCGGTACCAAGACTTCTGCATGTCGGATAAATGCAATTTGAGTCGCCTGATCTAATTTAGCAAAATTCTCTACTGCTAAGATTTCTACAAGATACTTAGTAAACTGTTTAGAATGTGTGGCAATCAAAGTAGTCGGAAGTAATACTTCCTCATCTTTGATCTTAGAAGGGAACTTAGTATTACCTTCAGTAATGGCTTTGATGTCGTGACGGACACGATTGATGTTTTCTTCTTTAATGAAGATAAGATTGAATTCGATCATCATTTTTCATTTTCCTTTACGTAAAGTTTGGGTTTAGGATATCCATTTCAATAGTATAGGTTTAAAATAAAAAGAAAATACTCTCTACTCCTTTTTACGGGAGTAGAGAGTAGAGTACTTTTAAGAAATGACTACTGGGAACGGAGCCATGCTGTAGAACACATCATTGTTATTGTATCGAGTAAAGAATACTAACGATACGGTAGAAGTATTGGTACAGCGAGTAGGTACAGACAGATCTTGATTCCACATGCTAATCGGGAACTCGTGTTCTTGACCTTCTACTAACAGTTTAAACATGTTAGGTTTCGGTGCTTGGTTTTCACGGTTTGTCCGATACTGCGGTAAAGTAGAATAGTAGACTTTTCTAAACCATTCTTCAATATCCGAGCAGTTATTGGCAAAGTTATAATGGTAGTTCGTACCAGACATGATTCGTACATTACAAATCAAGTTTTCACCATAAGGCGGATTCTGATAAGCTTCAAAACCAATCAACCAACGATCTGCTGTGTTGTCTCCCGCATTACGCAGTAAACGAATATCGACTTGTTGCGGATGAATATGTTCACGGAAGGTATTGTTCAACACGCCTAAGTCAATCGCTACATTCAATTGTTGGTTTGGTCCGTAGAGTTTACCATTCAATGAACGAGTAGGTGAATTAGAAGTAATGTATACATCGTTAGACACATCCAACCATTGGTTGCGATCTAGGGTAAAGAGATACCAGTCTAACTGATAACCTACTGTATCGTTCACCCAACGTGGAATTGGATAGAGTTTCACAGAGTACGCACCATCACGTTCTGTAATGGTATAATTGAAGCTACGAGTAATGAAATAACGGTTATTGTTATTAATAACGTTTACAGATTTTTCATTAGGACCTAAGTAGTATTTCAATACCAGTACACCACGTACACCTACCGTAGATTCTGAAGCACGGTCTAAGTAGAGCAAATCAAACTTATTACCATCAACAGGATAAGTCACCGTAGTACCATCGGTATAGTGTACTTTACCCATTAAGTTAATAGAGTTTTTCAAGACTTGTTCTGGAATCAAAAGATTCGATTCGTCTTTCGCATCAATGTAAGCAGACTCTAGAGAAATAGCGGATACGAATTTATCGGCATCAGAAACATCTCTTAAGAGTGCGGATTTCTCTACGATGAAGTTAGTACGAGAAAGTAAGCCACCTTTATCATCGTAAATCAGAATCAGGATCATTTCCCCTTCTTCTAATTTGTGTGCTGAATAGAAAGGCGGTAAGAACCATTGCGTATGGTTATTCGCATCACGTTGTTGAATGGGTTCTAGAGGGATCTCATTACCCACTACGTTAAAGCTAGAGTCGTATCGTACAGAAATAGGTAATCCACCTGCTCCTGCTACTGTACCTTTATACGCTACGGCATGGTGTGGCATAGAGCCTTGAATGTGGAACTGTGCGGGTACGGTTAAGGTAGGACGTACGACAGAATCATCGTAGAAGATTTGTCGAGCACAAGGTGTGGCTAGAGTACCGCCTGCAAAGAATCGACCTTCATCACGAGTCATCTCATCCGAAGCGGTTTTAGAAGAAACTTCTTCTAATTCAGGAATCAAAGTAGTTTGATCGACTGAAATGACTTTATAGCGTGTTAAGGTATTAATGTCCCGTACAAAGTCATTGACTTTAGGCACGTACTTACGACGACCTTCCTTACCTAGGTAGATGTCATGCAGTGCCCACTCTCGCCAGACTTGAGTATCGTCTAAGATAGGTGGTTCACCATCTATCCCTACGATAGACACGTTCGCAGCTACACCACGACCGTATACGGGTTGGTTCACGGGAATATTGTTATCACTCACGTGCCTTCTCCAATTCTAATAAAATGCGAGATCTCAATCTCGTTTCTAAAATAAATTCGAACAATCTGTTTTAAGAATCGTACTTCATGGTAATCTAATGTAGTCACCTCATTCTTATACGTTGGATGAATCGTCACATGTTTCATGGAGATGTTATCCAATCTAAAATAAGGCTCAGCTACAAATAAAGATTTATAGTTCGATTCAACAAACTGAATCACTTCTTGGTCTGTATAACGACTTTCAATGTTCGGGAACTTATATTGCTTACGTTTTAGATCATGGATGATTCTAGACAAGATAATCGAGTAGACTTTATAGAGTCCTTCAATCGGAGGATTAGTTGAGAATTCTTTGTCTTTAAAGAATTGTCCCATGTAGTCCGATACTTTCTTATCTAAGATATCCGATTTCTTCTTGAAGCTATAAGTATCTTCCGTATAGGTTAATCGTTTCGGTACGATGATGTCACGAATCTCGTAAGGCTTACCTTCTAATTCAGAAACCCGTTCAGGAATTAAAGAGCCTCTTTCAGAGAATCCTAATTTGGATTGATCGATAATACCATTACCTACTTTAAATAGATAATTCTTATCATCGAAAATTTCCCAAACACCATTACGAGACAACATGTGGTTATTGACATAACCTACTTGTCTGTTTACAATAATCCCTGCTAAGCGAGTACCTTCTCCATTTTCATTAGGACGAGTCTCTGCAAAGGACATCATTCTGTACGTAATCTCTTGATTGTCTTTAGTGAGATCCAAACAAGATTTGTTGATGATGTAGACTTGTGGGAATTCCACAAAGTAATCCACACCTTCAATTAAGGCTTTACCATTTAAGAAGATATCTAGGTAACCATAAGGCACGCGAACAGGTCGTACAAAGACATTGTCTTTTTCAACATTGTAATAATGCTGATTTAACGTAAAGTTTAAAATACCTTTCTTAAAAGGTACTAAGATGGTACGACACAAGAAAGTACGGTCAGTTCTCACAGTAAAGGTATAATCGTTAATCAAACGAGAAGAAGTACCTGTAATGGTAATACCTCGTTTACCGTTAATCGTCTTCCATGCCCATACACCTTCTTCATTCGTTACATCTTCCCATCTATTCGGTTCTTCTTCCAAACCTTTTACACAGGCATAAACTCTAAATTCCTCATCTTCAGGAATCTCAACGTCTAAGATGTTAATAGAGTCATTAGGCTGGCGTGTACCAATACCCGAAATGAATTCTACTAATCGACAATCAGGACTCGTGACAGGATATTGATTGTAATCCCCTAGTCGTCTCCAAGATAAGAGATAACCACCTTCATCGTATTCGAAAATAGTTGAGTACTTACGGTAAGCATAAGGAACATTCACTAACTTACCACCTAAACCATCATCGATAAAGGTTTCGTAAGGATGGAGAGATTTACCTGTATAGTAAGTCGCAGCGTTATAACCATAAACTTCTTGGACTTCAGTAATGTCACAAACCGCTTTAGGTTTGACAATCAATCGTGCTAGAGCAGAAGCTTCTAATACATCAGCTCGCCATTCGTCAATATTACTTCTCATGCCTTGCATAGCCGCTAGACGATTTTCGTAATCGAGCTTATTGAGTTCGTGTAAACGATTATTGACAAATGGTAAAGTCTTCTTACCGTATTGCTTACGATAATACACTCTAAAGACCACATTGGCAATTTGTTCGTTAATGAAGCCATGATTATCCATCATCTCTTTTACTAAGTTAGTGGAGATGGAGAAATCACAGTTGCTGACTTGTCGAATATTGGTTTCTGAATTACGATGCAATACTACGCCTTTATAAAGACGAGGTGTACTATTGGGGTAAGCACATAAGTGGAAATCACAATCATCGTAATATTCAAAGAGATTCTCTTTATAAGAGAGATTGTGCGTAAATAGGTATTTACGAATCTGATCGATTTTCGATTTAAAGGTAGGTACTGAACCCACTTTCATTTCAATCACTTTAGTAATGGTAGAATCGTAAATGAGTTCTACCACATCTTTCTCTAGGATTTCTACCGTAATCGGATCGTTAACGAGATAACCATTGACGTAAGTAAATACACGACCAGGTTTATCCTTATACGTATTGTAGAACGTGATTAAAGGATTCTTATCAGAAGACCGATAAGGTTTAGCGTATTGAATCGCTATGGTCTCTTTCGGTAGCTTCTGATCGTCGTAGTGGTGTAATACATTATCGTAGGTTCTGAAGAGAATGTCTTCAGTATTCATGTCCCAATCGAGTTTCAAATCTTCTTTAATAATTAAAACCAGATTCTTTTCACGAGTGAGGGTATAGTAGATATGGCTTAACGGAATAGTAATACCTTTTTCTGTATAGAATTGGAAAACCACTGTGTGTTCCACACAATGGTCAGCCATGTTAAACCAATGAGATCGATCATGCCAATCTACGTAATGAAAGTTGAAGACTTCTTCTGAAACTTGTCCTACCATGTAAGCGTGATAACGTTCGTGCTTAGTCGGAAGATTGTAGTCTTCCGTCACTAACTTAACATGGTTACGTGTTCCACCAAAGGGAGTAATACGTTTAGGACGAACAATACTTTGGTTATCTTGATACGGAGCACCCCAGAGGTTGTAGAGATAATGACCTATTAAATAAGGTACACTCATTTGGTTCACTCCTTAAAAGAATTAATAGTCGTTAACGATGCTGTTTACGGCTAAGATAAAGTTGGCTTTATCGCGTGCAAAGTTACGCAAAGCCATTTTGGTTAAACCTGCATTTTTGAAGACTTGTTCAGACAAACAAATTACTAAGGTAGCTACAAATGTCGGAATGTGTTCTACTGACATAGCGAGGATTTCTTGTTTCTCTAAACCAATCCAGACATTCGCATTCAGGTTCTTAGCAATCACTGTGTAGAACAATCCTTCGTTGATTTTCTGTACAGCAGGATTGGTAATCTTTTGTCTCAGTTTCTCCAAGAAGTCACTTACGTTTTTGTAGAACTCTTGATCGATATAACGATATAAGAAACTAGAAGGAATATTAATCTCACGAGAGAGTTTAGCAATTAATGCATCAAATTCCAATTCACCTGCATAAGGATCATTGTGGAGCATGGAATAATACATCCAGCCAGACAATGCTCGTAATGCCAAAACTTCTTCATTGTTCAAGCTAAAAGCCATAGACAGAGAAGAAGTAATCAAGTCTACGTAAGTCTTCACGACATTAGGAGACAATGATTTAATCGAACGCGTACCGTTATTAATCAAATCTGAAGTCAATACAGTACGGATAGTTTGCAAAGAGAAGAGTGGTTTATTTGCTACCACATATTCGCCTTCTTGACGTTCACGAATGAACGAAGACAAATCACAAACAGTATAAGTTAATCCTTTAACCGTTTCTAAAGTTAAAGGATGAGAAAAGGTAGGTACAACAGGATTCGGATAAATGAAGATGGTCTTATTGGCTTCATTGATTTTCATCCAAGGATATCTTAATCCTAAGGATTGTCGAATTGCTGCTTGGGAACGATCAGTATTGAATTTACTACCAATCGTGGTTTCGTAGGGTGAATAAAAAATGGCCATTTATTTTATTCCTAGGTGATATTTAATTTAAATAAAAGCTTTTATCAGTAAAGTCTCCGTAGAGAACATCATACTTTTTACTGATAAAAATTTCAATGTATCCTATATATCCAATCTAATTACCACGATATTATGAATATCGTGGCTAATCACGTTATCAAATTAGACATAATCCATGTCTAATGTATTGCAATTCGCTCGTCAATAGAACATTACCGGTAATGTTTTTCACGTATCTTAGTCTCTTAGTTTCATTCTAGAGATGGCGAATACAATTCAAAATTTATTTATGTTTTTAAATGTCTAATCCCTTTTACTATTAGGGGTGCGACATTGGAGATTCTAAAGAATGGATATCTACATCAATAATCCTACGCCCCACAGTTTCCACTTGGGTACTAAGGATCTGTCTGGTAGACCTCAATCCGTCGTTTCTATCCCACGTGCTCCGCACATGGCTTTCTGCCCTTTCTACAGTGAGAAAGGTCCTGTTGAAGAAGTGGTGGTAGATGGTACTGCCTTTACCAAATTGTTTGGTAACAAAACGCTGGATCCTCTTTATAAATACTACAACCACTCTTCTGTGTTCATCGAAGGTATGTTGGCTGATGGTGGTACCATCATTGCTAAACGTATTGTACCTGAAGGTGCTGAACGTAAAGCAGGCTTGCGTCTGTCTTTGGAATACGTTGAAGTTGAAGTCGATGAATACGAACGTGATCCTTCTGGTCAATTCCGTTTAGATCGTGGTCAAAAAGTGACTACTGGTCGTAAAGTCCCTGGTATTTCTTACCGCTGGGTATTGGAAGAATTGAAACCAGAAATGGTGACTTTGTCTAACCGTACGATTCTGAACTCTGGCCTGGGTCGTGCCGCTACTAACCAAGTTGACTTCTCAGTAGACGGTGTCATTGGTAAACGTTATCCTATCCTGGACTTCGAAGTAAGCTCCTCTGGAGCATGGGGTAACTTGACTGGTATCTCTATTTGGGCACCTAAAGTCAATGACCAATCTCCTCTGAATACTACTGCACTGAATGATACCAACTCTTATCCATTCCGTCTGCAAGTATTCACTAAACCGAACGCGACCAGCAACAAAACTGTAGAGACTACTGTCATGGGTGCGCGTGAGATTGATTTCTCATTCAAACCTGGTGCTGTGTCTAAAGTCGGTACTCGCTATAACTTGGCTGAGACTTTCGTTAACCACTACAACAATGTACGCTCTGACGATCCGACTATTCCTTCTACTTTCGGTTCTTTCAGCCGTATCCATGTTTACCAACAAAACATCGATACTATCTTGGCTGTATTCTTGCAAAAAGAATTGGACGTCTCTGGTTCCCAAGTCCATGTTCTGAATCCTCAAACAGGTGAAATGGAAAACGTGACTCGTTACTACGGTGACTTTGCTGCTGTAACTGAAGAAACCAAAGCAGATGCTAAATACCTGTTTAACTTGTTTACTGGTATGCACTCTGATGGTCGTCCTTACCAAACCTTCCGTGTGTCTGACAATGTTACCACTACTGAAGGTGAAGTGACTACTCTGCGTGAAGGTTCTGTACAGTGGTCTACTGGTGGTACTGATGGCGAAATGAACGATACTAAGTTCGCTGCTGCTGTTGATGCACTCTTGGAAGACTTTGCTGATGAAAACGGCAAATACATGGACGATACTACCTATAACGATTCTGTATTCTACGATACTGGCTATCCGATTGAAACCAAATTCAATCTGAATAAATACCTGGCTAATCGTAAAGACCGCTGGGTATGTGCGACGACTCACGTAGCTGGTGAAGGTATCATCCTGCCTGCTGAAGAGAATGCTCGTTTGGCTGCTATTCGTAACCGTTTGAAACTGGCTCCTGATTCTGCTATCTTCGGTACGCCGACTTTCCGTGCTATCGTAGTAAAAGGTAGTGGTAAATTCCGTAGCTCTGTTTCTAGCTACGAGAAACGTGTTCCGCTCTCTTACGAAATCTGCCGTTTGTTCACTAAGTACTGGGGTGCAGGTACTGGTCGTGCTAACACTCGTTGGGATCCGACTGAAGGTGACAACAACTATCTGCGTTACTTGACCGATATCTCCAATCCTTGGACGCCTTACGTTCGTCGTAATGAAGCTTGGTCTGCTGGTGGTATGTGGGCTGAACGTAGTGAATCTGGTCGCTTCTACTTCCCTGCTATTCGTACGATTTACGAAGACTACTCTTCTACCTTGATGAATGCTCGCATCATGTTGTTCCATGTTGAATTGAACAAAATTGGTGCAGAACTGCGTCGTCGTTTCTCTGGTAAAGACTGGTCTCAAGCTCGTCTGAAACAAGAAGCAGAATCTTGGTTCTACTCTCAAGTGAAAGACAACAAGTTTGGTGGTACTATTGACGTAGAAGGTGAGTTGTACTTCACCGCGATCGATACTGAACGTTCTTGGTCTTGGCACTTTGTGGCTCGCGTATACGGCGACAACATCAAAACTGTACAAACGTTCTACAGCGAAAACTACCGTCGCTCTGACAAACCTGATGACTTCAGTGGCATCTCTGCCTAAGTCTATTAGAATTAGAGAGTTAATACCTATTAGCTCTCTTTCTTTATTTAAAGAATCTTATTACAAGGTAAACCAAAAATGGCTCGTATAGAACCCGTTTTTATGACTAAAGGCACAGGTGGTTTTGCTGACGGTATTCAGGCTCCTGTAGTAGGTCTCATTGAAGGCGGTAACTTCGGTTATGCTAAACAATGGGCAGCTTGGATCAACAACACCCCTTACACCTCACGTCCTCTTATCTCTTTCCTTTTGGAAGCTCCTCTGGGTTTCAAATTGCTTCCTGAAGGTAAAACCCACATTGCTATCTTGCGTAGCTTAGTGGAAACCATTCGACATCGTATTAATGGTTTGGGACACAAACTGACTGTCTCTACTGACCAAAACCAAGCTTTTGGTGGTTCTGGACAAAAATACGAAGTATTCACCAACGTGACTGAAGATCAGTTGAACGTTACCATGTCTTTCTGGGAACGTCCTGGTCTGGCCATTGGTCGTTACATGCGTTACTGGATTGAAATGCTGATGATGAACATGGAAACTAAATATGCTTCCATTTCTACAGTAGCTGGTACTGCTGATTACGATGCAATGCCTGACATGTACTCCATGTCTATGTTGTTTATCGAACCAAATGCAACCATGACTAAAGTGGTTCAATCTTGGATCGGTATTAACATGTGGCCGAAAACCTCTGGTGATAACGAAGCAAAACACGATAAAGAGAACCCTTCTGAAACTCGTGAATTGCAAATCGAATTCTCCGGTATCTACCACTATGGTCCTGGTGTTGACTTCTTTGCTCAAAAATTCCTTGACAGTATTAAATTAATCAACGCGGCAACATGGTCGGAAGAGGCCCTGCATGGCAATGCAGGTCTCGACGCAATGGTCGCATCGTCGAGGATGTCATATGGGGAAACTGTCAGAAATATCAGTAGGCGGCAATTCAAATAAACAATAGATTATATAAGAAAAGTATAACTTCCCTCTTATATGAGATGTTGTAGTTTATCGTTAAAAATAAAATACCGTTCTCCTTAGCTGGGGAACGGTATTTTATTTATTTGTTCGTTTATTTTTTTATAGAAAGAAACCCAGATGAAAGATATTAAATTAAACTTAGCCGAATGTGAACAAATTGAGGGATACCCATTCCTATACCTGTTACCAGATGGAAAGGTATATAACGCTAACTCCAAACGTTTTATCGGTGGTAAACATTACCATGATGCAGAAACAGATAAGTATGTTAATCTGGTGTCTTTAAAAAGAAAGATGAGTAATGGGGTTGATTTATCTGGGTTTAAACCTATACCTGAGTTTCCAAAATATTTAATTGATGAAAACGGTACAATATACGGTACTAAGAACAATATTGTAATGAAGAAAGCTCTTGATAGAGGAGGGTATGAAAGAATAACCTTAAGAGACGATACTGGTAAGAGACATTTTAGACCTGTACACCAGTTAGTGTTGTCTGCATTTAACGAGTCTGAATATAAGAGATTGAAAGATTCTTATGTAAAAGGACAAAATGACTATTTAGTAGTAAACCACATTGATAGTAATCGTACTAATAACCACATTAGTAATCTAGAAGTCGTTACTCAGCAAGAAAATATAAGACATGGTATAGAACATGGTAATTGGGCAGCTAATTCAGTAGCGATTAAGTTTTTAGATAGTGGAGAAGTCAAGAATTTTGATTCCATGACTACTGCTTCTAAATACTTAGGTCTAGACGAATCTACATTTCAACATCGCTTCGATAACAAGAAATATCTAAATGTGGTTTATTCAACTGGAGAACATCGTGATCACCAAATTAAATTAGCCAGTGATGCTGATTTTGGTACTCCTATTTATTTTGTGGATAACGGAAGAGGTTCTAGTACTGGTATTAGTGTTATTGATTATCGAATATCTCCTTTCCATGAGGTAGTCTATAAAAGCTTTAGTGATTATTCTAGAAAAACTGGTATTAGTACACCGACGATATGTAGAATGTTCGATAAGAGTAGCCAACCGGTGCTTTCTAACTTACACCGTCTAAAGAAGCTAGATAATTTTGAAGAATGGGTTACTACTGACCCTATATTAGATCACCTAAAGTTGGTTAATGCTAATGCATTGGTAATCATGAAAGAAGGTGGTAGTGAACCACCAGTAATATCTTTAGTGTACAACCATACAGGATTGCATGGCTGGAACCATCATTCTGAAATACTGGAATTAGCTATTAAACATAAGCCTTATATACATAGCCATACCGATCGAATATTTTACGCTTATAGTGATTTTATTAAATCTAAATGGTTTAAGAAATGGGGTAATCGATTTGGTGAATACGAATATTATGGTTTTAAAGGAATAGAATGTAACATCTAACATCTTTTATTATGGGAGATTAGATTTGTGGATCTAGACTAAAAAAGAAGGATATGTGAATATCCTTCTTTGGGCTAAGATATGTTCTTCTTGCGTTAAAGGGTCTTCTAGCATTGACTTTTGTTTGATCACTTGGACCAAATAGTCAAAATCCACATTTCTCACCTCCTTTCCTTTACATTGACCTAAATTAAAATCCTCTACTCCTTTTTACGGGAGTAGAGGATTCTTTTTTAAGTCTATTTGTAAATGACAAATTAATTAGGTTTTTCTGCTAAGAAGAAACCAGCTAAAGATATTACTAAGTCTAAATCGTCTTCCTGTAATTTATCACCTTCTTTTAAGGAAGGGATATTAGTAATATACAGAGGCATGATTACAGGATTTACTGTTTCGTACAATGTATTAGGCATCAAACCTTCTGAAGGAGTTACTTCTATAATGAAAGTATTGTTTTCAGATTGAGTAATACTGTTAGCTACTGCCTGAATACTGACTACAGGAATAGGATGTCCGTTTCTAACACACTTCGTTAAAGCTTCACTATTGTAAACAACATAGAGAGGCTTAGTAGACAGTTCTTCAATCTGTTTTAAAACAGGATGGTCTTTATACTTTTCTTTATTACTGAATAATAAAGAAAGAATACCAAACGAATCTCTTAATTGAAAAGTGTCTTTCATGATTTAGTTACCTTTAAAATGACCCATGATTCCTTTCATGATGTATTCGTTATTATTGTAAGTGAAGTCAAGTACCTTTTGCAGATTCTCTGCTAATGTTTCACTTAAAGCATCTTTCTGGGTAGCTTCTACTTGATAACGAGGACCTGCGATGAAATAAGGGATAGCTTCTTGATCATCGTATACGAAATGTACATCATGATATTCAATATCAGGATCAGGATTGAATGCTACGTTTTCTACCAAGACTTGATGCAGTTTGATCACTTTAACTTCATTAGGCAGTTTATGCTCAAATACGAAGTTAGTGAATTTAGCATCGATAGAAAGAGCGAAATAATCACCTTCTTTGGATTTCAGGATTAAAGCTCGTTCTTGCTTAATCTCTGGATGATCATTATAGAATTGTTCAAAGCCACTTTCTTTAGGGAATTTGAATGCTTTAAAATTACAAGACAAAATTGCCATATTAGTTCCTTTACATGTTGAAAAAAAACGAGGGTAGGAACTTCTACCCTCATTACATTTGTTCACTCGATAATTTTAATCAGTGAGTAAACCCAGTTCACGTTTTACATCATCTACTACATCACTCACATGGTTATTTACATGGGTTAAGAATGGTTTGATGTTGTTACGAATAGCATTCAGAATAGGTTTAGAAACTTCTTCACCTAATTCAAAGTCTTCCGGAATGAAGTCATGATCAGAAAGACCTAACACATATCCATAGCCACCGTCGTCGTGGTAGTCGATATCGGAACCATCAGGACTGTAGACAATATCGTAAATCGCTACAGATGCCCAAGTACCGTTATCATCACGGTTTCTTGAAGTTTGTTTTACTTTCAGGAAGCTTTCAGTATAGACTTCTGGATTGCTTTCCAGAGGGTCGTATACATCCAAGTTATCAGTAACCAATAGGTGAAGGCCTTCTTTATTAGGGACTTCAACCGGAAAGGTTACATAGGTGGATTCCGGTTGGTTATAAGTAGCCTGATTCAAAAGGTCTTGGTTGATGATATAGGTTCTAGTATACGTTTCGATTACCATTTTGTTTTCCTTTACAAAGTTAGATTAAAAATAAAAGCATGTGCTTATTACACTTTAATGGTATATATCTGAAATAAATTATACTCTACTCTCCTTACTTAGGGGGAGTAGAGTATGGTAGTTTACATTTGGATTATCTTCACGAGATCAAAACGAATAATCTCGTTAAGGTATTCCAGGTCAAGGATACCAACTTCGGATTCGTATACAGGTGATAAAACACAACCTATTGTATTGATTTCCATTAGTGTAGAGATATTGGCTTTTACTTGAGCGTCTTTTAAGTACAAGTGATAGACTCTACCAATCTCACGCCCTTGTTCTTTATCGTATACAGGAATCCCATCTACCAACGCATTGCGAATAACTGCATAGCCTGGTTGACTCATGGACTTAGGATCTTTCAAGAAGGTTAAGAGTAATAGTTCAGGATCATGCACCATTACACCTTTACCTGTTTGAGTATTCCACTTTGTATATGTAGACTCTAATTTCTCTTTTGCAGAGAGAATACCATACACACTACGTACTTGAGTAATGAATTGTTCAAACTCTTCTTGATCTAATCGATAAGCATGTTGAATATACCAAGCTAAACTAGGGTAGAGTTTTGGATTCATTACCTTATAAGCGAACATTTGTGCGGTATAGTAATTAAAATCCAAACGAACGTCTTCAAACATGTCGTAAGTCGGAAAACGACGTACGTGATCTAAACGCTCAAACAAGAATTTAAAGATGGTATCATTACGAGTCTTTTGGTAATAGTCTCGTAATGTTTTACCATAATTTTCTTCTTTTAAAGCATCATTGGTCAATAAGAACAATGCACGAGCTAAAATATTAGCTTGATCAATCTTATACTTTTTCAATTTCATCTTACCATTCCTTTAAATAGTTAGATTAATTAGATTACCTTAAGATCTTTCATGGGTAAGTTCTTAATGTATTCTGGACGAATAATGAAAGTATAGACATGTGTATATTCTTCCATTTTCACTTTAATGGTTAAACGAATAAGTTTAGTTGCTTTACCTTCTGTTAAGATATATTCGTGTACGGTATAACCTTTACGTACAAAATCAAAGTGATTCCAGAATCCTAAGATGTAATTCTCAAACAGTAGATAAGTATCTTTATCTTCAAACGTTACTTGGGTTAATAAATGTACTTTATCATTTTTAATGAATGTTTTGCTACCTAAGTCAAAACAAGCACCTTTGGTTTTGATTAAGTTAAAAAGAATACCGGCTAGAGTATTCTCTAATACATCAGTGAAACCTTCATTGTGGTTGATGCTAATGCGTTTGAGTAATTTTGCTGCCAGTTCTACTGGTTCAATGATTTCAATATTGGTGTCCATAATAGATTCTTTCATTAGAGGCTCTAGAATTGCTCCAGAGCCTCGTTTAGTGATTAAAATAGGTAAACCCTAGTAGAGGCGTTTACCATTACCAGATACGCCATTTATGGCTAAAGAAATACTAGCTTTCTGTTGAAGTAATTCTGATAACTTTTCAGGATCTTCTTCTAACATAGCTTCTTTAATGGCTTTACGATTTTCAATAAGTTCCTTCATTAATTTACTGAAGTTATCAGCAATAGAAGCAACTGCTTTCTTTACGCTTTTTTCAACCTTAAATAACATCAATGGTGCTTCTTTCAATACTTTACGAGCAGAATGATCCACATTCTTTAAGAAGAATGGGAAGTCTTTCCGATTGACATGTTTAAATTCAATCAAGAACTTTTGACGTTTCTTTCTGGATTTGAATTTAAAGAGTTCTGACTTTCTTTGTTTTAGATCTTTATTCATTTTGCATTTCCTTTACTTTTTGAATTTCAAAACTTTAGCTGGTTTGATTTCACGATAATCAAAACAGTGTAATGAACGAATGATGTTTGCTGAATTCTCATCTACTATGTCCGGTACATCATCGTCGGCAATATAGTTAGGATGGAATTTGAAAAGACTTGGTTCACCTTTTTGGTTTTTCTCTACCAGTTCCTCTAACTTCGTACCAGGATAAGCACTTACAGTTACCCAATAGGTATCTTCCCGACAAATAATGTCAGAAACATATCCTTCTGGTTCATTATTAGTGATTACCAAAATATCGCCAATATCGTCCTTACTGATTAGGTTTCGAATAACAGGAATAGGGCGAGGATATTCACCTGACATGTCCTGAATACGTTTAGATACAGGATGTTTCTTCTCAGTATCGTTAGCTTCTAAATATTCCAACATTTTAAATGTATCGTTTAATTCAAAGGTTGCTACTTTCATTTTAGTTTCCTTAGTGTTCAATCCTTTTAGATCGGCATTTAATGGTAATAATGCCGGAAGACCTATCGTCGACACCATCTTAAAAGTTACTGAATTTGACAGAAATGATTCAACATTACTAATCACTATATTACCTTTAAGAGGTATGGTTTCGTATAGAGGTTGGTATACCCCATTAGAATTTCTTAATTTGGTTAATGTATCAGCATAAGCTTCATTGATGAACATCTTGAATCCTACTAATCCAGTGATGTTATTGACGACTTCGTAATCATTATTTTCATCTACTACCTTATCTTTCTTCTTAGAAAAGATAGGATACAAGATATAGTACTCACAAGTTTCTTGAGTGCGATTCTGTACTAATGAAGTCAATGTACTATTGTCAATAGCGCTGACGTCTACTCTAGGTTCAGCATCGACGATATAAACCCGTAAAGTAGAACCTGAAACAATACTTGCATTATTTTCATCAGCAAATACAGGAACAGCAACACCTGGTTCAACATATTCCGCTGTTAAACTTTCTAATTGTTTACGCAGAGGATGATTTTTAAATCGTCCTTGTTTTAAAACCTTAAAGAAGATATCGTCATTATCTACGACTCTGAATCCATTTCCTTTAGAATTAAAGTCTTTAACGATACGATCATTGGTATCTTCTTCTATATATTTTAAAACCAAGTCTTTTAACTTGTTAACCATGAGGTTTGTGTCACACACTTGAACCATCAGGTATTCAGCCAATAGTCTTTTAAATTGTGTTTCGTATGTTGCTCTTTGGCCACAAATAATCTTAATTAAATCAGTAGAGTCTACGTAATTTAATACGGCGTACATTTGATTAAAAGAAATAATGTCTAAACTGTCTTCGTGTTTCCGAAAAGCATTATTGAGTTTAAGAGCTGTCTCTGTGACACGTGCATCTAAATAGCGATGACGAGGGTGGGCTATATCTGCAACAGACATGCCGTAATAATCACGAGCATACTTGTGAATATAGAAAATGAACTTAGCTAAGTTTTCTAATTTGGTTAATGTATTTTCCATAATAGTTTCCTTTAAAAGAATTAGGTTAATCTCACTTTAATAATATATTTGCAAAATAAACTAAAAAGAAAACTACTCTCCTACCCCGATAAGGAGTAAGAGAGCAATCTTTAATTAGGTTTACGATAGTACTCATGACCAGCAGTATTCTTATACGTCTCGACAATCTTTAAGATGGTGTGTCGACGTACTGTCACTACTTTGCCTTGGTCGTTTGCTAAAGAGTAGTTACCTGAACGAGTTTTGGTAGCAGGTTTACTGTTGTCTCGTTCAAAGACTACTGTAATCTCACCTGATTGATTATCTTCTAAGATTTCGTATAAGGAAAACTTAGTCGGATAATCTTGTTTACGTTCAAAGTAAATCAATGGATAAGCTGTAACATTAGGTTCTTCGTAAGTTTCTTCTTCTGTTTCTTCTACAGGAGTTTCTACTTCTTTAGTCTCTTCTGTTACTACTTTCCCTTCTTGTTTTAAACGAGGACATTCTTTACAAGCTTGTATAAAGATTTGTTCAGACTTTACCTCGATCTCTTCTTTAGTAGGGGAAAGTGCTTCTCCCCACTTCTTAAAGAGATTACCTATAACTTTCAACATAGTATACCTTTTTTAACATTCTGATCTATCATACATGGTGAACTTGTGGATCGTAGGACGAATGTGCTTGACAGTCATGCCGTTTTGATCCTGAAACTCTTTAACCACTTTGTATTCCAGATGAGGAATTAAGACAAAGTCATCGATAAAACGAGGATGTTTAAGTTGAAGATAATCCTTCCGATGGGAGATCTTAGCCATTGTCTTATCTAAACGTGTGTAGAGTTCGTATACTTTACCAACTACTTCATCACCTAGATAAACATCCACACCTTTAGCGAAATCTTCTTTCAAGAGCGAATGCTGATCTTTCAGATAAAGATGATCATTCCAGCGTGCATAATCACGTAAAGTTAATCGATTATCGTAAACCTCTTTTCCTTCGCTATCTGGGAAGAAAGCATTGACACTAACAGTAAAACCAAATCCATTTGATTTAGAGCTAGCAAAACCATCACCAAGCTTACGATCATACTCGCATTTAGTGAAATGATTTACTACCAGATTAATAAATGTTTTAAGCCGTACGTCATCATCTAATCGATAAACCAATTTCAAGAACTTAGCTAAGATAGGATTCTTTTCAATACAAATGATTTTCATGGTAAACATAGAACCACTGTAATAGTAGAACTCATTAACCAATGATTCTTTTTCTTGATCAGTAAATTGTTTATCGAATTGATTCAGTTTACTTTCAAGAAACTCAACTACTTTAGGTACTTGAAATATTTCGTTAAGCTTAGCATTGTATTTAAAATTCCCAATAGGTAAGTTAAAGAATAGTGGGTATTCAGTTAACTTAGAACAGAATACCATTAAGTTAGCTAAGGGATAAACTGCTTCTCTTTGTTTAGGGGTTAACATTACCATGATTACTCTTCCTTAAGATAGAAGTTATAAGAAACGATCCTGTTTTCAAAAGCCAGTGTGTAATTAGAACGATTGCCTTGTTTGTCACGAGTACAGCCTAAGATTCGTTCTGCTAAATAACCCCAAATGGAGTAATCTTGCAACATCTTTTCTTTAAATACTTCTTTAGCAGCTTCGTATTGATCTTCTAAACGATCCAAGTAAACATTAATATTGGTTACGTTTAATATTTCGTTTTTAGTAGAATCAATTTCTACACCAAACTGAGTAACCAATTCATTAATACCGATACGAATCTTCGCATCGATTTCTTTCAATTTAGTGTAATGTTCGTGGAGATTGATTTTATTTTCCATAATAGTTTCCTTTATAAAACGGGGTTTATTTAATTTCCGCTAAAATATCTTTGACGTTCTCGCCTGAATTAGAACGTTCTATAAATACTTTTGAATGATCGATTCGATCACTTATTGCTTTCATTGTGGTCTCTTTATCTTCTTCACTTCTCAAATGCTTAGCAGACATTAGGCTAACTACAGAATTAGAGAGGATAGCAAAACTAAGTCCTCTGAAATCTTGATCGTATTCAATATACTGATTGACTACATTCTCCAATTTAACATTGGATTCTTTTGTACTGCTATTTGCAGTATCTACTGCTTCAAGAATAGCTTTCAATACCTTAATAATTTTAGGTACAGGATAGTACTGGTTTAACCGTTTAAAGTATTTGTCTACTTGTTTACCTGAAGCTTTTAATTCAATATAGAGCTTCTGAATATTCTTTTTAGATTTAATCATTTCTATTTCCTTTATTCAGAATTAACCAATTATCAAAGTAAGCTCTTTGGGCCGATATTCAAACTTAGCATGTTCTTGAATAAATGCCACAGTTTGGACTTGTTCTTTACCCAAGAATTTATCTTTAATCACGATCGGAGTAAAGAAATCAATACACAACAACAGAATGTCTGATCTTTTATCTATAGCGATATCTACTCCGGTTACATTAGGATAATTGCGAAACTCTTTAGTTAACTCATCTTTGTTTTCTTTAGTAAATTTACCAGTATAAACTTCTTTTGTAAATTCAGTCATTTGAAATTTCCTTTATAAAGTTGGTTTTGGATATCCAATTTAATAATATAGATTTAAAATATAATACACTCTACTCTCCCTAATCAAGGAGAGTAGAGTAGTGTGTATTATCGTTTCAGTTCGTAGAAAGGACGTTTCTTATCACCAAACACGTAGTTGTAGTGATAGATTTCTTTCAGTGTATTTTTAGTCAATGTCACAAAAGCACCAGTAGAATCTTTAATGCGGAATGATCCTGACATATTGGCTTCTACGACTTCATCTTTCAGGTGATTGAAGAGTTTGTATTCATCACCATCTTTAAAGATAGAGTGGCTATCTATACGAGTTACAAAGTTAGCACCTTTACGATAGAACGCAATAGGTCGGTATTTCGTACCGGCTTTCTCACCATGTACTTTCTGATATTTATCTTGCAATACGTCTCGTGCTTCTAAAACGGTAGATAGGAATTGGTTAATATCTTTCATGGGTAGTGAGGAGAATGCCACCATTTGGTGTTTCAGATCATCCAATAGATTCATCACGCCCATTACAATATCTGCTTTTTTAGTAGCCATTTTCTAATATCCTTTTTGATGTTTAAATGTAAAGTGAATAAGACACTTATTCAAAACTAAATAGTCTCTAAATTAATTTCCAATACATATTAGGATAAAAAATCAAACTCGTTAAGTGTATGAAATTCTTAAACCCCAAAACACATTAAATAGGTAAAATGCACCATGGATTTAGAAACACAAAAAGAGCTTAAAAAGCTAAGAAAAGATATACGTCATACTTTCGAATTGCTTAAAGTGGAAACAGGATGCGATACAGAGAAACTTTTACAGTTTCTATTGGTATCTCGTCCTTTTGAGATTATTTTTCCCTCTGTACAAGTTGCAGAAGGAGATGAAAAGAATCAAATCATCGATAACATTATCGATTTGATTAAAAGATATTGTCATCTCTTACATGAGTTTACTCGTAGAGAGACTATTTTCTATCGTCAAGATGGCAAGCAAGTTGTCTTCTATATTAGTAATACCACAGCAGATAATCTAGCTCGTTGGTTTATGTTTAATATTGGAAGATACATCTCTGGCGAACAATACAATTTAATGTGTCGAGTAGATAATGTCCACAATCCTAAAGGACTCGTATCTGCATTTATTAAAACTTTCAATTTAGCTTAATCATTAGCTATCTTTCTAACTTTATTTCAAAAAGGATTTTCTGCAATGACAGAACAAAAAATTAAAGTCACGAAACGGGACGGTCACTTAGAAGAATTGGATATCGCTAAAATCCATCGAGTCGTAGAATGGGCAGCAGAAGGTTTGAATGTTTCTACTTCACAAGTAGAGATCAATAGTCACATTCAGTTTTATAATGGTATCATGACTTCTGATATCCATGAAACTTTAGTGAAGTCTGCTGCTGACTTGATTTCTACAGAGGCTCCTGATTATCAATACATGGCAGCTCGACTGGCTTTGTTCCATATTCGTAAAATTGCATTTGGAGAATACACTCCTCCTCACTTATACGATCATGTTAAGAAGATGTCTGAATTGGGTTGGTACGATAAAGAACTGACTAATTACTATACTGAAGAAGAATTCAACGAATTAAACGATTACATTGTACACGATCGAGATTTGACTTTTGCTTACGCTGGTATTAAACAGATGGAAGCAAAATACTTAGTACAGAATCGTACTAATAAGAAACCTTTAGAATCTCCACAAATTGCTTTCATGTTGATTGGTGCTTGTATCTTTAGTGCCTACCCTAAAGAAACACGAATGAGCTATGTGAAGAAATTCTACGACTCCTTATCTTTGTTTAAAATCTCTTTACCTACGCCTATCATGGCTGGCGTTCGCACACCTACTAAGCAATTTGCGAGTTGCACCGTCCTTGAAGCTGGTGATAGCTTGGATAGCATTAATGCAGCTACTTCAGCTATTGTTAAATACATTTCTCAACGTGCAGGTATTGGTATTAATGGTGGTCGTATTCGTGCTTTAGGTAGTGAGATTCGTGGTGGTGAAGCTGTACACACAGGAGTCATCCCATTCTGGAAAATGTTCCAAGCAGCCGTTAAGTCATGCAGTCAGGGTAAACTGTGCCCAGCCTACTAGAAATAGTAAGTTAAAAATATCGCTCTTAATTGCTGGAAGTCCTTAAAGCGTAAACTACTCGTATATTAATTACAGTGACAATGTTTACGATATTACAATAGGTAACCAGCAGCTATTAATTTATTAGTAGTTCAACGACTAGTCGAAAGACGTACCACTCAAGTGAGGTCTCTGTAACGGAGTTTAGGGAAACAGAGCGACTACTACAGTGGATTAAAGTAATCCTCTATGTAGTTTCCTGAAGTTAGGAATCTTACCAGATAATGCTGGAGAAGAAGATATAGTCTCAACATTTACTGAAAGGTAAAGCTGTCTATTATAGACAGGGTATTAGCTAGCGACTAATACTGAAGATATTTGGCAATTCGAGGCGGCGCTGCTACCCTATACTATCCTATTTGGCACTTAGAAGTAGAATCCTTAATTGTATTGAAAAACAATCGTGGTGTAGAAGACAACCGTATTCGTCAATTGGACTATGGAGTACAGTTGAATAAATTGATGTACACTCGTCTGATTAAAGACCAAGACATTACTTTGTTCTCACCACACTCTGTAGAAGGCATGTACGATGCTTTCTTTAATGATCAAGAGTTGTTTGAAAAACTCTATACTGAAGCTGAGAATAATCCTTTAATTCCTAAAAAGAAAATTCCAGCTCGTGACTTGTTTAGCTTGTTGATGTCTGAACGAGCTAATACTGGTCGTATTTACATCATGAATGTAGACCATTGTAATACTCATTCTTCATTCGATGAGAAAGTCGCTCCGATCCACATGAGCAACCTCTGCGTAGCTGGTAATACTGAAATCCTTACTGATAAAGGTTATGTATTTATCCGTGATGTAGCTGGTACTAAACAAAATGTATGGAATGGCTATGAATGGTCTGAAGTAGATGTAATGTTAACCAGTAGTAGCTCTGAATTAATTTACGTACACACTAATAATCATCGATTCTTGAAATGTACACCTTACCATAAGTTCTATATCGTAGATAAACGTGGTGAACAAAAAGAAGTAAGGGCTATCGACCTTAAAGAAGGTGATAAACTTATTCGTGGTGATTGGCCTGTTATCGATGGTGGTGTTAATCTAGATAACGCGTATGCTCAAGGTTTTGCTTCTGCAGATGGTTGTACTATTAGTAGTAACGTGACCAGAATTGACTTGTATGGGGATAAGAAAGCTTTGCTAGATGTTATTACTGAAAATACCAGTGGTATTACATCAGTCAGACAACAAAGAACTTCTAACAAGGATAATTCTGAAAGAATTGAAATTAGAATCCATGGTTTAAGAAGTAAGATTTTTGTTCCCGATGCTAGTTATTCTCTTTCTAGTAAATTAAAATGGTTAGCCGGATGGCTGGATGGTGATGGTTGTGTTCATCGAAATGATGATAGCGAAGTCATTGTAGCCGCTTCTACAAATCTAGAATTCTTGAAAGAAGTACGCTCGATGTTGGAAACAATGGGTGCTACTGCTAAGATACTTAATTTTGGTGAAGAAGGGTATCGACTGATGCCTGACGGCAAAGGAGGTAAGAAAGAGTATTACTGTCAAGCGAAATGGAGACTTTTGATTAATTCTTACCATGCTCAAAAACTTCTTGATGTTGGTCTAGAACTTAACCGTCTTAAAATAAGTAAACGAGACATTCAACGAAATTCTGCTCGTTACGAACAAGTAGAGGCAGTAATTGATTTAGGCGAGTTTGACGAAACTTATTGTTTCACTGAACCTAAACGTCACTTAGGTGTATTTAATGGCTTGCTAACTGGGCAGTGCCTGGAGATCACCTTGCCTACTAAGCCTTTAGAGAACATTAATGATGAAGAAGGTTTGATTTCTCTGTGTACTTTAGCAGGGGTAAACTTAGGTAAGATTAAGAAGTTAGAAGACTTAGAAGAAAGTTGTGATCTTTTGGTTCGTTCCTTGGATGAATTGTTAACTTATCAGAATTATCCTGTACCTGCGGCTAAACGAGCCACTGAACTTTATCGTTCATTAGGTATTGGTGTCATTAACTTTGCTTACTATTTGGCTAAAAATGGTAAACGAGTTATCGATGGTTCTGGTTTGGAATTGACTCACCAAACATTTGAGGCTTTGCAATATTATCTATTGAAGTCTTCTGTTCAATTGTCTAAAGAAAAAGGTGCTTGTTTAGGCTTTAAAGATACTAAGTATGCTAAAGGTATTTTGCCTATTGATACCTATAAGAAAGACATTGATGCTTTCGCACCATTTAGCTTGCAATACGATTGGGAATCTTTGAGAAAAGAGATTCAAGAGTTTGGTTTACGTAATGCTACTCTCTCTACTCAATTCCCTTCTGAAAGTAGTTCTCAAGTAAGTAATGCTACTAATGGTATTGACATTCCTAGAAGTCCTTTAACGGTTAAAGCTTCTAAAGATGGTATTCTGAAACAAATTGTACCTGAATACGAACGATTGAAAGGTCAATACGAATACCTTTGGGATGACAATAACAACCAAGGTTTCTTGAAGATTGTTGCTATTATTCAGAAATTCATGGATCAGGCTATTTCGACCAATACTCGTTATAATCCTACTGCTTTGCCTAATGGTAAAGTACCGATGAAGCTGATGCTTCAAGAACTCATGCTGGCTTATAAATGGGGTGTGAAGACTCTGTATTATCACCACACGAATGATGGTGCGGATGACACTCAAGATAATCTAGATGATGGTTGTGCAGGCGGAGCTTGTAAGTTGTAAAGTAAAAAAGAAGTTAAGGATTTATTCTTTAGCTTCTTTTCTATTATGAAAGGAAAAAAGAAAGAAAGACAATGCATGGTACACTGTCTTTCTTATTCTTACTAGCTACTACTTAGTAATGGTAATAATGGTCGTTAACCCAAGAATCTAATGACTGATATTCGGCATGTAATAATGCTTTTAACAAGTCACTTTCCTCTCTAGTTATCGTGCCCATTGCTTCCTTTATTTGGAGAATTTGGATTCGGTAACTTCGATCCACATGTTTCACCTCCTTTCTGTAACATGATTTACTTGTGAAAGCAGTTACGATTTAAAGAGCTTAGATAAGATTCTTCTTATCCAGTTCTTTTTATACGGCATACCACCCTCTACTCCTGCTGGCACAGGAGTAGAGGATTGTCGTTTATGTTTTGCATTTAATTAATGTAAAGCTTCTCTTAGAAACTCTTGATAGATTTCTTCATTTCCTATTTGATACAAGAAAAGAACGAATCGTTTTAATTCTTTCTCTTCTTCTGTCTTAGGAGAATGAATGCCTTTCAAAAGTCCTAAGAGATAACCTAATGGTTTCTCATTAATGATTTCTTGCAATATTGCACCATTGTAGTAATGATTACCTTTTACTTCACGTAAACGATTAATCCAAAGATTAGCAATGGTTTCAATTGGACTTCTTGGTTTAAATGGTTTTACTACATCGGTATAGTATTGTGCTAAAGGCTGTGACAAAGTAGGGGTAAAGACCTGAACGTATTTGTTCAAGTCTCCCAATTGAATAGCCTTTTGTTGTAATTTAGGATTCAACATCTGATAAAAACCCCACCATTCTTTTCATATCTCGTTTTACTTTATTTCTCGTTAGAATACTTCTCCTACGGGTATTCTTAGACTTCAGGTAAATAGGTTTAAGATACAGACACATGTCACTACCATCTCCCCATGGGATGAAACGAGCTTTAGGTGTATCTGCGTAGAATTTCTTAGACTTAGACATTATTGACCTTTCTCAAAATTGATGACGATTTTGTAGGTATGTTTGATTTTCAATTCATCTACAAAACCAAATTCAGCAATCAGTTTAGTGATTCGATTATACGTTAAATCGCTATCACCTACTATCTCAATAGGGATATGATTTCGTATCTCTTTAAAGAAGTGGTCTTCCTTATTACTGGCAGATAAGCCACAGAAGCTAAAAGACATAAAGTTATAGAAGTTAGCCCATGTCTCGTAGTGGTCTACAGTCAGTTCTGCTGTAATAACTTTTATATTTGATTTAGAGACTTCTTCTTCGCCTTTGTATTCACGCATAGCGTGATAGTCCATATTCCACTTAGCATTATTTTCTTTAAGAAAGATTTCTACAGAGTTAGCTAAATCATTGTAGAACTCTTGATCCATTTGATTATCAATATTTGATGACATTTTGATTTCCTTTTAAAAAAGAGTTAGAGTACTCACCTAAATAGTATATAGTTAAAATAAAACAAAAAAATAGAAATACCTTGTCAGGGTATCTCTATTCTGTATTATGCAATAGGAGTTTGTTGTTCCTTATCTACTGTAGTACGATAATGCTCTATTCTTTCGATACAATGCTCGTATGCTAATACAATGAATATATCGAATTCACGTTCATCTAACTGATAGAAGAAACAGAGGAATTTCTTTAATTCTGTTTCTTCCTCAGTATCAGGAACATTTACATTCTCTAGTACTTTCTTCAGATAAGCCAAGTCTTTATTCTCAGTTAAATCACGAAGCACTTTTAAGCTAAAATGTTTACTGGTTTTCATGGATTTCAATCGACTCAACCACTCTCGAGAAATCTTGCTGGTTGGGTGGATCGACTTTATCATTTTCTCTGGCGGGACGTAAATGTCATTTAAAGTATAACCTCTTACTTCCTTGATGACTTCAATAAATGCCATTGCGTCACCGAGAACTAATGCCTTATCTACTTTAGCGGGTTTTAGTAACATATAGCCCTCTCTTTAAAATTCTGCAATCAGTCTCAAATCGTCAGGATAGAATTCAAACTTCTCTCCTTCATGAATTGTCCAAGCTTCTGTTTGTACATACTCTTGGTTTTCAGTATCGAAAGCCAGTATTTCTTTAGTAAACTCTATATAAAGATAGACGCCTGCTTCGTCTTCCTCTTCTAAAGCCATGTTGACAATACTGTAGCTTTCAAATTTTTCAACAATCTCGTCTACACGAGACTTTTCCAATGTGTCTTTATACACGCGCATAATAGCCCCTATTCAATATCTTTCGGATCTACAAAACCATCTTTATTGAGTCGCTCTAATATTCCAGTAAATGCAATAACGGCATCTTCAGGAATAGGTTTCACTTCAATAGAAATAGGTTCTGAAACACCTGGAATACTATCCATGTTGAAAGTCGATTTAAATACTCGATCTTTCTTATACATTTCTAACCATTCGTTAAAACAGCTACTGATACTTGGATTAGGAAACTTATAGAATTCCTCAGGTGTTGCGACTATAGGTACTACATTATCCAAGTAAGTATCGTCTTTAAGAATGTATTTAGCGAAAAGATAAGCTTGCCAATATCTTGATAGAAAACTATTGTCTTCTTCTCTAGGGTATTTCTTAATCAGAAATTGATTAAGAGGATTCAGTCTGAATAATTCTCCATGTAAATACATAGGAAAATCTGATATGGTTTTGAACATCTTCAATCTCCTATTTAGTCATTATAGCATAGGTTAATTTAGCCTTTAATTCGCTAGGACTAATATTCAGAATCTTTTCTACACCAGCTACAGTTAATTTAGATTTTTCAAATAGAGAATACCCATCTATTGATCCGATAATGAAACTATCAGTTAAATAGATTGTTTCGTTTCCGATATTAAGGATATTATAGCCTCCAAGCTTAGTAATGTCTGGCTCTACGTAGATGCTATTGTCTGTAAAGATAGGAATAAATTTTCCTTTCTCTTTTAATGCTTCTAAATCCTGTAATATGTAATCACCGGTATTTGAATCAAGATTCTCTATATCTATCTGTAACTGAGCATTACAATGATCGAAACTAACAAGCAGTCGAGAGGTTGTTTTAAGAGTAGGTTCTCCAAACAGACCTTTAACGATATTGCGTTGCTGAGTTACAGGATTATTGATATTCCATGTTGAAGAAGCTAGGAAGCTGATAAAGAAGTTACCAGTATCTTTTAACCCAAGTGACCCAGCTAGATCTTTCTTTTTGGTTGATTTCAAATTGTTTTCAATTTGTTCGATAAAGAAATGATCATTGTTTATATTGATTAATTCTATTTCTCTTAGGGCTAGATCTAGAAGAAAATGAAATGCTTTCTTTTTCAAGTCTGTAATATACTGGTTAATACTTTCACCAGATAAACCAAGGCTACTACTGTTAACGACTCTTCTTAAGATCCAAGTATCTTTGAGTACAATCTTATCCATCGTGACAAAGTAAATGAGGAATCGTTCGCTCCATTTTCTATAGTCCGTATAGACATTCTTAAGATTAATAGAGAATTGGTGTAAATCTCCTTCTTTATCGTAGAAATCAAATTCGTAAATACCTATTGCTTTTTTCCGTATAGTCTACACGTTCAAAGAAGGTTTCAATCAAATCGTACTCAGGGATAGGTGGAATACCTAATAAAGTATAATTATATTTAACATTTAAGCCTTTTGTATTCATGTTACATTTCCTTTATGTTGGTTAAGTAAAAAATAAAGTAGAGAGTACCACCTCCCTACTTTATTCATTAGATTAGAAATTGGTTTGCAAGATTAACATTTTCAAAACTTGCTTATCTTCTACTGTTTCGAAGATAGGGATAAGCTTACCTAAGTTACGGTACTTCATGACCTTAAAGTAATTCTTATTCGTTTCTTCTTCCCAGTATTGCTTCAATGCTTGAGTGGCAGGATAGTCATTGCCTGGTTTAAACTTAGCAATGATGACTTCACGAGCATCTTGATAGTCTAGAGTAAATCCGTACGAGAAACCTAATTTATGTTTCTCTAACTCTTCATCAGGTAATTGTGAAAACTCGTAAACTTTGTATTGATGCTCTTTGCTGTAATAAACAGGAACGAGTCTACTTAATTCTCCTACTGCTGTTTTGAGAAAGTAGTCTCTAAAACCATTGGCATCAGAAACAGGTAGTCCAGCAAACTTACGTTTGTTTACATGGGCATTTCGAGTAAATCGATTAAAAGTAATCCTGAAAAGTAATTCACTACGAACATCTTCTACAAACTGTTTAAATGCTTCTTCTGTAGACAGTTCGTAATAACTCATTAAGAACTGTTTGAAGATCAGCATCTTAGCACGTTTATAAGTGATTATTTTCTCGATTCTTAAGTAGTTTACGAAAAATTCAGGGAAGAATTCAATACTGTTTTTCTTCAGTAGTCTTTCTACTTCTATACAGAATCCTTTATCCACTCCAATCTCTTTCAGCTTATCCAAGTGGGTAATCCACTCCCTAACTAAAACAGTTTTTGTTTTAACATGAGGAGTATTTGTCTCACTTTTACGTTTCTCTATTTCATCATCGGATAAATAAGAATCGTACAAGGTATTCCAAGTATTACCTTCTAAGATAATTTCTGCCATTACTGTGGCTAATTTACTTACTGCTTTAACCATGTTTAGTGATTCAGTCATTTCGATTTTCCTTTCGGTTTAAAATAAAAGAAGCTTTATTTATAGTAGCCTTCTTCTTACTACTCACTTTAATAATATAGATTAAAAATAAAATAGACTACTAGGTTTTACCCTAGTAGTCTACTCTATATTCTTTACAATTCAATATCTGCTAAGTCATCACTGTCTAAAGCAGAATCTACTTGTCCTACTAAGTAAGAAGAGATTTCTACTTCTTGTGGTGCTACTTGTACATTATCGGAAGTCAACCAAGTATTAATCCAAGGAATCGGATTAGAATTTGCATTTGGGAAGATAGGTTCTAAACCTACTGCTTTCATGCGGTGGTTGGTAATGTAATCAATATACTGGCAAAGAATAGTTTCATTCAAGCCAATCATACTACCATCTTTAAACAAGTACTTAGCCCAATCTTTTTCTTGTTGAGCTGCTTCTCTAAAGATGTTAATACATTCTTCTTTAGTTTCTTCAGCGATCTCTTTCCATTCACTTCCTTCAGCTCCAGAAGCTAATGTATTGATGATGTGCTGAGTAGTAGTTAGGTGAAGTGCTTCATCCGGAAGCTGTCCGCTATGGTCGTTAATCATAGCCGGTGTGCAAAGACACCCGCCCAATATCACTACTGGGAGCAGACTATATCACGATCTGTAATCTATACAGACCCTCTGCGTTTGGCGAACTAAACAATTGTCCGCTACTCTACTCTCTCTAATTTAAATTAGGATTTCGATAGTCGTTAGAGTTTGTCAGTTTAAAATAATTTAAACGTCTTTACTACGGGATTGTCTCATTGAGAGTTTCCCCGTTTAGCAGAGTTATTCGACTATCATCACTGATAGAAGCCGCAATGAAGTTTACGGGCGATGAGTTTAATGATCTTAGCATTACCTTCCATGAGTTTACGCTCGGCGAAACTGAAGCTCGCGGCGAAAGATGTGTAAAACCGAATAGCTTCTAAAACATTCACTACAAACATGCAAAGATAAAGCTTTTTCATCAGTTCACGTTTAGATACAGTAATGGTTTTGAATGTATCGTATACCGTACCGTCAATTCGTTTACTGATCTTGAATTCACCTTCTCCTAGAAGATTGTAATATTGAGAATACTCAATCAAGTCATCGTAGTAGCGTGTAATAGCATCCGCACGTTTCTTGATTTCTTCATTTACGACAATACTATCAAACTCTTCGGTAGGATTTACCAGTACGTTACGCATAATGTACGTGTAAGAATAAGAATGTATAAGCTCGAAACTAGTCCACCATAGTGTCCAATGTTCTAATTCAGGAATAGAGATCAAAGGCAAGAAGGCAATAGCTGGGCTACGTCCCTGGACCGAATCCAAAAGCGATTGATAGTCCAGATTACGGAGGAAAATATGCTTTTCGTGTTCTGGTAGACTCTCGAAATCAATACGATCTTTAGACAGATCGATCTCTTCAGGACGCCAGAAGAAAGACTTTTGTTTTTCGGACAACTCATTGTAAACCTGATACTTAGATTGATCGTATCGCTGTAGGTTAATAGACTGTCCTAAGAACATGCTCTCTTTAGTAGCGTCATTAGGCGTTTGGTCAAATACTGAAAATTTCATAATAGTTCCTTTACTAGTTTAAACCTAAAGCTGTTTCTATTTCAGACATAGTGCAAGCTAGATCTACATCTTGTCCACCTATTGACACTCTGGTATTAGGAAATGGGAGTGTCGGATAGGTGCCTTCTGTTCTAGATGTACTTATAGAGAATCCACTGTAAAGTCCACCTAAATATCGAATAGTCTCACCATGTTTCTCTACAGTAATACTGACTAGTTTCTCTTCTTTGATATTAGCGATTCTTAGATACTGATGTGCATTAAAGTATAAATCACGCAGATTTGTATCTGTAGAAACCACTTTACCATCTAAAGCACTAAATAATAAACTCATCCTTTCTTCATTGAGATTACCTTTATCTATTCCATCTTCAAAGGTTAACCTTAGTGTATAAGGAGTGACGTAATCAACAAGTGGATTCTTACTTTCTGTTCCTACCATTTCTTTAGGTTCGATAACACTTAATCCTACTTCTGAAGATAAACTAGTTATTTTAAAAGAAGGTAGGTAATCACTAATACTAAATCTAGGTAGATTAATCATGTAACCCAATTCGTAACATTCATTTCTGCTAAATAGCTTCATGTTAGGAATATCTACATGGTTAACTGATCCTTCGTGCAGAAAGAATATATCCAAGAGGAAGAAGTATCCTGCTAGAGTCAATATTTCTATTTCTTTCTCATTAAAAGAAAAATTATCTAGTTTAAATAGATTTTTAGAATAAAACTTTTTAGCGTCCATCGCTAATAAAAAGAATATCGTATCACGGTTATATGGCGAATACTTGCCACATTCTTTATATTCCTTATTTTCTAACCATAGACTCTCATGCTCGTCATCTACACTGTAAATGACTATTGTATAGTCGATTTTCTCCCCATCGTCGTTAACATGAGTCTTGTACTCAATCGTATCGATTTTAAAACGATCGAATATACTGTGTTCTTTTAAAATACTGAGCGATTTGTCAAGGTACTGAGATGTCTTGTTTACAAGATTTGTTGTTTTACAATACATAATCAGATCTCCAAAATAGTTTAAGAAATTTCATATTGGAATTCTTCCATTGTACAATTGATACGAATAGTGGTTTCACCACTCGTTACATATAGTTCTGGAAATGGTCTTTCCTTAGTATTTCCATTAGAAACAGTTCTTGCTTGAATGTTATCTAAACGGAAAGTATAAAGAACGGATTCATCATCTCCTCTGTCTAGACGAATATAAAGAATAGATTTATTCTTTACTTTAATACTTAGATAACGTCTATTAGAAGATTTTGCTAAGTATAAATTACGAATAGAAGAATTTGTAGTGAATCTTTTTAATCGAATCTCTTTTAGTATTTCGATCATTACTTCTTTTTCTAACTCATTAAGTTCTATATTGAATTTAATAAAGTTATCTTTAATACTTGGTACGGAGATAAAGTACTCCACCTTATCTCCTTCAATAAAATCTGAATCGAAGTAATAATCATCGTAAGCTTCGTTAATTATTGCCACATTAAAATCAATACCTAACATGTGATCTAAACGATAACAATATTCACGATTTAGATTACGATAATCTAAAGCATTTGGATTCTCTTCACGTTGTGTCGCTAAGTAAAAATGAACCAAATGGATAAACTGAATGAGTTTATCGTAATCAAATTCAAAATCAGTATATTCCTCTACGTCATCTCGGTATTTGAATACACCTTCTGCAAATAAGAGATAGGTTACTAAGTCTTCTCTTATCTTGGCTAAGTGTTTAAGTTTATCGTTTTGGATAGAAGAATAACCAATAGTGATATTGAAATCTTCTTCTAGATTATAAGTTTTGAATTCTATAATTCTGTTTAAGAAAGATTTCTTTTCTTTTACTCGAATTACATTCGCGTGACAAATTTCTAGACTTTCGTACTCGTCAGTACTTTCTTGTTCAAACTGTATGGTTTTTAAAGCTTTCATTTTCTCAAATTTGTATTTGAGATCTTTCTCGATATGGTCATCGATAGCTTGTAAAAGCTTTTCATGATTCTGTTTAGTTAATGTTAATTTCATGATGATTTCCTTTAATAGTTAGTATTAGAGTAGACGTTTATATTCGTCTAAATAAATCGGTTTAGGTGGATGATTACGTCTACACCATCCATCCCAAATTTTACTTTTTGGTTTTAATACTTTTAAAGAAGCTTTTACTCTTAACATGTAATCACGAGAATAAGTTGGGCTATTGAGATCTACATTGAATGCTTCTCTTTTATAAATAGCCATCACTGCTTCAATATAACTATTAAGAGATCTTCTTTTAGAAAGTCTAACTCTCTTCAGTTTCAGTCTTTTGCTTTGCATTTAAATCACCTATTACTTTGTAGAGTTTTAAAGTATCTTCTTCTAGTTTCTCTTTCAATTCTGGATTTTCATCCATGAGTTTACTGTGATCTACCCAATCGTAAGTCCAGTCACTTTTACTCTCTTCAAAAGACTTTTTCATCTCTCTTATAAATCGAGTAAAAAATAATTTAATCTCAATACTGACTTTTTGTTTAGTCTTTCTGTTTTTGTTGTATCTCTTAAAACCACCTATTCTCTTAGTCTTAAAAGAATAAGTTGAATAGGATTTGGTATTCTTTCTAAACTTCTTAGATATAGACATTTTGCTCTCCTAATACTCTAGAGTACTGTTTAGGTACTCTAGAGATATTTTTGATTTAGTCAATTAACCTAATATGCCTTTTAAAGGATTTTCACCTTCTGGAAAGTCACCTGCTTCTACTTTAGCAATGACTTCATCCATCAGTTCGTTAGGTTTACCAAAGTTTGCTTCAACAGCTTCGGCTTCTTCTTTAGACAAGACAATTGTACTGCGCTCTTTCAGAGCGTCTACTGTCAAGTTATCTTCGTCTACTACCACTACACCTTTAGGTGGCCAGTCAATATCGTATTTTTCTTTCAATTCCTCTTTTGTTACTACACGGAATCGTTTATAAAGGGCTTTACGACCTTCAATACGAGCTTTGACTTGATTCAGTTTAAAATGACGATGCTTCATTTACTCTTCCTCTGATTCTGTTTCTTGTTCTTGCGGGTAATGACGTTGTTCATCACCTGCTTCTTCGCCAAAACGTGGCAATACTTCTTCTACTACGCGTCCCATGTTAAATACTCCTTAAGTGTTAAATGAATGGGTTTATAAAGGGATTTCTGAAGGATCACAATAGAGTTCTATTGCTTCTTCAGGATTTACTGTTGGAATGATCTTAGTGATCGGGAAAATGCCTTTGTGACTAGTGGATTCTATTCTGAATTCACCTAGTCTGAAGGAATGGGTTAGAATACTACCGTCGGTTACGGTTTTCACATAGAGTACATTATCTTTCTTGATAAAGGATAAGTACTCACTCGGATAAGGTGTACCTAAGTATAGTTTTCTGTAATCTTTATCGATACGGATATTTTTATCATGTAGTTTAAACATGAATTTATCTTTTAAGGTTTCTAACAAAGCTTTCTCGTAAGGATTCTCTGTATTGAAAACCATATTGACTGAGTAGGTTTGATCACCTACTTTAAAATGGACATTGATGATATTGTCTTCGATAGAAGTGAATTTAAGCATTAAATCACGTCTATCTTTATCACCAATTAGAGTACGAATATCTGAAGAATCCAGACCTAATAGGTCGAATAAACGATACTTATTATTGTCAGCTTTCACTAGCTTGTATTCGTCTTTTAAAACTAAACCATATAGGAATAATTCTAATCGGAATTGATCAAAATCATCTTTATAGAGGTCAGTATAGCCTTTACTTCCAATACGATCTACTACATTCATACTGGCTTTAAGATCATCTAAGATATTGAGAAAGTTTAGATTCTCTAAGAAAGAGTCTTCTGCATGGTAAGTTAAGTCTCTTTGTAGAGGAGTATATCCTAATGTTGCTTGTTTAACAAACTCTGTTTTAGCATGAGTTATACCGCTAATTTTAGCTAGGATTTTATTTATCCATTGGTTTTGAGTCAACGGGACATGCTTATTAACATTAGTCTGGTAATAAGGATAATGTTTTATAGATTCAATACTGTATTTATTTAAAGCTAAGTACTTCTCTTTAATTCTAGAAATATCCTTAGAAGTAAATAAAAGTCTCTCTAGAATAATGTCTTTAGAAGTCCCTCTAAATCCACTTAATATTTCGAATTTCATTTTGATTTCCTAAAAAAGATAGAATAGGTTCAGAATAGACCTCTACAGGACTATGGATATCCATAGTCCTGTATTAGTCTTAAAGTATTTTACAAAAGGTCTAATGACAAACCTATACCGAGTATAGTGAATGTCAAGACAATTGATGAAACGATAATAATCATGATTTGTGTATCCTAAATATATTTTTAATGTATAGTACTACACATTAATAGTATATATTTAAAATACATTGAGTATATTCACATTACTACCTTCGGCTCTTGATGCTTGGAATGCTAAATCGTCCCAAATAGGTCTTACTAGATATTCTAATAAGTCTTCTTCGATAAATGCATCTCTTATATCGGATCTTAGCTTTAACTTAAATGGACACTCAGACACAAAAACTAGGAAAGCTAAAAGTAAGAAATCGCAAAGTTTAGAGATAGGCTCTTCACCTATCAATTCCCTACCTCGATATCCATCTATAGATCTGGCTAAGTCAGTAAATATCTGATATTTTGTATTACTGTCTTGCTGATAAATATGTTCGCTGTAACTAGATGTTCGAGATAATCTATTACCACCTTTAGTAAACCCATCAGTATAGTTAGCTTCAGTACTGGTAAGTTTATAAGGAGGTATTTCATTATTACCTACAACACCATGTCTGGGAATACCGTCATGTCTGATGTCTATATAGAGGAATTTAGTACCATACGGAAAATTCGTTCCGTAATATTTATTAAGAGGTAATAGTAATTCTCTAGACAAAACTTCATATCTCAAAAAGGATATCGAGGACACGTCATCGAAGGACATTACTCCATCGATGAATAATTCTGCAAATCCTATTAGCGACATGTGTTTACTTTCAAAAGGTTCGCCAGAAGTAGTTCTTCTAAATGGATTAGTATAGGGAAATTTACCAGCAGCAGCATGTTTAAAAGATGTCTTTTCTGGGTTATCTAACATATACCTATAAGCGTTTAGAAAATTACCAGGCGTTTTGTTTTTCTCGTTTAGTTCGAAACCGCCATTCTTATAACTACCAAGTATTGTACCTGTCGAAATTCTATAGTTGTCACCCTGCAATGATATTGCAAAAGGATTTAATAAACTATATACGTTATTCTCAGTACCGTCGACAATTTTCCTTTCAGGATCGTATATAGGGTCACCTATAAAGTAATCTGTATTGGAAGTATCGCAGCCAAAAATAGGAATGACGTGTTTTCCATTTATCAATGGATTTAAGCTAACTAAGTCATGCAATCTTAATCCAAATTTTTTGTTTACTTCTCTAATAATACTCTCTAAATTTGCAGGTTTGCCCCTGGTCGTTGTTACTTCCTTATAGAAATTACCATTAACTGGATTTTTATTGATAGCCTCTAAGTAGTTAGATTTTTTAAAAACAGTATTCGGTACTAAGACTTCTTCTTCGTTAGTAGGACGATAAATAATCCTTCTTACTACTGTGATATAACGTTCCATAATGCTGGCTAATTCACCACTGAATTTTTTTATATCAGCTTTATGGTCATTACCATTGTAATTGGTAAATAAACTTGGAAACTTCTCGAGTAATATACCGACATACAATGCAAATCTAGCAAACAAGTCTTTTTCTGATTTAAGATCGTCATTAAGATGTTTAAAGAACGGACCGAACCATTTATTATCGATAATTATATTCTTTGCCCTGTCTACATTAAAACGATCACCAAAATCTATTTTTTCCATATAAGCCGGTTTATCTTTTATATACGACGTAGCCTCTTCACTGATGAATGTTTTAACATTATTACTACTTATGTTAGCTATACTATAATACTGTACGAAACTATGCGGATTTAACATATTAAAATTTTCATTAGATGAAAAATTAATACAGTCATCCGTCGTTAATAGTGTTGATCTTGCAACTCCTTTTTTATTGATGTCCGCTACAAGTTTGTAAAAATCATTTCTAAGCTTATACAAAGCTGAAACATTTTTATGTATTACTTGCACATATTGCTGGTATTCTAGACCTCTATCTTGATAACTTTGTTTAAAATAACTAGGAGATATTGAGTTCAACCCCTTTGGGTTAGTTATGTTAAGAATTTTCTCGTACTGTTTAACTTTTATTTTAGAGTCCCATATTGTTTTCATTTCCCCTCTAAGAATATTATTATAAACTGTTATAGGGGTAGGCTGTTGTCTTGTGGGTTTATAATCGTAAAAGTTATTGATACGAGACAGATATACATTCAAATGCACCAAAAGCATGGAATCCGTAGTACCATGAGTAAGATCGTAAGGTAGTTGAGCGTAATCTAAATCTGAATTCAAAGGACTTTCTGCGTACCGTTTTAATCTCCTTACGAAATTTTCCATACTGTTTAGATATCTTTCGATAATCTCTACTTCGGGAACGTCTGGATTATTAGGATCTTTTGATTCTATATCTCCGTTATTAATCAGATAAGCCATTTTTTATTACCTCTAAAATTAAAAAAAAATAAAAGTATTACTGAGTCATACGAAATCTTAAAAGAGACACTAGGGATTAACCTAGTGTCTCTTTATTCTATTTACCAAATAAACTCTTCACCTGTACTACCTTTAGGTGCGATAATGACTTGATTGACTTTATACCGACGTTTACGGTTATAGTTTTTCAATGTTACACCTTCATCATTGAAACCAATTACCGTGCCAATATCAAAGATATTTTCCTTATAAGTAGGATACCAAACCTTATCACCCACTTGGATATTTTCAAAACGCTCTTTCTGAATTTCTTTATCTTCTTCAGAAAGAGACATTTCTTTATACCAATAGAAAGCGATAGAAGGGGAGATGGTAGCAAACCAAGGTACTTCATTAGACCAATAGTCGGTAATCAAGTTTAACCAACCTACCTGATAAGCTGTTTTATCATTTACCAATTCGTCAATATCGCAAACACGATTGGCTTCTTTAGTACGGTATTTATATTCGTACAAACCTTTAAAGAGATCAATCATGTATTCTTTATCAGTATCATGAGGAATGATACAGAATACATTATAAGTTTTACCACCTAATTGCATAGGAATGGTTTCCATCTTATACTCATGGAAATTCTCTTTCATGAACTTCCAAGTACGGGAAACGGCACCGAATTCATATTCAGCAGATCCCATGTAATCGAAAGAGACAAAGTAGTCAATTCCATATTTGTTTTCTTTGAATTCTGGGATGTGTTTTTCTACACGTTGAATGTAGTAGTTTTTGTTGTTTGCTAATGTTAACATTTTAAATATTTCCTTTACAAAGTTAGAATAGTTTAAATAGGATTACCAAATAGATTGTAAGTAGTGTATTTAATCTCGTAATTAATGACTGTTTTGTAATACAATCGTTTATCGATAATTCTGTCTTTATCGTAGATTAAATCACCTATTAATTCAAATAGCGTACCTGCGTGGATTTTTACTAAATTACCATCTAGTTTAGCTTCACCAATATAGATAGAAAAAGGTTTACAGTATTTCTTATAGCTATCAGGAATACCTAGCTGGCTATTAAGACTGGTATCATTTTGCCTACCCATTCCAATGCTTTTTGCAATTGTTAGTAAGGATACTAAAGTAATGTAATCTACACATTTCTCACGCATAGTGAAACTATCGTAATTAACATCTTTCAATTTATCCGTTAATACACAAATCGCATACACAAATGCTTGAGATTCTTTACGACTTAATGACTCAGCTAAAGTATAAGGTGTGTGGATTAAACCTCTGTAGTGTTCCTCAGTTGAGTAATTGTCCAGTATTTGAGATTTACCAACCAATACCCATTCATGGCGAAACCATCCTTTCTTGATCTTCTTACGAATCACAATAGGATAACTCGGCTTATCACCTATATACTCTTTCTCTACCTGAATAGAGAGACCTTTCTTCTTAGCCTCGTCACCATAGTAGTCTAATACTTCACTACCTAGTGATTTAATCTTACTCACTAGGTTTTCTACTGTATGGCCTAAGTTCTTATACTTTTTATGTTCGAAAGTATCTAATTTGAGTTCTAATCGCATAATGCTTTTCCTTTATACAAAATGGAAACAATTCGTTTACTTATATTCGATATTGTTTACTGAGTAAATAATATCACCCATGGCATCAATATCACCACGTATCCCAATGACGGTATTCACTAGGCCTTGGTCAATGTATATTCCTTGGCTGTATTTAAAATAACATTCAGGAATACCAAAGTTTTCATACCACATTCGGATATTGTTAATTTCTACTTTACCTGATTCTGTATAGAGCATCCAAAGAATCAGTAAGGAATAATATCGAGAACATTTCTCCAACATCTTAGGATTGCTCACTTTACAGCTTTTATACATTTCTTGTATATTCAATAAAGAATACACCAATGCTTTAATCGCTGTATTACCAAATCGTTTAGCAATCTCGTAAGGTGTCGACATTAAATGTTCTTTATTGTCTTCAAAGTAGAAATCCAATGTGGTAATATCAGACTTAATCAATTTCTTTTCTTTAAAGAAAAGATACTTTCTGTCTGTAGAATAAATATCAATCCCATGTCTGAATCCGGTTTCATCTAAAGCTCTCACTTTGAAACTTAATCGATTCTTTTTAACATGTTCTCGATACTCTTTCACAATCATTCGAGAGAGTACTTCGATCTCTTCTTTTAAGTCTTCTAATACGACTGTTTTCAGATAAGACTTAATGGCGAATCTAGACATTTTAAATACCTCTCTTATTTACGTTTTGGTTTCAAAGTAAAAAAGTAATGACGACCTACTTTGCGAGATAGTTTTGCACGCGGAGCAGGCTTCTTTCCAGTAGAGAAGAATATAGCATTACGAGAAGTATCATTGCGCTTATCCATGACATGCTGGAAATACTTCTTACGAGCTAGAGACATAATCTCTTTTTCTTTACTCGGATTGAACACTCGCCCACCTCTTAAAGAACGATTACGAAACCATTGGAATTGTCCTTTAGAAGCCACTACTTTCTTTACAGAGTTAGCAAACTCATGATGTTCTACTCGATTGAGAATCACATCAGCTACAGCTTCTTTGCCTTTCATGTTTTCGCCTTGAGCTTCGTAGTATATAGCCATGGCTAAATACTTTACCTCCTCATTGGTATTGGCTATTGCTGGCTTAAAAGTCAATGCCAATGAAGACAACAGGATCCACTTTAATGCTTTATTTGCTTTCATGATGATTTCCTTTACTAAAAATAGATTATACAAATTAAAAAATGAAATACACTCCTGCACCTATTAAAGGGCAGGAGTGTATTCTAGAGTATAGTTAATTAGCCACGGATTTTAGTAGCGGCAGGAGCAGGTTGTACTTCACGTACAATGACTTCTCGTACTACTTCTTTCACTACAGTAGGTTGAGGTACGACAACCGGCACACCACCGAACACGTAAGATACGCCAACAGCGGCACCTACGTTTTTGCGGGTATCGAAGTTAACACCGGCTTTAGAAACCCATTTACCAGACTTGCTGATGTGCGCTACACCCAGAGCAATTGCTCCCTCGTACTTGAAGTAGCCTGCTCCAGCGCCGATAGAGGTTTGGCCAGGTGCATGAGGTTGAGGAATTGCAGCGATCGCATTCGCACCAGCAATACCGGCACGAGCTTCACGGCGTGCGTCATGGATTTCTTGTTTCAGGCGTGCTTCGCTGCTGGATACACCACGTACCAATTCAGTCAGGTTATTGATGCGATCAGTGTTAGATGCCACACCGTTTTGTAAGCCAGCGATGGCTTTATCTTGGTTTTCATTCCAAGTGGTGTGTTTTGCATCAGCAGCTTCTACTGCAGCTTTGTTGTCGGCGATCTGTTGGTCTTGAGCAGTGTTCCACGCGTTTTGCGCTTCGACTGCTTTATTCAGGTTACCAATTTGCTCAGTATTGCCGGCGATTTTGTTGGCATTGATTGCTACGTCGTCTTTAACAGCAGCCAGTCCACCATTCAAGCTTACGATGTCTTTAGCGTTTTGAGCAACTTTGCCATCCAGTGCTTTAACGGCATCGGCATTCACTTTCACACCTTTGGCATTTTCGGCAACTTTATCGGCAACTGCATACAACTGAGAGCCATTTACAGCATCGGTAGAAGTAGCAGTAACACGACCAGCGGCTACGTTAGTGATGGTGCGTTCCCAACCTGGTTTACCAACTGAAACGGTAGAGGTAGGACGATGGCCTTTGAAGGTACCAAATTTAGTACCATTCACTTCAGCTACAGCAGTACCTACAGCAGCTTCGGTAGTAGAACCAGAACCGATTGCTACATCATGCTGGTTGACGGCAGTAGCACCTTGACCCAATGCGGTAGAGAATCGACCGCTAGTGATGGCACCATTACCTACTGCGGTGGATTGGTCTGCAATGGCTTTAGTGCCAGAACCCAGAGCGGTAGATTGACCACCCAGTGCATTGGCATGGAAACCTACAGCTACGCCTGCGCCTTTAGCGACCAGAGCGTGGGCACCAATAGCGGTACCCGCATCACCATCGTCACCTACTACTGCACCTTTACCGTAAGCAGAACCAGAGTACGCACCAACGTAAGTATCAGAACCTACTGCGGTAACGATGTTTGCAATGCCTTTGGCATGTGGACCTACTACAACGGATTGGTTACCGTTGACGATGTTTTCATGACCGGCTACTACGTTGAGTTTACCGGCTACAGTACCGTGGATACCAGCAGCAGTATTAGAATCACCTTCTACTGCCAAGTCAGTACCGTATACAGCATTGCCTGCACCAGTGACGATGTTTTGGTCGCCAGTAACGGTATTGAATTTACCGTCTACCAGATTTTCGGCAGAAGCTTGAGAGATGGCAGCTACGATGGACAAAGCAATCAGAGATTTTTTCATGTTTAATTTCCTTTTTAGATGGATAAAGTAAAACGTCATTACGTTTTCCCGAACTATTCTCATTAAAAGAATAATCCCGTAATGACTACGGAGGAGTTAAAAACAAACATTTACGGATGGAATTTAAGGATAATTCCTCAATTCCACTAAAATGGTATAGATTTGAAATTTTCTAATTTACACGGTATATTTTCCATTTCTATACTTGACCTCCTCATTATCTATCACTGAGGAAGTATCCGCTTTGTATGTCTTTTGGAAGTTCTTCATCTTACGAGGTTCTTTGTATCCATGATAGAATACAGTTTGACCTCCAAAGATTTTATTAAAGGTAATGACTACCATACCAATAATTAGATAAAAGAAATTTAGTACCAGTTTAAAACGAGTGAATACACACCAGATAAAGAAAGCAAAGATAAAGAGTTTAATCATTTTAAAAGTTCATTTAAAAGTTAGATTAGAAATAGATTAAATAGGATTACCTTACGCTTAGGTAAAGCCACTTAAATAGTATAGGTTTCAGTAATTTTAAAAGACGACATAAATCCCTACTCCTCCTGTTTAAGGGAGGAGTAGGAGAAGCTATGTTAAGAATAGTCTACAAAACATTCAGGATCAATTTGTAAGAATGCACTTTCTGCATACACGCCAGGTAGATCAGATTGATCTGTCATGACTAAGTAATCAGAGGGTACGACTTCAATCTCTCCTGAAATGGTATCAACAAAGATACTTTCTCTTAGATTACAAGGTGCATAAAAGACATTATGTTTTTCTAACCATTGTATCGTTTCATTCATTTCAGTAAAGCGAATATAAGAAAGAATCTTCATGATGGATTTAATCCTGTCCAGTGAATGTTTTAAATAAACCAATAGAAGTCGCTAACATCACTTTCTTATCGGTATCGACTAAGTCTTGATTGAACTTCCAACCTAATCGAATACGAACACAACGAGACTTTAAGAAAGGATATCGGTATACTAAGTAATATTCAAAGATACCGTTAGAAGCGACTTGGAAGAGTTGTCCTGCTTCGTATTGATCGGATGTATAAGGATTACCAAACATTTTAATAGGGCCATGTAAGGTGGTACCACATACATCGTAATCGAATGTATAACCTTTGTTACGACAAATCCAGAATACTCGTCTAATAAAGATAGACCAGTAGTCTTCATTAGGATGTCGTTTCAAGTGGTCTTCATCTCCATCGATTGGATTATCATGCGTTAAGAACCATTTGAAGATTGTGGGGATCTTACCTTGGTAATTATCTCGCATAGAGAACCAAACAATCAAAGGAGAGAAAGTAATGGTCAATACATTCACGATCATGGATGCAATGAACATAAAGAAATAAATTACTACTACAATCGCAAATTTCTGTTTTAAGGTTTTATCCATTTAACCTCTTTTTTATAATGTATTAAATAAACTTCACATCCTGTACATATTCTACTTGATCACGAGATTCAGGATCTTGTTCGTAGAAAGTGATTTCAGGTGGAATCACGTCATTCATGACTTCTTGAGGAATGACTTGTACGTCTTTACCTTTCAAGAGATCAGGATTACGTGTTAAGAAAGTACGCAGTTTATCATAGATGGCTTTACGAGCAGTGAAACCATGTGCGTCGCCTACACGAGTGGTTTTGTGACCAATGTTCACTTTATCGCAGCACCCATCGATATCACCTTTATCTGCAAAAGCATTAATACCATTCTTAGACCAGAACCAGAATGCAGCAGCCGTACCTAAGTCTTTCTCTAAAAGAAGATGAGGTGAAGTAGAAGGCAACATGTTACGAGAACGGAAGAATTCCATGTAGTTATCCTTACCCGTTACTTGAATAGGACCTTTACCAGAATAATTCCAACCATCATCACTAGACTCAGGACCATTACCCATACGGTTAGCATAGCAATGGTTAGCAATAGCGCGAGGATTCTTAGCAATAGCCAAAGCTTTAGCATTAGGCGTACCATTAGGATTAGCATAACGTTTAGGCCAGGTACAAGCTAAGCCTTGTGCAGAGTAGTTTAAGTTTTCTTTCAATACACGCAGGTAATTGGATTCAATCATTACATTCGCAATGAATGCCGCTACACGATTAATGGTATTAACCTTATACTCTTCTGAGTATTTCGCAAAGTAAGGTGCCCATTCAGTAGCAATATTAATCGAACAACCTGCAGCAGATAAAATCTGTTTCCAGTTTTCAGCTTTCATTCGTTTATCCTTTTTATACTAAAGATAAAATAATACTAGACACTACTCTCTACCTTTAGATTAGGTAGAGAGTAGTGATAGACTAATTTAGTTGTGGAAGTAGTTCAAGAGGCGAGTTTTAGCACCTTCAGAGAAACCATATTCCAAAGCTTTAGTCATGTCAATAGAAGTACGAAGGTTCTTCTGACGAGTCATCGGATCTTTCAAAGAAGTCAACATGTTCATCAGGTTAGAATAGCAACGCAAAGATACGGGATCCAATACTAAGTTTTCTTGGAAACGAGAAAGATTCAAGAATCCCAATACTTCAGGTTCGTCACACATCAATTGCAACAAGAAGTCCATGGAGTAACGGAAAGAAGCAGAATCCGTTTTGGTAATGATGTCCATGATGTTGTAGTAAAGACCGACTTGCATCGCAGGACCTTCATTGACTACAAAGTTCTTATCACCCATCAGTGTTAAGATGTGGCCATTGAATTGTTTCATTTTAGCCACATAGTCAATAATACCAGACAAACACATTTGCGCAGTAGTAGAGACATGTTTAAAGACTTCATCTTGAGACAAACGATCGTAGGTATTATTGTACGTACGATTCTTATCCAGTTCTTCTAAATCACGTACACCATCTTGTTGAGATTCTACTACGACTTCAGGTACGACTGGTTTAGCTCTCATGTCAATCTCGTACAAAGCAGGTTCCAAGTAATCAGGATCGTTAGGATCCAATGCTTCTTCGCTGTTAGGTGCATCTAAACGATCTTCATTCTTAGGTTGTTTAGCTTCTTCAGCAGCTTTCTCTTGAGCTGCCAATTCAGCTTCTTCCTCTTCACGAGCTTTACGCTCTTCTTCTAGTCGTTGACGACGATTCTTATTGAAGTTACGATCTTGGTTTTGACGTTGGTAGATTTGTTGTTTAGTTTCTGCCATGATAAGGATCCTTATTGAAACAAAGTGAATAAAATAGTTTTACATAGATTTGTAAAAAAGAAGTTTGCGCTAGACTTCATAGGTTTAACCAAATCCTACTAAAATCAAAAAAAAAAAGAACATCCCTGAAATAGGAATACTCTTTTTATTAGTAATCAGGAAATTAATCCTGATTACCAAAGATGACTTCATTGATCATTCTGGTAATGATCATCACTACACCTGGCAGTACTACAGTCCACATGCTAGCCATACCGATGGATTTCATCAGACTGCCAGTAGTGTAGACATGTGCTACCAGTAATGGTACAGAAATGAAGCTAGAGATCATTACGATGAATGAAATAAAGCTTACAAAAGAAGTGAAAGTATCAAAATGTTGTTTCATGATTAGATCCTTATACAAAGAGATTAAATGTTTAGTAGAGTTATCTCTACTAGGTTCACTTTAATAGTATATACTTGAGATAATCTATAATATAAAAATCTAATCCTTCTTTTATACCAAAGTCATAAACCCCAATGGTCCCTAATGGTTCTTGTCCTCTTAAGAATCTCCAAACTCCTTAACCCCCTTTCCCCCAAAAAAATCTAATAAATATCGTCAGTCGAACCAAGTCCTCCTTCCCATATTTATTAGATACAAAAAGTAAAATTTTAGTCTAATTTTCTCTTATTTTTGTCTATTAAAAAACCCTATCGGGAATCAGTTAGACAAATTCCCAACTGCTCCTGATTTTACTAAGTATTGTAAATCAGTACAGTGGTTACACCACGCTATTTGTTGGGAATTGTCTAAGCTATTATTACATGCTCTATTATACCTAATACACTTATCCATACGGCTACGAGTATCCATTTCGCTTGTACACTCCATTCCTACTCTACACCTAGGTGAATAAGTGTATTGGTAATCTAATTCCATCTAAAGCTATTCTAGCCTATTCTACTGGCCTCGCTCACGCTCCGCCCCTCTTTCACTCTTTCTCTTATTTCCCTAATAATACAGTATAATGTATTTCTAAAATCTCATTTTGTATAATAATAAGATTTCTTCTCTAATAATAAAAGAATTCTTATTATTGTAAAAAGTAAATCTAATAATACTCACTAATCGTTCGTATAATACCAATCAAACTATTTTATTATTCCTTTCACTCACCCAGCGGTAGCGTATATGGGTGAAAGGAATAATAAATATCCTAATAATACATTTCTTTTCTAATAATAAAGAATAAATTCTATTATTATAAAAAACATTTTTATTATTATACAAAATAAATCTATTTCTTCTTAAATTCCTCGTAAATACGAGTATTTTTAATTCTAATAATATTTTCTCTATAATAATAGAAAAGTATTTATAATCTAAAATAGATTAAAATAGAGTAAATAAATAGATAAAATAAAGAATAGTAAAGTATAGAGAATATATCGTATTTACTAGCTACAAAAGCAAATATAGCTGTTCTGTAATGTTTATAATGTGTTTTCCTGATGTTTTGCTTTTGTAGTATTTATTAAGATTATTATTAGTATTATTGTATTTAGATTTATTATTAGTAGTATTATTTAAAATATATCTAGATATATTACTTTAGTAATATAGATAGATATA